TTATTGTCTATTGACAGTGCAGCTTGGATCCCACTTTGGAAAAAGTTGTATTCATCTGCTCTTGAAGAAACTATGAAAACTGGAATAATTTCTTTTGTTGGACCAGTTTACAATGATGGTAAAGTTGTGGCCAGACTAAAGTTTTTCAAAGACAAACTTGGTTATCAACTTACAGAAGCTTGTGAAGAATATATGAAATGTATGTTCCTCAATTCAAACAGAAAAACACGTGAATATTATAGATATTTATGTGAAAAACATGAGCATGTGTAGCCAGTCCTGTCTACGAAACAGGTATCTGTAAATGGAGCTGAAAATGCAAGTTCGAATCTTGTCACATGCATATAACTAAATATATATGATGAATGTTCAATTACATGTATGTAGTTTTTGTGGTCGTGAGCTCACGACTAAAAGTGGCTTAAGTAGACATATTAAATATTGTATTATGAATCCAAACAGAAAAGTCTATCAAAGCCATAAACTTTCAAAAGAAACTAAAGAAAAAATCTCTCAAAAGATGAAAATTGCTCATAGTGAAGGTAGACATAAAGGTTGGGCAAACACACGGAAAAATGTAAATGGAATGTCATATCCTGAATTATGGTTTTCTTCTGTAATAAAAAATAATTTTAATGATAAAGACTTTGAATATAACTTACCTGTAGGACACTATAAATTAGACTTTGCTTGGCCAAAAAAGATGCGTTATATTGAAATTGATGGCAAACAGCATGAATTACAAAAAGACTACGATAAAAAACGAGATGATTGGTTAAAGTCAAATGGCTGGACATGTTTAAGACTTAGTTGGAGCTTTATCCAAACAGAAAAAGAAAATGCTATTAAAATGATGAAGTCATTTATAGATGACTCATTTGAATTAAAATTACAAGACCAATTTTTTGAGAAAAAAAGACTTGAAAAACTAAAATATGACAATTGGAAAGCAAAAAAAGCTGCTCTTGGACTTGTTGACAAGTCTGGAAAAGTTAATAGAACTCTTATTCCAACATCAGAATGGGAACATAGAAAAGATATAATTCTTCAAAGTGGTGTAGATATTTCTAAGTTCGGCTACGTAACTAAACTTGTTTTAAAAACTGGACTTACTAAAAGAATGATTGAAAAAACAATTAAAAGATTTCCGTCGATATTTCAAGATAGATTTAAAAAGTCCCTCTAGGGTCAAATTATAATATGAAAAAAGGTCGTTCTTTGAACGACCTTTCTTTTTTAGTAATTTTGATTGATATTTTGATTAAGTGAAAGAATAAACTCTTTCCAAGAAACTGCTCCATAGTTGAGGTTCTTCCAGTTCTCAACAAAAACTTTCATTTGAGCTTTGCAAATATTCAAATATGTATCACTCTGTGAAGCAATTTTATTTCTGTCTTTTTGGATGTCAATCATTCTCTGTGAGTCTTTTTTGATAGAGTCAATATCGTATGATTGAGGCAAAGAAACAGTTCCAGGAAGATTGAAGTTATTCTGATATGTATTGTCCTGTGCATACTTAGATGCCAAATCTGCACTTTCAGCTTCAAGGTTTATTGAGTCTGTAAGACACTCTTTGTAGATGTTCAAATTCTTTTTCAAAGCCTCAAGAGCTGCAATTGCTTTTGAGATAGACTCTATATTTGTTGTCGACAATTCAACCAAAAGTTGGCTATCACGGCCATTGAGATTTTTTGCTTTATACCAATCTTCTTTTAAGTTTTGCTTTTCCATAATAAGAAATTAGTCTAAATTATTCGCAAGTCTGAAGTCACCCACTTATAGCTGAGATTTTTTGGAAGTTCAGTTGTTTTGAGGTCTTCAACAAGTTTGATGAAGTTTTTATGCTGATTGCGAATAACGAAAACAGGAACATCACTTCTTTCAACTTTGTTTTTTAAGTCTTTTTTAACACGGCCAATACAGCGGTTTATTCGTGATGAGTCTTCAATAAGAAGCATCATAAACTTTGTGTCAGGATATTTGAGAGCAAGCTCAATATTCTTGTCGAGATGCAAGTTCGTGTTTGAGATGATGACATCTTTTGTTCCGTCTTTAATTGCTTTTTCAAGGCGGTCATCAATCATTTTGAAGACAAGAGAATTTTGTGACTGACAAGAAATGTCACCACTGGTTTCTTTTCGGATGTTATCAGCATTCAATTCAATCGCATCTGGAAAAAGATTTCTTGCAATATGTGATTTTCCACTTCCAGAAATTCCAACTGTTATATAAACTGTCATTCTACATTTTCTCCTTTTTGACAATTATTGTGTCTGCTACATGGTAAGCATCATATTTTATTGTTTTTCTTTCAAAATATTCTGTAAATTCTTTTGATGAAGTACCGAATAAGCTTAGATGATAATGGTCAAAATGCTTATATGCTGGAAGAGCTTTAAATCTCAAGATGTAATTCGACTCAATTTCATCATTTGTTTTTTCATATTCTTTTATTAGCCCATTAGTTTGAAGACGCCAATAGTCTAATGAGTCCTTCTTGTATGATGTATTAAATTCTGTATAAAGTGGAATGAAAATCACACCGGCAATTACTACAATTACAGCTGCCATGCCACCTCGCACAAAAGATTGCAATGTTGTGTGTGATGTAATATGTGCGTCAACAATTGCTACGAACAGAAATGTAAACATAATTGCAATGACATACAATAACATTAAAGACCCAAATATGGAAGTTCCTACCAAATTCGAAATTGCATATAGCATTTATGTCTCCTTAGTCTTTGAGATAGTTTTCGATGAGTTCTTCGAGGATTTCAGATGGTTTCATGCCCTCATGAGCAATTGCCCAATCAACCCATTCAGAACGATAATTTTCTGACTTGAGATTGTTTGCGATATATTCCAAACCTTTTTTAATTTCGCCAACTGTTGGAAGATAGACACCATTACGTCCGTTTTTTGAAATAACCTGATGAACCCAAATACGGTCTTTGTAAGAAGAGTAACCATAGCGAGCGCGGCTTCTGTCATAGGCTGCATACTGTCGAATATCCTCAGATTTTCTCTGGGCTTCTTCTTTTGTATCAAAGATGCCGTTCTGAGGAAAGAACGTTCCAACTCCCAAACCTTCAGTTATGATGTATGCGAATTCCCAAGCTTTCTCTTCATCCCAAGTTTTTCGAGAAGAGTCAAAAGATGTTTTGATAACTGCCCAGTGAATGAAGTTTTCATATTTGTTAGCCATAGTTTACCTCTTTACATATATAATATATGAAAAAGCACAGAAAGGTTCAAAAAAAAATGCAAACTTTTTACAGTTTGCATTTGGCAGTTTTTAGCTATAGAGTCGATTCAATGTTTTGTATGCATTCTCTTCAACTTCAACAATTTTTTTCGAATGTCCGCATTTGTCCATTTTTTCATTCAAGTCTTCACGTGAAATATCCTGGCCATCAAGGCGTACATTCTCATTTGGATTGTAAATTGGTGTTCCTTCATTTGGTTCACCAACAACTTCTCTAAGTCTCTGCATATTAGTTTTCTCCTTCTGGAATTGTAAGCTGCTCTTGAAGAGTTGTTTGCAATTCGCTCTCTATTTTATTAGCATCAAGTCCTTCACGAAGAACTGTGCTACCAACAGGCCAGTCATTTTGTTTAAGAACGCCAACAGCTTCAACAAGTTTGTTGTTCAATGGACTAACCATAATTGCATGCTGGTTGTATCTTCCGTCTGGTTTTTTCCATTCAGTTAAATGGTTCTCTTTCAACCAATGGAAATATATGTCTTCACGAGATGAGAAATACGCATCGCGTAATCTTTGCTCACGAAGTCTTCTCTTTTTGTTCTGCTTTTCACGAAGTAATTTCTTAACTTTAAGGTAATATTTACGGTCGATAGACTCATCCATTGAGCCACTGTCATCTCCACCACTACCACCTGAGTCGTTATCTCCACCACTTACGCCATCATCACTTCCATCGTCACCACCAAAGTCGAAGTCTCCATCATCACCTCCGCCTCCGAAGTCGAAGTCTCCATCATCTCCACCACCACCTTCTTCAGCATCAGCTTCATCATTAGCAGCTGCCTGAGCATGCGCAATAGCGGAAAGACGTACCCATCTTTGAAGGTCTGTTGGGTCAAGGAATGTATATTTAGAAAGAATGTCTGTAACTACATCTTCAGGAAGTGCTTCACCTTCTTCAAGTCCAAGAACAGAGCCAAGAAGCTCAAGAATAGAATTAGACAAGTCGATAGAAGCTTGTTTAGCATTTCTACGTTCATCTGACATTTCTTCAGCTGGAAATCTCATTGAGAGAACAAACGGCGTATTATAGTCAAACTCACCAGTGATAGCAAAATGCAAACGAATAAGTTCACCAATACCTTGAAGGAACGTTGACTGAACTGTATAGATATGTGTAGCAAATGGTTTGAACTGTTCTGTAAGTGCAATTCCTGAAACACCCCAAGACTCTTTTGAAGGGTCAAGATAACCGCGAGGAACACCAGCAGCAAAAGCAACTTGGTCTTCAGCAAGCTCAATATCATCGGTAAAATTATAGTCAATTTTACTTTCAAGAATTTTAAGGTCGAGCAATCCTTCTGGAGCCCAAATCTTAGTGTTTACAGTGTAAACTTCAAGTGAATTGCTTGAAGGTGTGACACCAATGTTTTCATATTCTTCACGAACATTATTTACAGTTTCAAATGCAGTTTCAACACCAACGCCTTCTGTTCCTTTTACAGTATAAAGTTGAACTGGGAAAGAAGCAGCACGAGCAAGACCTTGCAAAGTCCAAAGCGAATATGCCCTCTTAAATGGTCCTAAACAGAAAATAAGAGGTGGTGTTCCATATGGGAAAAACTCACTGCAGTCTGGATTATATCTAAAGTGTGTTACATCCCAAGGCGGAGCAATAATTCCATCATGGAATTCATAGCCAAGAAGCTTTGTGTCGTACATGTCTGCAAAGTCATCATTCATTGCATTAAGTGCGTCTTTTTCTTTGAACATTTGCAACAATTTATCAATTTTTGCTTTTCTTGATTTATTTAAGTCTGTACCATTTGCGAGCTGTTCTTCAACTTCTGCCATATGCATTGGAGAAAACTCAAGACGCTCTACTAATTCTGGCGCTTTTAAAGGATTGATACGTTCAACGCCATTACGTGTAATTTTATTTGCCCAAACAGCTTCGCCATATTGCTCAATTTCAAAACATGTTGAAGAAATACGTTGTTGTGTCAAACCCCATTGTGAAAATAATTCGTAACATCTGTTTGAAAATGCAACTGATGGTGACTCAACCGTAAGAATACGATTTTGGTCATCTATCATTGTAGCTTCATCTGCAACAAGGCGACATGCGCGTGAAAGATAAGGACTATTTGTTACAGCAAAACGCAATTCTGACAAACGCTCTTGGCGTTCTTGAATATCAGAATATACAATTGAAGTTTCATTCAAATAATTATTAAATAAGTGGTCAACTGTTGAAGACAACTTTGAATTATCAAAAACATTTCCCAAAGCTGCCTGTTTAGTTCTATAAACTGGATTTCCAACATCAACTTTTACAAATTGAAGTCCTGTATCTTTTTCAAGTTGGGTAGTTGCTTTTTCTTTCGAAATAGGACGCCAACCAAATAAAGAAGACAATCTATAGTTAAAAGACTTGTTTAATAGAGCAGACTTTGGTTTCTCTTTACTTGTAAAAACTGCCATAAATAATTAGTAATAGATTAATTTTTTGGAACAAACTCATCACGCCACCCTGGACATTTGTCATCTAATTCTTTTGCCATTTGTTTGCAGTCTTCTGAGAAAACCCATTCAACTTCAGGATGTTGATTTTTCTTTTGCTGATCTTTTGGTCTAACAACGCCTTTTACTTCATAAAAAATGCCATTCACTACGAAGTCTGGGTACCACTTTCGGCTTTTACCATTTTCATCAATATAATTCAAAAACTTCAATTTCATATTTCGTTCTACTGAAGCATGGCATATTTTTTCTTCATACGTCATGAACGTAAACTCAGCAAAACTATCATATGAAACACCATATGCAAAGCCCTTTTTTGCAATCGCTTTATTAAATGGACTGTTCGGTTTTACGCCTGTCCATTTATCTTTTATTGCGTCTTCTTGAAATTTTTCAAATTCTTCGACTGATTGGAATGGCTTAATGCATCCAGTCTTTTTCCAAAATTGATAGTTCATTTTAGTATTTCATCCTTTCTTCATATTCACTGTCAGGCCGTGTTCGTGGCGGATATTTTCTAAGACATCTCATATTGTCATTTTTCATACAAATTTGATAAAATCCATTTGCATGAACGTTATAGTGGATATAACGTGACATATTTGTTACAATATAGTCTATTGGGTCATCGCCAAAGTCATCTATAAAGCCTAATAAGCATTTTCTAACTGAAGAACATCCACAATCTGCTTGTAAAAATCCAGATGGCATCAGAACTGGCGAAAAGTCACATCCTAATGCTGGCCAAGTTATTTCAGCAACGTCATTGTTCGCAGCAGTTTTTGCTCCACGGTCTGAATAGCATAATGGCAGTTGAAACTTCCAATATTTTTTATTTTCTAATTTTTCTTCAACGTCTGGGAAGTCTTCTGGATAATATGGCGGCCAACCAAAATGCTGAATCCATCTTTGAAGATGAGCGATATGGTCTTTATCGATAATTGCTGTTGAGCCAAAATGAATGTTTGGTTTATCTTCAAAAAAGTGCATAAGCGTATTCACAACCTTTGCCTGGTCTGTTTGTGCTTCAAGATACTTATTAAATGAAACAATTATGTTGTCAACACCAAATGTTAAAAACTCATTTCTAAAGTCTTCATCTTCATACAGTCTTTTTCCATTTGTAAAGACACAAACTGGTTTTCCGTATTTATGTCCAATTTTTACGCACTCTTTTATTGCTTCAGGCTCTAATGTTGGCTCACCGCCTTGAAGATGCAGAAACTTAATATATTCACTTTTTGCAAGTCTGTCAACCCATTCAAAATTTTCAAGTCTCTCTTTTTCATATGAGGCATACTGCTCTGAAGCTGCATAGCAATGTGCACATGCCATATTGCATCTTGTTGTCAGACGTATTTTCAAATGCCAGTACATTCTTTCAAACACGCCTTCCATGTCTTCATTTGTGAGTAACATTAAAATCCTCCATAAAAGCGCGCTGTATTTTTCAATAAGTTGTTCTGTATATTTTGTTTTCGAATGTCAGCATCAGCCATCTTATCGAATAAGCTGATATTTACCATATGGTTTAAGACGTTGTCTTTTCCAAACTTTGCGTCATAGTCTGCACGTGCATTTTCATACAAGTCTTGTTTTGTCAACTTATCATTAAAGCGTAACTGGTTCAAAGCTCTATATTCATCTGTTTGGCGGTTATATTGATAAAAACCTTGATATTGTGATAATGAATTCTCAATATTGCGCATGTTATAATACGTTTTTTGTGATTGGTTATCCATCAAAATATCTTCAAGAGTTTTGATAAATTTCTCATTTGACATAACCATTTTAAACGTACCATCATCTATCCATACACGTACTTTATGCCTATTTGGAATAGGTTGCCATGTAATTTCTATAAATTGTTCAAATCTACGTAAGCTTTCTGCTTCTAGCTCAGCTAATGTTTTTGAAGAAGTACGCTCTTCTTCTTTTTCATTATCTTCCATAATAAAATAGTCTCAAATAACTAAATCTATATGTCAGGTAGAATATCAACGTTTCAGTCTCGTCTCGCAATGAAACAAGACTCATTCAAACGAAAAATTATAGATGGCTCAAATATTTTCTTAGTTTCATCACCAGTTGATTGTTTTTTAATTAAAGCAAAGAAAACTTATGAAGGTGATGATGATACTTGGGTTGTTGAAAAAACAGATGTCATTCCAGTTGTATTTCCAGCTCTTGAAGATGTTCCATTCAGAAAAGTTCGAGTTGATGGTGTTACAGGACAATGGACACTTTCATCTTTAGTAGATGCATTTGAAGATGGACAACAAGAAAAAATGTATACGCTTCAAGTTCCTTGGGGAATTGATATTGATGTTGGCGATTTGATAATTCGTGTATTCGTTGATGAAGCACAAAAAGTAAATGCTGTTGTTCCTATGCAAGTTCAAGAATTATTGGGAACTTTTGGCCAAATGAAAATGATTATGCAAAAATGTGCATGCACTATTCCAACTGACAATTTCCCACAAGAAGTAGTTGAATGTATTCGTGAGATGTCCAAAAGGAGAAGTGCAGTTGCGTATTGATGTTTTGTCACCTGAACAGGTTTTAGAATATACTGATGGCTTTTCTCTTCCAAAAATCTACATTGAGCGTGATGCTCTATACAGACAAAATTGGCTTCATTTAGTTGCTGATGACTACACGAATGATGCTTTTGTTTACATAATACCAAGTGAAACACATGACATCTCAAATGGAATTTGGGTTTCCGTGTTTGAAGTTAGAGACAAAGGAAAGGGATTTGGAACAAAATGTATAGACTATCTTAAGTCATTAGCGCAACAACTACATAAAAATAATTTGGCACTTCATGCGAAAGATAAAAGTGCCAAACTATTTTACTTGTCGAATGGTTTTAAGCCAATCAATGAAAATAATGACTTAATGCTCAGCATAAGGTAAGACTTCTTTTGTTGTCCAAAATTTTCCATTTTTTGGCTGTGAGCTTCGTAATGAAGTCGCTTTTACCCAAATATATTTTGTCATGTTTTTATTAAACAATAAATACCATGCTTTTGGGTCATTTCTGAATGTCTCTGAGGCTCCAGTTTTTGTAATTGTGCCATAAAACGCATCAGGCTCATTTGGCCCAGCACGCTTTACATCAATTCTTTGTGTAATGTCACCATTCTTAATAATCTGGATGTCGCCATATTTTGCGTCATTTTCAGGTGACCATTTGTTTCCCAACCATTCTTTAGTTGGGATTGCTTCATATCCTTTTGAACGGAACCAATTCAGCGTGTATTTTTCAGCTTCTTCACCATACACGCCTCTGAACTCATCATATGCCATTTTAGATTGTCTTCCAGAAGTTTTTGTCTGTATTTGCAAATGACTGTGATTTGTCAAGCAAACCTTTTGTGTAGATTTTCTTTGGATTGAGCTTCATATCATTACACCAGCTGTAGATAATGCGGTAGTCAGCATATGCTCCCAAAGAAGTTCCAAGATTGATGTCCTTAGTTTCCTGCTTTTTCTGAAGATTGAACTGTGCTTTTTCAATGCGCTCATTCTGTTTCTCAAGTTGAGCTTCAAGCTTGGCGCGTTTTTCCTTCAATTTAGCAAGCTTTTCTTTTTTCAAAGTCGGCATTTTTGCATATTTTGCTTTGATAGATTTTTCTTCTTCATCAAGTTTGGCGAGCTTTTCTTCCTGCTTTGCCTTAACTTCAATCATTTTATCCTGAGAAGCTGTTACCTTTTCTTTGGCTTTTTCTTCCTGTTCTTTGAAGTTTTTTGCAACATTTTTCTGGTGGTTAAGAGTCTTTGCAATTTCAAGATTTGCACGATACATTGCTCGAACTTTTTCAGCATCAGTTGAATTCTCATCAACTTTCTGTTTCTTCAATTCATCGACCAAAACTTTGTTACATTTTGCAGTACGCAAAACTTTTGGTGAAATATTCGGATTGAGCTCTTTCAAGAAAGCTGAAACATCAGCTGATGAAACTTTATCGAAGATTTCTTCTCCGTCTTTTGCGGCATCGAAGAGTTTTTTGAACTCATCATATATTTCATCTGGGACCTGGATGTCACGATTAAAACGGACACTGTCTTTGCCGTAGAAGTCAAGATTAAAGGTCTTCATATTTTCTCCTTGTTACGGATATAATATATGAGATTAATAAAAATTGTTCAAAAAACTTGCATCTTTTGAAAATAAACTAACTATATAATTAAACAATGACGCTTATTAAGAGCGTCTGTCTTTCAAAAATTTCTTAAAGGAAATTACCAAGATTCATATATTTTGGTACAAGTTTGTTTTTATATAACACCTGAAATACACTTTTAAATATAAGTGAATGTCATTTTAAGATATTTGTTTTGAAGACTTCTATTCTAAAAGGAGAATTATCAAAATGGGTATGAACTCAGCAATGAGCGCAAAAAATGCTAATGCTCGCGCAGAAGCAGTACAGAAAATGTACAAGGATGACAGAAATTTCAGAGCTGACAAGCTTATCGAAGCTTGGTCACGTATTCCTGAAGTAGGTGAAGGTTTGAAAACAATGCCAGTTGGTGTTGCTCGTAACACAGCTATCAACTTGGACCGCCAGTACAACTTTATGAGCAACTTGAAAGAGTCTCAGATGGCAACAGCATTGAACAACTTCACACCAGAGAATATGCTTCGTCTTGTAAGACTTTCAATGCCAAACCTTATCCGCAATAAAGTATTTACAGAAGTTGCTCTTGAAACAACAAAGGACAGCATCCAGTACGTTCGTCCATTCTTCAGCAAAACAGCTAATGGACATGACTTGAACGACCGTGACTCAACATACGGTGGACGTGAAGATGACGACTACGACCCATGGGAGTATGGAAAAGGTGGTGACTTCAACCGTGATGAATTCCGTAAGGCTCTCTATGAAGACGTTCGTGATCGCCACAATATGGAAATCGCAAACGTTCCTGTTGACGGTAAAATCAACGGTGAGCAGGTAAAACTCTTCTTCAAAGACCTCACAGACGGTACAGAAATCGAAGGTCTTTCAGAGAGTGCAAAACACCTCTCAACAAAATGGGGTAAAAATGGTGCTAACTACGTTGATGGTTATGTAGGAATCTTCGGTTACAATGATGGTGATGACAGCAATACTGTAGACCAGCAGCTCATCGCAGCTCAGGACAAACGTTCTGGTGAATTCCTTGCTGCTCCTGGTTTCAAAGTTGAGATGATTAAGCCTGTTGCTTACCGCAGCAAGTTCCTCAACAACCATGAAGCTGGTATCACAGTTATGCCAAAGACTGACGACATCGAAGCTGCTTTGAAGACTGAAGGTCCTGGTGTAATGATTGTAAAAGTTTCTACAACAGAAGATGTTGCTAAGAAAGCTCCTTGGTTCAAAGATGGAAGCACAGAAATTCGTGCTTATGGACGTTTCAACGCTGAGAGCGACTTCGAAGGTAACCACCTTGGTGAAGTTGAAATCCAGTTGACAGACTACCAGTTCAAACCTTCTATGACATCAATTGGTGTTTCTTGGTCACAGCTCACAGAAATCACATTGCAGACATCTTACAGCACATCAGCTGAAGAGCTCTTGGTAAGCTACGCTTCTCAGGAAATCCGTTCAGCTCTTGACTACCGTGCAATCAAACTCGGTTATCAGATGGCTAAGACAAATGCTTCACATAACCCTAACTACTACTATGTATTCGATGCTGCTTACTCAACAGAGGATGTTCCAGCTAATACACGTGGTGCTAAAGACGGTTATCGTGACAACGCTTCAACAATTGTTTCAGCATTTGACGCAATTGGTGATGTTATTTATGATGAAATCCTCCGTGGTGGTGTAAGCCGCTTGGTAGGTGGTCCTTCAGCTGTTTCTTACTTGAAACTCGCTCAGGGATTGTGGAGCCCAACTGGAAAACAGGCATCTCGTGGTGCTCACCAGGAAGGTACATTCGACAGCATGCCTGTATTCAAAGTACCATCAAGCATCATCCCAACAGATGAAATCTTGACAGTATGGAAAGATGACCAGGTTGAAACAGAAGTTTCTATCGTATTCGGTACATTGGTTCCATTCTTCTCAACAGGTATCATTCCTCGTAAGAACTTCTACAAGGAAGCTGGTATCGCTACTTGGGGTGACCACCAGGTACTCAACCGCCGCTTCTTGGCAATCGTTAAGATCGCTAATATGAAAGACTTCAACAAGAAGGCAGACTAAGTGTTAGCTTCTAACGAATAAGAAATGCCGCTCTTCGGAGCGGCATTTTTTTATTAATCACTAATTTTTATTATGACTAATAATAGATTTAATTTTAAGCTTTCATTTATCTTTTTTATTCTTGCTGTCATTTCGAATGGAGCAGGCCTTTTAATTGATTACATCAATTATGAAAATACTTTTATTGGCAATATAAACATCATTTCTGTTACTATCAGTTTTTCTTTAGTTTTCATATTAGGTATTTTTACTATTTTTATTCTCAACAAATATGATTTATATCCAAAAATCATAATATTTTTGATGGCATATCTTACATTTCCAGCATTACTAATTTCAAGTAAAGATGGCGGCTTCATTTATTTTTTAAATCTTATTTCATCAACATTCGGTTTAGTTTCTTATCTCGACAAAAATCTCGGAAAGCTTGGGTTTTTTCCTATAATTTTATATGACTTTTTAATTTGGCTGAAAATAAAATACCAAATAAATATTGAAAATATTGAGTTCTATACAACAAACTCTACCAGAATTTTGGTTGGAACAACTGTTTCATACTTATTTACATACGTTGTCACTTATACCGCTTTCAAAAAACTATGTGAAGTAAACAAAGAACTGCGTGAGCACGCATATAAAGACCAGCTTACTGGCGCATATAATCGATATTATTTATACGATCAAGATTTGACAAACTGTGGTATTATTATGATTGACATCGATAATTTTAAAAAATTAAATGATGAATTTGGCCATAGCAACGGTGATGCTTCATTAAAGTCACTATACAAAATATTACAAGAAATCTTACGAAAAGATGATAAAATTATCCGTTATGGTGGTGAAGAGTTTATTATTATCCTGAAAGACTTGACTTTAAAATATGACTTGTATAAGATTGCTGAAGCTGTTCGTATCAATGTTTTGAACAGAACTAAAAATGATAATTCTATTAAAAAATCATTTTCTATTTCAGTTGGAGCTGTATTATATGACAATAGTCTAACTCTCGACCAAAATATTAAAGTTGTTGACTCACTTTTGTATTGTTCTAAGCATTCTGGAAAAAACAAGACTTCTATTGGTGACTAACTAATTTTATATTATGGTAGATATTTTAGAGTCATTAAAAACAGCACAAAGATTAAAAGAAATAAACAATACAAGTGTTATTGACAAAAATCATAATTTACAAGATGGCTTTATAAAAGCAGCTAAGTCAAGCAATTGGACACAACAAATGATTGATAAATTCGCAGAGTTAGTCAATCAACAAAAAGGTAAAAAAAATAATATTATAGACATTGCATTTTCTACTTTATTTAAAGACTTAGTCGCTCAACCACAGAATTATGGAATTAAACCTCTCACTGGTGAAAGCTTGAATATCGCGAATAGAGTTATAAAAAATCCATATACTGCTTCACAAGGCGTTAAGTCTGGTAAAAATAATGGTAGAACAAATCCATGGGAAGTTGTTATAAAAGTTGAGCCAGCTTCAACTGAATTAGCGCTTACTGCAGGAAATCAGCTGCAAACTACAAATGTTGAAAAAGCTCTTACAAATGTAGATAAAAATTCTATCCAAGAATATAATAGCGATGAAACAACTAATAAAGCAAGTAATATTGATATAAATAAAGGACTCATCATTTGGCCATTAAATCCATTTTTGCCAAATTTACAAAAAACAGATGCTATTATCAATGAGCTAAAAAAGCCAATTTATCAAGGATGCACAATTATTACAACATCTATAAATAAAGGTGGTGATGGCCATTTTGACTTAAACAGCTATGTAGAGTGTCTTCATCATAGAAAGGGAACAGCATTAATCAACCATTTCAATGAAAATGTTCCAACAATTACATCTTGGAAAACATTTGCAGTGCTTATTGCCCAAAAAATTAAAGAGACAATTGCTATTAAAAATCTTAGAACATTTGCATTAAAAGAAGCGAATGAAGAAGGCGTTGAGACTGTTAGTCCTTCTGCTGGAGTTTCAAAATTTAACACAAGCTTGCATAATGCTAATATAGGCAAAGGTGTTATTACTATCTATTGTTCAACAGAAGTTTATAACCAACTTGGCCCAATTAAAGAAATGCTTTGGGAAAACAATAAAATTAAAATTAGCCCTCAAATAGTAAAAGCATTCGATGACCCTGAACTTGGGCCTGCTGGAAAAGAGATCTTCAATACATTCTTGGAATATATAAATGGTAAAAAGACTGGTTCAGCAGCTGCACAAGACACACAAGATACAAAAACTTCACAAAAGATAAATGAGTCTCATTTAAAAGAAGACATCGAAATAGACTGGTCTTGGGAAAGCATTAAGGCAAACTCAGGCGCGAAACAATATATTACAAGACTTTTTTCTGCTGTTGAAGCGATTAAAGATGGCCTCGATGATGGTGGTAATCCTTCTATGGCTTCACGTGTGATGAAACAAGTTGTAACTGAAGTTGGAAAGGAATGGGGAGCAGCTCTTACTGATGGTGCAGACTTTATGATGCAAGGCATTGGTCTTGGTTGGATGATGCCTTTAATAAAAGCTGGCATTGATAAACGTAGAGAAGAAGCTGGTAAACATGAATATGAAGGTCTTGAAGCTTTAGTTAGAAGTACTGAATTCCAAGCAATTGCAAACAAATATTTTGGAAATCAACGTGACTTTATAGAAAGTGAGAGCGACAACAACTAATTTTATTATGGAAGGTTTACTTTTTGAAGCTATTCTACGTGAACAATACACATTAAAAGATGAAAACTTAAAGAAAATTAAAAGAATTCTCGCACTTAAATTCCATACTGATAAAAAAGACGATAAAGAAGACTTATATATAAAATATTGTAGTAATGACAATAATTACAACATTAAGACTGATGATGACTATTATAAACTTTTAGTTAATGGCATTAAAAGTGATTTGGGACAGTATTCTGAAGAGATTTCACCTTATTTAAAAGCATATGAAAAAGAGCATAGAAAAGAAGAGCAACCAAAATTAGACTCTAAGACTTTAAGAGAAATATTTTTAAGAAGCGAAGATAAACTTGGAAATTTTAAAACAACATTCTTCCAAGGACGCATATATAATTCTGTTGTTTTCGAAAATAATTCTAAATGCTTTGTATTAAATGCAAATGATGCTTCTAGTGTTGTTTATTTTACATTTGTTAAAAGCAAAAAAGACCTTAATGCATATGATTTAAGAACAACACAGGGTAAAGAACTTCAACAAAAATTAGCTGAAGAATTAAATTTATTAAATACTAAAAAACAAGTTGTACTCACAGAAATAAATAATTCAATTGCACAACGAAGTAAAAATCCAATTTTTGAGCAATACAAAGACAGTGATGAGCCACGAGCTGTTATTGCCACAATCAATGAATGCTTAAAAGGAACTATGAGCATTTATAGACTCAATGATAATTTTACTAAAGCACTTGCAAAAGCTGTTGGAACAACACTAGAAATTCAAAAAAATTATGCTCGACACCCTTATGCAGACCAGGTTGTCAAAGCAATGGAGGATAACATGACAGGAAACAAGTATATCAAAGTTGGCAACCAGGCCTACAAAGAAGCTTTCGAGTATTATAAGAAAGCTGCAATGTCAATCTTGAAAACACTTCGAGAAGCTGACGCTACAGTTTCACTTGCAGACCTTAAAGATGTAAGTGACAGCAAAATTAAAGATGGTGTAAACCTTGTTGATAGAATTTACAAGACACCTTCTAACCAAAAATGGGAAAGCCGCGACTTTCTTGATGCTGTTCAAGCAGCACGTGAAGGTGACCAAACAGCTATTGGTTTCTTGATGTACAAGCATGCTCCAATGATTATTAATACATATTGGCGCAATTTCTTGGGACCAAATCCAAAAATGAGAAAAGTTCGTATTGAAGAAGACGGCGGTTTGAAGTCTTCTATTCTCGGTTGGATTGGTATTTGTTTGAAAGCTCTTATTAAAGGTGGCGTTGACATCACAAAGAAAAATGGCAGTGAGCGCCATAAGTTCTCAACACTTGAAGGTTTTGATGAAAGTAAAGTAACTGGCAACCCTGAAAATGCATTTGCTTCTCACTTCAGATTGGATGTTATTGAGCAAGCAAAAGTTTATAATACGATGAATGACTCAAATGGTGTTTCAAATGCTGATACTCCAGTCTCAATGACAGACCTTGAATTTGATAATGGCCGTGAAAGAACTGATGGTGAAGACGATGCTTTTGCTCGTGAAGGTCTTGAAGACTCAGTTCTTGATAAACTTTCAAAAGACGACTTCTTGAAAAACTGGTTTGACTATGCTCAAGATGAGACTTTAAATGATGGCAAAAAATGCACTCCAGCTGCAGCTCTTTGGAAATTGCTCACTAATCCAGATGCTACAAACCTCAAAGCTGTTGCTGAAGAAATGGGTGTTTCTCGTGGTACATTTGAAACACTTGTTAAGAAAGCTATCAGCATCATGCCACAGTATGATATTGAATACAGTGACTTGATGAGCGCTTGTGACAGATATGGTACGGCTAAGATTGCTTCGTATCTTGCCCACTAACAAGTAAAGGTATTTCTTTCAATCGGAGAATACTGTTGCCCCATTGGTAGCAGTATTCTCTAATATATTTATCATTTTCATTATACAATTTCTGAAACTTTTTAGCATCTTCCATTGTGTCAAAATACATAATTCTTCTTTTAATCTTATCGCCTTTTTTCACATATAAGTTCTGTCCAGTAGCGATAAATGCGCTTTCATCACCAGCTTCATAAATGTCTTCGTCTTGAATAAGTTCTTCATCACGTAAAACACGCATCTTAAAAAGTCTATTCACTATGAATGGCTTGTTTTCTGTGCAGTGGTCGACTTCAACAAATGTGTCTGCCCAAGTTTTTGTAGCTTCTGGCAAAAACATTTTTTTCAACATTTCTTTTTTAGAAATTTTAATCTTTCCAAATGTTGAAGCATTCTTATGCAATGCAAAACATCCAACACTTGTGAAGATATTAAATGTTTGTGACATTTTATAATTCAAAGACCAGCCAGCAATACAATTTGCAAAGTTCATAGCAATCGTTTTGATTGGCGCAATTACATAAACATCATCAGAATATAGAAAACATTTTTCAATAAACTCAACTGTGTACTTGTATGGCGGATTGACAACTACTGCATCAAATCTTTCGCCTGCATATTCTCTTTTTAAGAAGTCACATATTTCTGAGCCAATTCCGTAGTCTTTTATATCATATGTTGTGTATGTATATTCTGGATTATTAAAATATTCAAGACCACCTTTTCCTGCGCATGGGTCTAAAATTGTTTTTGGATTATTCTTTATAAGTTTATATAATTCATCACGTATCCATTCTTCTGTTGGATAGAATTCTTCTTTTCCTACACATCTTGCTTCATAAATTGCCATATTATTATATTAATAACACAAATCATGTAATTGTAACATATGTTATGAAATTATAGTAGTATATATGTTATTATAATTTAAAATCTATAGGGTCACTTGCTTACCCTTTTAAAGATTATTTAAACAGGTAAGCACTTAAACTAAATATTCGATGATTGAAGCTGACTTGGGAAAGGTTATTACTTCTAGAAAGTATTCGTCAGGTACAGTCTACATATCAGACCTTACGAACAATATGTGGGCTGTAACAGTATTAGACAGGGACAATATAATTGTTTCATCCCGTTCTTTCGCTTTTTCAGATAAAACTGAAAAGAAAGTTTGGGAAAATTGCCGTTCGTATTATAAAAAAGTTAAAGAGTGTGTCTACCAAAAAAGACTAGACCTCATTGACGCCTTGGAGGAATTATGATTCAAACATATTCTATAGGAGCTTGTGAGGAAGTCACTGGCTCAAAACATATTCTTGAAATTGATGACAACCAATATATGATTGATTGTGGCGCATGGCAGGGAACTGATGATGCGCAAGAACGAAACAAAAAGTTTACATTTCCAACTGAAAAATTACGTGCTGTTTTTCTAACACATGCTCACTTCGACCATTGTGGTCTACTTCCAAAATTGATAAAAGATGGCTATACTGGCTCAATTCGTTCAACGCCAGCAACGCGAGACTTAGCATCTATTGTAATGTTCGACTCAGCACGAATACAAATGTACGAGCCTGCTGGAGCAGCTTATGATGAAAATGATGTAGTTGAGACTATAAATCATTTTAGATGCCATGCATATAAAAAAGAAAAGAAATTAGATGAAAAGTTGACTTATACGATGTATGATGCTGGTCATATTCTTGGTTCATCTATGCTTGACATTTCAACACCACGACAGAAAACTTTTCTTCAAAAACTTCTTCATAAAGAAGACGACAATATGCATATTTTATTTACTGGAGACTTAGGCCGTAAGTCTAACCCAATCACTAAAAAGCCTGCAACAAACATGCCTGCTCCAGACTATATTTTTCTTGAAAGCACATATGGAAATAAAACGCATGAGTCACTTGAGCATTGTTATGGCGAGTTGGAAGCTGTAATAAATAATACAATTAAAAGAAAGGGAAAAGTCATTATTCCATCTTTTGCTGTTGAACGTGCACAAGAATTGATTTATTATATCAAGCAATTGATGTCATCTAAAAGAATTCCATATGTTCCAGTATATGTTGACAGCCCAATGGCGAGTAACGCCACTGGCGTTTTCAATATTCATCCAGAATGTCTAAATGATAAAATTGTAAAAGAGTTTATCAGTAAAGGCAAAAATCCATTCAGTGTTCGTTCTCTTAAGTTTGTTCGAGATTGTAAGGAAAGTTTGGAGATTGCAAAGTCTAAAGAGCCAGCAATCATCATAGCTGCAAATGGTATGTGTGAAGCTGGCCGTATTATCAACCATTTGAAAGAAGGTGTGTCTAATCCTAAGAACACAATTTTGGTTGTTGGCTATATGGGTGAAGGAACACTTGGACGTAAAATTCTTGACAAAGAAGAGACACTTACAATTGATAAGAAAGAATACAAACTGAAAGCTGAAGTTCATAAAATAAATGCATTTTCAGCTCATGCAGATTATGAAGAAATCTTAGAATGGCTTCATGAAATTGACACATCTAAACTAAAAAAGATTTTCTTAGTTCATGGTGATACAGACGCTCAAGAATTTTTACAAAATTTATTGAAGCAAGAAGGCATGTCTTGTGAGATTGTTAAAGAAGGCGAAGTTAGAAAATTGATTTAAATTTATAAATGGGAGCATAATGCTCCCATTTTTTATTTTTATTCGTCAAACTCTACAGTTTTTTCAAAGAGCTGCGGATATAATGTTGAAACATCTTCATCCCAACCAGTTGGGCCATATTTCCAGCAACCCTGGCTGCCATTGTAATACATCATGTGGAGCTCACCTTTCTTTTTGCCATCAAGGAACTCAGCAATGATTGTATGCTCACCAGCAGTGAGATGGACAGCTTTTACGTCAACCTCGACATTTGTGAAGCCGTCTTCATTTTCTTCGTCGTAGTCAACAACTTCAATGACATATTTACCAGGTTTGTTCAAGTCTTCCTGATAGTCTTTTCCCCATTTTCCTCGAAATTTTTCACCTGTAAGATTCATCATTTTATTCTCCTTGCTATTATTATTATTTGTTATTATCAGTCAACTTTTGCAAACTTGATGATGCTGCTGCGAGCACATTTATATTTTGTTCCGTGAACTTCTACAACGAACGGATATTTGCTGCATTTGCTGTTGTAGTCGACAACGAAACCAGAACCAAGGTTTGCAATCATAACTGGGTCGTTGAAAAGTCTTTCTGAAAGGTCTGGAACATTCTTAAAGTTTGGATTGAACATTGCAACCGTCATTGCGGCTTTTGATTTTACTGCAGGTGAAAGAACCTTTGCTCCACCAGCTGTTTTCGGAGTTGCTTTTACAGCGAGCTTGATTTCATAGTCACCGTATGTAAGGTTTGAACGGTCAATTGTCATTCCGTGCTTTTCGAAGATTGCTTTCACTGCGTCCTGAAGCTCTTTGTTCATTTTTGCTGCTTCTGCTCTTGTCATCATGTAGATTACCTCTCTTTAAGATTGTGATTTACGAATATAATATATGAAAAACAAAGTATAAGTTCAAAAAAAAATACCGCTTTTTAGCGGTATTTTCTTATTAAAAATGAATTGTAAAAACAAAAGTCGCAGTTCCAGCAACAGTACTAGCAGCTCCAATTCCTAAAAACAGATTTTTAATATTCTGCTGTTCATCTGTCCAAATTGGAAGTAGGCCAACAACTAAGCATGGAACTCCAATTCCAATCTCAACATGAGCTGCTGCTCGTAGTCGCTTTTTCATTCTTTCATAAAAAGCAATCTCTTCAGCTTGTTTTTCAGCTAGTAATTGACAAACTGAAAGTCTGAGCTTAATAGACTCAGTGTCATTGATTGCTTTTGCAATTTCTTCATTCAGGACTGAAATGTCTTCACTCTGGCTTTTTACCATTTTCAGAAGTATTCGCTTCAAATTCTCTTGTGCGGTCAGCAATCCGTTTAAGTGCTCGAGCTTCTTCGAGTATGACGTTCCATCCGTAATCGACTGCGTCAGATACTCCATTGAAAGAGTCATTGATAATTTTTGCATTTTCTGTTGCAGTATCAATTTCTCTTCGAACGTCATCGATAAAAACTCGCTGGACTTCATTTGAGTAGCATAGTTTTTCAATTCCTTGACTAACTGCATATCCAAGGTCTGCTGCTGATTGTCCTGTGCATCTTGCAATACCAAGTTCGTCCAATACTCTACTTGCGTCATCTCCTGAGAGTACGATTCCTTCGACAAGCTGCTCGCTAGTTCCTGAAGCTCTTCCAAATCGTGTGTGTCTGTCTGTGAAAATACCCGCAAAGAACACAAGGACAATAATGCCAATGTAAATAAAAGTTTTTTTATTGATGTTAATTTGCACATTTTACCTCCATAGATAAAAATTGGGGCCATAAGCCCCAAATTATATTTAGAACTCTTTCTTAATTTCAGCAATCATACTGTCAATTTCTTCTATATCACATGAAGATAGGCATTCGAGCAAGTGATTAACTCCAGCAAATCCAAGTATTGACTCGATTGGTCTAAATTTTGGATAGCATTCATAAAGCCAATGTCTTTCAAGTCCAAGAACATCAAATAAATTACTAAGCTTATTAACTTTGCCATATGACCTTATGAGCTTTTCAATATATTTACATATGATATGGTCTTCACCAAGAGCTTTTTTGAAGATTACTGGAACTTCAAGATTTGGTGTAGACATATAGCTGTATTCAATATAATTCATAAGCCCCGTATTTACAACAGCAGCTCTAACGTCTTTTTTAAGAATATCAACATAGTCTTCAAAAAGTTTTGTATTTTCAGGAAGTCTATTTTTAACTTCTTCATATGTTGAAGGACTCATCTTTACATAAGCATAATTAAATGGCAAACCAAGTTCATTGGCTCCTTGTTCAAGAACTCTAAAGGTATAGTCATCTTTATCACCAGCATGGTTCCAACCTTGAAGTTGATTTCCAACACTTACAAGAAGAGTTTTTCCTTCTGACATAGACTTTAATGTGCTCATGTCGATTTTTCTACCAGCACTATTATAAATTCTTATTGATGCTTCTTTAAGAGAACTTTGGCGGCATTGAGCAAATGCATCCCAAATGTCCTGCGCGTACTCTTCATAAGATTGCTCAAAAAGGTAGTCTGCAACGGTGTCAGCATCTTCAACTGCTTCTGGATAAGGTTTTTGAGTTCCTCTTTTAATGCCAAACAAACGAGCTGCTTTAGAGCGAATTGTTCCATCATCTGAGTTTGTCATTACAAACTTTAAGATATTTGCGCATTCATAAACAGCATTAAAAACCTCATCTCCACAGTCAAATGTCTCATTCAACAAAGAATTAAGTTTTTCGAGCTCAGAGTCTGGAACTGTAATTTCTTCATTATTCTTTTCAAACTCATCTCTGATTTCATTATCTGCACAGAACATTTCTTCAATGGCTTCCCAGATATTATGACCGCGTCCCATTGTGCCCATATCTTTACAGTAAGTGTAGAATGCAGGCATTTCATCATCAGTGTTGTATGTGATGTCGAAGATGCCTGGGCCCCAAATCTCGCAACCTTCGATTGTAATCTCATTTCCGCCTTTTGTTTTGAGGGCAGACTTCATCTTAGATGCAAGTGTATGTTGGTTAATTGTCATTTACAATTTCTCCTTTATTAAAAATTAGTGAGAGTCAAAAAATAAATTAAACACATATAGCCAATTGTTTATTGAGCGTGGCTCGAGATTATCCTTTCTTTTAGTAAGCCATTTTTTAAAGTCTTCAGTTTCATTTGTTGTCATACAGTTTGTTGAACAAAATTTATCAAAATCCATTTTCGTATTCCTTTATATATTAACAACAAGCGGCTGCGCCAGCTGAAAAATAATGTGATACAGGTTTGATAATCTCTAAGAATTTTTCACGCTTAATATGCTCATCATTTCCTGAAACAGCAATATATTTTTTAAGATTGAAATCAAATTTGCCATATGTATTATCAATAATGTATTCATCAATAAGGTCTACATATTTGCCAACAGATTTTTCATCATATTGAAGCTTATTGAGGTCAATTTGTGAAACATCTTTTTTAAATGTAACACCTACAATTGTGATATAATGTCCGCCACCTCTTTTGAATGGGTCAACTGATGAAACAACTGGAAGCTTCTTTTTGAGAGACCACAAAACTTCCCATTCTACAAACTCATTATAAAAACGTGTTACTGGACGTGGTGAAAGTTCAGCAGGTTTATAGCCAATAAAAAGATTAACTGCATATGACATTACATCATGAACTTCATTTGGTGGATATGAGTCTTTACAAGAAACACGCCAATATTCTTTTCCTTCTTCTTTAGCAAGTGCTTCGCTCTCTTTCCTCCAGTTTTTATACATGTTGTTGTATTTTGTTTCATAATATTTGAGAACGTCTGGATTAGTTCTACAAAAATATGTCAATTTGTCTTCAGGTTGAGCAAATTGCGGAAACATAGAATTGTCCCATTGCCAACCAGAATATTCAAGTGCCTGGATGAAGTTTGTAGGACCGCACACATCAGCAGAGCCAATTTCATTATTTCTCTGCGAGTAATTTTCATAGCCTTTAGAAACATTTAATTCTTTCATGTAGATTTAGTGATTATTAAAAAAAGTGAGGCGCCGTAAAAGCGCCTCATAATTAAAACTTAAGCGTTTCCAATAGATTTTACATCTGCAATGAGCTCTTCAAGTGTTGAACCTTGATATTTATGTTCAGGCTCATGGTCGATATATGCGCATAGTCTGTATGTCCCATCTTTGAAGTCACAGTTACATTCAACATGGCTTTCTGGAATTTCAAAATAGATGTGCATTTCGTATCCATCAGACATCACATCACCATCGCCAACCATATCAGCAATAGTGCCACGCATAATGTCATTTAGACATTCTCTGTAAAACGCATAAGTTGAGTTTGTGCTTTCAAATACATCAACTCTTTTCTCATTCAAAATCTGTTCAAGTAGTCTGTTTCTCATTTTTTATTCCTCTTAATCAAAACGGAGCGAGATTACCTCATTCTCCAAAAATGTGTCATATTCTGTTTTTACGAAAACTGATGGGTCGTCTGTTTCAAAATAATTTACATCATTTCCAAAAACCCTCTGACGTGCTCCATTATCCATTGTTTTCTTAAACACCGACTTAATTTTTTTACCAACCATAAACTCATCACCATCTGATGTCACAACAATATCACCAGTTGTACATACTTCTGAGCCTCTACAATTGTGTTTATATTCGAGCTTGTCATTCAAATGATAAACATCATTTCGTCCGTGTCCATAATTTGAGCCTTCTTTTAACGTTTCACCAAGAATTTTGTTAAATAACTTCGACTCAACAAAAACAGTTCCACGCTTTCCAGTTCCTTTCGGAAGAGCATATCTACTTGCTCTATTTACACCATAACGTTTTTCCATTTCTTTTTTAAACTCCATTGCTTCAGTGTCGTCCATAAACTCAACTTGCACAGTTCGTTTTTCATGCAGACTTGAGCTTTTATAGTCTTTGTTCTCATTCAATTGTTCTTCATCCTCATCATATTCTTCATTATAAATAGTTGCTCCGTCATCAATATGTAAATGCTGAGCACAATTATTGTCAAAATGCTCAGAAGAGCATGGCCAATGCAACTTGCTAATATAGCAATTTTTATCAATATGGAATTCAATATCATTGCTATAGTCTGTATATATCAAATCGCCGATTTCACAGTTCTCAAGGTAAATGTCCATTGAGTTATCTGATGCTTCTGGCTCATGTATCATTTTTTCGATACGCGCATTTTTAATTGTAATTGATGATGCATTTTCTACATTACATTTCTTAAGCCAATCACAGAAAGTTGGAATATCAAAAATACCTTTATCAAAGTTGCCACCAATCTGCATCTGAGCTGGAATTACTTTCTTATTATTTCCATCAAAAATAACTTCATTATATGCTTTATCATAAACATGCTGTTTTGCCCAAGAACCTTTGCTTCCGACTTTTCCATTGCCTTCAGGCTGCTTATTGTTAATATTATAAATACCAGCTAAAAAGTCGTCATACTCTAATACTGAGTCAATTAAATCTTGGTCATCCCAAGGATGAACTGGAACTTCTTCATCTCTGTCCCAGAATGTGTCTTGACTACATTCTGAGTATCTGTTTTCCTCTACTAAAATACGATTTGCGAAGACTGTTGCCATTTCAATTGCGTCATGTCCAAAGAATTTTTTAAATTTATAAATTGGAATTGTGTCTTCAGGCTCATCACTTTGTAACCAAGCTTCAGTATCTCTGGCTTCTGGAGACAAAGTAATCATATATTTTAATGTGTCTTTTTCACGATTATTAGGACCTTTTGCAAAAGACTCATTGTTGAATGCCAAGATAAATAATTGTCCATCTTGTGTATGGTCATTCCAATAGCCTTGGTCTCTCTCATAGCCAATACACCATTTTGCGCCTTCACCACCACACTTTGCTGAGTCACAGAATATAGCAGCTTCATAAGTCATTGGAACCACAAATGTAAATTTTCCGTTATCAAGTTGTGAAAGATGGACAAAGTCTACGTCGTATGCAGGCTCATTTTCGCCAGCTAATACAAGAAGCTTTTCAGCTTTAATCATAGAAAGAACATCTTTTTGTTTATAAGCTGCTTTATTACTTTCGTCAGCTTTTTGTTTTTGGTCTCTCTCAATATATGCTTGGCAGATAGCTACCCATTTCATGGCATCTGAGCCTTTTTGCCAATCAACACCTCTTAATTGAAATTGTTTTTTCAAAAGTGGGTCATCTTTATTAACAAAATTTAATAACTGTGTGTATGTTACACCATCTTTTTGGACAAGGTCGTTGTCTCCTGAAAACTCATCCCATAATGGTTTGAAAAAACGAGACTTATCAGCTTCTTGTAATAGTATTTGCTCAAATATTTTTGACATTTTTTCTCCTTTATGCGATCTTAATATATGATGGTATTACAGTTGCATTCTTTCCAATTTCAACAAATGGAATTTTCAAAGAAGCAGCGAAAGCCTTCGCAATTGCAATAGTCAATGCTTTATTTTGTTTAATGCTCATAGCGCCATCTGCATTTGTTGCTTCTGGAGCTGTTGTTTTTTCACCATAAGCATTCAATAGATAATTTATGAATGATGGGCCATTTTTATATGGTTCAGAATATTTTTCTGGAGCTTTCTTACCTTCAAAAAGTGACTTCATCAATTCAGCTCCACCTAAACCACCACCACGTGCTCCAGCAATTCCGTTTGCTTCGCCTGTAATTGAGCCGCTGGAGCTATTTGTATTTTTATTTCTCATAGAAAAATTTACAGTTGTGTTGCTTCCAATGCTTTCTGCGAATTCATCACTTACTTCGAAGTCGAAATAGCCTGATGAAGATGAGTTTCTAACCTTTACGTCTTTCAAATCACCAATCAGATTTCCATCTTTGTCAAAGCCTACACTTAATGCTGTAGACCTTTCAATATGAGCTGTTCCAATATAGTGTGCGTTAGCTTCACTATCTGAAGGTTTTTTCAATGAAACACCAATTGCTTTATATCTAATAATTGGGTCTTTTGAGCTCATTCCTGGCTCAATAAATGGATTTTTTCCTTTTGTGTTATATTCAAGTTTATTTTGTCTCTCTTTTCCATTTCTATCTGTGTGTGTTCCGCCTTGTTTATAAACCTCATTCAATAAAACAATATCAGTTGGGTCTAAATATTGGTCTACTTCAAAAGTGTCCAATTGCTTTGGATGGAATGCAACCATTTCTTCATTTACAGTACAATTTTCTTTATTCCAATTGTTTCTATTTTCGCCACTTACACGCTTAATTTCTTCATCAATTTTATGGTTCATACAAACAACAACTTTTGAAATTGCTTCTTTCCAGTCTCCAAGTTGAGGCAAAATTTCATTTCTAAAGTCTTCTGCTGACTTTACATTTTCTAATACTTTTTTAACGCCTTCAGAAAGTTTTTTATTGATACTGCTTAAAATTGAAAAACATCTTTCATAAAATGCTGAAGACCTATCGGCTTTTCCTTCAACAATATTGCATAAATCCTCAAAACTATCGTTTTTCTTAGAAATGTTGAATAGTTGTGCAGTCATAAACTCTTCAAAAAATGTAAGATTTGACATTGACAAGCCAGCTTCAACTTCTTTAACATAAGGACTATTATTTTCTTCATCGCCTGCAGGAAAGAATGTGCTCTGTTTACCTCCACCACCTGTTACACGCAATTTTAAGACATATCCGTCAATATCAATGTTAAAAGTGTTTCCATAAGATGTTTTTGCATCAGGCTTAGCTTTTTTAATTTCATCTAATACTGCAATAATTTCATTTTGTGTTGCTGGAATTGCTCTTTTTCCATTTGATGAGACAACTAAGTTTCCACCGCAGTTTTTTACTGTTGCGTTTCCAGACTTCTGAATACCAAAATATTTACCATTTATGCAAAATTCTTTTCCAATTCCAAGGCTTGAAAAAACAGATGGCAATTCATCAAAACTTTTTATTTTATTTTTTGCAGCTTCTGTCAAATATTCAAGAGACTCTTGTAAGTAATTTTCTCGTGTTTTATATAAAATAGACTCAAAAAGGCTAAACATAAATATTTAGTTAAATTGACTAATTATAATACAATGCATTCACGTTATGACTACTATGATGAAAGTTGTGTTCTCGATGAAGATGGATTGAATTTTCCAGATCCACTTTCAATAAATTATAATAATGGAAAAATTGAAAAAATTCCAATTGGCATAAAAATATCATCTTCTCAAATTACAAAGCCTTGGACTATTGTTGAAGAATATTATGATAAAGAAGAAGACGATGACATTCTTTTAATGGAAAATAACGTGCCTTACATAAATGCACTTAAGCCTGGTGATGACTTCTATATTCCTCAGGGAAATGACTTGCTTGGTTTTGTTGAGAGCGCGCTTGCTGACAAAAAAGATGTGAATAATTATTAATCTAAAAAATAACAGTGAGTATACCGCTCCTGTTAAGGATGGTGATTCTTATGGTAACCGTCAATCTTACTGAGAAAATGTCTCTTGATAAAGCACTTCGCAAGTTCAAGAAAGAGATTGACAAAGAATGTATTCTTTCAGACTACATGGAACGGACACGTTATGTTAAGCCTTCTGCAAAGAAACATTTGAAGAGAGTTCATGCACGCCATATCCAGAAAAAGATTGCTGATGCTGAACGTAAAGAAGCTTCAAAACCTGAATGGCTAAAAGAAGCTGAAGCTAAGAAACAGTCGAAGAAAGACTAAGAAGAAAGACGCTCTTCATGAGCGTCTTTTTATTTTTTTGAATATGTAATTCCATCTTTTGTTGCTGATATTTTAATTCCAGCATCATCTAATTTTTTGAGATATTGTTTTTCATATTGTTTGCATAATGACACAATCCTAAAAGTAGTTCCGTATTCATGTAAACCAGACTTTGTTGCTGGTTTGTCAGTATAAGCATAGTCCCACCAATCATTAGGAATCTTCATTAAACCATGAAAGCCTACCATGGAAATCAGGTAGGCTAATTTTTTATCAAATGTTTCTTTCATTCCCATTGTATTAAATTTAGTTTAGTGAGTACTGCCTAATTTTAACACTATGATTTTTGAGCCATTCAACTGGACTAGAGTCTCTGTCATAGACTTCATCATAAACAACTTCTTTTATTCCAGCTGCGATGATAAGTTTTGCGCAATCTTTACACGGTGAGAGAGTTGTGTAAAGAATACATCCTTCAAGTGAGCGGCCCAACTTCAATGCTGTAATAATTGCATTTGCTTCACCATGAATTTCATTGATTGCTGCCCACTGTCGATGTGCTTCCATGTAGTCTGGACTTTTAATCTTATCTGGCGTAAAGACATCTTTACAATGCTCACAACCGCTTGGTGAGCCATTAAAGCCAGTTGAAATTACATGTCCATAATTGTCAAGAATTGCAACTCCAACCTGTTTTCGGCTGCAAGTTGACTGTTTTCCATACAAATGTGCGACTGTCATTCCGCACTCATCAAAATTTTTCATTAAAAAAGTAAATCCTCCAAATAGTCTGGCTCAAGCCCAAGATTGTCCATCAAGAGCTCTTCAATACCTTCATGGTCACCTTCCATTAAAAGGTCTGTCGCATCATCAATGAAGTTTTGAACTTCACGTTTTGCATCTGCTTCAGACATTCCATCTCTTTCCATTAAGATTTTTACAACTCTTTCCATTGTTTTCTCCTTTTAGAAAGTGGCCATGTTTTCACCTGCAAGCATTGTGTTCCATATGAGTTGGATAGACTTTGTGAAGTTTGTGCTTTTCTTCAGCCGCTCAAGGATTTTGTTCGACTTTGGAGTGTTAATTGCATTTGTTGCAAATGTAAACTCAACGAAGTCTGAAACTTCTTGTGCAGTTTTAAGTTTGTTCATAACCGGAATAGCATCTTCCAGAACCTTTGTGATTGTTCCTTCAACTTCACCCAAGTTTTTGCTCAGTCTCTTCTTCATCATATTTTCCTCACCTCTTAAAATGCATAACCTTCAGCAAATTTACCAGTTGTGTTATCTTTGATAACTTTTGGAATAATCATTCCAGCACGTACAACTGTTATTTCGTGTCCAATTTCAATCTCCATATCTTCCATAAGAGAGATATTTCCAAGTGAAGCTTTTTCGATAATTGCTCCCTGGATTTCAACCGGGTCAAAGTGAGCAACCGGAGTAAATGTTCCATTTTTCAAGCTCCATTCAATTGAACGAAGAATTGAAGTTGCTTTTACATATTCAGGCTTAAGAGCAATCTGAGTTTTTGGACGGTAGTTTGTTGTAATGTCCTTAACGTCAATGCGGTTCTGTTTGATAACCAAACCATCAATATCAAACTCGAGGTTGTCGAAGTCATCAAATGTTTTGTCAAGAAGCTCTTTTGCTTTTTCAGCACTGAAGTGCTCAATTTTCTGCCATGGAGCAACTTTGAAGCCCTCACCTTCAAGCCAAGTCTGAAGAAGTGTCTGATATTTGAAAGAGTTTTCCTCAGTCATATTAAGAGGCTGGGCATCATAAACAACCACTGCGAGGTGTTCACAACCTTCGCCATCTTTTCGTTTTGCAACGCCTGAAGCTGCATTGCGGCAGTTTGCTTTATCTGGGAAGAACTCATCTTTTTCTTTGCGGCTCATCAAGATTTCACCACGAACTGCGCCTGTGTAGTCTGACTTGAGAGTTTTTACAACTCCCTGCATTTTCTTTACATTTGCTGTAATGTCATCGCCTGTGTGTCCATCACCACGTGTTACAGCTTTCTGAAGCTTACCATTTTTGTATGTAAGCTCAAGAGAAATGCCGTCCATTTTGTACTGAGCAATTGTGTCAGGCTCAATGGCGTTGAAAATATACCATTCGTTGAGCTCTTCAACATTCTTTGCTTTATTCTGGCTTCCCATAATAATCATATGGTCAACCTTGGCAAAACCATCAGTATGGTCAGCTCCAACTGCTTGAAGGATTTCAGAGTCTGGCTGTTCTTTTTTCAACTGTTCCCAGAGAGCATCGAACTCGATGTCGTTCATGATTGGTGTGCCGTTGTAGTATGCGTCCTGAGCTTCAAGAATTTTATTTTCAAGTGTTGTCATATTCACCTCGTTACGTATATAATATATGAAGAGTGCATAACTAATTCAAAAAATTTTTAACAATTTCTCTCTTTTTTGCTTCTGTTATAGATAAAGTAGAAACTGGTGTCATAGGTGAAATGCATAGTCCAGAGTCTTTTGCTGTATACCAAGCATAAACTGTACCAGTGAGTGGAGTTTTCATTTGAACTATCAATGCAGCTCCATTATATTTTGCGTCATAAATTTCCTGTTTCTTCCAGCTTAAAACTTTTGTTCTGCGTACGACTTCACCATTTTTAACAATGTCAATCATTGATGTGTCATCTTTATTTACAATTGCATCAATTTCTGTCTTATTTATTCTCATGTATAATATATTAACAATGAGAATTTTTAGTTACCTGTTTAAATAATCTTTAAAAGGGTAAGCAAATCCCTGCTTCCCTATAGATTTTAAATTATAATATAGTAATAGGGGAATTTCTAGAAATTTCATCATTGCACTATTAATATTATAAGATATGGCAGGTAAAAGTATAATATTTGGACAAAGAGCAAGAGCTCAGATAAATATAGGAATTCAACTTGCTGCTAGAGCAGTAGCATCAACATTTGGACCAAGAGGACGTACTGTTTCTTATACAAAAGGAACAAACTCAATATCAACAAAAGATGGTATTTCAGTCTTAAAAATTCTTCAATTTTCGGATGAGTGTATGGACACAGGACTTAAACTTTTGAAAGAAGCATCTGACCGCGCAAATATGCATTCTGGTGATGGCTCAACATCTACTACAATTTTGACAGCTGCATTGTGTGATAAAGCTAATTCACTTCTTATGCAGGGAATTGACATCAATGACCTTCGTGTAGCTTACAAAAAAGCTCGTGAAGATGTTCTTAAAAAACTTGAAGCTTACAAAAAAACAATTGACTCAGAAGAAATGATGAGAAATATTGCTCTTGTTTCTGCAAATGGTGATGAAGAAATCGCTAATATGGTTGTTGAAGCATTCACTTCAATTGGTGATGGTGGTCTTGTTTCAATGGCAGACTCTATGTCACGAACAGGAAAAACTGTGCTTGACATCAAACAGGGACTTCAACTTGATAAAGGTTTTATTTCATCAAAATGTGTCAATTCTGCAAATGACCAGTGTATTTTGAATGATGTAAAAGTCATTTTGTTTAATGATATTGTTGAAGACTCTGAAAAATTGGCACTTATTTTGCAGCCACTTCTCGGAAAAAATATTCTTGTTGTTGCTCCAGAATATGGTGATGATGTTCTTGCAATGTATATCAAAAAACTTGTAACACAGAATGTTGTTTTTATTCGTGCGCCTGGTATTTCACGTGAGTCTATTCAGGCAAATATTCAGGATATTGCTGTTATCACATCTGGAAAAATTATTGGTATTGATAAAGAAATTGATGAGTTCAATTCTTTTAAAGATTGTGGAACTTGCGGCGCAATCAATGTAACAGCAAAAGAAACAATCATCACTGACCCAAATACAAATAAAGAAGAATTTGATAAACACATTGAGCTTTTGAAGAGCTTGACTGAAGAAGGCGACTGTATTCATGGTAAGTCGCCATTTCAAATTGATGCAATTAAAGAACGTATCGCTCGCCTTACAGGTGGTATTGCAACAATCTATGTTGGAGCTTTAACATCAGTTGAGCTTTCAGAAAAGAAAGACAGATATGAAGACGCAATCAACGCTGTTCGTAATTCTTTGGCTGAAGGTGTTTTGATTGGTGCTGGAACTTCACTTCTTCGTATTTCATATAGCACAACTCCAGAAGATACAAAAGACTTGACTATCCCACAGAAAACTGCATATGAGAGATTTATGGCTGCAATTCGTGCTCCAGCTTTGAAATTGATTGAGTCAACTGGCTCTGAAATTGTAGCAGTTGTTCCACAGATTTTGAACGACCCTGATGTTGGTTTCAATGCACGAACAGCAACTGTTGAGCGCATCCTTGAAAAAGGAATTATTGACCCATACACTGTTGTAAAGAACTCAATTATATATTCTTCAAACATTGCTGAGCAATTTATGTCGATTGACACTATTGTTGTTTCAGACGTAAAGAATATGTCAATTGAGCCACTTGATGAAATTGTAGACCCAGGAAGAATGTTTAATGTCGAGTGATATTATCAATAAGGAAAGAATTATGAGCAAAATGCCGAAACAGGAAGGATTTTTTCAGTGTGCTATTTTTTATGGCACGCCAATTGCAAATGAGCTTGAGCATTATGATGAGCGTGCTCATAAAAAGACACCAAAACTATTGAAAGAAGAATTGGAAAATCAGAAGTTTGTATTTCCATTTTATTCAAATGAGATTTTTCCAACATTTGCGCAGGCTCAGGCGTTTTTTCCAGAGTTTATAAATCAATTGATTGCAAAAAAGCTTATACCAGCTGATGTTATCGATGACAATAAAATGCTAAAAGATGACATTTGCAAAGCTGCAGTTGTTCCATTAAAATTTTCTGTTATTGAAGAAAAACAAGGCTAATGATTAGACATTTTAGTTCATAACTAATTATTTAATTATGAATGCAAATATTGATTTACCACAAGAGCTTCTTTACAAAGAAGGTAACATCTGGATTAATGGAAAAAATGGCCAATTAAGATATAATTCAAAAAATGATGCAGCTTCTAATTGGTTGAACCCACTTTCAACATATTTGGTAGGTAGTTCAACCAAACTTAAAAAAGGACAACCAGTCGCAGTTGGATATGAAAGTCAACTTGCAGTTGAAGCTTCAGGCCAAGGCGATAGCGCAATTGTAGTTGTTGACCCATCAGTAAATCAATTTTCAGTTGGTATTCTTCTTGAGCCTGGAATAGCAGGCGATAACAAAAAAGTACATGTTCAATCACATGGCCAGATTGAGTATGATATTGCAAATTATGGTAAAGAAGACTATTATCTTCCTCCAAATGATGGAAATGCTTTTAAATGGACATATGAAGACATTGGTAAGCCAGTCTATGTTTCAAATAAAAATAAAGGCGAGCTTACTATAGACCTCGCAGAGGCCACTTATGATGGTGGAACAATCATCTGTATTGGACGTATAGCTGATGCTCCACTTCCATCAAAAGAAGTATTAAAAAAATATCAAAAAATTTTAATTGAAATTCAGCTCTCAGGTGATGTACGCGGTGTTGTAGACACAACACAAATTTCAGTTGATATTACAGATACACAAGAAATCTCATTAGAAGATAATACATCTGACTATGATAAAATTATTCCTGTAAAAATTGTAAATGGAAAAGGTATTCTTGTCTTAAATGACACAATTTTAAAAGCAAATGACAAGAATGACATTGCTGGTGTTTTTGTAGCGCCATCAAAAAATGGAAAATTATCATTAGAAGACTATCTCGGAAAAACAATCACAATCACAAGACTCGGAATTGTAAGCGGAAATTTTGGATTTAGCACAAGCTCATTTGGTAAAACAGCTTGCATTAAAGATGGAGACATTGACTTTGAAGAATCTTCTGACTCAATCGAGTTTAAAGTAGGTGTTGGATTCGGAACAAACAAATTTCTTGTTGATTGTCGCTATGCAAAGTCTATTGCGTCTGCAGAAATGATTGGAACAATCAAGCCTGTTTTTGGTGAAAACTTGACAGATGCTGGATATTGTTTAATCGATAAGTCTGTACATACTGTTTATGGTGAGTCTATTGATTGGACGCCACTTCTTACATATTGTTATGCAAAAGATATTTTTGTATTCTCTAAAAATAAAAATGGTCCATTCACTCGTGTAAATGAAGGCAACTGGGAACTCTATGGTGAGAATACTGAAACTGGTATTCTTTCAAAAACAAAACCAACATATTGGAAATTTAGAGACCTTTATTATACAATCGATGACGGTAAAACATGTGCTGCTCAAATAAAGTATTCAAAAGAAGGCTCACCTGAGTCTCAAGCATATGTTTGGCCAGAACAGTGTTATCAATTGGATATTCCTTACAAAAAAGTTGGAACTAGAGGCGGAACAGTAGAGTCATCTGACCTCAGAATAAATATTACAAATCTTGTACAGCTTGGCGCATATATGGACAATAATGGACAGAACATTGAAGCATATGACATTATTGTTCAGGAAAAAGAAAGTGGACAAATAATTTCACCAGGTTTTTGGCAGCTTCCAAATGGAAAATTTGCTGGATTTGAATGGCAAGTTGTAGCTGAGTCAAAGAATACATATCTTTATATGATTACTCAGCCTGAAAATGTAAATAATGAAGATTGTCTTGGTGTAACTTGGCCAATAGGAACTAAAGCTCAAAAAACTATTCAGCTATATGTAACAGTTCGTCGTAGACCAACACAGTATAACTCAATCTATTTGAATCAATATCCTGCACTCAATCCATGGACTCCATTGGTTGACTCAGCAAATAACCTTGTAATTCAAGGCGATAAAATCTATATCGGTGGAAAAGTTGATATAAATGAAGATGATGGAAATGCTTCATCTGGATTTACAAGAGAGCTCTCAAGTAGTATTGAGTTCAAACACACAGATGGTGAAAATAAAGCTGGCGTAGTTTATAGACTTATAAGTGGAAAAGACTCTGACACAGAAATATTCACACAAGATTATATTATCGGTGATGGAGAGAATGAAAAGAAAATCTCATGGGAATATGACTTGTCTGGTGAAGTTCCAGTTGCAAAATTAAATGCACAATTCCAAGCGTCATTCACAGCAGAAGACACAACAAATGAGCATGGTGTTGAATATGATAAGAGCGCATTAAGAATTTTTAAGGTATTATATCCATCTATTTTTAATGAGTCAACATCTGGGAAAGAAAAAATTTCAATTATTAAAGATAGACTTTCAGACTTTTTGGAGAATGGATATTCTTTTAAAATTTTTGATGATACTTTTAATGGTAAAATTAATGAGTCTACAAATAAGCTTTCAGTTGATAAGTCTGATGCAGATATAAAGCAAGCAATAAACGATGGTTGGTCTCTCCGTTCAAGAATTGATTATCAGTCATTTTTAGGACTTTTGTCAAGAGCAGCAACAGAAACAGAAGAAAGACTTTTGAAGATTGAAAGACTTTTATTCGGATATGACTATTTTGGCGCATTCTCAAAAGAAGCAAATGTCGAAACAGAATTATCATACTATGTTGATGATTTAGGAATTTCAAGATTTTTGAAATTTTTGAATGAAAATGGCTTTATTAGCTATAAGACTGATAGCTATTTGGATAGCCTTGACGTTGTTGCTGAAAACAATGGTTTTAAGTCATTATTATTGAATCTTTTAGTTGATAACTACAGTGACTATGGCAAAAAACGTGCTTCTTCTTCAACACGTAATTTTAAAACAATTGAAGATGCATATGATGACTTTTCAAAAGGAAATCTAAAATTAAAAGATATTTTAAAAGAGTCTGGTGGAATATCACATCTTGCTCAATTATGGATAAACTATAAATGTCAAGAGATTATAAAAGCATGTTCACGCATCACAATGAACTCACGTTACGATAGACCTGTAAACTATACAAGAGCTGATGACTCATATAGTTTTACTTTAGCAAAAAATATTGTTTTTTCAAAAAACTGTAAAGGTTATAATACTGACTTACCTTTTGAAGGTGAAATTTATAAAGGAACACCTTTCTCATGGCCAATAAATATTGACCCTAAATGGGAAGAAAGAACTGGAGTAACACTTGAAGAAAATTTCTTTGGTAATACAATTTTTGGTGTTAGTGACGCAACAGGCGACTATGTCGTAGATAATGGAAATGGTGAAAAATATGTTGTAATGGCTGATGAGCCTGATAAGTTCTTTTCTGATGGCTCACCTTATGAAGGTCAGAAAGCAACCTTTGCTCCACAATCTCTTGAAGGAATAATTTATGACATTATCATAAAATTGTCTTTCATGAAAGCACAATTTAGATACGATGGAACATTTAATCCGAAAAGAACGCATATCGCGTCATTTATAAATATGACTTTTGGAAATATACCAACATTCAAAAGTTTGGATAATATACAGGTTTTTTCAAATAGCTCAAACACTGACTCAGTTTACTCAGCATTCGAATTTGACAATGATAGATTTGTTACAGGTTATGGACTAAAAATTGGACAAAAAGACCCTGGATTTAAGTTCTCAAATCAAAGTATTATTGGTGAGTGGTCAGATGAAACTGTAACAAAATTATATAAAAGATGGAATAAATCTGCATATTCAAGAAAAATTTGCTCTGTTGAACTCACAGAGCCAATCCAATTTTATGCTCTTTATGTCTTCTTAATTTTGGGTAACATCGAAGGTGGAGTGTACACTAATGTACTACAAGGAGACAAGACAACTTACGAAAATGGTGAGAAAAAAGTAGAAAAATATACACAAAGTGATTATGAAAAAGAAATTGCAGTGTATAATGACTTTATTGAAGGAATAAAAACAGGTTACATCTATTATGACATACCAAATGGTGACTATTCAGACATTGCAGTTCCAATGTTTAAAGACGGATTGGATGTTGACATAAATACTTACTTAGAAAGTCTTAAACATCCAGTTGATTTACCAACTAAGGGACAAACGTCTGATTGTCATTTTTCAGGACAAAATCCTGAAAAAGACTCAATAGACTTAATCCCTTCAATAAAACTTACACGTGAGCGTGACTTTGACTCAGCTGATATTGATGCAGAATGGGTAGATTCTCTTTTTGAAGGATATGAAGAAGTAACAAATGTCTCGAGTGAATTTAGAAAAATTATTGAGCTTATTGGTCATCCTGATAAAATTAATGAGCAATTCATTAAAAACTTTTTCCCATCATGGTCAGATTATCATGATAAAAAACATTATACAGTAGAAGCAAAAGCTGATGGTGTATATGAGTCAAGTTTGTCATATCGTTTAGCAAGACCAGTTTATCATACAAGTGTAAACCTTTTCTTAAATAAGATCAATGCATCATGTGGCAAAGACTTAGAAAAAAGAAAATTTTTCTTTGGTTTCTTAAATGGAATTACAGGACTTTCATCTGAATATGAACAAGCATTCCCATATTTGCAAAGACCTATTGCGAATAATGACCTTGTTTGGGTAGACAGAAATGGAAAAGAACATAGTTGTGATTTCAATGATTATATTGATAAAAAAGTTTATAGTTCATCTGAAAAATATAATTTGCTTGATACAGACACAACTCATATTGAAATTGTAGATGACGATACACTCGAAAGAGGCTGGAATTATGACATAATTTCTTGTTCAGACCATGAAGACTATGATATGTCTATTTTTGGTGATGATGCAAAGATAGAGTCTTTGGACGTTCGAGCATTTATTGAAAAAAATGTATTTAGTAAAAATATAAGAGACTCACATATACCTGATAAAACACTCTTTGAAAGAATTAATAAATATGCAGATATAGCTACTGTACTCAAAGATGTGACACAGATTGGTGAAGTTCTTGAACCAGAAAACGTTGGAAAGCCTCTTTCAGGATTTGAATTCAGCGATGAGTTCTCATATGTAAGCCAATATCTTAATAATGATATTGATTGGTTAGACCCAACTAAAGGTGGTTTTACTGAAGGTTATTTCTTTGAAAAAGAATTCTTTAGTGACGGTACAGATGGCAACTTAACAGAAGACATCGACTCTACAGCTGCTTCATATAAACATGACGTTTTAATTTCTGATAATATTCCAGAAGATGTAAATTCACAAGGTGGAGATACAAGTCAAGAGGTTGAAACGTCAATTAGTAAAGACTCTATTTTAATGTCTACTCGTGAGACAGAACAATTGCACGTTACCGTAGATAGTTGCAATGAAGATAAATCAAGTAAGCAGTATGTTCATTATATAGAAGACAAGACTGAAAATAATAACAATAAAGATGATAAAAAGTCTTTAACTGTAAATGTGTCTGCGCATACAATAAACCAGTATGGATTTACTCAAAATAAAGAAGACGTAATTAAGACTGTTAAATTGGAAGGTGATAAAGCAGAATACGTTACAGGTATTACAGTTGGCGAACAGAAATTCATCAAAAGCGGTTTAGGACTTAATTCTAATAATTTCCTTGAAGGAATTAGCACTTCTGATAAAGAGTATTCAACAACTGTTGATGTATCTTCTGGAGGAACAATTACACTTAATAATCTTCAAGACGCAATTAACAAACTTTGGACTGCTGCTAAGCTTGCTGGTAGCGCCCCAACAATATCAGCGACATTCTCACCAACAGCAAATAATAAGACTGTTAAAATAACTGTAAAAGGAAGCGACTTAGTATCTGAAGGCACAAAATCTGCTCCTTCTTTAACTAATAATGAGTCTGCAAAACCAGTAGTTACACTAAGCAAACAAAAAATTGAGCTTAAAACTACAACAGCAAATGTTCTTTTAGGCACATCAAATATTACAACTACACCGACAACATTTAACCATACTGTAAGCATTGGTAATTCTGGTTTTGAAAATTGGAAAGAAACACATGCGGATAACACTGCAACAGCAGAGTTTACGCCTTTTACACATGACCATAATATTACTTCAGAAAAGTCTGTTGTTCATTCAGAAGGTGATTTTAACCATACTTATAAAGAGTATTATATTAAGCCTTTAAGAAGAAATTTGGTCTCAGTTAAAGACGCATTTGTTCGTTCACCTATTTTGAAAAAGTCTACAAGATGCGCAGCGGATAGATTTGAAACTGAATTTAATGAATATTTGTTCAATACACAAAATGTTAGACCACAAATTTTCAAAGAAACGACATTTGTTAATGAGTTTAAGTTCAGAGATAACTCATATATAAATGGTCAGATATTGCCAATTCCTGACTCAAAAATCGAGATTTCTTCTGAAAATATTAGACAGCTCATAGAATTACAGCATACGCTTACTCCATCAGCACTTAAACTTGATGTTGCAAAGTCTCCAAATAATATCGAGCTAAAATCATTTACACGTTATAATATTGTTGACACATCTTCAAGAGCGATTAAGCTTAAATTTAAAGGACAAGAATATGAGATAACATCTTTCACTGTAATTGTTGTTGATGTAGAAAAAACAAATAATGACCCAGTAAGATATAATCTTGAATTATATGGTATGGTTCTTGATGAGGATAATGGAACGCACAAATATAAATTGAATGAATACAAGAGAAACTATTTTGTTATTCCAAATATTAGAGTCTGGCCTGAAAAGCCAAGAATATTTAAACCGTATTTAAGTGAAGAAATTGCTGCTCCAGGCTATTTTACTATTACTACAGAAGGACGAGAAGACATGAATGTTGAGCTAAGTTCATCAATAACTGAAAAAGTATTAGACTTTGCAGCATGGAAAGAATTCTTACTTGAAAATATGAGTCTTCAATATTTTATTGATGAAACGTTATATGCAAATCTGCCTAATGGTAACTGGGTCCCAGAAGTAGGTTTAGCTGAACCAATAATTAAAACTAGCCTTGCTTCTTTAGGAGAAGCATATAGAAAAGGAGAGATTGATGCCACAATTGGAGAACGCTCAGAAGAAGCCGCACCACCAGATGACGGAACTGGAAACTAATTTTGAGTTAGAGTCTGACAATGCAGAGTTAAATTATATAAATTTAGCTCTGCAAAATATCATTAAATGTAATGCTTTTCATGGGTATTATGATGAGCTATTAGAGAAAGTTTTCTTATACTTGTGTAGTGTTTTAGAAAAAAATAAATTTTATAACTATACTTTATTAAAAAATTTATCTATAAATACACAACAAAAGCTGATTGCAATTTTTATGGTATTTCAAAAATCTAAAATTAAAAAGTTTGTTCCTCTTAAAAATTTTTTTGAGAAAAAAGACTTTGTAATATTAGATAAGTTTATTTAAAAACTAATTTTTTACAATGGAGACTAAAAAATTTATGATGAATACTTTCAATGACCTTGCATAACATATTGAATGGTATATTTAAAATAAGCCAACTAATTTTTTATTAAGGAGATTATTACACATGAGAATTTCTGAAGCAGGCGCATTAGACCTCTTGAAAGACATTGAGAAAGGAGAGAACCACGGTGTTGAATTAGCCGACCTCGCTCCAGACCCAAATAATAATACAGCAGGTTATGATGCAAGTGAAGACCCTGAAATGGATGGAAGTGCTTCAACAGAAGAGCCAACTGCTCCTGTAAAAGAAGCAACAGTTAACAGATATTTGCAGATGAAGAAACTTATCGAAGCAAAAAATGATGCTATCACAAACTTTTTGCAAAGTGGTACAGATGATAAGTCTTTTGACGCTTTCAAAAATTCTTCATTCTATGAAGACTCAAAGAACCGCAAAGGTGAGTATTGCTCACAGAGAGAATACATCGATGGCGTAAAATGGTTGCTTAAGAATGGAAGAGTAGACCAGGATGATGTTGGCAACGCGCTTGCCGGAACAGCTTCTTCAGCTCGCAATAATGCTTATGCTGACATTGATGACGATGACGGACCATATAAGAGAGGTGATGACTTTGATGCAGAGAATTATGTTCAGTCTGACACACTTGCAGCTTGGTCTGAAAAATATGCTGATGCCCCAGGTGTTCAGGACGTAAATGAAGTTTTCGATGATATGGAAGACATCGTTCGTGAAATCGTTGTTGGTGTTGCTGACAAACGCCATGCTATGATTGCAGGCGACCCTGGTATTGGTAAAACATACACAGTTCGTAAAGTAATTGAACAATATATTGGGCAGTCTGGAAAGAAACTTTTCTATTCTGCAGGTGCTATGTCTCCATCTATGACATCAGTTGTTCCATTCTTCTTCTTCCACAAAGATAATGAAATCATTATTCTTGATGATAATGATAAAGTTATTATGAAAGCTTGTGACCAGAACACACAAAACTTTATGAAAGCTGTTCTTGACCCTTCAGCTCTTAAAAAGCCTGTATCTGTTCCAACAACAATGATGAGCAAATTCCAAGCCCAGCTTGATATGATTTCTGGTTTGAATGAGTCAACAATAAAAGCTCCAAAAGAAGGAACTCGTGTTGATATTGATATGGAAGCTCTTAAAGAAGGTTTCTTCAAATATTCTATCAACGGTGTTGTTGCTGACCAGTTTAAACTTGATGAAAAAACAAAGCTTGAACTTACAAATATGATTCGTCCTACTTCAAGATTGAAGGAAGCATTCGATGATGAAGATGACGATGTATTCGCTGACACAGATGATGATGACGCAAATGAATATGCAGATGGTGATGGACAGTCAGAATACACAATGGAGCCATCATTTATTTTCAACTCTTCAGTTGTATTTATTTCAAACTTGAAATTGACAGACATCTCTCCAGCTGTTGCTGACCGTTGTGAATGTTGTGAAATTTCTTTGACACTTCCACAGTTTGTACAGCGTCTTGAGACTGTAATGGGTGGTTTGTGTAAAGGTGAAGACTACTCTTCAAGACCACAGTGGATGCGTGACTGGGGTAAACAATCAGCTTACACAGCATTCCTTGGTATTATTGAAGCATTCAATGCAGGCGCAACATTGTTTGGTCGTAAAGTAACAATCAGACGTAAGTTTACATTCCGTCTTTTTGAAGAAATGGCAAATGAATGGTGTCGTGGTGCTTCTTCTTATGCAATGCGTCATGAACTCAATATCGAAGATAAAGAAGTTCAGAGACAGGTTGCTGAGAAGATTACAGGTAAGTTTGTTCTTTCATTGATGAATAAAATCAATCAGAGGGGTTAACATATGGATAAAGAAACATTTGATAGTCTTTCAGAAGAAATTCATGACAAGCTTGTTGATATTCTTATTAGCGTTGACGATAAAGTTGGAACAAATGGATATGAATACAACAAGCTCGAAGACGCTGTAACAGAAGTTGATGATGCACTGTCAGCTGCTTATAGAGTTTTATTCGGAAATGACGATGATGATGAACAATAAACAATAATAAAAGTCGCCCGAAAGGGCGACTAATTTTTTATTATGGCATTACTAACAAAACAAGAAATTTTCAATTGGCTTAAGGTTATTCTTAAAGATGGTTTTTATAAAAATTCAGATGACCTTACAATTTCTGTAAATAAAAAATTGACAGACGAAGACCTTGACTCTATCACATGTTCATTTGTCAATCTTCTCGGAAACAGTGAAATTCCACATCCACAAAATCAAACTGACAAAAAAGTTTTAATGTCACAATTTAAGGTAAATTCTCGTTTTATTGATATTGATAACAATTCTTTAATTCTAAATAAACATGGCCAAATTCAGGCAAATATTGATGCGATTGTTGATAATGATGAGCTTGTAAAAGCACTTTCTGAAAATGAAAAATTCATGAATAAAGTGAAGACATTTTTGGACCCAGGAAAAATTACAATGGATTGGGTAGAAATGTATTTGCTTCGTGACCCAAAATTCATGAAAACCATTACAAATATCATTACAGTTATTCAGAAAATAAATGAAGGACAATTAGACTCAACAGTTGATGATGCAATAACAGAAGAGTTTAACAATGATGAAAAGTCTACACAAGAAGAAACTCCATCTGTAGAAGACTAAACGAATACATTGAGAGAGCTTTCTTTTGTGGTTGGTTTTGATGTAAAAATTATATGTCCATCTGCATCATGAAAAGAAAGTCCTTGATTTGAATTAGAGTTTCTATTCATTGGAAATTCAACTTTCACAAGTTTATCATAATTTATCGGTTTGATATGCCCAATTGGGTGTTCTTTGTCTGTTATTTGTGACATAAAAATTCTAGTTTTCACAGAGTCTGACGATAAAATTTTTATAGCATGATTGAGACTCTCAATAGGTACTTTATGATAATAGTCTATAGAAAAGTTTATGCATTCTGGCTCAAGTGAAATAATGTCGTTAATGACATCATCATTATTTCCCCAAAGCCCATTTGTTGAAATTACACATTTTGCGCCATATTCTTTTAATAATGGCAATAATTTTGGTTTAGTGTATTTATCCCAAAAAAGAAATGGCTCACCAATTCCTGTAAAAATGCATTGATTTCTTTCAGCAGACTCTTTTACAACATTTCGTAATGCATCATCACTCAAAAATGTGCCACTTGGAATTGCCATATAGCATCCTTGTTTAACATAACAGCATGAGCATTGTAAATTGCACATATCATACATATGCAAAATTGTCACAGGATGCGTTATATTTGTGTCATAACCAATATATTTTTTAAGCCATTCTCTTTCTGCAATCATATATTAAAAAATTAGCCGGCTTTCGCCGGCTTGAAAAACTTTAGTCTTTTAATGCTTCATCAGCTGTAGCTTCTGTTTCATCTTCGACTTTACCACCAGTTGTCTTAAGAGCATAAGCTTCAGCTTTCTTCTGGTCAGCCTCATTCAAAGCTTCACCAGTCTCTTCATTGACAGCATAATTGTCTTTATCAAGAGCGTCAATATGACCACTCAACATGTTTCTAACATCAGTCTTCCATTTTTCATATGTGTCTTTGTGCTCATAAAGCCAATCCATCAACTTCTGACGACCTTGCAATGAATAGTGCTCACCTTCAAAGTCAAACTGGAAATATGCGCCTTTTTGAACCATGAAGTTGAGCTTCAAGAAGAAGTCAATATATTCTGCATCAGCATTAAAACCACCATCAAAGAAAAGCTTAACACCTTCAGCAAGACGGAATGGAACAGAACATTTATTCTTCATGTCACGGATTGTCATCTCAATTCCAATAATACCATCAGCGTCTTTAATATCATCAGACTTTGTAATACGACAAATGATTGAAGAATAGAAAGGAATAGCCTCACCACCAGTTGGCTGTGGCAAACGAGCCATTGGTTTCATGTTAGCGCGTTCCTGTGAGATCCACAATGTTGTTATGTCACGGTCTGCAAAAAGAATGTTGAACTTCTTCAAAAATTCAGCTGTAATACGAGCAGAACCACCAAAAGTTGCTTTACCAAACTCATCATTCATCTGCGTACGAACTGGTGAAGCTCCATCTGAGTCCCAAATAACAGCAGCGACATCACCTGTACGAATAGCTTCGTCCAAGAACTCTGCAGCATCTTCGATTGTTTCAGGCTTCAAATGAACAAAATAGTCTGGGCTTGTATCAAGACCAATTGTTTGTGCATATTTCATTTCAAATGTACGCTCAAAGTCTACATAGATTACGACTTTCTGGTCAGGTCTTCCTGTAATCTCTGGAAGATGCTTTTGAAGGGCAGCTGCACAATATGTACAAACAGCAGACTTACCAGCTGAGTTTGGGCCACGGAAACGAATAATACGTCCAATTGGAACACCGCCACCGAACATGTATGTCATTAATGGTGACTCAAGCGGACACCATTTCAATGCTGACTTTGTACCATCTCCAATCAAGCTTGGAGCAGCTGCTATCGTTTTTTTCATCAATTTTCTAAACGCTTCTGACACTTATAAATTTCTCCTTTTATCTAATTTAGATTAATAAAAACAAGGTAGCCTTTCTCAAGCTACCTTGCAAAAATGTTTTTTAATAGAAACTTTTTAATCCATCAATTTTGTAATGATAATGTTATTAAATGAGTTTTTGTCTCCAGTAATTTTGATAATTGGTTCTTCTGGAAGAGAAGAATATGTGAATGTTAAAACTTCATTCTGTCTGATAATTGGCTCAAGAACATTCAACTGTAAGAATGGGAATGTCATTGAAAACTCATTCTCGTCTTCTTTGTTTTCAACAATTGTGAAAGGCAGCTCAGTCTCAATTGATGTTACCATATCATCAAAATGCATTTTGAAAAGACTTGCGTTAACATCTGTAACCATTGAAACCTGCTTGTACTGCCAACTGTCATTGCTGAAAACGTCTTTGAACTCATCAAATGCATTAAACAAATCTTCAACTTTTACAGAAACTGTGATATATTTGTCTTTTGGTGACATAGCTTCAATTTCAGCATCAGTTGGGCACTGGAAGTTTTCAGGCTCTTGAGCAAAATAAAGTGTAATTCCATACTGAGCTACATCAGCATAAATCCATGCACAGCCATTGTCATCTTTATAATACTTAATCTCATCAACATCTGCAAAAAGATTTGCAGTTGTTTTAAGAAGTGATGCTTCGTCTTCAATGTCAGTTTTCAAGTCGATAATAGAACAATCATCTGCAACTCGAATGTTTTTATTGCCGATTGTTAAAAACTTGTTTGTGTTCAAAAGAGCAAGAAGCTGTGAAGCAATTGAGATTGTATCTTTTGAGCCAGAAAGCTTGATTGTTTTTGAAGCTTTGTAATAGTTTGAAGTTGGATATTCTACTACAGCTTTTTTAATTTCTTCAACTTCTGCATCAACTGTTGCAAGGACTGTCTGATTGAAAACAGACTTTGTGTTTTCGCCTTTAATTGTCAATGAAGTTCTGTCTTTCAAGGTTACTGAAATGATGTCAGACTTTGTTTTTTCAAGAAATTTGACAAAGTTTCCAATTGAACAAGAGAAATAAAAATTGTCATTCTCTTTATCAGAAATCAAGTCAAATGTTGCCTGAATATTTCCAGAACCAAGCGAACCATTTCCATAACCATAGATTGTCAACTTGTCATCTTCAATTACAAAAAGCTGAGTTTGGCTCAATGGTGAAATTGACTCAAGCTTTTTAATAAAGTTTTGAAGAGTTTTAATTCTTGCAATCTGTTCTTTGTTGATAAAAAATTTAAAATCCATTATTTTCCTCTATTTATAATATTAACCACGCCCATTGTCATATACAACACCGCGATAAAAATTACAAACTGGCTTTCCTTTTAGTTTTCCTTTCCAAGTTTTATAAGCATCGCCTTCTTTATTCATATACAGATTTATGACTTTTATCTGTGGGCATCCTGAGAAAAGTCCATATGCTTTTCCATCTGGGCAATGCTGCTCAATCTTCTCAACTTTTACTCGGTTTAATGTTTCGCCGCTTTCGTCTGAGTAGCCATATTCATCTTGAACAATTACATATTCAATGCGAGTATTGCCTTTCCACCCAATAGATTGGGAATAACTCATAGCTGGAGCTCGCCTATTCGACTCTCCATTAAATCCCATTGGAAGTTCTTTCATTTACCATCTCCACATTCGTTCTGTCATGTCTTTTGCTGGAAGACAATGTTTATATCTGTAAAACTTTCCGTTTACTTTTGCGATAGGTAGGAATTTTATTTCTCCATTTATACGGAGCTCAGAATAGAAAATGTCAGATGGGATAGGTTTATTGTCGTTGAATTCTTCATTAAATGTCTTTTCTTCAAGTGTCACTTCAAACTCAACATTTTCAATTGTGTTTATTTTTGTAATTAGGAATGTGCGGGCTTCTTTAGGTTCTTTTATGATTTCACCATAAATGTCAACAACAACCCATTCTTGATTTGTGGATGCTCGAAGCTCATGTAAAAAATACCACATGGCTTTGTGGCCTTTTTCATCCCAGCGAGAAGCAATGCTTTTTTCTTCTGTTAATGAATAATGACCACAAAGGTTAAGAAAATAATGTGCGCTTGGATAACTTCTAATATAATACCACATAGATATTATATTAATAGCTTCCTTTCATAATTCTGTTAAGTTCGTCTTTTTCATTGATGCCAGTTGCGACCATTGCATCGAAGTCACAATGTCCATCACAGTCAAATTCAGGATGTCCCCATTCTTCAAATTTGAAACCATTCGGCATACATTTTTTGATTTCAGAAAGAAGTTCAGGTGTGATGCCTTCGTAGTCATGGTTGACCATGTATTCAAGAGTTTGGCGTGTCTTGTATTCCCACTGTTTATCAGCTGCTTTTACAGCTGCGTATGTAAATGGAATTGCCAGAATAGCAACTGCAACATACATCAAAACTTTTTTCATTTTTTACCTCCAAAGAAGAGCTTGTGGATAGTCTGCGATTTTTGAAGCTGTGTGTTCGATTGCTGTTTCCCAATCGTAAGAACCTTTCTTGATGGCTTCTTTAAGAGCCTTCAAAAACTTTTTCTTATTCTTTTCCATAAGAAAACCTCCCACATTTTTACCAAACATATTTGCCATTGACTTCACGGATTTTGCCTTCAGCAATTGAACCGTTTACAAGCTGGCGTGCATATTTGATAATTTTTCTTTTGAGAATTGCATCCTGTTTTTCAGAAAGATAACCTTTATATTTGAGCTGTTTTGCAAATGATGAAAGTAATGGCGCGTCAGCTCCTGTGAAACCAACACCATTGTATTTGTTAGTTGACTCAGACTTCTGTTCGTCGAATGTCTGATTCTGGAAGATGCGAAGAAGAGCTCTTTTGCGAATGTCTGAACGAACCGAAAGCTGAGCTCTCATCTGTTTTACAATTGCTTCTTTTGAAGTGTATACCATATCCGCAACCTCCATAGCGTTTGTTACGGATATAATATATGAAAATTATGTGACTAGTTCAAAAAATTTTAGTCTTTTTCAACAATTAAAATTTCACAATCAATGCCTTTGAAAACATCAATGATAAGACTTTCAATTTTATCCCAATCTCGTCTGTCATAAATTCCGCAGCAAATCTTAGGCATAGCAATTTTAGGCGTAAGAATGCTGCTTTTTCGTGCAACATCTGCTGCCAAACTCATAAGAGCTTCTTTGATGTTTGAATAGTCTGGATATTTCTGTGGAAGTGACTTAACGACAAGAGCATATAAGTCTTGAGTTCCTGAAGTAAATGCAATACAGTAACCTTTTCCTTTCCATTTTGTTGCCTCTTCAGGCAATGACTTCAAAAGAGCTTCAACACGAAACTTATCATCGAGTTGCTTACAGATACCGACATCACATCTGTAAGTTGCATCAACTGCAAAAGCAATTGAATATCCAATCTGGCTGAAAATATCACCTTTTATTTTATTGAGGGTCATAATTTCCTCCTTCCCAAACAATTTTTATTTCATTTTTTGGCGGTCTATAATGGCAGCTTTTTGCTTCTGTGCAGAAACCAACATGAACACATTTTGGAACAAATAGAGCATCAGCAATTTCTTTCCATTCTGGCGAATATTCACTCAAAGCATCTTTCAATTCTTTAGCAAGTGCTCTAATTTCCCAATATGCACGATTACACAAACGCATTCCGAAGAAGTTTACTAAAGTACGAAGATTGACTTTCCAAACCATTTTACTTCGATACGCAAGAGGCAATAAATTCGTCAAGTCTTCATTTGGAATACCATAGTCTTTCAGTATTCTCATCGCACTTCTGACTGTTTCAATAGTTGAATTCCATACAGCCAAAGCATCTTGATTTTTTTCAATTGAAGATGGTATTACAACATCAACGCCTTTCTTTTCATAGTCAATATAGCGAGTTGAAGCTTGCAATCTTGTTGGGCTTCCACCAATATGTGTGTACAACTCACGAAGGCATTTTGCTGAATATCCATCTATGACAACATAGACATCTGGAAATTCTTCAGTTCTACCATGCCCACTTTCGATACAGTCCCAGGCACGTTTTATGTTTTTCTGTCTGTCTTCAATGTTTGCTCCCCAACAAATACCGGAAAACTCTCCAATCATTTGGAGAGGAACTTTCGTCGTGTATTCTTTTATAGTTATCACTCAACTACCTCATATGTTTGCTCAAAGATGTCTGGCTTACAAAAATAGAATTCACCTTTAACGCCGCGAATGACAAAATCTCCAATTGTCGCTACATGCTTTGCTTTTCCATCAACGCCATCTTCCAAAGTTCTGATAACCAACTCGCCATTTTCAAGATGAACATTATCGCCTGCAAATTTTTTCACTGCATCAAAGTTTTTACCATTCCAACCAATCGCTGCAACAGTTACAGGCTTCTTTCTGAAAATATGTTCTTCTTTTGTACAATCAAAAGCATCACTCATTTTTTGTTTCTCCTTTATGAATATAGATTAATGAAAAAAGGACCACTTTCGTGGTCCCTTCACTTAAAAGCTTATGTTATGCTTTGTCTTTTGTTGAAAGTGCTTTCGCAACTTCTGAACCAACAAGCTTTCCACCAACAAGGCCCTTAACAACGTCTCCAAGGTCGATACCAAGCGAGTCTTTAAGACCTGCACCAACCTGAGTGATTGTCTTAGTGATGTTGCCTGTAAGAAGGTTGTCACCACCATCTTTTCCACCACTGTACATTGTGATGTTTCCAACTTTCTCCCAAGGTTTGGCAGCTGCTTCATACATTGCTGGCAACTGGCTGAAGAGCGCTTTCAGTGCTTCCAACTGCATGTCCATTTTACCAGTTTCATTCATCTTTGCGAGAGCTTCAGCTTTCTTGTTGATTGCTTCAGCCTCAGCCAAACCTTTCTGTTTCAAACCTTCAGCTTCAGCAAGTGCTTTCTTACGAAGACCTTCAGCTTCAGCTTCGAGTTTAGCTTTTACAGCAGCAGCTTCAGCTTCACCCTTGGCCTGGATAGCTTCAGCAAGAGCTTTCTGACCTTCAGCTTCATTCAACTTCTGCTGTTTTTCAGCTTCAGACCTTGCAACCAAAGCTTCAGCGGCTTTTTCCTGCTCGTATTTATCAGCTTCAGCTTTCTTCTGGAGAGCAATGAGGTTTGCTTCAGCATTGCGCTCTTTCTCAATCTTTTCAGCTTCAGCGGCTTTTGTACGTTCATAAAGTTCAGCATCAGCACGAGTCTGAGCAGCATACTTTTCAGCATCGGCCTGTTTCTTGATTTCAGCATCAAGTGCTTTTTCCTTGATTGAGATTTCCTGCTCTTTCAAGTCATTCTCTTTCTGCAAGCGGGCAATCTCAGCTTCCTGTTTTGTAACCTCAACAGTCTTACGCTGTGTTTCTTTCTCAATTGCACCTGCAGCTTCAGCTTTTGCAATCTGCTTCAAACGTTCAGCTTCAAGTTCGGCTTTACGAACTTCAAGAGCATTGTTCTTTTCAGCAATTGCAGTATCAGCAGCAACCTTTGCGTCATTTGACTCTTCACGAGCTTTTGCTTCTGCAACAGCAACTTCTTTGTTAGCATTTGCTTTTGCAATTGATGCGTTCTTCTGAATAGTTGCGATGTTATCGATACCAAGGTTGTTGATTACACCCTGCTCATCGCTGAAGTTCTGTACATTGAATGATACAATCTCAAGACCCATTTTGTTAAGGTCTGGAACTGCATTTTCCTGAACCTTCTCAGCAAAAGTTTTGCGGTCATTCATCATGGCTTTCAAAGTCATGGTACCAACAATTTCACGCAAGTTACCTTCAAGAACTTCGCGAGCAACGCTGTTGATATATCGTACATCCTGGTTTAAGAAGTTCTGTGATGCTTTCTGCAACATTTCATCAGAAGTACCAATCTTGATGTTCGCTACAGCATCAACTGAGATATTGATACATTCTGCAGTTGGAACAGCTTCCTGTGTCTTTACATCAACTGAAATCAACTCAAGAGTAAGCTCATCCTTACGCTCGAGGAACGGAATCCTGAAGCCAGACTTTCCAATAACTTTTCGTGCATTCTTGCGCAAACCCGAAATAACAAAACATTTATTTGTTGGAGCTTTGAAATATCCAACAAAAAACATGATAAGAATGAGGATTGCGAGAATTCCTCCACCAATAATTGCTGACAAAATTAACACTTGTCAACCTCCTTAAAAATTATTATTATTATTTTATATATTAATTGCCATCTGTTTGAAATGGCAATATTTTTTCAGAATTTTTTGGTTTTATTACCAAAACTTTGCTTGCGCATGTTTTTCCATTCACATGCACAACATACTTTCCAGAGAACTCTTTGACAATAGCATATCCAAGGCCATAGTCATATTTTCCACGGCTATAAGGATAGGCAATCATGTCACCAGCTTCAATTTCAACTCCGCACATGTCTGTAAGCTTATCAACATTGATTTCTGGTCTTCCACCAAGTCTGTTTTTTCGAGGTTTGATGGTTTTCTTTGAAACAATGAAGTCAAACTCATTCTGGTAAGCTTTTTCTAAGAGCTCAATAATTCCAGTTTCACCAACCAATTTTTCCATATCACGTTTTGTGATGTCTTGATTGTCGGGGATGTAAACTTCCCATGAACATCCGTGCCCAATGATCGTATTCCAGCTTTCATCTTTGTAATAAAATAAATACTCACCTTTATCGCACGTATATTTTACAGAGTCACCATATTTTTTACGAAGCTGTTTTCCAGCATAGTCAAAAATAAATGTTGACATTACAAGATGTGATTTATTAATCCAAGAATTGTCTCCTTCAACATCTGTATTGCTGATGCCATTCCAATCATAGTTGACATCATTCAAAACTTTATGACAGTGTGTCTCAAATGGTGAAAATTTTACTGGCTCAACAGTGAGACTTTTCTTGTTGATGCCGTCATCCGAAAACCAAGAGTCTTTGAACGGGTCGAAGCTTGGGATTTTTACACGGTCACCATATATGAAACCATAGTTTTTTGTAACATGCTCATGTTTTTCATAGTCATAGTCTAACCGAGTATGAACGCTTTCTTTGTATGTAACGCCGACAGTATTGCCATCTTTATCTGGAACACCGCATGTATCATAACACCAAAGACCAGCATTCCAGATAAAACCGCAATCATTGATATAATTTTCATCGCCTTCTGGAAAAAGACTTTTCCAATTTTTTTCTTTGAAAACAATTCTGAAATAGTTTTGAGATTTCTGTTTTTCAGTTGCAATGTCTTTAATAAGAGATGTTACCATTTACCACTTCCCATAGTTTGCTGGATTTTTAGAAAATCGATTGTATGCCCTGTCAGCATCAATCATCAACTTTTTTGCTGCTCGGCATTGTTTTTGCGCGGCGATGTACATCTCACGAAAATACAAAAGCTCATAGTGAAGCAAGTCTCTGTCAGAACGCAAAGACTTAATTCTCCATATTGCAGTCATCGCGCCTTTTGTCTCAATGATATGATTTTGGATTCTGCTGAGCTCTTTTTTCCAGAAATGATAGCAATCAAGCTTTTTATGAAGCTGACACCAGTATTGAGAGCCTTTATCAAGCTCAGTCTCAAAAATCTTGTCAGTATCTCGAACCCAATTTGCTCTGTGTTTACGACTCCAAAGTATATGCATCTGTGATTGTTCCTCCTCTGAAAATTGCACATCCAAAAAGATGGATTGAACGTCGACGATTGTCAAAGTCGAGTTCACCATCTTGCGGCATAATTTTCTCATTTCGAAAAACGATTGTTCTGACTTTATAGTCATTACTACATTCTTGAATTCTTACTTCTGCGTCCTTAAACTCTTCAGGAATTTGGTTAAGAACAGTTTTAAGCTCACCAGCTGTAAAAGGCTTATTGCCTTGTGTTCTGAAAACAGTTTCTTCGTCATTTCCGCGGTCTCTGTGCTCAACAGTAATCATGCGTTTGCCTCCAAGAACTTTACTTCAGCCCAATCATACATATAAGGAAGTGGAGCTGCATCTTCAATTCCAGTGTTTTTTACATAGCCAAATGGCTCATTATCATGGCTCAAAAATGGAGCAAAATACAGCCACATTCCATCTTGAAGAATTATCTGGTATGTGTAGGTGTTGTCTTTCTCCAAAGAAAACCAAACCAAGTCATCATCGTACCAGCCATTTTTGCGTAAGATTTCATCAACTGTCCATTTAGACCATCGACTGCCTGAGCTCGAATAACCAATTCCCATCTTGTCTTCTTCTGAAAGCTCATCAAAAGGTGTTCCATTAGGGTCCAAATGATATGTATAGTTTTTGCTATCAATGAGCCACTTCGCATGTTTTTCAGCTTCAGCGCGTGTTATCTTAGACTCAATCTTGTTGTAGCTGACAAACGTATTGAAGAAGTTTATGACGTTTTCAATTTTGTCTTCATCACCTTTATGGTATTGGAAGCAAAATGCTTTTCCACCTTTCCAGAGTTCAGTGTTCTCATAAACTTTCCAAGGAAGGCCGAAACTTTCAAGCTTCTCTTTATTTACTGAACCAACTTTAAACATTATTCTGCCTCCGACAATTTTGACAGGATGTTGTGAATTCCTTGAATCTCATATGGTCCACCTTCCTGAAGCTGCTCAACTTCAATTGTGTAAGTGAAGACTGGACGAGCATTTTCTGTTCCAATGACAACAAAGTCTGGAGCTCCATTTTTCTGGAAATACAATTCAACTACATTTGCATTATCAGTTTTAAAAACTGAGTCTTTCGGAAACACTTTACAAAGAATATCATAGAGTGTTTCATCATCATGTTTTTTCGCATAGTCTGTGAAACTAATGGCCATTATGCAGCCTCCTGAGCATCAAGAATGTCAACAAGATGAATGATTTTGCGAACCATAACCATATCTTCAGCAGAAACTTTCCATGAGTCAACTGAGCTGTCAAGCCAAAGCATTCCAGCATGGTTTGCAATGTCTTCAGCATAGTATGAACCAGTCGTTATCTGGCACTTAATTCCACACATTTCATCAAAGTCATAAGACTTGTCGCCAAACACAATGATATTTTTTCCGTTGTATTCGCTTTTCTTAAAACCTACAACCCATTTGTCAGAAACATTGTATGAAGTGAAGAACTGTGCCATAATAAAACTCCTTAGTGTTTGATGTTGATTTACGGATATAATATATGAAAAGTTTAGTCTTTGTTCAAAAATTTTCTTCCCAAAAACCCAACTTCTTCAAGGTTTCTTCCATGTCTATGTCTGAGTAATATTTCTTCCAAGTTTGGTAAGCATTCAAAGGTTTTTCAGGTTTAGTGAAGCGGGCGCTTTCCCAGTCAACCGCTGCTTCTACCTGATTTTTGATAAATCTTCCAGCAGGCTGAACCTTAGACCATTTATGCATTCCATCATCATAATAAACTCTAATGTGTCTCATATGAGCATGATGACTTGAGAACTTACGATGAATTTTAGTTGCAATTTTGTCACCAAAAATTGCAATGTTAATCATCTTCACGAAATCATGAAGTGGGAAAGAGTAACCGTGCTCTTTAGCAATCTTTTGGACGACTGCGCGATGCTTTATGGTTTTCTTGATTTCGTCTATTCTGTTCACGATGTTCCTCTTTTATCAGTTTCTTTTGTCTTCGTATCTCATCCTCAACAAGTTTGACGAGTTTGCGGAAGTACATAAGATATGCATAATATTTTTGATAATTATACAAGTCTTCCTCTTCTTCCCAAAAATGATAGCCGCCAGGAGAATACGAAACATATTTATTTATGTCCAACGGATTTTTGCCAATCCGTTTCAAGTCGCTTTTTAAATCAGCAATTTGTTTGTAATATGCATTTGCTTTATTCTGAAGAAACTCGAGATTACGCAGCCTCTCGCTCATAGGCATTGAACCAGAACTCCGCGCCTTCAAAATCTTCTTTGCCACACTCAATTCTGCACTCATAAAAACCAGTTTCCTCCAATTTAAAAACTCCGAGTTTTTTATATTCAGGATGCATACAATCAGCAAGTTCAACAATAACTGAAGCTTTTCCTTCTTTTACGATTTTTGTTATTCTTTCAGGGAAAAACATTCCATAAAGCGTTCCAACAACAAGTTCTTCGCGTTTGAAGTCAAGCTTTCCTTTAGCCATTGTGGTCTCCTCTTACAAATATAATATATGAAAAAGATTAATTAAATTCAAAAAATTTATATTAATATATTATATATGGATTTGATTGATTACGAAGAAGACGACCGCCCTGAAGTTGATGACGCAACTGAAGTCGAGTGGGAAGGCTCATTAGAAGATAAACCTGAAATTGAACAGACACTTTACAAACTTCAAGAAGCATGGTACAAAGAAAAAGACGATAAACAGAAAATAAACATTTGGACAAAGATGTATGGTTTTGTTCAGACATATGCTCGTTCAATGGTTTTGCAGAAATTGAAGCATAAAAAGTTTTTGTCTCCAGACATTATTGATGACTACACAAGTGACTCATCACTTCGTTTTATGTCACAATATTTGTATCGTCGTAATTTTAAATGTGGAACGTCATTCGGTAAAATGATTAACTACAAAGTTCTTGAAGCTGTTTATGGTGAAAAAGAAGAAGACAAAACTCTTTCTTTAATTCTTGATACAGACTCATCTGAATTGGACTTATTGAGCATTGCTGACAAAGCAGACATTAAGCCTATTCTTTCGCAAGACTATGACCATTTTGAAGATATGTTCAAAAACACATTTGAAGACATTGTTGAAGAAGTTTTGCATGAATTGGATGAAGAACTTGAACAAGTTTGTGGTGGTGACATTATCAAAATGAAGTGTCGCTTTTACATCAATTTGATTTTCAAAAAGCCAAAGAACAGACACATCAAAAGTCAATTTATTAAAATGTGTTGCTCTAATAAAAAAGAAATTGATATGGTTAATCTCATCGAACTTGAGCTTTTGGATAGACTTAAACGTGCATCCAACTAAATAATTATGTTTTTAACAACGAATGAACTTGGACTAGAAGACTTTTTGAAGGCAATTTCTTTTATTCCTCCAAAAGGTACAACAGTAGAATATTTTATCTCGCCTAAAGCAATCAATGGTGAAACAACTGGTTTCACTCAAGAAGCAAAAAAAGAGTTTGATGATAATACAGTTACATATCAGCGTGTTGACCCAGCTACAAAAATTGTTCAAGGTGACACACCAGCTGATTATGCTAATATTACGCCTTCAGAGATGCCTTCAACTGGGCCAAAAGTTCCAGTTATTCCGCAATCAACACCAATCGAAGCTTTAGAGTGTCCTTATGCTAAAGTTTTGTCTGATGACGAACTTGGCACTGATGTCATTTTGACAGAAAGTTTCGGACCATTCTATAAAAACACACTATTCCATTGTTTAAAGGAGAATAACGTAAATGGCATCAATTAAGTCAATTCAATTTCAATGTCCAAAATGTAAATTTCAGTGGACTATCAGAGTTCCAAGTACAACAGCAGTTACGGCACGTCAGAGATGCCCATCTTGTAAGAAATATTCTGAGAATTGTCTCAAACCTTACAACCCTTGGGCAAGTCACACTAAGTAATATATGACTGTTACATATTTTTGCAAATCATGCAATAGAGAAATTAAAAAAGACTATACAACAAAACCAGACTTTTCAATATCTTGCCCATTTTGTGGTAAAAATGCTTCACGACATTTTGGGCAAGTAACTACAACAAAAGAAGACCCGTCTGTATCAGGAGCAATTCAAATGATGCTCTATTCGCAAAGACCTTCAAAATAATCTGCAACTAATTATTTCATGAGCAAACTTGACACACTTTTGGAAAAATATACTGAAGTAGAAGACTTCAGCTTTAATTTTAATAGAGATTTCAATGAAGTTTTACGCCAAATTGAAGAGCTTTCTTTTTTGGCAGAAATCGACAGAGATAATTATTACCTCACATTTTTAGAGCAAATTTTTGTAAAAGAAGACGGAAAATGGAAGCTCGTAAATCTTGATGATGCACAACGTGAAGAGTTCTACACGAAAGGATACGTCAGCACTTATCCAAATGGATTTAGAATTGCATGTACACTCCACATGTACATAAACTCAATTGAAGGATATGTTCAGACATTTGTATCACGTGAAATCATTAAAGAAATTAAAGACCCAAAAGATGACTATGGCACAGTTTTCACAGAATACCATAAAAGTACTGTAAATCGTCCATTTGAAAAAAGTGAGTTTGTTATAAAAGACTTAGAAGATGGCAATCCTGCAAAAGAAGTTTTCACTAAGCTCTTAAAAGCATTTAAAGTTTCAAAAACTAATAAACTTGACGTAAGTAATTTTGACTTGAAAGTTTATCAAGATGTTTCTATGTATTGGGGAAATCTTAACAATAAGTCTCATCTTATTGATGATGAGCTTCAAGAGTCTGCTGCTCCAGAACGTGTTGATATTCCTGCAAAATATAAAAAATACAGCATAGACCTTGATAAAGAACTATATAAAGCTATTCATGGCACATGCTTCAGTTCAGTTGACTATTATACAAATGGTTATGTAAAAGAGTGTAATTCTTATAATGAAGCTGCTGGAATTATTTTCTCATTGGTTGACTATATCAACGAAGGTAAGGTTGAGATGAAAGTTCATCCTGAATATGATAAACAGCATATTGACTTCCTTGAAAAACACTATTTCTCAAATATGTGGCCAGTCGCTGAAAGTGAAGAAGAAGCTAATGAACTTTCTAAAGAACTTACAAAATATGAAGTTGCTGTTACACGCTTCCAAGATGAGATTATTTTCAAACTTGAAGTTTGGGAATACGGAATTGTTTATGTCATAACAAATGCTCATGATAACAGAACAATTGATATGCGTCCTAGAAAGAGGGTATAATATTGGCTGAGTCACGTCTTTTTGAAAGTATCTTAGAAAGTGAAAATGTTCCACCTTGCCCATTATTTGACTTGGATGACGGTTGGTATGGGCTTGATGGTAAGTTTAAGAAATTTTACAAGCCTGATATGACATACGACATGAAAGACGATGCTATCACAAAAGAAGAAAATATAATGCCAGACAGAATGAAAACTTGGAACACAAAAGTTTATCCATCACGAGTTTAATAAAAAGCCGCTCAAAAGAGCGGCTTTTATTTTTATGCAATCTTTTTTAAGAATCCATTCAATTCTTCAGCTGTTCCACCAAAAATTAAGCGCCATTCATCTTTTGTAAGTGTTGACATTTTACCGATATTCTGAATACATTGGCCTTTCGTTTTCAATGCTTCAAGCTGCAAATTATCTATACAGTTTTCATAGCACATATTATAGTAACGTGTTTCTTCTGTTTGTCCAATTCTATGAATACGTCCACGAGCTTGTTCATATATAATTCCAGACCAATAACGCTCATAAAAAATTGCTGCTTTACATTCAGTCAATGTGAATGAAGTATTTGCGATCATAATAGACGCAATTAAAACTTTCTCACTAGACTTTTTGAAGTCTTCAACAATCTTAAAGCGCTCAGACTCTTCAATATCAGAAGACAGGATGAATGCATTTGGGTAAATTTTTTTAAGTTTTTCCATTGTCAATGGGTGATAATAGAAAACTATAACTTTATTGCCCATTTCTTCACATTCATATTCGAGAATATTTTCCAATGCTTTGATTTTATTAAAGTGCTTCAAATAATCAAAATCATTTAATGCATTTACAAAGTCTATTTTCATCTTTGTGTCAATATTCAAAGCAGAGATTGTGTCCATAACTTTTGAGCCAATAATAGACTCTGGATTATCGACTGCCATTTGTAAAACTTGGAATGTATTTAAAAGTTCATTTACAACGCCAGTGTTTTTCTCTTGGTTTCTTTTCTTAATAATTTCAAGCGTAATATTTGAGAAAATCTCATAAATTCTTCTTTGCTGTGGTGACATTTCAACCATTATGAGGTCCATATCAATTGCAGGTGGAAGTCCTAATAAGCTTTTCTCACGAGTTGAAACATATGTTTCGCCTAATGCATGCTGTAATGCTGCCCATTTTCCCCAGTTCCAAGTAGACTTATTTGGAGCATATCTTGAAAATCGAGTTCCAAGCTCACAATATAATTGCAACCAATCTTGGTATGAAAGGCCTTTTACAAGAGCATTATCAAGAATACGTAATGTTGGATAAAAGTTTTCTTCTACATCATTTGGAGTTGCTGAAAATAGATAACGATATTTCCAAAACTTCAAATTCATTATAAGAGCATCACCACGCTGTGAACCATGCTTTCCAGAAAGATGGCATTCATCTAAAAAGACTATTCCTTCTTTATCACCGTACCATTCTTTCAGTGGTAATGAAGACTTTCTATAGCGAACTTTTTTAGTATGCTTTTTTCCATTTTCATCGGTTACAACTTTCTTTTCACGTTTATTTACAATTTTGTCATAATAATCATTTATCGAACGGAATGAGTCATAACCCATAATAATAATGTCATAGTCATCATTGCTGAAAATTGCTCTGTCTTTTTTCAAGTCTGTTACAGATGCAACGACTAATGTTCGTGACTCGTCATAATTTTTAATGAACTTCTTAAGCTCACCATTCAAGTTCATAATACCAATTGATGAAGTTAGGATAATTGCTTTGTGAACTTCTCCAATTTTACGTAATTCTTCTAATGTCGCTGCAAGAGCCCATGACTTTCCAGTTCCTGTGTCCCATTTGAAAAGCATTGAAGTTTGGTTAATTGCTCTGTTTACATCTACTCTTTGAAAGTCATATTTTGGTGGGGAATTGAGAACATCATCATCATAATGACGACGCTCAGAACGTTTCATAATTTTATGAAAGTCTGAGATATTATCGATGTACTGGTTGATTTGAAGTTTGTCATATTCTGAAAGCTGAACTCCAAACTGGTGAAATTCTGCTAAGACTTCTTCGTATTTTCCTGGTGATATTGTCCATGCCTTTTTAGAAGGCGAATAAATCATTTTCATATCACGGCAAGTTTCAAGCTGCTCTGAAAAACGAGCACCGCCACAAGTCACATATAACAATCCATCTTCAAACTCAACTTTAACCATAACACCTAATTTGTCCTAATTCAACTGCTTCATTACACGTCGCTTTCGTCACTTTTCCGAAAAGATTTTTGATATTTGTAATATCAAACTCACTTACTGTAATTGAAGAAATAGACTTAATAAAGTCTTCAGCTTCTTTTATAGTTAGTTCAATGCTATCATCATAAAGAACTGACTCATCCTTATATTCTGTAGGCAACATTTTTATGAAGTCATCAATTGTGATGCCTTTAATATTGTACAAAATATAGTCAATTCCGTCAATTGTAATTTCTTTTGGCTCATTAAATTTTTCAGAAATATTTTTCTTCGAGATACTGCTCAAATACTGCCGAGAATAACGTAAAGAAGGATAGACTTTACGAATACCTTCTAATGAAGCAAAATACTCAACATCATTTGAATGCGCGTATTTTAATGCATATTTTGGATGCTGTGATGAAAGACAGCCTTTAATCTTAAAGTCATTAAAGCCATCTAATAAATTAACTTTTTTCAAGTCACAATCAGAAACTGTAGACTCCATGAGATTGACATCATCAATAATACCAAAATGACGCACAACTTTTTTCTGTAAAAGCTCGAGAATATAAAACTCATCATTTCCAATATCAGTCTTAGTATGCAAACAGCCATTCAAATCCAAAGCTTTCACTGTAAGAAATAAGTCACCAGTCGTAAAGCACAAATATGTATTTTCATCCCAATATTGTGACTCATATGACGGAATTTGAATAGTCATATGCTGCTTATCGAGACATGTTGACACACGATAGTATTTCTCATCATCAATGCAGATATGTCCATAATGTTGATTTAAGTCTCGTGTTCCATCAGCATGCGTTGTGCCAATAAATGCAATTGAGCACTTTTTAATGAATTTTGCATTTTCCAAAACTTGCAAAGCACGGCCCAATTTCATATCAATCAGGCCATTCAAATAGACAAGTCTTTTATGAGGGTCAATAGACTTTACAGTTTTAGTAGATTTTTGTGCTAAGCTGTAAAACTCATCTACATTATATTTAAGCATTATCCTTTCCGTATTCTTTTTCGTAAACTTTATGGCATTCATCATGAATGAAGTCAATTGAGTCTAAGAATGCCTTTGCAGCTTCTTTTGCTGATTTGAAGAAGCCAGTCTGCAAGTCGGACTTAATAACTGATTTTGGAAAACGAATATCAACAATTTCATAGTAATTTGGTTTTCCAAGAATTTTTTTCATATCTTTGATTTCATATTCTTTGACATCGAATTTACTTTCATTTTCACCGCCACCTACAAAGTCTGCTGTAAAAATATGGTCTCCAATCTTGTAGTCAATTTCGCTATCAATTCCAACATGTGCTGTGTTTTCTTTCATTTTATCCTTCCTTATTTATGTGTAATATATTAATAGTTACAAAGTGAGTTTAGTTACCTGTTTAAATAATCTTTAAAAGGGTAAGCACTTTCTGCTTCCCTATAGATTTTAAATTATAATATAGTTAATACTGAATTTCTTATTATTAATATAATAAATGGTATAGAAAACTATGTTAAGAATAAAGTCTCTTTCAATTAAAAATTTCATGAACATTACAAATGCTTCATTTGATTTTGGAAATATAAATTATTTTTATGGAGAACCAGCTTCTGGAAAATCTGCTGTATTCGAAGCAATATCAATATGTTTTAGTGATGAAAAACGTTCTGGCACATATGGTGAATATGTAAAACAAGGGTGTGATAACGCTAATATTGTCTTAAAGTTTAAGATTTATGAGGATGATGCAGAAATACGCCTAACATTGAACCGTGTGAATGGCACACCATATGAATGTGAATTAGACTACAAAGGCGAAACATATAAAAATACAAAAGCGTCTGAAAAACTCTCTGCTCTTGGAATTTCATATTATTCAAAAATTATGTTCCAAATGCAGAATGCGAAAGATATTGTAGACCAAACATCAGCTTCGCGTCTTGAATACATTAAAAATCTTTTTAATTTTAATTATGACTCACAAAAGCAGATAATTACTGAAAAATTGCAACAGGCAAAAAAACAGCTCGAAGAATTGCGTATTGACACTGCGTCTAAAAATGCTTTGAAGTCTGAATTGTCTCATTTTGAGCAAGCTATTGCAATGCCTTTTACAGCTGAGCAGATTATTAAATTTAATAATAGACTATCTGAAAACTTGGAAAAAATTTCTAAAGTAAGTGAAGCTCAGAAAAAACAAGATGAATTGATGTCTCAGCTCCGTGAAGTCGAATTATCTCTTCATAAAAACCAACTCGATGTAGCTCCATATGAAAATAAACTTCGTGACATTGACAATTTGAAAAATAAACTTGTAGATGAAGACAAGCGAATTGAAGAATTTAAGGAAAAAATTGCTGAGCTTGATGCAGAAGCAATTGAAAGAAGCAAAGACATAAACAAAATTGAAGACACAATTGCAGAGACTTACAAACAATTAAGCGAAGCGACTGACACACGAAACAACCTCAGATTTGAGTTGAAATCTTTTGAAGAGAGAGAAGAAAAATGTAGAGATGGAAAGTGCCCAGTTTGTGGCCAAAGCACAGACAATGTTGTCGCTCATTTTGAGAAAGAGATTTCAGAACTTAAAGAAAAATGTTTAGATGCTGATAAAATGGTGGACTATTATAGGACAGCAAACACAAACGCTCAGAGCACAAGTGCTGAATTGACAGCAGCTCACACAGAATATACTCATATGAAAAGAAATTATGAGAATATGATTGTAGAGTCTGAGGAAGTTAAAAAAGGCATTAGTTATTCATTAGCAGAAGAGCCTTTAGTCAGAAAAAGACTTGCAGACTTGAAAGACTTAATTTCAAAATTAGAGGTTGAGCAGAAGACTCTTCAAGATAAAGTTTCTTCTATTAAGAAAGTTGATGTTTCTGGCATAGTCAATGAGAATAATAAAATTCTTGCTGACATAAAAGAATATGAGCGCGCAAATGATAAAAATCAATTTATCATGAGACAAAATGAAGAGAAGAGAAATAAAATTAAAGCCATAGATGAAGCTTTGGGAAAGAATGAAGCTGAACTTACAGAAGTGAATATAATGGCATCTGTTTATGATGAAGCTTGGGAAGTTTTGAATAAGTTGTTGCCACAGTATCGAACTAAAGTTTTTTGTGATACAATCAAAAATGATCTAAATGCCTTCGTTCATATGATTTTCCCAAAATATGATGTCCTTGTAAAGACTTCTAAAAAAGGCTGTGATTTGCTGTATACAAAAGACAATACGGTTGTTGATGAAAATAAGAATAGATGGCTTGATACACGAATGTCATCTGGATTTGAACGTGCAGTTTTGACAACAGCTTTTAAGACTATTTTGGCAAAATATTACAAAATAGACTTTTTTGTTGGAGATGAAATCGATAAAGCCTCAAGCGATAATGACTCCATTAAACTTTTTTCAGTTTTACTAAATCTTCATCAGTTCCATCAACTGTTTTTAATATCTCATAAAAAAGCTCTTGGAAGTTATTTGGAAGAGAATTATGACGATATTTATATTTTTGAGGCAAAAAATGGAAACTTTACCAAGAAGAATTAAACGAGAAATTAAAAGAGCAAATAGAAAAGCAAATAGACTTCGCAGAAAATTAGGACTAAAAAATGCGAAGTCTAAATGCACCAAAAAGACTATCACTGAGATTGAGATAAAAGTTCCTTATGAGGACTACATAAATGGTAAAATTCCGTCAATTGAAGATGCAAAAGAATATGCATATTTTTATGACAGAGGTGACAGTTATTTTGGAGCAGAAAAAATAAAAGATGGAAAATTAAAAGAATATTATGAAATCATAAATCCGTCTATCAGTGAAGATTTCTTTAACAGAAGACAAATATATAAAATAAAGAATTTTTACATTAGTTCATTAAAAGAACTGGTTGAAATATTAAGTAGCAACATTAAAAATGAGCTTGTCTTTGGTTTGAACGGAAAAATATTTTATTTGAATTATTGTTCGTTTAATCTAAAAAACCAAATAACAGACCTTTATTTTTATGAGCATGGTGTAAGTAGTAATCATGAATTTTTAAAAGATATTTTAAAAGAAGGAAGAGAAATTTTGAAATTCTCTTTAGAAAAAAATAAACTTGATAGAGTCTATTTTGAAGAGAAGACTAAAGAGAATTTAACTGTTTTTTATTATTATGACATAACAACACAAAATACATTAGTGTTGAAAGAGTGCTTACTCCAAAGGCTGTTCAGGAATAAAGGTTGACGTACTAATACTGATCAATGATGTCGGATTTGTTTCAGCATCTATTAGGCTATTATGGTTGTCTGGTTCTCCTTTATAGAATGACTCTAAGCTTATTTTTTCACTTTTGTTTTTATCAACACTAATATCATTGAATGTTTGTATTTTTACGATTCCAGAGTCTGTTGAAACATTTGACTCACCTACAAAGTTGAATGATTTCATAAGATTTTCTGCAATTGTTTGTTCTCCGTCTTCTGACTCTTTAGATAGCCCATATGCAGCCGAACAATTTGTGAATACAAATGTATTATCAAAGTTACGTCCTGTATCACTATCACAAAAAAGGCTATAATATTCTGAGTCAAAACCTTTAAATCCAAATTTAACGAGCGAACCACGAGTTCTAGTGCCATTATCGTTACCATTAACGCAAATTCCTAAAAGTTCTTTTAGACGGTAATCTGTAAGTTTATTTCTTGTAAAATTTTGACTTATTGTATAAAATCCTTTAATATCATCTGAACCAGACGATGTGAATTTTAGGCTAGCTTTGCAGTCTTGAGTAAATTGACTGTTTCCTTGAGCATATGAAGCAGTATATCCTGATAAATAATTATATGTAAATGGAGAATAGTCAGAAAATCTGTCTTCATCATCGCTACTATTATTAGAAGGCCAACCCCAAACTGTGAGGTAAGTAGAAATTCTTTTTGGTTGTCTAGTGTGACACTGACCAGCAATTCCACCTTCAAAAATCATTGAGTCTACATTAACTTTATCTTTATAGTCTAACTTTCCAGAAGACATTCCAGCAGTATTTTCATCTTCATTACTAATAGACAAATTACCATTATCATAAAAATATGAATATATTTCACCATAAGCTGTCTTTTTAGAAATTAATTTTAATTCTGTGTTATTACTACCATAAGGAACATCATTATTATGAATAATTTTTAAAAATGATGGAAGTCCAGGACCACCACCTAAGCCATCTAATTGGTATTCAGCTGTTAGATGACTTAGTCCTTTTATTCCAGATTTAATATAAATTACTGGCTTTATAAAGTTTTCTTTATGTTTGATAATTTCTGTAAAAACAACAATTGGAATTCCTGTATAATATGGAACTTTTTTCTCTCCAGGGTTCCAAATTTCTATAAATTTTTGACCACCTCTTTCTGAAGTTTTCGCTCTAAGTTTAAAGATATACTGATACTTATTTCCAAGTAAACAACGGCCATCAGAACCTTTAGACCCAGGTGAGAAAAATGCTCTTCCAGGAAATCCTCCAAAACCTGCAGCAGCTACTTGGAGGTCGACATTCGTAGGAACGAAACCACCCCAATAATGTGTCCAAGGCCGTATGTTTTTAGTAGAACCACCACATCCACCACTTCCACTATTATAGCCATCTCCACCAAATGACCCAGGCATACTCTCAGTTGTTCCGTCCATTTCGCCGAAACCACCATTTTCACCATTTCCAGTTGGTCCACCAACTCCGAAGATAGTAAAGCAGTAATTCTTGAATATACTTACATAAGCAGAGTTCAAGTTCTCAACACAAGCAATAGTTTGTCCTGGATTATAATTTGCTGAAAGTCTTAATTTAATATCGCATTCTTTCATGTAGATATAGATAAAGACAGATTCATCTTTTGAAGCAGACGCAGTACATGTGATTTTTAAAGTTGGGTTATTTGTAATATCACCTTCATAGTCTTTTTCTTCAACTTCTCTTGAGCATAGAACATCAATGCCATTATAATTTTTTTCTTTGCCGCTTTCAATCGCCACATTGTTGAAACCTTTTCTTGATAAAAGGTCTACAACTGAAGAGTCACAAAAATTTTTATCGTCTTCAAGGTTTCCAAATCTAATAAAAGACTCAAAAATATTATTTGTATCAAAATATGTATAGCAAGGGCAAGTTTTATCTGGGGCTGGGAATGGCGTACCAAGTATCGTTTTTGACTGTTGTTTATAATAATAATTTTTTAAATTTGAAACTCTAACATAGTTTTTAATGTTCAATTGTAAAAGAACAGCTTCTCCAACTTCAAACTCACTTCTATTATAGAAATTTTTTAAGTCGAGCTCATTAAAAAGGTCTGGACTAATTGAGAAATTATATGTATTTTTTTGAATAAAAACGCTGCAATATTGTGATGTTTGAGGAATAAATTCAACACATTGAAAGTTTATTCCATTAGTTTTAAAATATTCATCTTTTATGTAGTTATTATCAAAATCTACATTTTTTCTATAAAAATATTTATAGCCTTGAAATGATGTAAGATTTTCATCAAGTCTTACCCTTGAAGTGTTAAATGTAAATTTCAAAAACATTTTAGTATTTGAAGGAATAATTATTTTTTGGCCTTTTTCATATGGAACAGGACTTTCATGATTATAAAGAGAGTACTCAAGTTTTACTATCTTAGCCTCATCAACGTCTGGCAATACGACTTGTCCATAGATGTCAGTGTATTTTGAAAATGATAAAGAGTTTTCAAAAGAAAACTCAACTTGTGTAATTGACTCAACATTATTAAATATATTTAAATTATTAAAGTTTTTAAATAATGTTTTTAGGTCAAAGCTTTCTGATGAGAATGATGAAATACTTACTGAAAGACCATTTGAACAAAATTTATTATAATTATACAAAAGGTCATTATAAAAACTGAAAGACCCATTCATAATAGTGTCTAACATAAGACTTTCACCATCAGATCCAGTAAGGGTTCCAAAAAGATTTTTGTCATTTTGAAGTGTAAAAATTGTTTTATTTTCTTTATCGATATTTATATATTTCAAGTTGTTATCAAAGTTTAATACAACATTATCTTCAATTTCCTTTGTATCAACAGAAATTCCAATGTAGTTAAAATGTCTTCCATTTTCAGACAAGAAGCTATATGTATTTTTGAAACAACCATACATAGAATTCGTAATCATTGATTGGAAATTAAATTTACAGCCAATTGGAAGACCTTCATCACATATATACAAATTATTTCTAATATTGTTGTCTGAGCTAAAATTTACTTTTTTATGAAGAACATATCTTGAGCCAAGAAATTCTATTTTAATAGAACCATTTTTTGGAGGTTGATAAACTGCATTTTTAAATTCATTCAGTCTATAGCCTGAGCCATATTCTCCTGCGCCATAAGACTCAAAAACACAATTATTGTTTATAATAACAAAGCCTCTTCCGCAACCGGCTTCATATGTGCTATAGTCTAAGTTTTCTCCAATATGGAAGTTTACTTTGTCTGTTGTAGATTTTGATGCGTCATCTCTAAAATTATGGTCTGTGATGAGTCTTAAATTGCATAGGCTATCATTTGATATATGGTCAGATGTCTTTAAAAAACTTTTTTCATTCGCATTAAGACCACATTCTGCATAGAAACTATAATTAGATGACTTTAAAAATGTAGAACTTCCTTCATCAGACTTTCCAATATTGTATTGGAAAGTTGTTTCTTTATCGAGCTTAATAATTGCGACAACCGAGCCACCATCACCACCATGCAAATAATTATAATTGTAAACAGCACCAGACTTCAAAAATGAAGAGAAAGTAAGCTCTTTCAAAGAGTTAATATTCATATTTTCAGAAATTTTTTTAGAATAATAACCGTTTTGAATTCCAGATAGATATTCACTTCGTTCATTTTCTGGTAAACCACATACATATGTGGTTGGATTGTATGTTATATCTGCATGTGATAAAATTGTACTTTGTGAAACAATATTAGTCTTAAGACAATAAAAGTTTTTATCAAACGCATCATCTATGAAAGAAAAATACTCAAATACAGTAGACTTATTAACATTATAAACGTCACATTTATTAAAATAATTATCAACCTCAATTAATTGCTGAAAATTATGTACCGGTCGATCATAATCATGAAATTGCTCAAAAAGAAAAACATTTGTGTCATTTACTTCAGCTACACCACATGAAATATTTATATTTGAAGATACAGCATATTGGAAAATGTATTCAAACTTAGTATTGATGATAAAAAATGTTGTTTTATCTTTAGACTCATAAACTACATAATTTTTTCCAGATGATAAAAATTGATTTGTTGAGTTTTTTAATTGAAGTCCTGATGGTCCTTTAATCTCAACCTTATAAAATCCTGGCTCATAGAGCGTAAAAGTCTTTTCACCCTTGTTAGTTTCGATGTCTACGATTTTATCATTAACTTTATATGTTCCGTTCTCATATTTAAGAATATAATTTAAAACATCAAGCTGTAATTGTGAAAGATGATCTGAAGACTTTGTATCAAGAAACTGTTTATAGAGACTATCATAAATTTTTGTGTTATTTTCTTTATCACTTTTTTGTATGTTATTTTCAATATTTAGAAAATCTTTGAATGCTGCTTTTACATCAAAATTTTCAAGAGCCCATGCGAATTGTTCAAAATCTGAGTTTTTATCAACATTATAAATGTAAGGATCTTTATTGTCAGTCATACAATATATTTAGTTATAACTAAATAATCTATGGATGGACTAACAGCGATAGCAAAATCTACAAGCGAAACAGCATCATATTTTAAAGATGAAAATAATTTTATTACAGAAGCTTTAGAAAAAATTCTTACAATTTTAGAAGATACAGCAAAAAGTAATACTATAAATGAAAAGTCTTCAAAAAATAGTCCATCTTTGTCTGAAGAAATAGATAAACGAAAGAAAATAAACTCATCATTAAAAACTGGAGCTAAAAATGTAACTGACATGAAATCTGATGTTTCAGACAGAATTGGAGCAGTTGTAATTGTAGCAACACTAACAAAAGGTTTTAATGATACAGTTAAGGCATTGAATATACAAACAAAGTCTCTTGGAAATCTTGGAAAAGATAACAAAAAAGATAGACCACAAAAAATACAATCTGCTGAAAAAGGTGGAAACAGCTTTAGAGACATGTTTAAGTCATTTGAAAAATCACAAAATTCAATGTCAAACTCATTTACAAAGACTTTCAATAAAGCTCTTGGTTCATTGAAGTCTCTTCCAAGTTTAATTACGTCACCATTCTCAAAAATTACGGCAGGAATAAAAGACTCAATAACGAAGCCATTTGCTGGAATTAAGAATACAATAACAAGTTCATTTAAAGACTTAAAAGGATTTTTCTCATCAATTCCACAACTTTTTGGAAAAATGTTTGGTGGTATAAAAAATCTTTTTGGAAACATTTTTGGAACAAAAAAGAAAAACGATAAAAAAGGTGGAGATATAAATGCAGTTGCTATCGTCGCTGGTGATACAATGGCGGCATCTCAATATATTAAGTCATTCAATAAACTTGTAAAAGACATCTCAAAAGTAAAAACATTAGACACAAAAGCTTTAAACAATGCATCAAAAGGCATAAAAAACTGGGCAAAGTCTTTTAATAAAGACATTATAAATATGAAGATTGACTCTTCAGCTTTACTTAAGTTTTCTAATGATATTAGAACAACTGCAAAAACAATCAACTCTATAAGTTTAATTATTATTAAGTCACGTCCTTTAAGTGGATTGGTTAATAAACTTTTCCCAGATGGAAGAAAAAATTATCTTAAAGGTTTGACAAATTATGCTCGAAGCTTAAATAAACTCAGTGAAGTAGCAACTTTTGACTCTGGAAATATCGTAAAAATAGCAAAAGACATTGGAAAGTCTTCAATCAGCTTAATTGGAGCATCAATTGCTATTTTAGCTGGTGTTCCATACCAAGTTGCGCTTTTGTTAACTTCTAAACTTGGTTTTAGTGGAATAATAAATTGGGTAAAAAATGTTAAAAAAATTGAAAAACCACTTGATAAATTTGACTCTAAAAAATATGTAGATTATACAAAAACAATATCAAAGGTTGCATTGAGTTTGATGGCTATGAGCACATTGATTATCGCAACTTCACCACTTGCGATTGCCATCTTACCAGCTGTTTTGGCATCTTATTTTTTATCAAATGGAATTAACAGTTGGGTATTACAGATTAAAGAAGCATTCTCAGGAATAGATATTGCTCTCGTAAAAGAGCTTTCAGATAAAACTAAACTTGTAAAAAACATTGCAATGAATATAAATTTAATTGCGTTTGGAATAATCGCATTCTCATTGCAGCTCGTTCCGATGTTTTTAGCTTTGAAATTTACAAGTTCATTTATTAAGAAACATGAAAAATCATTAGAAGATGGGCTTAGCTCACTCGCTCTTCTTACTGGTAAACTTGCAAAAGTTTTCAGTGGATTTAATGATATTAAACCTTCTAAAGTTGCTGGAGCTATTGTATCATGCATGTTGATGACACCATTGTTTATAAACTTAGCTATCGCTATGAAAGCAATGAAATTCGCCGCAGGAATAGCTTCTCATCTCAAAAACATTGACAAAAAATTTACAAATATGATTAATGCAACTTCTACTATGCTTAATAGACTTTCTGATTTGAAGAAAGAACTTGGATGGGGAATTGCAACTGTAATATTGTTAAGTGTTTTTGCAACAGCATTGTTGACAGCAACAACACTTTTGTTTTTGACTGTTCCAATGACAGTTTTAGCTATTCCAGGTTTATTGCTTGCAGGTGTCTTATTTGCTGGTTTAATCTTACTTGCTAAGCTCGCAAAAAATTGTTTGAAAGGCGCATTTGCATTGATTGTTCTAGCTGTTGCATTAGCTGTTATGAGTTTAAGTCTTTTAATCTCAGTAAAACTTCTTGCAAAAGTTGGTGACTTTATGAAACAGAACTGGAAAATGGTTCTTTTTGGATTTGGAGTGATGGCAATTGTTTTTGCCGCTGTTATTGCGCTTGGAGCAATAGCACCATATGTACTTGCAGGAGCAGGAGCTTTAGCAGCAGTAGGAATTGCAGTAGTTATCGCAACAGGAGCAATGTTGCTTTCTGTGATGATGGTTGGAAAAATAAAACAAGTTATAGATGAGAATGGTGGTGTAGGACAAATGATGCTTGCTATGGTTGGTTTAGCAGGAATTCTTTTAGCAACAACAGTCGCCGCAGCTGCAGCAGTTCCATTAGCTGTTTTAGCACCAATGATGACAGTTGCTGGTGTATTATTGTTAGCTTCATCATTAGCATTGCTTGGAGCATTCAAAATTATGGAAAAGTTCCCAGACATGAATGTGATAACTGATAAAGCCTTTGGACTTGCAAAAACATTTGGAGCATTGGCAATTGCTGGATTGGCTTCAATTGTCATTATTCCAACAATTCCATTGATGTTGGCGTCATCATTGTTGTTAATCCCAACAGCAGCTGCACTTTTCGCTTCAATGTCTGTTTTAGCCAAACTTCCAGACTTAAATGGAATATCAGATAAAATCAGCCAGTTAATTCCAATCTATGGAGAAATCGGTCTTGCTTCTCTTGCTTCAGTTGTTGCAGCTGCAGCATGTATTCCATTAAGCGTCAGTATGCTTCTTATTGGTAAAACTATGAAAAATGTTTTCAAGAAGTTTATTGATGCTGGAAATGCTGCTGCTCAATTTGATAGTAAAGCAATGGTAAAAGGTCTAAAAGCTATTGACTTTATTACAAAAGCTGTTTCAAAAATTGATGGCTCAAAATTAAAGAGTGGATTTAAAGGAATTGAAAAAGGAATAAAAGAAGCTCCATCGAAAAAGAATGCAAAGAAATTTGTTGATGCAATGAGAGAACTTACAAAATTTGACGCAAATACATTGTCAAGTTTTACTGACTCATTTAATAAGTCATTTGAGTCATTATCGTCATCAAAAGATGTTGTTAATAGCTTAGCGTCATCTATTCATGCATTGAATAATGAATTGGTTGAACTCTCAAAGAAAAAAGACTCTGTGAAGATTCTAAAAGATGTTCAAAAAAATACATCAACAAGCAGTTCTCCAATCGCAGATTGGAAGTCTAAATTTTCATTTGGGTCTAATAAGTCTACTGAAGCCTCAAATAATGGAGCAAAGTCTTTGGATGATATTTATGCTCTTCTTTCAGAAATCAATAATAAAATTGAAGGAAAGAAGAGCGCTTCATGGAAGTCTTAAAAATATTCAACCATATCGCGATATGTCATTGGCACGCCTTCTTCTTTTGAAGACTTTTCAACCCAATATTCAAGGCGTGTCTTTGCATATTCGAGCGCATCTGTTGCTTCTTTTCGTTTTATTCCAAGTTCACGAACGATTGCTGAAACTGAAGAATCTTTTTCTTTCAAAGTTACAACTTGACGCTGCTTTACATTCAAGTCTGCAAGCATACGTGAATATGAAGTTTTCAAGATTTTCTTCGCATATCCTTTAAGGATGTCTTCATCACGTGAGACATTATCGAGAACCGATACGCCTTCATCATCATCTTTGTCATAAAAGCGCACATTTGGAACTTCATTGTTCAATTTCTTAAGGATGTTATTGCTGTAAGAACGGTTGACAACGTCAAAGTAGCCTTTCAAACGAATTGTGATACCCCAGTTGTCATTTGTATAACCCTTTGCTTTGAGCTCATCAATACGAATACCAGGCATTTGATTGCGGAATTTTTCCCAAGCATCAGCATCCCAAGAGTCTACATAGTCTTGGTACACTGCATTTTCGATGTGATGCTGTTTACACCAATTGATAAACTCAAACTTTTCTTTCTGTCTGAGCAAGAAGAACTTGTCCCAAAGTTCAACATAAGACTTCTCATCGCCTTTCTGTGCATTGATGACAAGCTCCATATCTGGACGGAATGGAAGCCCAGTTTTAGAATAGATTTCAACAGGTTTTTTTATGCGTGGCATATGTAGCCTCCTATAGTAAATTATATATAAATTAATCTGAGTTTGTTCAATTTTTAATTATTCTTGAATAAAATTGTAACCGTCTTCATAGAAGCTGTTGCCATTTTCATCAAGAATAGAAAAACCGTCAACATCATATGTGTAGTCTGTCATTTTGTCAAAGTCGAGCATTTCTTTGGTATAGCCATCGTTAAACCAATCCATAGCTTCAAGCTCATCGATGATTTGTTCATCTGACATACTGTCAAACATGCCAGAGTCATCAGAAATACGAATATCATTGATATATGAGTCTTTGTAGAAGTCTTTATAGCCTCCATTTTCTTTAACAAAAGTTGTCAAACCTGCATCATCATAAGATGTTTCAAAGACTTCTTTAATAAGAGCTTTTGCCCTTCTTTCAAGCTCATCTTCTTTGTATGCATGCCAAATATAGCCATCAATTGAGACTGTGTCATCGCCAATGTCTTCAATTTCAGCTTCTGGATAGCGTTTCTTTGCAGCTTCTACGATTTCACTCATGTGTGTTATTCTCCTTTCTTTTTATTATATCTAACTAATGGAAAGTCTTGAACTTTGTCTACATTTTCTGGAGCTGTAACAGCAACCTTACGATGGATATTTCCGTCAATTGGACGCTCGTAGTAGTCTTTATCAAAGCGATTTTCGTATTCATTTCCAGACTTATCTCTCTTCACAGGCTCATGGTGTGAAGTATTTTGTATTCCTTTTCCAGGCATCAAAGCTTCAACAACAGATTGTGGGATAGATTGTGCATTTGTTTTGAAGAAATACAAGATTTCAGCAGCATCTGAGATTTCACCCCAGAAGTTACGGCCACTGTCTTTTATGTCTTCTTTGATAATCTTATAAAGTGCTTTCTTTCCGTCTTCAGTTGCAACATATTTTCCTTTTTCAGGGTTCCATTCACAATCTCCACCAATCAATGAAAGTTTTCTTCCACCACGATTGAGGTTGTAAATAGCAACTGCTTGCATTTTACCGCCACCTGACTTGATACATTTTACCATTGCATTAGACTTCAAACAATCTGCATACAAGTCTTCTTTAGTAGTAAAACCACCTGGGCCACCTTTTCCACGCTGGTTGTTTTTTGTGTAAGCGTATGCTTTATCAAGGATTTCCCAAATTTCATCAAAGTTTGCGTCAATCAAATGTTCTTGTCGAGCGTCTCCAGAATTGAAAAACATATTGAGATATTTTTCCTGGAGATGAGACTCATTTAATTCAACTTGTTCTGAGCCATAATTGTCAGCATCGCTTAATTCAGCAAGATATTTGAAAAATGCTGAAAAAGCCTGCTTCAATTGATCAGTATGTTTTGCAATTTCGTGTGTTCCGTTAATAAACTTCGTATTCTTCAAGCCATAATGAAGGTTTTTGAAGTTTGCTGTAAACTCTTTTTCAAAAGAGAAATATTCGTCTTTATCTGAAAAAACAGCAAAACGCATTGCGCAATTTTCACTGTCGATGCTTGCCCAACTTTCTTCAAGAATATCCCATTCTTCGAAACATTTTTCTTCATCATAACCTTTTTTCTGGTCTTCACGTAAAAGTCCAGGAATAACCTTTTTAGGACAAATGCAAGGATTAAGAACTAAAATTGGTTTAATTGTGTCAAGTGACAGAGCATAAAAAGCACCGAGTGAAGACGCAATAATCACATCAACATTTTTAGCATCTTCTTTAATTCTTGCAAAAGTCTCTAAAGGGTCTAAATGGTCATATGTGTTCGCAACAACGTCATAGATACCTTCAAGAGCTTTTCTAACATTGGTAGCAGAACTTCCTGTTCCTGAACCACCAAGACCATGTATATAGAGTGCTTTCTCCATTATTTAAATTTTCTCCATTACATTAATAATATATGAAAAATTTTATAAAAGTTCAAAAATAAATAAAGCCACTTGTGAAAAAGTGGCTTTTATTTTATAGCAATTCAAAAAAGAAGATTACTCTTCTTCACCTTCATCGAAGTCTGGCGTACCTGTCATGCTTTCATCTGGAGCTGGAGCACCTGTGCCAACGATTGCAAGAATTTGGTTAGCCAAGTCTCTCAACTGCTGGATTTCAGCTGGACCGAGGTTTTCAACAGTCGCAGGAGTATTTTCATCTCCATCAAGTGGAATACCTTCTTCTCCATAAATGTCATTGAAGCTTCTTGGGTCATCATCATCATTCAAGAACAATGCTTCTGTGAGCTTTTTGCCCTTTTTAGCAGACTTAACAGCTTCAATATAGCGATGATAGTCAGAACGTGTTACATTAAAACCATCTTCTTTACAGTTAGCAGCAAACTTGCTGAAGTCTCTTTCAAGAAGATTTTCTTTTGCACTGTATTCTGAATATCCTTTAATATATTCTGCTTTTGTCATTCTATTTCCTCCATTGAATAGGGGGCATTTCGCCCCTATTCAAATTAGCCGAGAATGCCTCTCTGCATAGACTCACGAATTGTGTCGAGAGAAAGTTTTGGAGCATAGAAATTTTCAACATAAGCATCAGTTACAGGAGAAGTAGATTCCTTAACTTTCTGCTGTTTAGCTCCTTCACCCTGAAGTGGAGCGCCTGTAATCTGATGGTCTGGCCAAGCAACAGGAGTTTTCAACTCTTTTGCCAAACCTTTAGCAGCATCAGCTGTTCCGTTAGCAACTTCTTTCTCAGAAGGAATACCAGCGATTGGTGAGATAGCCTCTTTCAAGCCAACATTCTCAAAATATGCAGAAGCGAAGTCACCTTCAAACTTCTCATTCAATGTGTCAAGTTTAGCTGAACGCATTGCGATGCGGTCACGAGTAGCACCAAGGCTCTCAACCAATGCTTTACCAAATTGTGCTTTGAGGTCTACAAATGTAGCTTCATCACATTTACCGTTGTTAGCTTTACGAGCTTTGTTTACAGCTTCCATCAAAGGAGCATTTGGATCTGCTGCTGGAGCTGCACCATCAGCTGCTGTTGGCTGTGCCATTCCATCAACTGCAGGAACATTAGCATTTGGGTCTGCACCGAAGTCTGCTGTGTTTACGCCAGCTGCCTGTGCAAGTGCCTGAACCTGTGAAAGAAGAGACTGAATCTGTGTCTGAACATCTGGTGAAACACCACCAGCTGCTGGAGCAGGAGCGGCTGCTGCTGCATTTGGGTCTGCTGCTGGAGCTGCGAAATTTTCATCTGCTTCTGCCAATTTTACACCTTTCTTGTTAGCTTCATTTACAGCTTCACGAAGTGCACGAATTTCTTTATATGTTACTTTAGACTCACCAAGCTTGGCAAGCTTATGAGCTTTGAAGTTTTTAAGAACAATGTCAAAGTCATTTGTTTTTCCCTCTTCCAACTTCTCAGTTTTGTCTGCTGTTGGTTTCTTCATATAAGCTGGAACTTTCTTCTGAGCGCCTTCTCTCAAAGCGCGTTTTTCTGCGAGTCTTTTCTCAAGAGCTTCGCGTTTCTGAGCGTTTGTGTCAACTCTCATTTGTCAATTCTCCTAATGTTTGTTAGATTTGCTATAATTGCCATATAAAATGCTACTGCATCGCCTATCAATATTATTCAAGGCTGAGGACAACAAGCTAATTCCTCAAGTGATATAAACAATTAGTATGACATAACTAATTTTATTATGGATGAGTTTAAATATTTATTGCAATCTTCTGAAGAAGAAATTTTGAATACTTGGAATGCTTTAGGACAGGTTACTGTTGATAAGAATACAAAGATATACAATCGTGGCTCAGTCGTTCGTGTTGATGCGTCTTTAGATGGAACACGTGTTTCAGGAGCTCCGCTTCATAATAAAATTGTTTATATTCAAGAAGACTATCGTGTTGACAATAAAACGAAGTTTCCAATCAGATGGGATGAACTGACAGCAGATGATGTTGAAGGTATTCATGCGGCAGTTCAAGGCATTCAGCTTCCATATTTTGGTATTTTGCCAGCAAAATGGAATGGTGGATTTTTGCCAGATAATAATTTCATTCCATACACTTCAATAGAAGAAGGCTATCTCACAAAAGTTGCAGCTTATGGCGGAATAAATATCAGTGATGATGAACTTGAAACAATTTTGACAATTATTGGTTTCCCATTCGCCAATTTTGAAGATATTGAATATTCAAAAGAACAGATTGTAAAATATATGATTAGGCCTGCAATGCAAAGATACTATACATTCAGACCAATTATCCGTGAAGAGGGATATGGCAATATTGCTCAGGGAAATGCATTCGACATTGAGTTTCCAGAGAATGCATATGGTTGCGTGCCATATTACTGTACACCAGGTGGAGCAACAGGAGGTGGCGGACAATCTATGAACCCATTCTCATTCTTTGGCGAAAGACAAATGGCTATGGGAAGAATGGGAACAGTCTCAAACCGTTATGGTGGTGGTTTGCGTTATCGTAACAAAATGGTACCAGGTTTTGTTGGAACAGCAGACTCACAAACTAATATGGTTGATGCTCTAATGGCACAGCAAGGAATGTTGAATGTTTTCAGACGTGAGCATTATAGCAAAGTAAAAGAAAATGGAAAACTATATGCTCGTGGTTACAGCACAATTGGTGGCAATTTAAACATTAAATGGTTGTGTTGGTCACCTAACTGGGATGATATTGACTTTGATGATTTAGAGCCAATTGCTCGCCCAATGGCACGTTCAGAAGTTTTACGTAATTTCAATATTTTGCGTAGTTTGTGTAAGACTGACGTTGCAGGCCAACTAGACCCAGCTGTATTGAAAGAAACACGAACTGAGATCGAAACTGACCTTAAGCCAATTCTTAATTCTATCGGTCTCGTTGGGCAGTTAGCAATACAAAGGGGCGGAGGAAACTAAAGAATAGGCGTCATCTTATTCGTTTCATAATTTGCTTCTAATTTTGAATATTTGTTGATGACAATAACAGACCTAAGAGCATTCATAGCGCTGCGAACAGCATCTCGAGGATTGAGACCTTGATATTGGCACTCTTCTGCTAATGCAGCGCTTATGATATAATAGTCAATATCAAAATGGTTTTCATCAATCATAAATATTTTTCGCAGTCTGTTTTGAAAATCGTAAAATCTCTTCTCAACAGATGATGCTTCTTTTTCTTGTTCTTTGTCATGGCTGAGTTCTTTGAAAATATCAGACTTGAAATTATAATTAGAAGGACTATTTTTCTCATCCTTAAGAAATTCTTCACATGCTTTAAGCATTTCTTTGGTCATTTATTACCTTCTCCTATATTCATATTTATTTACTACGGACAGTTACATTTATTCCATCAATATCGCCATCTACACTTCCTTTAACTGTAATATTTGTGCCATCAACACCGCCACCAACATTACCTTGAATTGTAATATTTGTGCCATCAACATCGCCAGAAACATCACCAATTATGTTAAATTGCATGCCATTCACTTTATTTGCTTTTCCTTTGAAAGTGACATTCTTTGCTGTTACAGTAGCAATTGTTTTTCCATCAACAATGATTTCAACTTCGCCTTCTGAGTCAATAGAAAGTTTGTTTTCATTACTATTAAAAACAACACTGTTAAAAAAATTCATTTTACAAGACCTCCAAACGTAAGTTTTTTGTTTGTGTTATTTGTGCGTATAACCACAACTTTTTCAGCTGTGACATTATTTACACGAGTGTCAGTAATTTTATCAACAACTTCAACACAGGTGCGGGCACTGCTATTTATAACATACGGAATAACGATGATGTCACCAAGCTCAATCAAAACCCCAAATTTGTCATAGTGTTTAGCTGCTTTATTAGCGGCTTCTTTGAGCTCTTTTGGAAGTGTTGTAAACTTTGGTTTATAGCTATGAGCATAGTTAAAATCATAGCCTGGAGCAATTGCGTCAACAATAGAGTTTATTTCATTTGGCCCCATACCATGCCAAAAGTCATCTATTCCAGTTTTTTCATTATTCAATTTTGTGCCACGAATTGTAATCTTATAGCCTTGGCATCGTGTCCATCCATCTTTGAAAAGATACGACATCGGATGGAAGTCATATCCATATTTAGAAAAACCATTTATTTTTTCAACTTTGATGGTATAATATATTTCATTAAGATGTTTAATGTCATACTTAGCTGTAAAATAGCGATCATTAAAAAATGATTGTTCAGGCTCATTAAGAGAATAAACTTCTCCTTGAATATAACGAGCTTTTTTCATATTATTAAGCTTGTTGAGTGCAGAATTCCAATCTTTGAATTCAACAAAGTGCGCTATGAAGTCTTTTCCCATGTCTTAGTCCTTTATTTTGTCTCTATCATAAAATGCCTGAGCAGCATTATTGCAAAAGTCATAAAAATCATGCTCACATTCTGGACAGTAGTCTGGCCATTTTTCATCACCCCATTGTCCTTTAAGAAAATTGAGAATTGTTTCATCCTCAATAAACTCATATGCTGGGTCGTAAAACCTTCCACAATGTTTACAAATATGGTTCGGGTCAGACCACTCAACTTGGCCAACAAAAAGCTGCTCAGTAAATTTTTTAAGAACTGACTCACTGTCTTGTGAATTGCCCCAAAAAGATGGGCTTGGATGCTCTGCTTTTATTCTGTAACCAGGCTGCCGCCCATCAAAAAATTTTTTGACACTTTTAGGAATATGTAGTTTTCCATATTTTTCCCAGTTGTCACAGTCTGGTCGCATAAATTCTTCATCAATTTTTATAAAATGGTCAGAATATGTATAGACGCTGTTATCCATTATTAGTCATCCTTTTTTCATAGCATTTTTGACACAAACATTTGTATTTTGTGTCACCAACATCAACTTCAGAAGTCTTCTTAAAATCAGCATATGAGTATGAAGCTAATTCAGAGCCACAATCCATACATACTGAGTTTAATTTTTTAATTTTGTCACAATATGGCAAAATCTTTACAGTCTCATCAAAAAGTGTGCATTCAGATGTTGCCAAAAGCCCGCCAAAATACACATCAAAGTCTGTTTGATGACAAAGATGATGAGATCCTGGAATCATAAAATATTCATCTACAAAGACAGCATCAAATTTGTCAGCTTTAATATTTCTCACTAAAAATTCATCAATTGACTTAAATTTCAACACGACAAGGTTTGGGAAGTTCTTTTCAAGTTTCTCAATATCAATGCCGTCTGAATGCGTAAAATATCCTCTATCATCTTTTTGAGGACGGATTAAAAGCACTTTCTTTTTTGCGAATAGTAAGCGCTCCATTCTCTGGAAAAGTGCAGTTGACTTTCCAGAGTACATTGGGCCACAAATCAAAGTTTTCATATAGTTATAATATTAACTGCAGAAAACTAGCTTCGCGAGCTGTCTGTGGTCCTCCGTTAGGTCAAGTCTTTTCAAAATCACATTACGTGCATTTGACATCATTCTGAGCGCGGCTTGTTCTGCAGGCATATCATACGAATTGTACAACATATCTGCAAGTTTGATGAGAAGTGTGTCTGGGTCCATTCTCATCAATTTGTCTTCAAGGTACTTTTCCTTTCCAATTTCAGCAATCGTAAACTTGTTGTTGCGAAGTTCAGCACACATTTCTGCACAACGAATTGAACCAATTGCAGCAATCTCAAGGAAAGATGTTTCTGTGTCTTCTAAAAGGTCGTGGGCAAGTGCGGCATTTATCTGGTCAATTGTACCATTGTGTTCCATTACAATATAAGCAACTCCACGTGGATGAACGAAGTATGGAAAACCGCTTCCTTTTCGTTCTTGATGCGCGTGGCGCCCTTTTGCAAAGTAATACATTCCTCTGCATTTCAATGGAAAGTCTGTTGATTTAATTCTTTGAAATAATGCTTCATACATATGTCACACCTTAATAAAGTCTTTACATGCGGTATAGCTGCCCTGATAGAGGACAGTAGCTTTTCCCGTATAAGTTGCGTATTCTTCTGCATTCAAGATACGAATACCAGCATCTGTTTTAACAAGGTAATACAGACTGAGACGAAGCTCATCAAGTTCCCAATGGTCATTTGCAAACTTCGCTGCTTTTTCTTCAGTGAGAGGCTTCCAAAAACCGCCGTCTCCATGGTCTTCCCAATATTCAATTGCGCCTTTATTTTCACGCATTTTCTTGATTTTTTCAAGTTTACCATTTTCAATCTTTTCAAGTTTGTCGAGCAATTCAGTGATTTTTGACATTGTTATCCCCCTTATCACCACTCAGCATATTCTACAATGTGTTTTTCAACATAACCTGAAAAACCATAGCCAAAAGACCTTCGGTTTTTGAAGTCATCATATGTTATAGTTCCATCATCAAGCTTGACATGATACCTTCCGGGTTTGATTGTTCTGTAAGCTTCTTTATTCCAAGGTTTCCAATTAAGTTTTTCCATTTTAGTAGTCCATAGCTCTTTTTGCATTGATGATTTTTCTTACTGCAGCTTCGTTGTCAAACTTAATTCTGTTAGCAGCGTAAGAAGAAATTGGGCTGTATTTGTCAACACATTTGTTGTACTGGTCTTCAATCCAATCTTCAGGAACGTCTTCATCAAAAATGTATGATTTGCCGTTCTGGCCATTGAAGATTGCTTTGCCTCTTTCAAGGTCGACAAGGGCAATTCCACTGTTCCACTTCTCAAAGTGAATAAAGTGCAGATTGAAAACATCACAGTAAGCATAAAGTGAACCTGCATCTTTTGTTTCTTCAAGATGATAGTTGTATTTTGCCATTGTTTTCTCCTTGATTGTTGGTTACGAATATAATATATGAAAAGTCTGTGATAAGTTCAAAAAATATTTTTGAATTTCTAACAAAATTTTCATATATTAATATAAAAACAAAAGATAAGGAGGACTTTGGTTATGGCATGCACACCACAAGTATATGTTGAAGAAGGACTTTGGCTTGCGAGATATATTAGAGAAGGAAAGGTTGAAAATACTAAAGAAAGCTTAGACGCTTATGCTGAGAAGAGCCTTTCTGGAAGTAAAAAAATAAAAGAAGCAACTATTAAATTTGCTCAAAAGATGTTAAAATATCCAGACATGAGAAAAGCCGCTTATGATAAGGAATACAGGGAAAGCTTTAAATAATTTCAACTAATTTTTTATGGAAGTTCTATTAGAGCATAACTGGAAGCAAAAAACTATAGAAAAACTATTAGCAGGAAAATACATTGATGATGGGACACATTCTGTAGCTATTTTTACTCCAGTTAACCCTGGCGCAAAGCAATATAAAAATTTTGACAAAGATTATACATCATACTCAGATATAGAAAATTATAGAAATGAAAAAAAGTTTATAAGATTTCTAAGAGAAAAAGACTATAAATATGTAAAAGTTCATGGTATTTTTAGAGGTGAACAAGAAGTATCTTTCATCGTAAAAAATATTCCACAAGATGAAGTTGAAAGAATTTGTAAAGAAACATATCAAGACTCATATATTTATGCTGATGTAAGCAATGGAAGAGTGTCAGATATTAGTTTTTACCAAACATTAGGTGTCCATGAAGATGGAACTGTCGCTAATTATGTAAAGAGAAGCTCAGCAAATAAATCTGAAATATTTAAAACACCTAATGAAGACTCAGATGAATACTTTACAAAAATCGGAAAAAAATCTTGGAAAAGTGAGTTTCCTCATTTTGAAAAAGATGCAAATGATAATAATTCATGGAGAAAAGAATATATGAATGAAAATACAAATCCTTTGAAAGAAGGCGATGTTGGTGGAGCTGCTTGCACCGCTGATGGATGCATTGGTGATTTTGCACCAGAGCATATTTGCTCAGTTGTCACAGACATTACTCCAACTCGTAAAAAGATTGATGAGTTCTTCAGTAAGCTTGATGCAAATATGAAAGCCCTTAAAGAAGGCAAAGCTCCTGAAAAGATTGACTATGACAGTGACTTTGATGATATTGCATGGAAGGAAGCACACCTTCGTAAGTTTGAATATCCTGGAACAGTACGCTATCCTGGTGATGAAGAATACAACAAACTTAAAGCTGAATGGGCTGAGAAAAGAAAGCCAATTCATGATAAAAAAGTTGTTGAGCCATTGAACAGATACCCAAACCATACACATTCAATAGGAGCACCAGACATGCATAGTAAATATGATGATGGTCGTGAAGACGATTTCTTGGCCTGGTATGAAGATCATAAAAAAGAAGTGACTAAGCCACAGTTGAAAGAAAAAGGTAAGAAGATGAAAGAGTCTTTTGAAGACGCAAACAGTGACTTGTATATTGTTGTTGCTGTCAATCCTGAGTCTGAAGTTTGCGCTCGTCTTAATGATTGGTATGCAGACTTACATGGTTGGGTTGATAATGATGATGCATTTACAATTCGTGCTGATGAAATAAGTGATATTATCGACGATTTTGGAAAAGATGAATTAGAAATTTATGAGTGTCCACTTGACATTGCAGAAAGTGAAGAACCTGACTTTTATCTATCACGAAGTGAATTGAATGAAACATCGAGATTCTAAATAAAAAGAGCCGCTCTTCTGAGCGGCTTTATTTTTATCTGTCGTCTTTAGCAGATTTATTTTTTGAATTATCAAAAACATATTTTTCTGCATACAATTTCTTCATAGCAAGTGTTTCAGCTTTTGCTACGAGAGCTGCTTCTTTCTTAGCTTTAATTTCAGCCAATTTTTCTTTACTTGTTGCCATTTGTATTTTCCTCCTGTGATGGTTGTTGGTTATTTTGTTGTGGTTGTGAAGCAGCGTTTTTATCATTGCTGTTTCCCTGAAGTTTCTTAACAAGCTCAGCTCCAAATTTTTCCATAAGTCCCTGAACTTCTTTTACTATGTCACTTTTCACAGTCTGAAGAGCTGCTTCAAAAGCTTTTTCGAGTTGAGCTTGGTCAACATTTGATTGAGCTGGAGCTTGCTGTTGCTGTGGCTGAGCAGCCTGCTGAGCCTGCTGTTGTTGGTCTGCTTCTCTTAAAGCACGAAGTTTGTCTGCAGTGCGAAGACTTTCCAAAATATTTTCCATATTATAGTTAGTTGAACTAATTAAAATATTATGTATAGACCAGACGCTCAAAAAGACATTCTTGCACATACAAAACATAGTACTGGTGGTCAAAATGCGAATAGTGACCAGCTCAGCGTTTATGTAAATGATAATAACTATAAAGATGTTTATAAAAGTAGAGTTCTCGCTCCAAGTAATGTGTTTGACTCGATGGGTATAAATGGTGGGCATGCTCAAGAGTTTATCAATGTCTTTAATACAGTTGATATTGCAGTAATGAATGGTGGACTTGCAAATGGAAAAATTATTTGGGATGGTTTAGGTTCTGCACGTAATAATTTTGGAAATTGGCGTAATTATGGAAATGTTAAAGTAAACAACCATGTATTATTGCGTCCTGATGATATGGTTATTAAATTTTCAGCTTCACAGACATTTGATAATTTTTGGGATGCAGTTATGGGAAATAAGTTGATAAGTGCAGTAGACCAAGTTGCACAAAATGCTCGTTTACTGTCAGCTTTGACACCTGACAATCAAGTTACACCATCTGTTAATATTCCAAAATATAAAAAAGTTCCAGTACTAAAAGACATATCAACGTTGACAATGCCGTCATCATTGAAGTTTAATTTTCAATTTGGCCAAGCTGGCTTATTTTCTGCTGAAGAAGAGGTTGTAAAACCAATCATTGCAATTGCTTCTGCATTTATGGCTCGTGGAACTGGTGAAGATGGATGGGTTCAAGGTACAGCACCATCTACAGAATATGCCATTTCAGAAGCAGTAAGAAGAATCGCAAAAGGAATATTCGGTAATAAATTAAGCGATATTAAGTCTGGATTTGAAGGTGATGAAAATAGCAATGTTATTAGCGATTTTGCAAAAGGTTTAACAAATATACAAAATATTATGCACACTGCAATTAACAATGCTGGCCGAGACCTTATTAACAGCACAACATACCGTGGTGTTACATATAGAATTGGTAGAATGGTTTTGCCTCCGCTTATTGTAAAAGATGTAAGTTTTGATTTTGATTTTTCAACTGTAGATGAGTATGGTTTTCCATATAAAGGCTCAGTTACGTTAGATGGTCTTGAGTCTCTTGTCACAGCAAATGCTTCTATGATTTCTTTTAAGTAAAAATCTTTCAAACTATTATTAATATAATTATATTAACAAAAGGAGAAAACATTCTTGTTATATGATAATATTATAATAGACTCAGCAAACCTTTTCTATCGTTTGCAAAAAGAAAAAGACACTGTGATTGACATCACAAAAAAGTTTATTTCATTTGTAAATGATGACACAAAACGCTATCTGAAAAAAGACGGAACAATCTATATTGTTTTCGACCCAATTTCAAAAAATACCTTGAATGAAGAAAAATCATTTCATGTTCAATCATATTCTACTAGAAAGAATATTAATAAAAAATATAAAGCTAAACGAACATATTCAAATTTATATGCAAATACAATTGAAAATATTTGGAAGTTTTTTGCATATCGTGGCGAAAGCATAAAAGAAGTTTATGCACAAGAATATGAAGCTGATGACTTTATTGAGCCTTTAGTTTCTTCATTATCAGGCGATATTGCACTTGTCACCACTGATGAGGACTGGGCGAAAGCTCTAAATGAGCATGTCTTTATGATTAACAAAGGCTTCGACAATCCTTGGTCTAAACAAGAGTTTTATGATAAGTTTAAGTTCAACCCGACACCTGCTGCGAATATTTTATACAAGTCATTTTTTGGCGATAGCAGTGATAATATTCAAGGATGCATTTTCCTTAAGAAAGCAAAGTTTATGACAAATATCAGAAAAACATGCTATAATGTTATTTGTGATGTATCAAACAGTGGAATAACTATTGATGAGTTTTTAAAAGAATTTGACTCGTTAGACTATATCAAGATTTCCAAAAAAGAAGAAAAATCCAACTTAGAAATTCTTGCCATTGAGTTTTCTATTGCATCACAAAAAGAAAATGTTGTCGGTAAGATGAAACAGAATATCCAGCTTATTCGTTCTTTACTTGAAGGCAAAGACGTTTCACAATTTATCCACTTCAATAAAGAAAATCAAAAATTTAATGATATGATACGCCAAGCTATTTATGGCCTTGATGCTACTTCATGGTTTGGAAAAGTTCATGCAAAATAAAAGGAGAATATTTAATATGTCAAATGAAGAAAAAACAATGTCAAACAGTCAGAAAAAGAAATTGGCAGCAAAAATACACAATGCTACAATGGATATTGCAAATAATCTTATGATGATTGGAGAATGTGGCCATTGTGGAAAAGGCAAAATTATGGTCTATCTTAAGTCTAAGCTTGAAAACTCATGTACATATTACTGCATGAATTGTGATCATAAAGGCTCACTTAAAGATATTGACAAGAAAGACTCTTTTATGTTTCCATTAAAAGACATTGTTGGCGAAGTCAGAAAGAACTATAATGAAAAAGAGTTTGATGACTTTTATAATAAAGACTAAAAAACTTCAAGGTGGAGAATATTCTCCACCCTTTTTTTATTTATAAATAATATGAATCATTTTAAAAGACCAAAACTAATTTCTATATAATTAGAGAAATTATATAGGAGGAAAGTACATGGCTTTTAATAATAAAAGAAGCTGGAGACTTCGTTTTATAGACATCGACAAGTCTTTCGTAGTAAATGAAACAGAAGATGAAGTTATCGGATATTTCGTTGTACGTGCACCAAAAGGTAATCAAAGACCAATCTATTTTTCGAAGAATAACAGCGAAGCTATTGATGCTTTGGTTGGTAAGCCTTCAGCTGATTGGCCAGACATCTATGAGGTAAAAGCTTTCAATACTGAATATCCTTGTTACGTATCTGCCCCTGCAGGAAACTCAGTTTCATATCCATCATATTTTGGTGGTTTCTACTTGACAAAAGACGGTATTCAGAAGTTCTACAATGTAGCAACTAAAGAAGAGCTTGAAAAAGGAACTGGAAATGCTTTCAACGTAAAAGTTGTTCCAGGTAAAGAAGACAAGTTCAAGAAAGACTTTGCAAATAAACTTACAAAGATTGAAGTTTCTGGTCCTACAGTTCCAGACTATGAGCCAATTTCTGGTGAGCCTGGATATGGTTTCTTCTCTATGAAGAAAACAGAAGAAGGAACAGACTATGCTATTTCTTTCACAAAAAATAAGAAGCTTGCTGTAGAAGCTATCGACTATGACACAATGCGTGAAGGTTTGGTTTCATCAGCTGGTACAGACAGAACTTACTGGGGCGATGAAGATGGTCTTTGGACATTCAAAGGTCAGACAGCTACTTTGAAAAACTTCGGTCGTGACTATGATGCTGATGAGCTTGCAGCTGCAGACTTCAATGCTTTGGCAGATTGGATTGGTTTCCATGGTGAAGAGTTTGAAGCTCTTGTTGCTGAGCCAAAAAATCTTGCAAAGTTGCTTATCAATGGTGGTGTAAATATCGATGATGAAGAATACTCAATCGCATTCGGAATTCAGAATACATTCACATTTGCTGTAACAATCGAAGATGAAGTTATCGCTTACTGGTTCCAGCAATCACCAACAGAAGAGAAAACAACTTGTCACATCACAGCAATTGGATACGACAAATATTATTATGAGAAACTTTTGAACTATGCTCCATATAACAAAGAAGAATTCAAAAAGACTGGACATCTTGTAATTGATGAGTCAGTTGCTGCTTTGAACTCAGAAGAAAAAGAAGCATTGGCAGAAGCTATCGAAGCAAATGAGTATCTCGGTTTCTATGACCCAGATAAAGCTGACAAAGCTGTAAAATACATTGGTAAATACACAGAAGACGACGATGGAACAATTTACTATGCTGTAACAGAAGACTTGAACACAAGATTCGTTTCATTCCAGGATGCATTGGTTGGTTCTCGTGTTCCTTCTATTTACCATACATTCTTCCGTCCAGATGCTGGTGACAAAGTAACTCATGTTCTTACTGAAGAAGAAGAAATTGAGCTTTGGGGTGAGATTGATGGTCCAGTTAACTACCAGGCAGACCTTTCTGCTTTGAAAGCTGTTCCATTGAATCCAAACTTCAATAACATCACAATTGAGTTTACTGAGAATGTAAATAACCAGACAATTTCAGGTGGTATTTTCACAGGTTCTCTTGACCCTAATGGTAAAAATACATACGGTAATCCAAACTATTACCCAGAATTGATTGCTGATGACGACACATTCGTTTGTGTTCGTGTATTGAGAAAGTTTGGCGATGATGCAGGCGACCTTGATGAGCATGGATTCTACCAACAGAAACGTATCATTGACCCATATGACATCGATAAAGATGGAAGCTCACCAACTGAGAAGAAATTCTACATTGAAGGTGACCGTTACACAACTTTGGTAATGCAGAGCAACAAAGTTATGAGAAAAATGGGTGGTATTTGGAATGACAATTACAAGCAGATTATCATTGACGGTTTGACAGAAGCTACTCTTGGTGAGTATGATGACGCTTGGATTTTCGTTGAATGTACAGGTCAGGAAGTTTTCAAACCTTATATTGCTAAGATTTCTAAACTTCAGGAAAATGCTGCTACAATTTCTCCAAAGATTTTGGAGCCTAATGAAAAAGGTATTGTTACAGATGCAATCGCAAATAAACTTGTTGTAAATGACCGTGTAAATGAAGGCGCTAATGCACTTTATGCTGGTGAATTCGAGGTTTATGATGAAGTAACAAAGACTAAGTACTGGAGACAGCCAATTGGTTCAGTTGCTTTGATGATTGCTCGTATTCTTGACAAACGTTTTGGTGGAGCAGCTCCAGCATGGACAAATGAAGGTGACATTGGTGGTCAGTTGACAGATGTTAAAGCTCTTCGTTCACGTTATCAGATTGACCAGGATGCTGAGAAAACACTTGACAAGAAAGGTGTAAACCCAATTGTTCTTGCAGCTGAAGAAGGTGTTATGATTGTTTCTCAGAAAACAACACGTGACCCTAATATGTTGAGTGACTGGTCTTGGTTAGGTCATGCTCTTTCATTCTTAAGAGTTCGTCGTGAAATCCGCGATAAAGTAATGAGAAAGCAAATTATGAAGCCAATTAACAATTACTACATGTCAAAACGCCAGGGACAGGTTAATTCTATTTTGGCAAAACGTCTTGAAGGTGATAATCCAGTTTGGACTAAAGCTACATGCGACATCGCAGGTGTTAACAATGCATATACAAAAGCACAGCGTGACTTTGTTATTGAAGTTGCTATCACATGTACTCCATACTCAGAGACTGTTACACTCCGTATGGTTCATAATCTTCAAGCTTAAACTTGTTGTGAATGTAACATAAATAAATGGGGGCGAAAGCCCCCATTTTTTATTTTAAAAGCTCTATTACTTTTTCAACATCTTTTTTTGTAAGACCAACTAAACAATTCGTTTGAACAAAATGCTCACCATGAAGGTGTAAGTCTCCATCACAATCATCTAGAATTGCAAATTGTTTTACTTCAGGATGTGCTTTCAAATAGTTTTTAATTTCTAATCCACGCTCAAAAAATTGTGTTATTTCAAAAGGCTCAGTTCTTTCTGACCAAAACCAATCATCATACTTTTTTGCATATTCAGTATCAATTGCATCATTCACATGCTCTTTAATTCTGATGCCATATTTTTTAAAGTCTTTTTTGATAGGCTTTGCAAGCATCTTACAATTGTCATTTTTACCAAAATAAAAACAACGCCATGATGAACTCATAACGACTTTGCAGTGAGTTTTCTTCACGATTTCTGATAAAAGCGCAATTTTTCTTGGGTCGTGCATACAACCTTGCTCACCCTTTGATTGACGTAATTTTTTATAGTAGTCTGAATTAAAAAAGCTATCTGAGTTTAATACGCCGTCTATGTCAAGAAAAAGCACCTTTGTTTTATTTTCTTTCATTTTTTGTCAAAAGTTCCTTCAATAAAGCTTTAGTTTTCCTTTTAAGATTTATGCCTTGTTCTTTGCACATTTGTTCCAATATTGTAAAGTCATCTTCAAGCAAAATATTTTTATCAAAATTTTCGTCATCAATATCAATGTCAATATCATCAATACTAACTGCTGTAGACTTTTTAACATAAACATTAGGATATTTATTGAACGCAATTGTATCATTTACACAATTTATAAATTCATAAACATGCACAGTTTGTCCTGAATGTTTTTTGTACAAAATTGGATTTTTTTGTCTGAAGTCAACAACATGATATTGCCTGAAAATTGGCAACACAATTTCTGGCAATTCAATGTTATCTTCGCTATAGACTTTTATGCATCGTGGCAGTTCAGTCTTTTCTTCACTTTTTCTGAATGGCATAATCGAGCCAGTATACATTGATGCGTTATTTCCAAATCTGTTATGGATATGTCCAAAAACAGCATGATCATAATTGAACTTTTTAAGGTCTATACCACCAGCAATCTTAAAATTTTCATCATAAATCATTTCATGGCCACAAATAATTTCATAATGGTCATCATAAATGTCTTGTGGTAACTTTGTATTATAATAATCATCTAATGGAATTGCTGTATATTTATATGGCAAAGCTAAGACAGAAAGTTTTCCACCAAGAACTGAGAAAACTTCTTCTTTATAGATTGTTTTGATATTGTTGCTGAGCTCTGTCAAAAACTCAGTTGAAAAATACTCTTTATTTTTCTCAGTATCGTACTTTTCACAGTGGTTGCCGCCGATAACATAGATTTTACAGAACTTAGACAATGCACACAAAAAGAACTCAGTTGCCAAAGCATAAGTATCTCCGTAATTTTGAGCTTTTTCTGTAACATCTCCAAGCTGAAGCAATTCACAATCTTCATATTTTCCAAACTCATAATTTTTAAACCAATTTATAAAATTTTTGAATGACTCATGGTCCCAATCTCTACGACCAGAAAAATGCATGTCTCCAAGTACAAAAAGCTTCTTCATAATAATAGTATTATATTAACTAATTTTTTATAGATTTACAAGGAGAAACTTAATGTCACGCATATCAACTGAGTGGAAACAGGGACTATCTGTTACAGAATTTCAATATCATAGCGAAAACGTATCTCTCTTTGATTTGGCTTTTTTTGAAAAAAATAATAAAATTTATATTCGAGACTCTACTGAAGGTTTGAGCTTGAGCCACACTGTCATTGCATATGATTATGATGATGACAAAAAAGACCCAAAAACTGCTGTAAAAATTGCTATTCCTGAAGTAGACCTTCGAGCAAAACCATTGTTTTTACATGAAAAAAACTTTCAAAAATTTTTAAGTGATTATTCAGTAGCAGAGTTTAAAAATGTAATTGATACATTAAAAATTGGTGCGATTGAGAACGGTGACTTTTATTATAATTACCAATCTTCATTTGGAAAAAGCTACTCTCCAGGCATAAAAATTTTTGATAAAGATACTTTTATGCAGTATGTTGACACTGACTCTTTTTTGAAAGAAACTAATAACATTTATTCAGCTATTGGATATACTAGCGATGTTTCAAAAGAAGAAAACGTTTATTTGTCAAATAAAGATACTGTATTTGAAACAAAATATCTTAAAGAATATTCTAATTTATTAGCATTTAATGGCGTATTTATAGACTTTAATTCTAATTTGTTTAACAGTATTTTTGTTAACTTCTATAATATTCAAAATTCAACATTTGATGTCCGTGATTTTATCGAGAAGCAATTAAAAGAAGCTAAGATTGAAGATTCACTCATCTTATATATGCTTAAAAATTGTTATGTTAGCATCTTGTGTGCATTCTATGCTGATATTATTGACTATAAAGACTTTAACCAAAGTTTGGCTCCAGACTCAGATGTTGTTCATAGAAATTTAATTTTGTCTGGAACAGCAGATTTTAATAGATTTGATAAATACTCAGATGATAATAAAGATACATCAAAAACAACTCGTCCATATATTCCAGTCACTACGCCTTTGGTCGATGGAATAGCAGATACAATTGAAACAGACACAATGGAGTTTCTTTTTGATGAACAGAACAAAGACAAATTAGGCTCTTTACAAACTGAGACTTTTGAAATTTCTGAAGGCGAAAAACCATTTACGTCTGCAGCTTTTAATGACTCAAAACCACCTGTGTATTATGACCCACACTCTCGTAATCAAAAAAGCGACTATATTGACCCACCTATTATTGTTCCAAAAGATGGCAATCTTCTTATTGATGGTCGTATTTTCTCAACTACAATTGATGAAATTTGGGAAGCAATTAAAAGGATTGAGTTTGGCCGTAAGTCTGATGCTGATGTTCATTCTTCTAATGAAATTGGCTATCCATATGCTGAAGGTAATTTATCAACTGAAGTAGATACACGTCCTGTAAATGCTCGAAAATATAAATTTGGAAAAAAGATTGGAGACCCATTAAAAATTAAGTATAATAAAGATGGAAATCCACTCACATTTTCAGTTGAAAGTTTTGTAAGTGACCCAACAAAAATTTATTATAATGTCATTGATGAACTTAAAGTTTTATTATCTACTGACCTATCTTTGGATGAAGAAACACTTGAAAACTTTGACAATCTTTTAAATATTATAAATGGACTTGAAAAAATTACGCCTTCTGAAAAAGCATACTCACTCCGTGAGTTGGAGTCACTTATTCGTGGTTTACAATTCAACATTGCTTATGTTATAAAATACGCAAGTTTATATTTTACTCGTGTTGGTTCAGTTGGAAAAATACTTCGAAAAGATACTTATGCTGAAAATGCTGGAACTATTTCACAGCTTCATAAAGACTTCAAAAATGATGGTACAATTGATACTTCATATAAAGGAACAGCATCATTGGAACCAATTACTTCTGAAAAATTTGGTGGTAACCAAGATGAAGTTTCATCACAGTCGGTCTTTATGTCAGCTGCTGGAACATGGCAAAGTGTTTCTCAATTTATGAAACTTCGTGTTCGAACAGACGAAGAATTTTAATCTTCATCAAATGGCTCATCGACAACAATTGATGAGCCTGTCAATGGAGACTTAATTTCAGCACCAGTTTCAAGCGCGGTCATCATATCATCTGTAGAGATTCCATATTTTTCTATGGCCTCTTTCAATTCCAAAATAACAAAAGACTTTCCATTTTCAGACACCATAAATTTCATATTAAATCTCCTTTAAAAGATAGGCACATATTTCATCTGCAGTGAAATTTGCAAAATATCTGCCTTCTGATTTTATAACCAATTTTTTATTGTTTAAAGACATATTCTGAAGAATTCTCATAAAATTGTCTTTAGTTTTTACTGAAATGTCTGCATAGATAGCTGCAGTTTCTGGCATAACTATAAATGCTTTTCCAGATTCATGTGAAACACATTTTCTAATAAATTTTTCGAATTTATCTGCTGTTTCTTTCGTAGAACGTGCGAATACAAAATTCTTTGGATGTGAAGCGATTTTTTCATCTGAGAATACTTCTTGCCTTTGTGGAATAGATACTTGTGATACTCCACTTTTAAGCTTTCGTATTTCTTCTTCTTTTTGAGCTAACACCTGGTTTAAATGTGCAATTTCATTATTTCGAAACTCAATTGCAGCTTTCCAATTTTTCAACTTTTCTAATAAAACACTCTCATTTAACACCATAATGTTTATTTAGTTTCCAAAGTTTTAATATTCCATAAACTAGATTAATAACCAGTTTAATTTATAGAAGGAGGCTTTACAAATTGTCAGAAGGAGTATTAGGCAAAGCAATTGATGGAGTTCAAACTTCAGGCGGCCTTATTGCGCTATTGATATTGGTAAGCGGCCTTATTGTTGTTCTTTTAATAGTAGTTGCTTTTAATTTGCAGATTACTCTCAAGCCTTTCAGTGTTAAAAGAGCTAATAAAAACATAGACAGTGGTAAGCTTAACCAACTCGACATAAATAACCTAGTTTCTCTTATAAAAGATGCTTATTCAATATTTGAATATAAGTCTAAAGAAATACATAATGAATATACTGAAAAAATTAACCGTTCTGGAAAAAGTTGTATTTCTTCGCTTGTAAATAATATTTTAATTGAATATTCAAATATCGTTGAAAAGAAGACAAAGATGCCTGCATATGACAATTCTGATGTTGGCATACTCGAGTTATATCTTGAAAGAGATGTCAACGATGTTATTCTTGATGTGTTGAAAGACTTTTATGATGATAACCTTACACAAGCACAAATTGAAAACTTAATTGAGCACTCAATCCAGAAAATCGTTTTTGAGTTAAAAGGAAGATTGATTAAATATCGTTTAATTAAAGACCAAGCAAGTTTGAGAACAATTTATGACGACTCACCAAAATATATTGCGCAATCATTACGTGATGCATTTAGAAATTTCTCAACATACGCAAAAGAAGAACGTGACGAAATCGAAAAATTGGTTGAATCTAGAAATGAAGACTTGAATAATAAGTTAAAGTTTAATATTCAAGGAGGAGACGAAGCAAATGGTAATGGAACTGACAAATAATGTTAAGCTCATATTTATAGTCGCCTCATTCATCGAGTTGTTTTCCAGCTTATTCTTTATTCCACGTGTCATCTTTATTATTCGTTCGAATAAAATGCCATACCAGCTTGAGTGGCTTTCACAGTCATTGATATGTTTCGTTACCATTCAAGCATACAATCTTCTCACATGTTTAGGTATTATTAAAATGAGACCAGAATATTATGGTGTACTTCATTGGCTCGTGTATATTTCATTCATGTACTTTATGCTTTTTACGACAAAATATGGCACAAATCACACTGAAAAAGCAATGAGACTTTTTATATTGGTTTCTCACCTTGTTTTTGGACTTGTAACGATGTTTATCGTAATGGACATTTTTGTAAATAGAATGGGACCAAATTATTCATTACAGTCTTACAACTTATATAGCCTCATTTACAGTCTTAAGAATATCACATTCATATTTGAGTTTGTGAGCGCTTTAGCACTTAATATTTTTTCGATGAAATGTTTGCCATATAAGAAAACAGTGCTTTGGACAAAGTTCATTTTACAAATATCGTTGGGACTTTTCTTGATGTCATACTATGTTGTTGGGCTCTTTCCTATATTTTTCCTAACATATGAGTTTGCAATAACAGTTTGTATCATTTTAACTATGACAAATGTTTTTAAAGAGAAAGGGAGATTTTTGAATGACTAGTTTTTTATTTTTAGATAGAACATTTGAAATTATAGAATTTCTCGTAGGATTGCCACTTATAGCATGTGTATTGTATTCAATTATAAAAAATACAATTTATTACATAAAAGAAGGCGATATTAGAACTGTGTTCATACTTCAATCTTTGGCATATGTTGCAGTTGTATTAGTCGAGTCAGTCTTATACATGATATTCGGATGCGCAAATGACTTCTGCATAATATCATTCAAAGTCTTTGTATTTGTAAATTGTTTTTTATATTCCCAAACAAAGTTTACTGGAAAAGCTGCAATTCGTCTATCTCGTATGACACGCACGATTTTATTCTTGAGCTGCTTGACATTATTTTGGGCAACAACATTTTTCTTTGCGATGACAACAGATACAACATATGTATTCTTATTAAAACTTTCACCTTTTGAAAAATATTCTCAAATTGTGTCATTTTTGGCACGCTCTATGAATGGAGAATTTACGCCTCTTTCATATGGCATTTGCACTGTACCACCATTTATTTTTATCATATTAGCTTTATTTGTAGACTATATGGAAGATAAACCTTATAAAGCAAAAAGAAACACATGGTATTTAATTGTTCCTGCAATAATAAATGCATATTTAGTTTATCCATACTCGCATGGAAGTCGTGTTTTGGATGTTTCTTTGCTTTTAGTGATGGTTGCTATTACATCAACATGTATACTTCGTGAAGGTTACATAATTTCATATTATAATGATATGACCACTCCTGAGATGTTGGCTCACAAGTTGTATAAAGAACTTAGAAAAGAAAAAAATCCTCAAGTTGTTTTAATGAAACAAAGCATTATGATGAAGATGTTCTCATTCAGAGAAGTTGAAGGTTTTAAAAATAAAAAACTGCAACGATTTATTCAATCATTGCAGTCTCCTGAGCTCGAACCAGCTGATCAGATACCGAGGTTGTAGATTTTCTTGAAGCTCTTTTCAATAAACTTATTATTTTGAATAGCTTCAGGGCTCCAACATACTCCGTAAATATCTGTTATTTTATTCTCTTTAATCACACGTTTCCAATCTATAAGTGTGTCATAAAAGTCACTTATTACAAAGAGCTTGTTTCTCTTTCCTTTCAAGTAGTTTTTAGCTACATATTCAATTCCAGACGCGATGTATGTTCCATCACCATATGTTACAACTCCATCTTTATAGTCTTTGAACTTTCTGTCTGCACAAAGTGAAGTGTCCCACAAAATGAGGCGTGAGTTTTTTCCGAAGTTTGAAGACAAGTCACCAAACATCAAGATTGTGTTGTCGATGATTTCTTTGCTTACAGAATTTGAAACATCGAGGATTACATAGAAGTCATCAGCTCTGTATTCAGTTCTCATAGTATCACGTGGAATGATGATATTGTTTGAACCAAGTTTTCTTCGGTTTACATTGTACATCTGGTCACGACGTGTCTGAACATTCTTTTTATTGAAAACCTCTTTTAAGAGGATTTCTTTCAACTCATCAAATGTGAGAGTTTTTGTTGCCTGAGCATCTTTAGCTTCATGCTCATCACCAGCATCCTGAGAAGCAAGTCCGTCCTGAGCTTTTTTCTCAATCTCATTGGCTTTCTTCTCGAGTTCAGATGTTTTGCGTGAGTCAACATCTCTCTTCATTTTTTCGAGCTGTTCTTTTGAAAAACCTCCGTTATGCTTACGCTCTTTCACGTCTTTTTTAGCTGCTCCACCAGACTTTCCTTTCTGAGCAGCTTCAGCACCGTTACCGTTTCCATTTTTTCCAGGATTAGGCTGTCCACCATTCTGTGGTTTCTGACTAGGATTTTTACCTTTACCTTTCTGAGGATTTTTATCCTCTTTATCACTCTGGCCTTCCTGATTTTCTTTCATTTTCTTGAGGAAAGGTTCGAGGTCATCAAGGATATATGTGAGATATTCACGCCAAGTTTTTCCAACTGGGAAGTTGTAGTCTTCTGGCCACATACCTCTCCAGCCTGGCTGTTTGAAAACATGCTCACCAAGCATACAAGAAGCATCAAACTCGACCTTTGTGAAAAGTTTAGAGTTTACCTCGAAGTCTTCAACAACATTGAAAATGTAATTCTTGAAGTAGTCGAAGAATGAGTCTTCATTATCGAACCAATCTTTGTATTCATTGAAACGAGCACGGATACGAGATGAAACACCAAGAGCTTTTTTCTCAGCATTATCAACATGATTGAAAATGATATGCCCACATTCATGCATGTAGAGGAACTCTTCAAGCTCTTTGTTTGAGCTGTTTACGAAGAGTTTATAGATTTCACCAACAAAAGCATCACGGACAAGACAAAATGCAGGAGCTGGATTTATGAGTTCAGGGTCTTCTGTCACGATGTGCACGTATTTGCTCATCTGGTCCTTAACTTCTTTGTATCGTGAAAGCATCTTTACCTCCATGAGATTTACAAATATAATATATGGAAATCTTAGTAGAAGTTCAAACTAATTTTATATTATGGCAGATAATTCAAAAGAAGCAGTTGCTGAAGAGATTACTCTCAAACCTGGAGAAATTCCAACTCCAACTAAAGAAGGATATGTATTTTCACACTGGTCTCTTAATAAACCAGGTTCAGTTACTCGCGTTCGTGACAAAAATAATAACGAATACGAAATTGATAATGATTGCCCACCTTTCAACTTTGAGAAAGAAGTAATCACAAGTGACATTACATTATACGCAATCTTTATTCCAAAATGTAAAGTTACATTTAAAGTCGAAGATGAGACTGTCACTACGCAAGATACTATTTTTGGTGGAAAAGCTTTCGACCCAACACCAGCTGGAGTTCGCTCACCTCTCGACCTTGCAATCAGTGAAGATGTTTCACAATCACATAATAAGCATAAAGCTACAGCTTACAACAAAAATACTGGAAAACCACGTATCGTATTTTAAAATGAAACGAACCTCCAAGCTCTTTCGAGTTGGAGGTTCGAGTTGTAAATCAACCTCTTAACAAGAGGATTTTTTATGCATTCTGAAGGTCGAGGTAATTTACCGCAACCAGCTTACCGTTCTCGAAGATGAGAGGGAAGCATTCAGGTGTTGGAACTCCCAGGGTATTTGCACTTACTGAAGAGTTGTAGTTGATTTTGAAAGGTGTTTTTTCAGCGATGCGGCGAATACCAACCTCGATGACTTTACCAGTTTTTACCATATCCGGAGAGTAGCTCTCCGGAACTTTATTTTCAGTTACAGCAACCAGTGAGCAGTAGTAAAGTGAGCTCTTATAATTTTTGAAGATGCGCATTTTGTTCACATCTGTAAGAACCTTTCCTTTAGCAAGCTGTGCATAGTATGGAGAGAACTTCTGAAGGAACTTTACGATGTCGTGAGCATTCTCACTCTCAAGTTTATCTTCATTTTCATCAAAGAACTCACCAACAGCTTCATAGTCACTCAAGAAAGCAGCAATTTTTGTTTTGTTACCGTTCATCTCGATAACAGTCTTACCATAGTCACCGTAGTTATCTTTGATTGCATCAATCAGTGTCTCAACCTGTTTGTCATCTTCATCAGTTTTTACGAAGCTTCCAACCTCCTGAGCAGTCATGTTCATGTTTGAAACGATGTTTGCGAGGTTTTTCTCTCCGTAGTTGAACTCTTTAGCTTTGCTCACAGTTGCTTTAGCTGTCTTCAAGAACTTCTGAGCAATAGAAGTGATTGAAGCATGGAGCTGATTGCGATAAGCTTCGGCTTGTTTTGTATCTGTAAAGCTGTTGCTTCCAGCACCAATCAAACCGTCAGCAATTTTCTGAAGAAAACCACGCTCATTCATTCCATATTCAAGACCGAACTTAAGAAGTCGCGTAAGGTTATTCATAGAGCGGAGAGTGATTACATTGTAAAGTGCTCTGTCAGCATCTTGATACATACCAGCAATATCAGGGTTGTTGATGTCGATGAAACCTTTTGAAGATTTACGGTCACTGTATTCAATGAAGATGTTGCTGAAGAACTGCTCCATAGTTTTGTTATATTCATCATTTTCAGCACGAGTGAATGGTGTGTGAACACGTTCTTTGGCTTCATTCTGTTCTGGATGGAAGAGCTCACTTACAAGGTCAAGACCATTCATTCCGTCCATGATGTTCACTACACAGAAACGGTTGATTGCAGGAGCGATGATGTCCATGTAAGATGGAAGGTTTTTGCTGTAGTTGGCAGCTCCAAGAACGATGCAGCTTTCAGGAAGTGACTCACCTTTCTGGTTTTTTCTGTCCTGAATGAGGGAAAGCATAGCACCTTCAGTCTGGCCTGGACATGTTGAGATTTCGTCGCAGAAGAGAATTGAAGGAATACCCTTCTTGTCGTACTCAATGATTCGTGACCACCACTGTGAGTCGAGGTGTTCAAGTGATGAACCGCCATTATTTACCTGATAACCAAGAAGTTCTTCAGGTGTTGAGCGGCTTCCGATTACAACTTCAAGGTGGTAACCATTCTTCTCAGCGAAGCGTACAACTCCTGTGGTTTTTCCTCCACCTGGATTTGAAATCATAAGGAATGGAACTTTTGTTGCTTTTGAAAGTTCGCAAATGTCGTATACTGTCTGAGCTATCATGGTAACCTCCGTTTAGTTTTTGAAGTTGATTTACAAATATAATATATGAACATTAATGAATTAATTCAAAAATTTTTATAAAAATTTCTATATTAACTATATTATAATTTAAAATCTATAGGGAAGTTTTTTACTTACCCTTTTAAAGATTATTTAAACAGGTAACTAAACTCGAAACTTGTAAACTATTTGAGTTCTTGTTAATATTATAAAATAAACTACAGAAAATAATAGGAGAATTATAATGTCAGACAAAGTAAAGTTGTTTGTGTGTGGCGATGTAAAGGCGCCAAAACGTGATGCTGGTTATGATGCAGGAATTGATGTATTCGTTCCAAACCTCACAGAACAGTTCATGGTTGACTTGACAAAAAAGAACCCTGGACATCCTTTTCGCTGGGGTGTAATTGGTTCACCAGTTGAGAATGAGGAAAATGTCAAACAGAACGAAGGCTTGTATTTGTATCTTGCTCCAGGTGAGGATTTGCTCATTCCAACATATCTCAAAGCTCGTATTCCAAATGATATGTATCTCAAAGTTGCAAACAAGTCTGGTGTTTGTACAAAACAGAAGTTGGTTGTAGGCGCAGACACAATTGATTCATCTTATGAAGGCATTATGCATGTTCATATTTTCAATGCGTCAAACAGCATGCGCTTCATTCAGTTTGGACAGTCAATTGCACAGCTCATTCCAATTAAGATTGATAATGATGAAATCGAAGTTTGGTATGATGACAGCATTGAGCTTTTCAAAGAAATGAAAAACCAGACAAATGCTGAAAAGTTCTATGAAGGACATGAAAGCAAACGAAAAGAAAAGGGATTTGGCAATGGTAATCCACAGGATGCCGCAAATCCTGGCCAGAAATAAAAAATTTTTAAGGGAGCTTCGGCTCCCTTTTTTGTTAATATATTATTATATGTATAATTTAAACTCAAGAGATATAGAAAGACTTTTTAACAAAGCAAAAGAAGCAGCAAAAAATGCATATTGTCCGTATTCAAAATTTCCAGTTGGAGCTGTTGTAATTGGAGATGACAACCGAGAATATATTGGCTGCAATGTTGAGAATACATCTTATGGAATGACAATTTGTGCAGAAAGAAACGCAATCTTTAGTGCAGTTGCGCATGGTTGCAAAAAGATTGAAGCAGTTATTATTGCGCTTCCTGTTCCAAATGTTGGTCCTTGTGGAGCATGTCGTTCTGTGATTGATGAGTTTGCAGATGATGATGGCGACATTTTAGTAGCTTTTGGTTCAGAATTAGATAATCTCATTAAGACAACTTCAAAAGAACTATACACTAATGACTTCAGCAGTCATTAATATATTATCAGAGGAAAATTATGGCATTTGGAAAAGTATCTTCTTCAATGAAGATTAAAAACTTGCAAGTTGAGCAGGCTGACTCATCTTTGATATTTGAACATTTTGATAGTCAGGCTCCAAATTATTTTTTGTTTTTGCTCGACTATGCATGTAAAAATAAGAAAATCATAGACCAGCTTAAAAAAGATATTGCAACAGTAGGGATAACTTCATATTGTATTGTGTCATGCGTAACAATTGGAAATGACGACAAAAAACTTGACACAACAAAAGAATTGCTTCCATTTGAGTCAGATTGGCGAAAATACATAAAATTTTGTGATGTAGAATGTTCAGCAATTGTTGCATTTGGTCGTGCAATTCGTGTTTTGAACAGAAGTGCTGATATTGGTTATTATGACTTCATTGATGACAAGTTTAGTAAACCACGTTATTTTTGTGGCTCGAAGTTTGTAGGTGGTCCTGACAAATGGATTTATCCAGCCTCACCAATTGATTACATTTATCCATTTACAATGGTTGGAAAAGCAGATTTTGTTTGTTATCATACACGCTTTTTCAGAAAACAGCTCACACGTTTGGTTGATGATGACTTTTCTTTGAAAGACCTTGACACACGTGAGATTATTATCCATGATTGTAGTGATGAAAGTAAAATAGACGAAGCTTTGAATACTCTTGACAATGCTGAATTGCTCGCGCTCGATACCGAAACTTCAGGCTTCTCTCCATATAATGATGTGTTAGGTACAGTTCAGATGTGTGCTGATGGCGTTAATTCATATTATTTTGAATGGATTACACTTCAAAATCACAAACGTAAATTTACAATGGTTTTGAAACACGCAAAAAGATTGACACTTGCCAATGCAAAATTCGATATTTGCTTCTTATACCAGAACGGTATAAGAAATATTTTCGCAACAGATGACACAACATTTTTGTCATGGGCAATCAATTCAGCGAGACCAAAAGGTTTGAAACCTGGAACTTGGTTCTGGTGTGGAAATTATGGTGGATATGATGATATGCTTGACACAATTAAGAAAAAGCTCAAGGTTGACAACTATCTTCAAATTCCAAAAAACACATTGATTGAATACGCTGCTATGGACCCTGCCGTTACATGGAGACAGCAAGTTGCGCTTGATGAATGGTGTCACTATTTGGACAAAACTATTCCAAATGAGAAAATTCCAGAGTGGACAATTTATCGTTTTTACAAAGAAATTATGATACCGAATGCACGTGTCATGACAATGGTACAGCTTAATGGTTCATTCTTCAGTCGTAAAAATATCGCTGAGCAGACAAAAGCTATCGATGCAATTATCGATGAAGAACGCAGTAATTTGGCGCAGATTTGGAAAGTCGATAAAAACTTCGAATTTTCATCAACTGACAAGCTCGGTAAATTGTTTGAAAAAATGGGTTGGCCAGAAATTGAAAGAAATAAGAAAGGTGTTTATTCAACTTCAGACCCAGTTCTTCAAGAATATGAGCGTCTTGGAATGCCTGGAATTAAGAATCTCAAGCGTTTCCGTTCATTTATGGTTGCACGTAATACATTCGTAAAAGGTTGGTCTTCATTCATCATAGACCATGATGATGGAACTGAGCGTGTACATCCAGTTATGAACTTATTTGGTGTAGTTTCATTCAGACATGCATGTAATGACCCAAACTTCCAGCAAATTCCATCTGCAAAAGAAATTGCGCACTTGATTAAGCAATTCTTCGTTGCGCCACCTTCACATGAGTTTATCGAAGTTGAAGATGACAAAGGAAATAAATGGGACAACTCATTGTATATAAATGTTATTACACAACGTGGTTCAGTTCGTTTTGAAGACTTGGTTGAAACTGACGAGATTCTTGAATATGACAAGAACTTTTCAATTTATGACCTTGACTTTGACACTTGGTGTTATTAATATTATATAAATAACGAGAACAACATAATGGAAAACAATAAAGAAGACAAGACAACTATTCAAAAAAGACTTGAGACTGACTTTTTTGCTGAGCGTCGTTTATTGCGTGCGCTCTATAATAATCCAGAATATTTTGATGATGAGAGAGTTGATGAAGACTTGTTGTCTTCACAGTCAACAAAAAACATTTATAAAGCTTTATACAATCTTAATCAAAAGAAAATAAAGCCAACTCGTGATGCTCTTTTGCAGGAATATTCTGTTATAGACCTTGACGCAAATACATATATTGTTGATGCTGTTTCAGATGACTCAGTCAAAAATGAAGACTTGACAGATATTATTGACCAGCTTGCAGACTTTAAGAGACGGCGTGAAGTTGTCTCAAAGTTGAAATCTGCAATCAAGACAATTGAAAGTACTGCTCGTGTTACAGAAGAGCAGTATGAGAAGATTGATGAAGATATTTGTGAAGCTTCTTCAAAATTAAATCCAAAACAAGAAACTGACATCCAAGATGCTATGACCACTTCTCAATGGTTTGGCAATTACATGCAAGAATATCGAAAAAGACAGAATGGAAAAACTTATTGGTTTAGAAATTATATTTTTGATAGTCTTGTTGATGATGGCCCACAGCCTGGTGAGATTGGAATTATCGCATCAGCATCAGGCTCAGGTAAATCTACAGTTTGTCTTGACCAGGTGAATAAGTTTATTGAGATGCATGTTCCATGCGCGTACTATTCTCTTGAGATGTCTGGTGTTGCAACAATGGACCGTCTTCTTGCTAAACGTCTTCATATTCCATACAAGAAAATTAAAAATCCTGGTGAAGACTATGAAGAAATTCTTCAGCAGATTGAAAGCGAAAGAAAACTTCTTGAAGACAATCCATTATTCAGATTTTGTGAAAGTGGTGATGTTTCACTCCATAAAATTGAAAAAGACGTAAAGAAATTCCAGAAAGAGACTGGTTGTAAATATTGGGTAGTTGTCATAGACTTACTCTCAATGGTAAAAGACTTTGTTAAGTTTACAGCTGGAGCAAACTTCGCACAAGGAATTGAAATTGCAGTAAATGCATTGTCAGCTTTGGCAAAGAAACTTGGAGTTCATTTTATTGGTGTTCTTCAGATGAACAGAAACAATGAGTCACAAGGTGGTATTCATTCTATTGATGACCTTGACAAGCTTCGTCCAAACCGTGCTCAAATTAAAAATGCTGGCGCATTCTTGGAACGTGCTCGTTATGTTTTGACAACATTCAGAAAATACCAGTATGCAAAGCTCTATCTTAAAAAAGAAGAATATGAAGATGAGCTTGATGACATTATTGAAGTTTCAATTGTAAAATTAAACAATGGCGATATCGGTGAAACTGTAACTGGAGTTTTCGATGGTGAGTATTTTGATATTCTTCCAATTGAAATTGAAAAGACAGACGCAGAAACACAAGATGAGTCATTTGCTTCTTAAGAAATAGAGCCTAATCCAATATTTATTAAGTCGAGACTGCTGTCAAGGTCTCCACTTGAAAGGCCATCCATAGTTGGTACAAGTGAAGTCTTTGACTCTTTATGTATTTTATACAGTGAAATTCCAGCATCAATAAATGAAAGGTCTTTTATAAACATAAATGTCAATGCACTAATCGCATCAAATGATACAAGACTGACATTGTCATTTTTAATTATTGCAAGGTCTTTCATTCGAAAAAAGTCTTTTTCTGAAAACTGGAGGTCTTCACTAAAAATGCATAAAACATTAAACATATTGTGAAAAATATCTTTATTTACAGAGTTTAATGAGTTTTTAAAAGTATATGCATTTAAAATTATGTCTTTTTTATCATTGTATATTTCAGCAAGACTTTTATTATTAAGTTGGTTATCGGTAAAGATAACTGCATCTTTTGTAAAAGTAGACTTTGCCTTTAATTCTTTAAGTCTTTCAAAAGACTGGTTGTCGTCCATAAAAATAAAGAATGTAGGATTTTCAGTAATCATATTAAATTAGCCTAATATTTTATTGAATAAAATTTTTCTCTATTAAGATGTCATCTTTATCAACTGAAATTAGGTCGTTCTCATTACAGCACTCAAATGTTGTTTGTACAGGCATTGCAAACACTTCAATCTTAATCTTTTCAGAAATCATTTTTTTAATATCTGGTGTTTGCTCATCAAAACTTTCAACATCTTTTAAAAGTGTTTTCAAAGAAGTAATATCAGTTGCATCCAAGACTCTATTCACAGGAAGTATAATTCTTCCACAAGCGTAGTCAACTGAGTCTACATTATCGTAGTTTTCATAAAACTCAATACGTGTATGTGGCCAATATTGAAAGTTCTTTCTATAGCATGTTGTTAAACCATCAAGATTTTTGTCAAATGAAAGAGAAACACGCTCTGCTTCTGGAACGTCATTCTTACTGAAAATTTCATTTTTTCCAGTTTCATTTATAAATAATGGACGAATTTCAAATGGACTGTTTAAAAAACTTTTAGCTTGGTCCATAAAAGACTCATCTGTGATTGCGTCAATTTTTGTAAATTGTGCAGTACGCATTTGTAAATTTCTAAAGTCTTCTGAAATATCATCAAACCATTTGATTTCAGTTTCACCATAATTTGGATTATCATCATTTGCAATTTTAGGTGTTTTTAATGCTGAGTCAATTGGCGTAAAATATGCGTCCATTACAGAAATTTCATCTTTTAAAGAAGTTCTGTTATCAAATAAGAATAATGTACGTGAGTTTTCAGACTTTTCAGTAAATGTAATATTTACTTTGAGAAGATATGGAGCTTTATACTTATAATTTTTAAAACCTTTTTCAAGAGGATTTTTTGCAAAGAGCTTATCAAAAGTAAAGTTAAACGCAAATAAAGACTCATTAGCTTCCTCATCGAAGTCAAAGTCTTTGAATGAAGTAACATTACTTCCAATTTTATCAAGCCATGCAATTCCTTTCTGAGAAGTTTTAGTAATAATTGTCGGTTCCATATCTACAGTAGCTTTCGCCTCTAAAAATGCATCAACTTTTTTTGCATAAGATAGATTATGCGCTGTATCAATAATACCAGACTCATAAAATTTTTCATTAAAATCTCTATTGAATACAGAGTACTTACTGTAGATTTTTGGTCTAAGCTCATCATAAATATCTTTTTCAAGAATATTTGATGATGTTCCAATTTTAATTCGAGGACACAATTTTATTAAATTAGGTTTAATAAAATCAAGAGAGTCATTTGTTGACATGTAGTCATCAAGATACTGCTTCAACGGTTCAATTAGCTCAGTTTCTGGATCTTCAATTTCTTCACCATTGCTACGTAATGCGCAAACTAATAAGCTATTTTTAGTCTCTGTAATTTCTTGTAGAATTCCATTTTCAACTGATGATGTATAGTCATTTGATGTATCACTACTTCCATAAGACTCTGTCTCAATAACTTCAGAACTAAAAATATGCGGATGTAATAAATTAACTGGACTATTGCTTTCAATTTGTTTCAAATAAACTTTTTTAGCAGATGTTGTATATGACTCAAGATACTCTACTGGAGCATTTTGTCTAATGTCGTCAATGTCTTCAATGTCATGTCCGCCATTGATTGGTGAGATATTTGTACAACAAATGAAATTGGCAATTGTATTTGTTCTTGGATCAACCATAGCTTCACCGTTTGGAAGCGTAATTGTATTCAATTGGAATTTAGATGAAATATTTCCAGATGCTCCAAGAGTTTTCAAATAATTTACTGTAATAATTGAGCCTTTTGGAAGCATTTTTCCAGTAATACCATTTCCAAATTTGAAAAGTAATTTATTCTCATCATCGAGGATTTTTACCTCAAAAACCTTATCGTATGCTCCAGCAAGACCAATATTTTCAACTTTTTCCCAAATCTCAACATCGCCATCTTCAACATCCTCGCCATTTACTTTTTTAAAAGGCTTAACTGATAAATTGAAATATTTACAAGAGATGATATTAGAAGCATTTTCAACATCAAGCGCATCAAGAGTAAAACTTTCATAACGAGTTCCTTGTGCTTGTCCCAATTGTGTAGAAACTTGTTCACCTTGGATAACTGGTACTTTAAGATATTTTATGCCATTCCAACCACCAGCTTCAACAAAATTTTTATATTTTGTTGCGTCTTTTTTAATAACTGAGAATGGTTCTTTAAGAGCTCGTGACTCGACAGACTCTGTTACAATAAACTTTGTACCATTTGAGGCTGTTATAATTGAGCCTTCAGGAATACAGTATGGTTTGTTTGCTGTCCAAGGAATTAGAGCTGCTTTTTCCTCTGAAGTTGCATTTTTATTTTGTGTTAATTCATCATAGTCAGACGTAGCATCAAGGTCAAAAAACTCAACACCATAATTATTTAAACGATTTACGCCATTTTTGTCAGTGTGTGAGATAATAACATATCCAATTGCAGACTTTGGAAGATTGCGTTTATATGCAACCAAATCTGTCATACTTGTAATTGAAGAAAGATTTCGTGCGTTTTGATATTTTTTCTCTTGATACAAATACTCAAGGTAGCGAGTAAACTCACTTCCCATTTCAGACCAAACTTTGAATAAGCTCGAAATTGTTCCATTTGGAATAATTTGAGCCCATTCATTCATTACTTCAGCTCTTTGTTTAATTCTATAATAAATGCTTTCGCTATCAAAACGTTTAATTTTCGTATCCTCCAACTATAATAAATAATTAGTTAGATGACACGAAGTATGAGTTTTTATGCTACATCTTTTGTCAAGAAGTCCATCGCTTCTTTAAAAATCTGAATGTCATTCATGTAAAGTGGACGTGAAAGGCCAAGACCTTCTAATGATGTAAGACGTGAGAGTCCGACATATACCAATCCAGGTGGTGTCCAACCATTCAAAGCAAGATAGGCATTTTCAAATGTTTTTCCTTGGGATTTATGAACTGTCATAGCACGACAAACTTTACAGTCAATCTGGCGTGCCCATGAGTCAACCTTATACTGAATTTTTCCATCATCATCAAGATATGGCTTCATCAATTCATACTTAGATATGTACACTGGAGCAATTACGCCATTCTCAAATTCAATGACAACATTATCATCATTAACTTCAATTGCTGTACCAATCATTCCATTCGCGTATTTATGCTCAATCAAATCATTGCGAGTTGCCATTACTTGTGCGCCTTTCTTAATTGTAATTTCATCATCAAGAAGACCGTCTGGGAAATTTGGACTTTTTACGATTTTATATGTTTTCCATTCATCTGAGTCAAGAGCATCAATATATGCTTTATTGATTTTATTTACAGAAGCATTTGTTGGGCTCATATAAATATACTTGCTATGTGTTCTGTCATATTTCTGCAATGTCATTACACGCTGATTGAAATAATCAAGAATAGACTTATCATATGAGTTTATACCAATAGAATAAATGTTATCTGCGAATGTCTCATCTTTTTGACGATATGACTGGTTCAATGTCATCATTTTGAAGTTCATAGATTTGTATGCTTTTGAATTAAAAAACATAACATTGCCATTATAATTTTCTTTAAAATAGTCTTGAACAATCTTTTCGCTTGAGATAACTGGAGGCAACTGCAGTACATCGCCAAATAACACAACTCGAGGCAAATCACCATGGCGAATGTACATAAGTTTTTTGATAATCCAATCAAACATCTGTGCATTCAACATTGAAACTTCATCAACAATCAATGTTTCCATCTTCTGAATAATTTTACGTGTGTCCCCAAAACATTTGTAAATGTCTTTCTCTGTAAAAAGTGGAACAGCTGGAAACTGAAAAAATGAATGAATTGTTTTAGCTGGAATACCATCTGAAGACAACTGCATAGCAGTTGTTCCAGTTGTTGAAAGAATGACAATATTCTCTTTCATAGCTGCAGCGATGTTAATCATCAAAGACTTTCCACAACCAGCTTTCGCCTGAATGAAAAGATTGTCATCCTCATTTATGAGATTATCAAGAGCAGACTTAAACTGATAATTGCTTAAGTCTACCCATTCATAGTCTTTTGGAAGAAAAATTTCTGACATATATGGTCTCTATATTAATAATTTTTAAACTGGCATTGGCTGCTGCATCTGCATCATTGCACGCTGTCGCTGTTGCATTTGCATCTTTTCATTATGAATTTGTGCAAGTTCTGGTGTTACAATACTCCACAAAAATTTCATATATATATTCTGTAAAGGAGAGCTCATAGCTTCGTTGACTTCATCACCATTGATTGTAACAACCTCAATATCATCTTCATTTGGAACATTTGTGTTGTTTGCTTTCAAATGGAGGCCAGACTTTACGATTACTTTGAAAAGATGAGCAGTGTTTCCAAAATAAGCTGAGCATGGACTTCCTTCGAGAAGTTTTTCAATACTCAAAATATCTTCAGAACAAAGCCCAAGTTCTTCTTTCAATTCACGAATAATTGCTTCAAGTGGTGACTCGCCTTTTTCAACTTTTCCTTCTGGAAATTCAATAAGAGGCGCATCAATTCCAGCTCTAAATTGCTTTACACAATGGATATTCAAGTCCATATCATAGACAATAGCAACAACCCAATCAGGACAGCTGAGTACCTGTTTATCAACTTTTTTACCAGACTCACTGATAAAATGTTTGTTAATGACACCAAGCTCAAAGCCTTCTGGTGTCACATTTTCTTCACCAATTTTTGTCAACATAATATTATAGATTAATGACTTCCAAATGGTCTTTCATCTTTTTCGTCGTCTTTTAACAATGTTGGCGTAACATTTTTTGGTTGTGGAGTCATGACATTGCTCATATTGAAGAGTGCCTGGAGACCAGCTAAAACTTCTGCAGGAGCTGCTGCTGATACTTGCTGAATTGAGGACGCATGGATAACAGCATTTTCTTTTTGTTGCATGCGTTCTTTTCGTTCAGCCAACTCATTTTGCTGTAAAGCAGTAAGCATTTGCATAGATGGCGCAATAACTTTTGAAGCCAAGTCGTTTCTGTTTGTAGTTTCAGATGTAACAATCATTGCTTTTGTTTCAGGCTTAAATGTGTTCCAATCTGCTAAAATATTTTGGCGTAATTGCTGAATATACAAGTCTTCTTGGCGTGACATTTCAAAAACATCATTCATAAAAGCTGAAAGGCCATTAGTCATCAATGTAACTGGTGTCACTTTATCAGCCAATTCAGATATTTGTACTTCATCAACAATAGCTGGAGATTGAGACGCTTTTTCAATATTAGTTTCTAAGTCTTCTTTTTCGTCGTTCATATTATAGTTAGTCTGTTTTTAAAAAACAAAAGGACGCTGTCACCGGCGTCCTTTTGCAAATATATCTAAAGGTCTAGATTAGTCCCATGAACCTTCATCAAGAACAAAGTCATTGAAGTTGATTACCTGGCGAACTGTTTCTGGACCGTCTTCACCATTTGGAGTGAAGTTTTTCTGATAAAGTTTAACATAGTTTGTATATGTCTGACCTCTCTCACGGGCCTGTGTAACAATTTCAGGAATATCAGTATGCTCAGCAGCATCAGTAACTTCATCAGCTTTTACACCAAGAACTTCTGTTTTGCTTGAGAAAGCATTGTCATGAGCACAAACAATTGTGTCTTCTGTGAATTGGTTGATGCCAACTTCGATTGTGTTCTCTTCTTCATCTTTTTCACCAATTTCTACTGTGAAACCTGTGCCACGGAAGTCTTTTGCGACTGGGTCATGGAACAAGTATTCAAGAGCCATAACTGGCTGAAGTGCGTATGTCTGTCCATTGTAGCTTGTAATTACATGAACATCTGTACCTGCACCAAGTGTTGGGTGTTCTTCTGCTTCAGTTTCTTCTGTTGAAACTTCACCATCGTAATTGATTACAACATACAACCATGTATCGCCATTATGGCTGTTTCCAGATTCAGGGTCAACAGACTCATCATGTCTTACAATGAACTGAACACCAGCTTCAAGCGTTTTCTTCTCATTCTGTGCCATTTCTTCAGCTTTTGCAACCATAGCTGCATAGCTGTCAACAGAAACAACAGCTTTCTGCTCAAGTGAGTTCTTCAATTTCTGAATGTATTCAGGATGAACTGCATAGAATGAAAGCGCACCAACTGAAGGTTTAGTAAACTGGTGAGTTTTTGGATTTACTGTGTAAGCGCCAATTGTTACCTTCTCACCCATTTCATTACCAACATCATCAAAGATTTTTGTTGTTCTTGAAGTAAGGTTTTCAAGCAAACCATTGATTGGCTTAGCAGACTCAGAATAGATTGTTTCACCGTTTTCAACAACGTTTCCATCAGCATCACAAGGAAGGCAGTAATTTACAAACTCTTCCTTTAAGTAAGCTGCAGTAACGTCACGGATGATACCTTTGTCATTGATGTACAAAGTTTTGCCTTCATGTTTACCATAGACATTGTCACGAGTGTCGTAACCGAACTGGAACACTTCAAGGTCGTCAGCTGTTGGTTTTGTATTACCATGTCTTTGAATTACTGTCATTTGTTAAAATCTCCTTGCTTTATAATATAGTTATTGTCGAGCTTAATAACTTTACCATTCGAAACCTTCTCGTCTTTTTCAACGAGAACACCATTCTCACCACGAAGTTGAGTAGTATTTTTAACTACTATATCACGAACGTAGTCTTCTTGTAAGCTAATCGTAGTGGCACCATTACTTTTATTTTTGTTGACATTGATACCGTTTCCAGCTTTGATTTCATCTGGAATAAAACTAGTATCAAGCAATTTTTTATCTTTATCAAAATGAGTTTGAAGATGTCTGTCATTTGTAGTCTTAACAACCAATTCACCGTCATCATATAAAGATACACCATTTGAGCCATCTAAATTTCTGATGACTTTTAATTTGCTTCCGTCATTTTTAGCATTTTTAGCTGCATCGATGTCGCTGTTGTCAAATGGCAAAAGTTTATTATCGCCTACTATCTTGTATTCAGGGACAATCATGTTATTCATAACTAAATTAGTTTGAAAGTTTTTCTAAGTCATCGGTGTAAATTATTGAAATGACTGTTTCATGAAATGTGCATAAAGCGATACCGTTGTCAAGAAGTTTCTTTACTGTGACAATTTTATTTTTTAATAAGCAAGGACAGACAATATAAGGTGAGGATTTTCGATAATCTTCGTAGATAAAATAAGACTTTTTAGAAATTTTTGGTTTAATTTTAGCTTTATCGCCAATAGAAAACGACATAGATATTTAGTCTATGCCGCCATATTTTAGAAGATTTCATCATATGTATCTTCATCATCATCATTAAATTGTTTCGGGTCAATTTCAGTGATGATGTCTGAAAGAGGACCATGAAGCTTTGCGTTTGAAATCATGTGTTCTTTCAAAGAATAGCTGATATTGAGTTTTCTGTTCAACTCATCAAAGAATGCATCTTCATCATTATGTTCAAGGAACTTAATCCAAGCTGTGAATACTGTGTTGTATTCTTGCTCAAATTTGAAATTTGAAATTGCTGAACCAAGAAACTCAAGCTTGCCATCAATAATTTTACAGATTACTGTTATTTTTTTTCCGCTGTTATTACTGACATAGTCGCCTTGAACATAAGAGATAATTGAGCTTTCAGGTAAATCAAGAGAAAATGCATTATCGACAATTGCATCGAGTTCACTTGAAAGATGTGTGAAGACGAATGAAAGTATATACCAGTCATGCAATCCAAATGTTTTCATGAAAGTCTCAACAGCTTCGTCATTCTTCTTATAGATTGCATTCTTTAAGTCAATTCCGATGCTGAATGGAACACGAAAACCATTTATTGTGAAAGCCCGAGATGAGCATGAATATTCAAGAACATTGTCTCCATTTTTGATTGAGAAATCTTTCAAAAATGGAAAGTTTTCATTAAACCCATCATTTTCGATGAAGCTAAACTCAGTAGTACCAAGTGGAAACATAATGAGCTTTCCTTCATCGTTTATGATAGTCGCTCCAGTTGTTGACTTAATGTACTTCATCTTCTTTATTCTCCATCAGCTACTTTATCAACAAGTTTAACATACCGAATTATTTTTGCGCATGAGCTTTCATAATAAATTCCATTTACGAAATCATGCAAATGGCTTCCAATCATTTCATATTTTTTAATTACATCTTTAAACTCAGGCTTATCCTGAAGCTCAACGCATGGAATATTTCTGATATTTGGAAGTGACCTCATCAATCGAGCGTTGTCAATGATTTTCTTGAGATACTGTACGAGAATGTGATTTTCACCAAGTTCTTTCACAACAGTTGCAATGCTTTCTTTACCTTCATTGGAGATAAGTCTGTTGAGCGCGTAAGAGTTAACATCTGTGTAGTTTTCCAAACTTCCAAGTTTCTTGTTATATGCTTCATCATATTTATGAGCAATGTCATTTATAGATGAGTCTACATCTGGGAACTTCTTTTTGTTGTTATCCCAAACACACTGGCAGGTTTTAACAAACACATAGTTAAACTCTTCACCAAGGAATTCAGCAGCTTTCTGAGCGTTGTTAAAACGTTCTGAACCCCAAGTGTCTTTCGCATTTCCGATGTACCAAACAACTTTTTTGCCAGGATTTTTGTTCAAGATTTCGTTGAGAGTGCATTTGAAGTTGTTTACATTGTAGAAGTATTCATAGTTGAAAATGCCACCCTTAACACCGCGTTCTTTGTTTTCTTTTTTCTCAGCAGCAGCTGCAGCTTTAATTTTTGCGACTTCTTCATCAAGGTTGATGACATTTTTCTTGATGCCAAATTTTTCAAGGTCATCTTCATAAAATTCACCAACATAAGTTGGAAATGAACTGTTCATCAAGATTTTTCTGTCTACAAGCTTGTGGATGCGACCATCTGAAGTTTCATAACGGCCACCATCAACTGTAATATAGCGGAAGTTTCCACCATTCTTAGACATAAGCGACTTAATAAACTCACGGTCAACTGTTACATCTTCAATAAGTGATGACTCTGTATTTACGTGCTGAATTACACCTGACTTTGCAAACTTTTTTGCAGCTGACTCATAGAATTTGTTTATTGAATCTCTAAGCATCTTGTACCTCGCTATTTACAAATATAATATATGAAAAGTCCAGTACAAGTTCAAAAAAAATGCCGCTCTTTTGAGCGGCTTTTGTTTCATTAGAAGATTGGATTTCCACCAAAGAATGGAAGATCACAGTCTTGATACTGGAATGTTACTGGGAAAGTATTAGCTTCAGCTGCATCTGTTGAGAACTCAACTCCACCAACCTTAGAAACCCAAACATGGTAGAAGTTCCATTCAGCAACAGGGTTTACATCTGCAAAAGCACCTTGTTTAGACTTTTCTGGGATCTGACCAGTATCTTTAAGAATTTGATTGTCAGAACCAGTTGGCTTTCCAGTAGGATTAACAAGCTGTGTAGAAGTATATTCACCAGCAATTGTACGAACTGACAATGTACCAAAATAGTTGACAGCATTTGAAACACCACCTGTTACAGGGTCTGCCACAGCCATCATCCATAATGAGAAGCGCTGTCTCAACATGAAAGCGGCATCTTCACGGAATGTCAACTCAATTGAGCGTTCACCTTCAAGTTTTCCACCAGGTCTTTTTACAGAAATTCCATGATATGTAATATCATATGTTGCCATAGAAACTTCAGGAACTGTAAAACCAGTACAGCGAACTGTTACAGGGTAACCAAACAAAACATCGCTTTCATCACCGCTGTCGAGCTGGTCTGGGAAAACAATAGAAACATCATACATCTGTTTGAGCAAGTCTGCTCCAGAATTTACCAATCCTTTAAGAGTTGGTGAGTGTGTAAGACCACCAGTCTTAGAATTCTCATTATACATAACTATAATTTTCTCCTTATAAAATAATTAGGCTATTCTAATGAGCACTCTCAAAAAATGGAAAATAGACTAACTAAAATATGTATGATGATGAGACAACTCTATGGAATAAAGTCATCAATGAGAAAAACGCCAACTTCTTTATTATGCTTGAACACTCATTTGTTGTTTTAGAAAAAATACAGAAACTTCCAATAGATTATTCTCATTATGAAAACTTCTTGTATAAAGGCATCTCATTAAAAGTTCCGATTGAAGTTTATTATAAATTGTGTGTTTCTCGTTTCAAACAAACATTAGTAGAAGATGAAAAATATTATTTTGCAAATTGTGCTATTCGTGCATATAACAAAACAAAGTTTAAAAAATTGCGAGAAAAATATAATATCGAAGAGTTTGAAAAATATAAGGTAAAGAATTATCGCGCAAAATATGAAACATTATATGGTGAAGAGAATAGCAAAATAATGAAAGATAATTTAAAAAATAAAATGTCCTCTTTAAGTGAGGACATTATCAAAAAACGGAATGCTTCTATTCAACAGGCCATGCTCGATTGTTGGCATCGTCGAAAGACCAGTTAGGATTGTCTGTATTATATTTTTCCATGTATTCCAAAATTTCAACAAGAGCTTTTACGCCAGCGCGCCAGTCTTTCATAGCAAAAAAGAAGTGCACAGTATCATGTGATTTTTTGTTCAACATTCTAAAGCGCTTCTCATCAAGATTTTCATAATTTTCTTCACGCATATCCATATGGTGGCAGTTTGCGCCTTTAGTAAGTTTACTTCCAGTAATTGGGTCTTTTTTCTGTTTATCAATCAAAAATCTACGCCAGAACTTCCATCGTAGTGTTTTACGAAAATCACCTTTGTGCTGAGCAGCTTCAGTTACATGTTTTTCTTCTTTTACTTTTGGTTTACGTACATAAACTTTTTTAGTCTTCGCCATAATATATAATTAGGACATTACATAATAAGGCAAACATAATCATTTTTTTGGAGCTGTAAAGCAATTTCCATAATTTCTGCAATTCTTTGCTTTTGCTTCTTAGACTTAGAAAAATAAAATGTTGTTTTTGTTTTGTCATATTTTTCAACAAACTCAAAAACATCTTTAACATCGTCTAAACATACAAAATATGTCGGCACATCAATAACAGTCCAAATACTGTAAACTAATTCATTTATTTTTTTAGCATACAATTTTGCGGCATCGCATTGAGCAACCTTAAACTTTTCGTTCAAAACTTGGCATGAAACATAGCATTGTCCGGCTGCAGGACAATCTAAGCATCCAGCAATTTTTGTCATTTCTTTCTTTCCAGTATGGCACACAACTTTTGAGCCATCTGTTGTTGTTGCAAGAAAGTCACTCTCATGTGTACTGCACGGATATTTGCTTTTAGAACGGCCTAGTAAACGTGCTAATGTATAGTAAAAAATAATAGAAGACTTTAGACTTCTATTACAGTCATCAATCATATCTGAAAAGAATTTTATTAAATTTTCAGCATGCTCAATAGTTGTGAAAGCAAATGGCATATTGAAGTCATCTGTTCCACGAGCTGGAATAATTTTACAAGTGAAGTTTAATCCTGTCTCAGACAATTTGTAAAAGAAGTCTTTATACTCAGAATATGGCGCATGCTGTGATGTCAACGTCATTGAAAAAATAATTTTATATGGAAGCTTTTTCAAGAGCTCAATTTTATTCATGTCTTTTAAGAAGTCATCACCACGAATATACTGGTCTGGGCCATCATGACTTAGAGACAAAAATATTCTTTTTTCAATCAAGAAGTTTATAATGTTCTCATTTAAAATTGAGCCATTCGAAAGAACATACAAGTCAGCTTGTGGACATCTATCTCTGAAATATGACGCAATTGTGCTGAAATGTTCCCAATACAAAAATGGCTCTCCACCCCAAAATTCAATAATTTTACATTTGTTGAGGTCTAGACTATCATAATAGTCTTTATTAAAATGTGGTTGATGGAAATTATTTTTGTCACCTAGAAAACAATACTTGCAATTCATATTACAAGCATTGTTTGTGTCTAGGTTTACTTCTAAGTGTTTTATCATTGAAATGTTGCCCGTATGCTAAAGATTAACATGTCTTTAGAATATTTTATTTCAGTTGTATTTTCAACGATATTTTCTTTTGAAGATGTTGTAACAATTGGGACCATTTTAGCATCAATTGCTGGCTGGATAGTCTTATTATAGACGTCCAAATATCCAGCGTATATGTCATCACCTGGCGCAGCTGTTTTTGAAGACATCTTATTTCCACTTGTACCAAACTCATCTGAATTATAGGAAACATAGTAGGACATCTCATTTCCGCTTTCAACAATATTTGATGCTTGTCCTCTATTTTCAAATTTTGTTTGTGAGATTTTTCCTTCAGCTTTTAGTTTTTCATAGTCTTTTCCAGACACACTTGTAATGCTATTATCTACAACGTCATAATAGTCAACTTCGTAGTCTGCTTTTATATTATATTTTAACGTAAAAGCTGGAATAGTTGTTTTTGTTGTTGTAGTTGTTGTTGTTGTTTTTTTAGTAGTCACAGTTTTTGTTACAGTTTCATTTGCTTCAAACCAGTATTCTTTAGCTGCACCATCTGGCCATGTAGAGTTCTTAAAAGCTTCTTCTGGTGTATCATACAAGTCATTGCTCATATTACCTAAAAATTTTACTTGAAGAGGATATTGAAATCCACTGTAATATTCTTCATTCTTAGAAACAACTGTGCTATTTCTAGAACTTTCTTTTGTAACAGGCTCACTCGTTTTATCTTCAGTTTTGCTATAGCCATCATATGAATACACAAAAGCACCATTTTCGTCTGGTGTCGCTGTGAAATTTGTAAAATTTAACAAATAATGTGACTGTGATACAGTTGGAGGTGTCAATTCATTTTCAGAAACCTTTCCTGGAGTATTAGCTTCCCATTGAACTGTCTCAGACTCTACATTGTCTTTATATGTCCAATAAATTGAATTGTTAGAACAATCTTTGCATACGTCTGGCGAAATACTTACTTTGTATTTTCTTTCAAGAGTATTTTGATAAAAGTCGACATCAATCATTGTGTCGGTTAGTGTTTCAGGCAAATTTTCTTTATATGTTGTATTAACATATTCTCGTGAAGATAATTTAATGTTAACTCCATCGCCATTATCATGTCCATGCTCATAGCTATGGGCAGAACATTGTTCAGAGAGACTGTAGTTGATGACTTCTTGGAAATCTGACGGGCTATAATAATATGTATCATCATAGCCATCATATGACACTATTTCAAGTTTATTTAAATCTTTTGATTTAGAATACCCATCTGGAAAAAGCCCATATTTGTTGATGTCTTCTTCATTAAGTTCTCTATATTTTTTTGTAACTTCTGTTTTGTCATAAGGCAACTCAAATGATGAAGGATTATAGCCAGTATAAAGTTCTTCATTATCATTACCACCATAATAATGCTTTCGAGCATTTACTCTATTCAATTTAAATATTGGCTTAAAATAATATGAGATTGAATTATCTACTGTTTTATCAAATTGCTGCCATGTATCAAAAATCCAAGAGCCATCTTCTTCTGTTGGAAAATTTGGTGTTTTGGCATATTTTGACGAATACTTTGCAATCTGCTCGTTTACTTTTTGTTGCGAAAGTGAGTCATTTGCATTATCAACATATACGATGCCAATTAAGTCTTTGTCAGACTTGATATTGAAAGTTGTGTCATATTCGGCTTTATGCTTATCTATAGTTGAACCATCATCATAATATTTCAAAGCTGTAGGACTAGATGGCCAAAAGAAAAATAAGTTCATTTTGTCATCAACTTTAAACTTCTTTTTTCCAATTCTAAGACGTGATACACCAAATTCATTTATAAGAAATGAAGCTTTATCTCCACAGTGAAGCGTTGCATCAGTTGTAAGAGAAATTCTCATTTCTGCACCTGCTTTAACTTTTATGTCTTGATTTTTGACATTTAAAAAATGTGCCAATCTTTATTCCTCCAAGAAAGTGTGCACAGTTTTTAAGCTGCGCACTTTATGTTTTTAGTTTTCAGACACGAACATAATATCGCCAACTGATTTACCTTCACTGTCATTAGATGAACGAGCAAACAATGCTTTATCAGCCTTACGAACATAAGAATAAAGGTTATCAGCTGTGATAGGCATATTGTCGCCTGTGTAGTCATTGTCACTTGTAAATTGGCTAACAGTATTTTTATTATGCTCAATCTTATTAAGACCTGCATCATTTTCAGTAATAGTAAACGATGAAGTTGAGACTCCAGTTGTAACATTCTTAAGTTCATTAACAGCATCAGTAACAGCTTTGAAGTTGCTATCGATATTCTGATTAAGACTTTTTCTAGTTGTAATAACAGCTTTATCATTAAGAACTCTTTCATAAGAAACAAAGTCTGAAACACCAGCTGTATCTACTGCAAGCGCATTAATTGCTTCAACCATTTTCTGATTACTTGCAGAAATGTATTTAAGGACATTATCAATACAAGAGTCGATGTAGTCTTTAACATTTGTTTCACTTACTGTTGCTACAGTTGTTGTGCCATCTACAATCTGTCTTGTAAGAACTGCATTATTGCTATTAGAGACGTAGTCAAGAATTTTACTAATGCAAGAGTCAACATAGTCTTTAACTTTTGTTTCACTTACAGTGCTTTTTGTGTTTTTACCATCATAAAAGTCTTTTTCTAAAATTGTGTTTCCATGGTCAGAGACATAATCAAGCATTTGGTTGATGCATTCATCAATGTAGTCTTTAACTTTGATTTTACTTACCTGTGTTTTCTTAGTGTCTGATATATTATATACTTCTCTTGAAAGAACTGTATTTTCATGATTGTTGACATAGTCTAAAACCTGATTAATACATTCATCAATGTAGTCTTTAACTTTAATTTTTTCAATCGATGTTCTTCCTTCTTCAAGGTCATACACATTTCTTGAAAGTTTAGTATTTTCATGGTCAGAGACATAATCAAGAAGAGCGTTTGTAATTGCGTTTATGTAGTCTACGATTGTCTGCTCTTTAATATGTGCCTTACCTTTTTCAAGGTCATATACATCTCTTTCAAGATTTGTGTTATTCACAAACTTTGAAATATATTCTCCAGTAAGTGTATTTTCAACTGATTGGAATGACGTTTTAGCCATTTCAGTATCAAGGTCTACGCCAACAGTTTCTTTCAAAGCAGATGCTAAAGCAATAACACCTTCAGAAACTTTGTTTGTATAGTTCATCAATTCATTTGATGTTTCATAAATTCTTTCATTTACAGGCGTATGAGCATCAAGTCTTAATTCGCCATCATCATTCTGGTCAGTTGTAAACAAAGTTTTAAGTGTATTTGTCAAACCTTGATTTGTTGCTGGCTTAAAATTTTCATAAGTTGCAATATCATGCTCACTGTCAGCGTAGTCAATTGTATTTTCTGTCAAATAGTCAGTATTGTGTCCAACAATAGACTCATCACATTGAGCACGCATCTGTGCTTCTTCATCAATTTGATGTAAAGTCTCTTCATATGAAATCAAAGTTTTATTATGGATGTCCTCTTTATCAGTGCGGCATTCTTTAATAATTTTTGATTTTTTGTTTGTGTTTTTCTTTTCTTTATAAATAGCTTCTGGAACTGACTCAATAACTTCACGAATTTCATTATCATTTGAAGCTTCTTGCGAGTTCACATTCATAATATATTTTTCGTACCCAACTTCGAAACCATTTTCGAGTGTTGTGTATTTACTTGTATTGGTTTTTTCAACATAGTCTGTAACATCTTCTATGTCAGTTGCTCTTGTATCAGCCATTAATAAAAATCTCCTACAATATAAATAGTCAAAATTTTCAAAAAAATATGGGAACTTGCGTTCCCATATTTTCATAATGATGAGTTTTTTACATTAGTTCAAGCGAGACCAAGTAAGAATAGGAACTCTTTCTATTTTCTCTGAACCATCAGCATATTTTATACGCTGATTGATGATACGCATCTTCAAGCCGTATTCAACAACGTCATCGCCAGCATCTGGACTTACAACAAGTGGATTACCTAAATCATCTCGTGCATCTTCACTTGTGTCTGGAAGCATGATTGCACCATTCCAAGCATATTTAGATGTCATCTCAACATTTCCATTCTCATCAGGCTCACTTGCAAGAACTACAGCATTCAACATATATGAACCTGTATGGCGTGGAGCTGAAGGAACACGTGTGTCCAAAGAAGTCTGAGTGTTGATAGCAACTGTTTTGAGTTCATCACGAACAGCTTTAACATCGAGCGCTTTTGCAAGAGCTTTGTTATTTGCTTCAGTTGCAGTGAGGTTTTCATAGTCTGACAAAATTTCATTAGTCTTGAACTTATCTTTTGTGTAGATATTTGTCAAGTTTACATCAACATCATTACCATTCTTTTCAAATGTAAGGTCACCATGTGATGAAGTGAAGTTTGTCTTTCCAGCTGCGCTTCCAAGGCTGATTGTTCCATCTTTGTTGTCAACAACATCGAACTTATCAGCAGAGATTTTTACCTTACCTCTTTCATTTTTGATTTCAATACCGTTGCCAGCAACGAAGTCAATGAGGTGTGTGCCGCCTTCTTTTTCAGAAACTCCATATGCGCCTTTAGCAATTTCTGCAGAAGTGTATACAGTCTTGAGCTCTTTATCAGTTACAACTGATACGTTGTGTGTCTCATCTTCTTCGATGATTTTAACGCCTTTAGCAACACCATCAAGGTTTTCAAGGTGGCTGTCTTTGAAGTCGTCGAGATATGCAACCTGGTGTACGTGTCCACCGATTGTTGCAAGAATATGCTCATCACCATCTGAATTAGCAGCTCCCATAAATGAAAGCTCATCATCCGGGTTACCGAAATTAAGAACTGTGTTTACTTCTGGATTGATGTATTTTTCAACAATATTTCCAGTACGGAACAACTCAACTGTAACTGTTCTTTCAGGAGCATAGATGTTTCTTGTGTCGAAAGTCAAGTCTTCAGAAGTTTTGTCTTCATGTCTGTAAATTGTACCAGAAGACTCATTTGCTGACTTCATATATTCATCTTCAGCATAAACTGCAGACTTTGCGTTGAAGTTTGCGATTGCTGTAGTAAGAGCATCAACTGTTGAAAGATATGTGTTATAAAGAGCTTCAGGGTCTTCATTGCTAACTGCCATATCAATAATTTCTGTTCCACTGATAAGTGCATCTACATCACTGCATGTGTGCAAAAGTGAAGTAAGAATGATATTATCTGCTTCACCTGAAGAAACCATTCCAAAGTCTGTTTTAACTTCATCAATAGCATTTTCAACTGCAGTTACAACATCAGTTTTTGCAATAACGTTTTTGAAATTGCTTGAAAGTGAGCCATAAAGTTCATCAACAACTGCATCAAAGTCTGAAGCTGTGATTGCAAGTCTGACATCCTCATTTGGAAGGTCATCAATTACTCTTGACAAGTCGGCAATTTTCTTAAGGTTCGCTACAGCTGTAGGAATATTTCCAGTAAGGCACTTCAATGCATTTTTATAGCTGTTTGAAAGGTGGCTATAATTGTTGATATTTTTGCTTGTAAGACCTTTTTCACTGTACTGAGTGATTTTTGACTCATCTGTACCATTGTAGCTGTACCCAACTCCAGTCAAAACTACATTGATTTCACCAAGCAATGGAACACTTACTGTTGTAACAACATTGTAAACACCAGGCTCAAGTGTTGAATAAATACCGTCTTCATGAGATGTCTGATTATCCCAAAGTGCGGCACCTTTCAATGATGGGTCAGCTGTAACAGCAGCAACATAAGTGTCAATAACTTTCATTGCTGCGTTTCCTTCCTGACTAAGACTGTCACAATATGAGAAGAATGATGTAACGTCTTTAATCTGGCCAAAGTCATTTCTTATGAAAGCTTTCAAAACAGGGAATTCATCAATTTTTCTATTGATTGCATCAATAACGCTTTCAATATTCTCTTTTGTAAGAACATCGTAAATTCTCTGAAGATAGTTCTGTGCGCTTACATCAATTGCGGCTGAGTTTACAGCAACATCATAAACTGAGTCAATCTTTGCAAATGTTTCATCACTGATAAGAGCTACATCTGTTTCATATCCATCAAAAACAAGATTTTCACCTCTTGTAAGAGCAATATGGTTTTCTTCTGCTTGTGTACTATTATAAGCATCGATTACAGTCTGAAGAGGATAAACTTTGTAAGTGTTATAATTCAAACCAATGTTTGAAGCCAAAATCTGTTTAAGAGCACGTGCTTTTGCATTCAAAGAACTTGCTGTATTTGCAATAGCAGCAGGGTCATCAACAATTTTTGAAGTGTTGATGCTAATCTCATCACCAGGTATGACAAGCATCCGGTATGCATCATTTTTGACATTTTCAAGAATTGTGTCTTTTACGTTAGTTTCAGCTCTTTTTGCAATTCTGAAAGCGTTATTCATTGCATTTGCAGCGATAACAGCATCTGAATATTTCTGTGAAGACTCATCATAAGCGTCTTTTTCTGCCTGTGCTTCAGCATAAGCAGGATTGTCAAGCCAATATGATGTAGTAGACTTATCATTGAGGTCTGGACCACGATAAACGATATTTCTGTTTTTTTCAGAATATCCATTTGAATAGTCACGATGTTTAGCAACAATTGCGTCATTTGCAAAAAGTGTGTTATTGAACTGCTTAATACCGTTAATTTGCTGGTTAGAAGTTTTATCAACAACATTATCAAGACCAAATTTTGAAGCATCTTCAGTTGTCAACAACATTGTTGACTTTCCATCAATTTCAGCTTCAATATGGAAATGGTTTTCATCATCAATTTCGCCAATTCCAGCAGACTTAATAACAAGTCTCTTATCTCCATCGCCAAGCTCAACATCTGTGTCACCATTTACTTTGAAGATATTTTTGCCATCAGCAGTTGTCATTGCACCTGTCAATTTAAGGTTTTCAACAACTTCGTCTACAACAGTAAGATCTCTAATTGTAGAAGTTTTAACAGCTTCGTTATCAATATCTGCATTGCTAACTGAAGTATGAGCAATTTCTGACTCTTGAACATATTCATCAGCAACTTTTGTTTTTCCAAGCAAGTTTGTTTCACCTTTGAACTCTGCAGTAGAGTCTTCAACAGTCAAAATTTTCTTGCTTACAGTGAGCTTATCAATTGCAGCTTGGTCAGCTGTTGCTGTTTCAGACTTAAGTGTATCAAACTCACCATTTACGAATTTTGCTTTATTTCCAGTTACAGGACCAGATAGTGTAGAACCACCTAAAACATTAAGTGACTCAACTTCAGTTGACTTTGCTTTAAGTGAATTAGCTTCTACCTCATTAGAGTTTACCTTTGAAGCTTCAACTTCATTGATTTTTGCTTTTGCAATTTCAACATCATTGCTTTCATCAATTACGATATGCTCATTTTTGAACTCAACTGTTCCGAGCTCATCACCAGTGTTTTTGAATGAAGCGCTCTTTGTATGGAGCATGTCTGTCTGTGTATCTTTAGAAGTGATTGCATTTGCTGTCAAGTCTTTTTCAATACGAGCGTTTTCAGCAGTTACATCACCTGTTACATTCAAATTTTCGCCGACATTTACACTTTTTTCAAATACAGCATTTGATTTGAAAGTTGAACCACCATCAACAGTAAGTCCTTCCAAAGTAAGAGCTGCCATTTTGTTAAATGTCATTGTTACAGACTTAGCAGGGTCATTCTCACAAATAAGTTTGATAGCCTCAACATAGTCTGTGTCTTCCCTTTTAAGGAATGTAATACGATAGCGCCAACCAATACCTTTGCCATCATATCCTTTGCATTCAATTTCTTCACCATTTACTTCGTCTTTAATACGAATCTTTGAAACAGCATCATCATTTTTATCACAGTAGAATGCATATGAAGGAAGCTCAACTTCATGGTTAAGTTTATCCTCATCTGTGATGTGAAGCTTAATGCTTGGTGTTCGTCCTTCTACATGGTCTGCAGTAAGGAAAACTTTTGTGTCTTCAACAGCCGCAACGTGTTTACGCTCAGCTTCAGTTAACTTGTAACTCATATATAGAAAATCTCCTATAAAACCTGAGGGCTTTCACCCTCAGGCCATTGTTATTTATTTAGTGGTTGCTTATTAAAGGCTTACATTTACAGCGTTTGTTGGCATTACTGCTCTTGCACTGAAGTAGCCATTTCTTGAATCTGTAACTTCAAACTCTTCGAAAGCAGCTTCAAGTGGAGCTGTATTTGTAAATGTGCTTCCATCAACAAGCTTGATGATAATGCTTACTGTTGTACCACCTACAACGAAAGCATTTCCGTTCTTAGAAACACCATCAGCAGTGTACAATGTAAGAGAGTCAATCTTTGTGTCTTTAGCAGACCAGTCAATTGAAACTCTATATTTTTTACCAGTAATTGTTGCAGTGCCTGGGATAGACTCTTCAACAAATGCATCATTTGAGACATATTTGAATTGTTCTGTTTTAGAAGTTACACCACTTGGGAATGGTCCCCTTCTTACGTTCAAATAATCACCATATTCATCATTCAAGTAAGTTTCACCTTCGTCAACTACTTTGTATACACCTGTTGAGTCATATACATCTGCTGCGCCAATCTCATTTCCGTCAACATCGTAGAACCTTACTGGTGGCATAATTCTTGTTGAATCGAGTGTTACTGAAATGTTGTCACATTTTACAGAAGCCGCATGAACTCTTGACTCAACCAAAAGTTTTGTTACGCAACCAAAGTTGTTTGTCTTGAAAATGAGTGAAGCAACACCATTTTTCTTAATTTGAACTTTAACTTTTGGTGTGTCACCATCAAGTGATTGCTCAACAATTGAAATAATGCTGCTGTCAGAAACTGACCATTCACCTTCAATATCTTCAGCATTGAATGTGTTGTATTCAAAGTCAAATGTCTTTGTTTCACCTGCAAGTTTGTCAAGAACATTTGAACCAACAATCTCGCCACTTGCGCCATCAGTTGTGATGAAGAACTTCTTTGTAACATTCTCATGGTCGCCAGCAATTGCAAACTCAAGGTTTACATATTTGTTAGTAAAATCAGAAGAGATATTCAAAGTTGCTTCTTGTGTTTTTCCAGCATCAACAAAGTCTACTGAACCAGTTACGCCTTCAGGACCAACAAATGTGATTGGAGCTGCAGTGTAAAGAACACCAAAGTTTGCATCAGCATCTTTTGTATAAAGAGGCTCAACTTTGAATTTGTTATTTCCAACAAATGCAGATTTCTCTTTGTTAAAGTCACCATCTGAAACAACTTTCAAAGCAAAGTCGCTGAAGTCTCTGTAGAATCTTGGCTCAATCTTCAAGTCAAAGTCTTTACGTGAAGCATCAGCTGCAACCTGGAATGTATAAGGAAGCGTTCCCTGATAGATTTCGCTTCTCTGTGGGTTTTTCAAACCATACAAAGAATAACCTTCTTCCATGTCAAATGAAATGTCAGCAGTACCATAGTAGGCCTGAACTTTCACGAAACCACTCTTAGAAGACTCAACAACATATGGAGCATACATATCATCAATCATGATTGTTGCAATCTGTGGCTTAACTTTGAAATAAACGCCAATGTAGTCTGCTTTCAATGTCTCTGGAACTTTGAAGATTGTCTCTTCATCGCAATTACCTTCACCAATAACTGTACCATCAGAAGCAATAACTTCATAGTCTGCACCTTTATCATTATGTGCCCAACCAGTAAGAATTTTTGGATTCAATACAAGGTTGCCACCAACAACAGCTGAAGTGTCATTTGCATTTACACAAAGAGCTGACATATCAACACCGTAGCATTCTTTCAAAGTATCATACATACGAACTGGAATTGTGCTTCCAATCAATGTTCCATTTGAAACACCATAGATTACTTCTTCAACAATGATTGCATCCTCTGTGAAGTCATCATTTCCTCTAATTTTGAGGATTGTTCTCATCATTGGTTTTTGATTTTCAAGACCTGTTGTAAACTCAACGCTATTATTTGCTGAAGCATTAGCAATTTTAACGTTTTTAGCTTCCTCATTCTGGTCAATGAAAATTGTATATTCTTTGTCTTGAACATTTGAGAATGTGATTTCAGCATCATCCTCAACAGTAAGCTCATATCTGCTGTATTGTGGAAGAAGAAGAACTGTTGTCTTACCAGCAACAGTAAGTTTCTTTGTTCTTTCTTCACCATCAGAAATTACAAGTGCATTTACACCTGAACCAACTTCAAAGTTGATGCCTTCAAACTCAGTTGTATCGAATGTATTTTCAATAGGTGGATTTCCAGCTGACAAGTCAACACTAGTCAATCTCTCACCTTTGATGTATACAATCTTAGAGAAGTCTATACGCACATCAGCAATTTCATCGCCCTGAAGTGAATAATTTCCAGCTCTGAAAAGAATTGTTTTTGAATTTTCAAAAGTACCATCTTTCAAAGTCTCAAGCAATTTCTCATTGCTGTCGATAATCAAGTCAAAGTTCTCAACATTGAAAGTTTTCTCATATTTCTTGAGGTCTTCTTTCTTAGCAGTTGTTTCTTTGAGTGCATCAATTTCTGCTTTAGCTGTGTCGATAACTGCTGCAAGAGCTTCATCAGCACGTTTTCTTTCTTCAGTTTCTTCTGCAACTTCAGCTTTATAGTCTTCAGCATTGTTGATAAACTCATCAACTTTGTCAGAAATTTCTGCAACTTTTGACTCAAACTCACCTTTAAGAGCTGTTGTTGCCTGGGCAGCGATTTCAGCATTCTTCAAATCTGCTTCAGCACGAGCTTCACATTCTTGTTCGAATAATTCTCTTGAAGCATATCTTTCATCAGCTTCTTGGCCATGAACTTTTACAGGAGTATTTTCTGAACCGAGCTCAATCTCATCAGCTTCAACAGCAAATTTTTCAGCTTTGAGTGTAGCATTGTAATATTTCTTTGTAAGTTCATTAAGAAGACCAATTTCAACATCACCAAACTTTACAGTTTTGATAATGAATTTTGGATTTGTGATATATTCTGAACCATTGCCAAGAATGATTTTATCGAATGACTCAAATGTTTTTCCAGGCCAGTTCCAGTTGAATGTTCCACTGAATGCTACTGACTGGTCAATTGCTCCATTATCAGTTTTGAAATAAAGTGGAATTTCTTCACCTTTTTCATTCTGATATGTAGAAGCATGCTCAATATCAACTTTGCAGCTCTGAATTATATATCCTTGAGCTTCGATTTCTGCAAACTTGTCTCTGATGCCTTCAAAGAGTGCCTGACCTTCAAGATATTTTCCGCTTGGAGCTTTCATTTCAAAAGTCTTTTCTTCAAGGTCGCCAGTCTGCTGGCAAATAGAGCGAATAAGTCCGTCTCTGAAAACGTCATATCTGAGCTGGTCATTTTCATTTGCAATTTTTACAGTTTTATTCAAAGCATCAGCAAGTTTTTTGTCAAGTGCTTCATTAAGATTGATGTCACCTACAATATCTTTCCACTGTGCGCCGCCATAGAGTTCATTCAATGGTTTTCCATTATATGTTGGAACTGCATTATCAGGACCAACCATATTTAATGGAAGTGCTTTTGTTGGGTCACCAATCTGTACAGCTGATTTCTTAGAGTATCTTACATAAACTCTTACAGAGCTTGTTTCAACAACTGTTTCATCATTATCAAGAACGAAGAAGATTGAGTCTGGTGTTGCATCAGCAATTGCTGAGTCTGCTGTATGAGTCAAAGGAATTTTGATACGTGTAATGCTTGTTGCACCATCACTGTACCAATCTGTTGAGAAACCTGTGCTTGCAACAATCTTGAACTTACCATTTCTTACCTTGAGGCCTGCCATTTCGATGAAGCATTCATCAATGAAGTTATTTCCAGAAATGATATTTTCGATATATTCAACAAATTTCTTGTCTTTTGTGATGATATATTCTTTATTTGTCCAATACTTAAATCTGTGGAAGTTTTCGTTGATTGTAAACTCTTCAGTTTTTACTGTTGAGTTCTCTTTTGCAATCTGCTCAAATGAATGAACGAAGCGACCATTTTCGAGAATGTATCTGTCTTCACCTGTTGGAATATTACCAACTGTTGCATACATAGAAGCAATACGTGAACGTTCCTCAGCTGTGATATGTTTATCGTCATCTGAAATATGAGCTTCAATTCTGTCTCTTGTTTCATCTACAAGACGCTCAATCTCAGAAGCAGCTGATGCAAAACCATTTTCCATTCTTTCTGTTAATTCATTTTTAACAGCTGCAATTTTTCCTTCGAGGTCACGCTTTACATCACCAATTGAGTTTTCAATTGTAGTTTTATTTGTTTCAATAGTAGAACGAATCTCATCAAGTTTAACTTCGATACCGTCAGAGATATTTGAGCTGCTATTCCATTTATCTTTTTCTTCTTGTGTAACATGGATGATAGAGTCATTTGTGTGCTCATTGAAAACAGAATATGAAACAAATGCACCTAAGTCAGCAGGAGCTTCAACTTTAATGAAGTCATAACCACCATGATTTGTTGTTGCACCAGTCTGTTCATAAACAAAATATGTTGAGTTATGTACGACACCTTCTTCAGGTTTAGCTTCAACGAGGTAATACTTTCCTTCTGTTCCACCATTTGGGAATGCTTTATTGATTACTTCATATGGAGTCTCACAAGAATTGTCCCATTTTACATAAATGTAATTTTCACTGTAATTGTCAGCAACTGTGTCTCTTACCAAAGAAAGAATTTCACTTGCTGTAAGAGTTCCAATCATCTGTGGAGTAATCATCAATTTGATTGCGCCATCTGCATTTGGCAACAAAAGTGGGCGGTCATTGATTGCAATTGCCTGAATACCATGTGCTTCACCACTGCTAATTTCAACCCAGTCACTCCAGTGAGGATTGCCAAATTTGTCTTTTATAAGACGTCTTTCCATTACTTTGCCATGTTTATCAGGACTTTCAGCTTCAGCTCTAAAAATCTGTTTTCCAGAGTCGAAAGAATAACGCCATGACTCGAAGATACCTGCCATATTTGGTGTGTTAGGCATCATTGGGTCATTCAATTTTCCTTCACGGTAAAAAACAGTTCCATTTGTCTGGTTTTCAAATACAGACTTTGGAAAAATTTCTTTTGCCATATAAAAATCTCCTATATATAAGATAATAATATAGTTTTCATTGTTTAAAATTATCAAAAGATGTTGCTTCCATCTTCGAAGAAAGAGTCACTAATTTATTGTATATGAACTATGAATGGTACAATAATGGTGTCTTCAATAAAAGAATATATGAAAATGAAAAAGCACCAGAAGGTTTTTCAAAAGGTTTTTTACGGTTGTCTAAGAAAAGAAAGCTTCCTCAATTTGTAGAATATGGACACAAATACACAGAAAGAAGACGCTCACAAAAAGAAACTGTTATTTTTCGTAAATTAAAAATACGACAGAAATTATCTCAAATTGATGAAATGTCTAAAAGAGGCATGAAGTTTGAAGATATTTATGACTTAGTGAAGGTTGATGAAAAATATTTTGAACTTAATAGAAGGCTTTCATATATTATAAATGAAAAAATGCTAATAGCACAGGTGGGCTTGTTTCCGAAGTTCATCAATACAATTACAGACTCTCTAAAAGAATTATATTCTAGAGAGCCCGCTCTTCAGAATAGAAAGTCATACGAAGACTACATTTATGGCGCAATTAGAGAACTTGTAATTATGCCATAAACGCAAAGCAAACTCTAAATTCTTCAATTTGCTCGGCTCGTACAACTTTTCCAATATTGTTCAATTCTTTGACTAGTCTTTCACTGATGTCTGCAATATAAAGTCTATCGACAGCTCTAAACTTATATTCAGGAAGAATTGTGTCCATAATTTTTCTAAGCTCATCTAAAACTTTTTCAAACTCTTCATTTGTTACATCAGGAGCATGGTCAATATCAATTTTTGCTTTAGCTCCAAAACGAATATCTAAAATGTATTTTTTCATTAAATATAAACTCCATCTGCTGGGATAAATGGCTGACCTTGTGTTCCAAAGTCCATGCCACCTCCAGCGAATAATGCTCTACCATGATGTCCTAACGTTACAGTATCTGCTTCTACTTGAAAATTTGGTGTCTTAAATTTCACAAAGTTTGGTGTCATTGTAATAGCACTAAAGCCTGTTGGTCCAGAAGAAATTGGATTTGGTGGCGAACCTACACGTAAATAAATTTTTTGTTGTTGTACAGTTATAACTGCTCCAGTCGAATTTAATAAGAACCAATCTCCTGTTTTTCGATTGTAACCCTCACAAACACCGCCTTTGTCAGTCATAACACATTTGTCTATAACAATGTCTTCATATTCAAAATCTGTTGGACATGCTTGTCTTTGTTTCAAAAAGTTTTTAATTGCTGTATAATTATATGATGAGCCTTTAACATATTTATCATCAATTGGAAAAATATTTGAAGGCCCAATAATATAACCTTGCTGTAAGTCTGGTGTACATACAACCCAAGTAAATTCTCCTTCATCACCAGGATGAAATGTTCCAGCAAAAAATGGTGGATATTCTGGCAAAAATTCTTTTTCTTCTTCTTTAATTCCAGCTAATTCTGGCAAAACTTGAACTTTAATTCTATCATCTTTTGTGTTATTATTTCCATTGAGTTTATAAATTTTTGCTTTTCTAAAAATAAATTCATCACTGTTTAAAGCAGCTCTTCTACCTTCAATTGGAAATTGTGGAAAAAGTCCAGATTGAATATCATTGAACTCGAGTTCGTCTAAGTCTTCTTGTTTTGTCATTCTTAATTCTCCTTAACGATGAAACAAACTTCCATAATTTGTAAGTGTTGTCTTAGACTTACTTCCACTAAATGTTGGGCGACCTAAAACTAAGTCTATTTGAGCATTTCCACCTTCATCTAAAACAATTTTATTCGACAATAAAATCCATTTTCCATTTGCCCAGTGTCCTTTTGAAAAAAATAAAGCAATACAATTTCCAATATCCAAAAGAGCTGCGCTAAATCTTGTTTTAATATTTAATGTAAACATCCTGTCAAAATCTTTTAATGAATTATTTAAGAGATTGTAGGCATCATTCAAATTATGATTGTTCAACGTAGAAATTGATGAACCACTTGATGTAAGAGCTGCGAATGCATAGTCAATCGGATAATATTTAGAAAGAGCTGTATTATCATTTTCGATTTTTGAGCTTGGGCCTTTTATACCTGAAAAAGTCATTCCAGTTTGGTTATCAAAAATAATAAATTGTTTATTCATCTCTGAAACAGCATTTTTGTTTCCAATGTCCATTTTGAATGACATTGGTATGTCTGTTTCAGTTGTTGCATATACATTTGTAAATTCTTTATATGCTTCACTACTTTCTTCATTGTCTGGTGAATAATACAAAACCATTTGAGGATTTTTGCTAAACATTGTAGCGATTGAATCAAAATAAAAATTACTATTCAAGTCGGCATACAAATACATTGGGGTCTTTTTATATGATGAGAAAGCCACAACTTTGTTCTTCAAAAACTCCCAATCGCTCTCCAAAACTTTATATCTTTTAATTGGTTCATTATCTGGAATATCAGCATGAACAAGCTTAAAGTCACATCCGCGTGTTTTGTCTTCTAGTACTCGTTTAATGATTTTATCATTGGACTGTGCTTCAAAACAATGGTTAGTTTGGTCTTTATACAAAAACATTTTATGACCAAAAATAATACGAAGTGTAGAATCTTTTCCAGGCGAGTCATTTATAGCTTGTGTACGTAACAAAACCCAGTCTTCAATGTTTAATTTCTCAACATTACTTCCAACACTGCCTTCATCATAAGCGACTTTTAAGTCAAGTTGAGAACCAATTTGAAGGTTTTCAAACTGTGTCAAAGTTCTACTTTCTGGGTCAATTATATCCATGTAACCAAATGGAAGCCCATTTTCAAGAGAGTTGTAAATAACAGTCTTTTTTATAAAAGATGAAAGGCTTTTGAAATCAGTCGTTCCATTTATTACAGGATATAACTTAAACTTTTGCATAATTATTTAGTTTTCTGTGAAGCTCGATAAATTTTTGACTCTTCTTTTGTCATAACCTTTGCAGAGCGAGGAAACGTAAGCCCAGCATCATATGTAAGCTTACAATATCGAGGGTGGCCACAGAAGCTGCAGAACGAACATGAAAAATCCATATTTGCGTCTTTTACTTGGTCTACTGCGCTCCAATCTCGAGAAGCATCATCATCAATTATATCAGAAAATCTCTTAATTGTATCATAATAGTCTTCAAGCGTAAAACGGTATTCAAGTGTATTTTTTAATGCAAGTTTTTCAACTTTGGCAGCATTTGTTACATCAAGGTCTTTTATTCCAGCAAGTGGATAGAAAAGATAACACTTAAATCTTTCTGGAATTTCATTTTCTGGAATTCCAAACTTTTTAGATAACATATAGACGTATAGCATAAGTTGATTTTTATAATCATCAGAAAGTTTGGCTGTCGCTCCAGTCTTGTAGTCTAAAATTCTGAATTGTTTTGTCTGTTCATTTATGAGACAAACATCAAGTGCTCCTGTAAGTGGCATACCTGCAAGTTCACCCTTTTCCCATTGTTCTTTATAAAGACCAAAACCATTCTTTACATTCTCTTCGATGTATTTTTGCCACCAAAAATAAAAGCCTGGAATTGCCTTAATCAATGGGTATTTTTCGAGTTCTTCTTTTGTCATTCCAGAGTCTGCGATCTCTTTTTCAGCTCTTTTAAAAACACTTTCATAGCTTTCACCAATTTCAGTGTGCTCAGCAATAGAGTGAAAAATCAAACCTTTTTTCTGAACTGAGAACTCTCTATTTTCAACAACAAGCTCATCAATATATGTGAGCTTATATTTCTGTAGACAACTATTATGAGCCGAAAAACGACTCGCAGAATATTTTGGATTCACTAATTTTTCCTCTTAAACACGTGAACGACCAGCACGTTTTGGGGCTTCTTCTTTCAAATGCTCGACAGCAGTCGTTTTTCCTTCAAGCAATTTAGAACAAATAATTTTCCATTCACCACGTGATACATATGCTTTTGAAGCAAGTTCCATAAAACCATCACGAAGTTTTTCAAACTGAGGCGCATTCGCCAATGTAATTTTGTCCTTCCATTTCCAAAGTTCTTCATTTTCAATAAACTTTGTTCCAAATGCTTTTACAGTCTGTGCATCGCCAATAATAGCCAACATCAATGGAAATTTGTCTTGGTAGTCCATGCCATTGATAGCTTCCCAAGCAATCTGTGAAAGATTTCCGCTTGCAAAGTCAATTAAAGCTTTTACTGCGTCATCTTGTGACACAATGTTGAAAGCTTCTTTCATTTCAGCTTTTGTAAAAAGGCGGCCAGTATAAGCTTGCTCAAGATACTGAATAGCTTTTCTGAATGAATATTCAGAATTCTCAGCAATAAATTGAAGACCTTCTGTCCAGAACTCTCGTGGAATAGTTGTCTCTTTTGTAAGACCTTTTTTCTGGCTGATTTTTGCAAGATACATATAAATGTCTTGGAAAGTTGGAGTCTTCATTTTCCAAACTTTACAACGTGACTGAAGAGCGCCAGCTTTTGCGCCTTTCAATTTGTCCATTGCTGTAAAGATAAAGAAATATCCTTTTCGAGGTGACTGAGTTGCTGACAAGAATGCTTCAACAGCTTCTTTTGACAAGGCCTGAGTCTCATCACATATAATGACTTTTGCAGCGTCTTTTACTGCTGGAAACTTCAAAATCTGCTCAAGCTGGTCACGAATATCCTGAGCGCCCATTTCTTCAGCATTCATGTAAATTACATCGCGGCCATATCTTTCTTCATCGATAGCAGTACATGTTGGACATGTTCCACAAGCGCAGCCATTTGCGTCTTTATTTCTACATGCAATGTCTTTTGCCATAATTTTGGCAAGAGCTGTTTTACCAGAACCAAATTGGCCCTGAAAGAATGTACTTTTTGGATAAACACCAGTTTTCTGACATTCTTTCAAAAATTTTACGATTGCTGGCTGACCATAAATGTCATCCAATGTTTTTGGAGCATCTGTAATAAACCAATCTCCAAAGTTTACTTTTCCGTTGTTAGTTGTTTCTTCCATAGTCTATTCACCTTTATATTTTATTATATTAACAGACACAGTGATTAATTAATGGCAGGGCCATGGTATATTACTATAATTTAAAATCTATAGGGAAGCAAGAAGTGCTTACCCTTTTAAAGTATATTTAAACAGGTAACTAAAATAAAAAGTCCAGTAACCTATTAATATATTCTATATTTCAGGTAGAGGAACAATAAAATTGAAGACTAAGAAAATTTTTGAATTAGACAAAGACCAAAAAGATTTTCTACAAAAAGTTTCATCATATTGTGGATTGGACCGCTCATCAACTCAAACAGTTTGGGAATACACAATCTATACTATGTTGATGGACATTGCCGAGAATCCCGAAAGTCCTTACAATGTATTACAAATCCCATATATGGGAAAAATTCTTTTCAAAGAGTCGAAAGAAAATCCTGGCGAATATGATATGTTTTTGTCTCTAAATGACAATATCAAAGACTTGGCGAAAAAAGCAAAACAGGGTGACTTGAAAGACCTTATCAATTATTATACTGAAAAGTTCATTCGAGGCACAGTAAAAAATGTTGAGTCTCAATTAACAGAATAACGAACTTATGGTAAATTTACCATAGCATCGTCCGTTTATAGACTTCATTTTACTAAATCATTTCGGAGACTATATAAGTTATGACAGTTGAAAAAAGAGATGGTCGTATCGTTAATTTTGACGATACAAAAATTACAAAAGCTGTAATAAAAGCTGCCAAAGCAGCAAAGGCTGAAGTAGCAGAAGATGTTCTTCAGAAAATTAAAAAATATGTTACTTCAAAAGTATCAAAGCTTGATGAGCCAATAAAAATCAATGACATTCATGATGCTGTTGAAGAAGCATTGATGAAGTACAATTTGTTCGAAGTTGAGAAGACTTACCATGACTACAGAAAGGAAAGAGACAAGAAACGTTTCATTCAGTTTAATGTCATTAAGGCAATGGAAGCAAAGTATGCATGTTCTCATAATGAGCGCCAAAATGCGAACATTGATGAGTTCTCAGCAGGTGGCCGTATTGGTGAAGCTCAATCAACATATTCAACAGAATTTGCTCTTGAATACATGATGAATGAGAAATTTGCAAAAAATCACCGCTCATTTGAAGGTTATATTCATGATGCTGATAAGTACAAAGTAGGTATGCACAATTGTTTGTCAATTCCATTTGATGATATGCTACAGCATCCAGTAACAATCAAAGCAAAAAATGATATTCGCCCTGCAGGGTCAATTGCAACTGGAAGCCAGTTGTTTGTTGTATATTTTCAGACACAGTCAATGGTACAATTTGGTGGAGTTGCTGCAACACATCTTGACTGGACATTTGTTCCGCTTGTTAAGAAGTCTTTCTTTAAGTATTATAAGAAGCATTATGAACGTTTGACAGAAGAAAAACTTCCTAAAGAGTTTAACAACAAAATGTCAATTGAAGACAAACTCTACAAAGAGACAAATAAACAGGCATATAAATGGGCACTTGAAGACACAAAAGCTGAAGCAAACCAGGCTATGGAAAGTATGCTCCACAATTTGAATACATTGCAATCTCGTTCTGGAAATCAGCTTCCATTTACATCAATTTGTTATGGTCGTTGTACACTACCCGAAGGCCGACTTATTACAAATGCATTATTGGACGCTTGGGAAAATGGCATTGGTGAAAACCATTTGACACCAATTTTCCCTTGTGGTGTATTTCAAATTAAGAAAGGCGTTAATGATGTTCCAGGCACACCAAACTATGACTTGAAATTGAAAGCAATCAAACTTACACCAAAGCGTATTTATCCAAATTTCAGTAATGGTGACTGGTCAGTTCAGGTAAAAGCATTTGAAAAATCGCAGGACATTAAGAAAAAGACACTTGAAAAAGCTAAGTCTGAAAATCCAGAATTCTTCAAAAAAATTGCATCATTGCCTGATGAAATTCAAGAGACTCTTGGCTTTCATATTGTAAATGAAGAAATTGTGATGAATAAACATGAGCAGCCATTTGAATATGCAGCCCAAATGGGATGTAGAACTTTCAATGGTTTTGATATAAACTTTGATGGAATTTATTTTGAAGACCTTCTTAAGAAAACGATTGAGACAAAAAGTCTTCCATTGAATTATCTATATTCTGCTATTCAAAAAGACGGTCGTGGAAATATTATTCCAATCACAATTGTTTTGCCATTCTTGGCCATGAGAGCAAAGAAAAAGGCAAAAGACCATCCAGAATATATTGTTGACTATTTCATCGACATGCTTGAAGAGCGTATTAGCGACGCAAAAGATGAATTGCTTGAACGTTTTAGATGGATTTGTGCGCAGCCTGCTGATGCATTTAAGTTTATGTATCAGAACAACACTATGAAAGGCTACATTCCAGAAGAAGGCACAATTTCTGCTTTGAAGCACGGCACATTTGCTATTGGCCAGCTTGGTCTTGCAGAAACACTCTACATTTTGATTGGAAAAGACCAGACAACTCCAGAAGGAATGGAACTTGCAAAACGTATTGAGCAGCTTTACCTTGATAAATGTAATGCTTATAAAGAGCACTATAAATTGAATTTTGGTGTTTATTATACGCCTGCTGAAAACTTGTGCTTTAAGTCAATGAAAGCATTCCAGAGAAAATATGGATTGATTGAAAATGTTTCAGCAATTATGGGTGAAGACGGTGAGTTGATTAAGAAAAACTTCTTTACAAACTCAATGCATGTGCCTGTATGGGAAGACATTTCAGTGTTCGACAAAATTGATGCTGAGTCACAGCTCGTTCCATACTCATCAGCTGGTTCAATCACATATATTGAAATTGACGACAATACACAGAACAATCTTAAAGCACTTGAGCAGTTTGTAGATTACGCAATGACACATGATATTTCATATTTTGCGATGAACTTCAAATTGAATGAGTGTACAGATTGTGGTTCAACAGATATTGATGAAGAAACAAAAACATGCCGTAAATGTGGTTCTCAGAGAATTAACTGGCTTCGTCGAATTACAGGCTATCTAAATGGAAATTATCTTACAAGCTTTAATGATGGTAAACAGCAAGAAGTTGCATTTAGAAAACAGCATTCAAAGTTTACAAATATCAAATTTGTAGCTGCTTAAAAAATGGGGGACATCCGTCCCCCATAATTTTTTAAATCTTTGTGTGCTAATTATTATTATGGATAACAGAGGTTTAATCATAGATGGATATGATGCAGATAAAGAACGTATCATTGTAGATGATTCTGCTGGAAAGACTATTGATACTATACTAAAGCATAAGAAGTCTGTTAGAGATAAATTATTGTTTTTGTCAGAAGAATTGAGAAAAAGAGCAGAAGAGCATGACAATTCAAAACTACAGTTTCCAGAAATTGAATGGCTTATTGAAATGGATAAAGAGCCACGCTGTCAGTATGGAACAAAAGAATATTATGAAAAAATGAACAGATGGAAAAAGTTTTTCGTCCATCATTATACTCAAAATAAGCATCATCCAGACCACTACTCAAATGGCATTGATGACATGGACTTAGTTGACATAACAGAATTTTTAGTAGATGTTGTCAGCTATTATGAGGTTTTACAGGCACATGATGGCGAAAAAGTTTTGGATGACCAAGAAAAGAGATTTCAAATTAGCGGACAATTACGTAATGTTTTATCAAATACTTTGATTAATTATTTCTCAAATGTCGGTGAGTTTGACTCTATTTTTGAGAGAAATAGAAAGAAAAATTAATCTTATATTTAATGATGGAACTTGAATTATCTATTGACAATTATGACTTCAATATGCCATTTATCAAGAAAATATATGAGAAACTACGTAATTCTCAATTATGTGGTGGTGTAGCTAACTCTGAAAAGGCTAAATTTGACTTGCATATAGATGGCGCTCTAACTGAGTCTATAGAGCAAGATATTGCTAATGGAAAAACAAAACTCAGAGTATGTTTTGACCATATTTCATATGACGATAATAAATATCAAGAAAAAGAGACATTACCTGAGCCAATAATCGAAGAAGAACCTGAAGTCCCATGGCCGCAGTTTCCTACAGAAGACAACTTTGGAGGCATTGTATGGTAGTTGAAAGAATGATGCATATTGCTGGCATTATGGAAAACGATGTAGTTGACTGTGATGAAGGCGTATGCGTTTCTCTGTGGGTAAGTGGTTGTTCACACCATTGTTTTAATTGTCAGAACAAAGACTTATGGGATTATGAATATGGACAATTTGTTCCACGAAAAGATGTGATGGATAAGTTGATTGATGCAATTCAAGCGAACGGAATGCTTCGTAATTTTTCTATTCTCGGTGGTGAGCCACTTGACCCAAAGAATATTGCGAATGTGATGCATGTTATCAACAGAATTAGGCAAGTTTTTGGTAACAAAATTAAAATCTATCTTTGGACAGGCTACACAATTGAGTATCTTAAAAAAGAAGCATCAAAATTTACAGGATTTAAAAGTGCATTTAATACAGATAACGAAAGTTATCCACGATGCATTTCAAAAATTTTGAAAAAGATTGATGTTCTCATTGATGGACCATATAAAGAAGAATTGCGTGACACTTCACTTTTGCTTCGTGGTTCATCTAATCAAAGAGTTTTATTGAAGAAACATCAATATGGCACACGAAGACGACAAATGAAAAAATAGTTAGTCTATTTTTCAACTAATTTCTCTATATATGGAGAAAATCATTTTACCAAATGGCACTCCAGGCAGGATATTGACACCAGATGACTTGGTTGTTGAACAAGCTGCAATGACAGCTAACACAATAAATTCTGCTTTGATGCCAGATAATTTTGACTATACACATTCACCTTCTGACAATGAAATGGCTGCAATGGAATTCAAAAATCCTCGTCAGGTGAATGAATTAAAATACATCATAAAAGACATTCTATCAGGTGACCAAGCTGCTGCAAAAGATGAGCGTTATTCCTATCTTAATTTCAAACAAATTAAAACAGCTATTGAATGGATCCAAAACAATAATTTTGATGAAGACTTACAAGCACTTTTAGTTTCTCAACCATGGAAACTTGTGTATAAAACTAAACCACCTACACCAGAAGAATTTTTAACAAATAAATATATTGGTGCGATGGCTGACAACTTATTCCTTCCAGTAAAGAAAAACTTCCTTGAATTTTTTGACCCAATTAAACCATATAGAAATGCATATTTGAACCCATCGATTGGTGCAGGAAAATCTACGTTCACTATGATGTCACTTCTTTATGTTGCATGTTTATATGCTTTGATGCGCGACCCTTGGAAGTTCTTCTCAAAAGCAAAGACTACGATTTTTGCTATTACACTTTGTGCTGTTACTATCACAAAAGCAAAGGAAATTTATGAAGAGCCAATTCGTCAGCTCATAGAAAGTGCCGACTTCTGGAAACAATGCCGTACGCACTCAGAAATGATGGAAGAGGAAAAGCATTTACAAGAATGTGACGAAGTTGAGTATATTCCTTGGAAAAACGGAAATCAAGTATCTGTATTCAATACTGGAAACAACCTTCAATGGAAAGTAATTTCAAGTGCCAACTCTTTGTTAGGTGTTAACATTTTGTTTGGTTGTATGACTGAGATTACATTCTTCTTGGAAGCTGGTAAAGGTTGGACTGAACAAAAAATCTTCAACTTTTTCTCAAAATTAAAAGAACGTATTTCAAACCGTTTCCAGAATGCTTATCTCGCACGTATGATACTTGACTCTTCTCCATCAACACTTGAAGACCCAATCCAGAATTATATGACGTATGATGCTCCAAAATTGGAAGAGTCATTTATTTGGAAAGGCGCTCGTTGGGAATTATATCCAGAAGAGTTCCCAGACTATTGTGATATTGAAAATAAAGGAACACTTGAGCAAAAAGTCGTAAAAGTCAGAAATAATTATGATGTTGCATTTCAGCTATACAAAGGTGGTAATGGTAAGCCACCTGTTGCATGTGAAAATCCAGCAGAAGCTTCACAGTATAATCCAGCAGATTTGATTTGGTGTCCTAAAAAGCAATACACTAAGAATGGTACGGCCAACTTCTTACAGAAAGCAAAAGACAACCCAATTGAATTTATGAAAGACTGGGCTGGTTTGCCAGCTGGTACGCCAGACCGTTTATTCTATCGTGATGACTGGATTGAAGAATGCTTTAATAATGGCTTAAAAAATCAATATGGAGCAATCGTGGCTCTCGCAAATGAAGAGCCAGAACATTTGATATGGAATCAGATTTGGCCGCGTTTCTTCCAGAAATTGATTAACAAATACAAGTTTTATTATGAGCCCGACTTGCCACGAACAGTTTCTGTCGACTTGTCAAAAGCAAAAGACTGTACTGGTATTGCAATGTCGCATGTTGAATTGGACCCACAAAGAATAGACGAGCATACTGGAAGACCACTCCCAGTCTATGTAACAGACTTTACAATTGTGCTTGTTCCAAAAGGCGGACATATCAACATGGACGCTGTTAAATATTTTATTCATGACCTGAAATATCTTGGAAATATTAATTTGCGGCATGTTTCATTTGATGGTTGGCAGTCTGATGCTGCTCGACAATATTTGAAACGTGATGGAATTGCAGTTGATTATGTTTCAGTCGATACGAATAATGAGCCTTATTACAATTTCTATGACTTAGTTACACATGGACGCTACAATTGTGGAAAGAACATTTTTGTAAAGAATAACATGAAGTCTTTGCATGAAGTACGACGTGTACGTACAGGCTCTGTAAAAATTGACCACTTTGAAGGACCATTGAATTATGATTGGGAAGATGGAACTTGGGAAAGCTGCACAGCTGGTATAAATGCAAAAGATGCTACAGACGCAATCGTTGGCTCATTATATTTGACTTCACTATATCCATCTGAGTTTATTGCCACTAAAAAGTTTTATAAAGAAGACAATTTAGATAAATCACCAGAAGACATAATGAGATTGACAAAACAATTCACAATGTCAGGAAAACTAGATGGTGGCATCTGGCAATAATGGGCAACTAAATTATCATATATTGGAGAAACTAGCATGAAACATATTCTAAAACACGGAAAAAATGACCCAAAAATAGAAGATTTGGACAACCACCAAATGGGAATTTCAGATGATAATAGAAAACTCTTTATTCGTATTGGTGACAACCTCGTGCTTTTAAATGACTATTCTCAACAGCCTCTTGAAGAAGAAGAGGTTCGTAAATATGCTTTTACAGGCGACGAAACAGGTGAGACTATTCTTGAAGAAATTGCGCTTTTTGATGACAAAAAATTGATATTGCGAAGAGATGGATATAAAGTTTCATATGTAGACATTCCATATTCTGCAGGTGAAGTAATCTCAGTAATGGCAATCAAAGGTTCATTTACTCGTGATACAGAAAATAAAGTTGTGTCTTTGAAAACAGCAAATACATATAATGAGTTTGTTATTCATTTTTCAAATACGTATGCAATTAAACTTGGACTTTATAAGTCTACTGGCGATAAAAACACAGTTGTAGTAGTAGAGAATCTCGTATTCTCATCAGAAGAGGAGATGAGCTTGTAAGATGGAAAAACTTGTAAAAAAATTAAACGAGTTTGTAGTTGAAGAACATGAGCTTTTTATTGGAAAAAATCATAGAGGTTATTTTGTAACTGACCAGTCTATTGCTCCAATTTCAGGAAGACGCGCAACTCATAACCCAAAAAAATATAATGAAATTACAATTCGTCCTCATGTTGATGCATATACATCGCAATCATATAAAGAAGGCGTTCGCAAACTTGTATCTTTGACTGATGTACTTGAAGGAACATCTTCAGTTAAAGCTGTTGCGTATGGACAACAAAAGATAGACTTTTTTCCATGGATTGGGCCAACACTTGGACAGTTCAGAATTATAACCAAACAAGATGGGGATAATGCATATATCATTTTGAGAGCAGTTTATGCTGAAGGAAAAATGTCGCCAGTACATGATATTAAGTTTGTTCTTAAAAGTGCTATAATTGATGGAAGCCCACGATGGTTGCTAGAGGCTATTGAGTTTTATCCAGACGAAGAAATTGGACGCAATACATGGTACCCAATTGATATTCTTGCTAGTAATGGCTCAACAATAGTTCGTATGACACGCGATGGCGATATGGCATATGTAAATTATGCTAATAAGTCTGATAAAGAACGCGCAATGGTTGTTACGCACAAAGGTTATGTTGGAATGCTTCAAACTCATGACCAAAATGATGCTATCGGACAATTCATGGATGTAGTTACTCAAAGAATAAATGCAATCACACAACCAATTGGAATTAATCCATTCGACCATGACGACCCAGCAGATGCTTCTTTTGTAGAACTACACTGGTGTAGAATGTTTAAAAATGGAACAACTATTCAAAATGACTCTTGGGTAAATAATATCACAAATGTTTTCTTTACAAAAACAGTAAATGTGAATGGAGTTGAGCAATACCAATTCAATGATTGGTATACTCAAAAAACCAACTTCTTACAAAATGGCGATACGAACTCTTCAAAAGACTATGTTGACTACTTGGTTAACAACATTTTGAATACTGTTGCGCTTGATGGCTCAGATAGTTTTGTTTTCAAATGTGAAGACTTACAAATGGCTATAACACCATTAAAAACAAAAACAGGATTGACATATCTAAAGAAAACTTGTAATATGGTTCCATTAAACGATGGTGAAGCAAATTTTGATGTTTTTGGAAATGAAAATACTGCTGCAGGTGACTCTTTCTATTATGTTGAATATTATATGCTGCCTTCTAATAAGATCGTAAAATTATATATTGATGGACAACATGACGGAGCTGGCTCGTACCTCATAAGATGCTTTGCAGAAGTTAACTAAAAATAAAAAAGGGAACTCTCGAAAGAGTTCCCAAAGGGAGGCACAAATATGAAGGTCAGTCCTTCACAATTATTTTAGACTTATTATAGCGGCGCCAAGCTTTCATCCAAGCAGGATTGAAATTATTGTCATCGCCTTCTTTTGTAAAATTTTCTGTCTTTTCAAATGTTTCTTTTATTTCATGCTCAGCGAAATATTCTTTCAATTTCTCTGTTTCTTCAGGCTCCAAATATGTCGTTTCAAAACCATCGAAAGCAGTGTCATTTTCACGCATAACAAAAAGCGCTCTGTTGCTTTCGCCATCTTTACTGTCATAAACAAACTCTTTCAAATATGATTTTGCCATATATAAAACCTCTTTTATCAAACTAATTTATTTTATAGATTAATATTTTTATAGGAGAATTTACAATATGGGAAAACTTTTTGAAGCTATTGTTGGCGGAAAAAACTTAAAAGAAGACATAGAGGCCGACTATCAGGCAGCACAGTTTAGGGCTGAAAGTGTAGTCAAATCTTTTATGAAAGACTTTTCACCTAAAATGACACGTATGGCTTTTGAGAAGGCTTTTAGCAAACTTTGTGAGTCTACAAATTTGAAAGAAGACGTCGAAGACGGCTATGGCTTTCATACAAAAGACGGTGATAATGAGACTATTTATGATAAGTTTGGAAACTTCTATCAGCTTGACATGTGGTTTTCAGGTGATGCTACACCATATAGCTCATTCCAAGAAGCAGTTGATGACTTCAGAAGTGGCTGCTTATCTGACAGTGGAATTGATGACGACCTAAGAAAAGAAGGTGTCACAGACATTGAAAACTATGCTGAAAGTTTTACAGAATTTGCAATTAGCATTTGTCCAAATTATTTGGCATAAAAATAAAAAGGGGGAGCGTTTGCTCCCCTTATTTTTTTACAGCATGTCTTTGATAAACTTTTTGATTAAAGTATCTGCATCTGTGCAGTTTTTATCAATCTGCATCTCGAAAGCATGGTCAATTGCTTTCTTAAACTTTGGGCCAGGCTTGAAACCTTTTTCAATCAAAACTTTACCGTTGATGATTGGAGTAGGTAATGGAGTTTCGTGTAATTTCCAGATGTCTGGTTTACGAACAGCAGCCATAATACCTTCCCATTCATCATTAAAAGTCTTAACACAAGCTTCTTCATCAGCCTGAGCCAAAAGACACAGCTCATCAAAATGTTTCCACTGAACAAACTTCCAAATACGTGCCTTACTTTTCATTTCTGAAATGCGGTGTGCACGCATGTGTTTCAATGTCATCTGTGAAATGAAGTCACAATCTTTGTTAGTCATTCCTAACTGTTTGCAGAACTCAAAAGCAGGAATTTCACCATCAATGTCATGCGTAACAACCCGAGGAATGTCCTCAACAATTGTAACGCCATTGAATTCCAAAGTGTTATGTTTAACTTCACCTTTCTTCGCAGCAATTGGTTTACCAATATCATGGCAGAAAGCAGCCATCATCATCAAGAAGCGTTTATGAGTGTCCTCAATTCCAGCTTCATTCAGAAGATTGAACATTCTTTCCATAACAAAAGACGTATGGTCCCAAGCGTTTCCATGCGAAACCAGCTTTGCAAAGTCTTTCAAATCTTCAGGCTTTTCAACACAAACTCCAGTTCCATCTTTTCGTTCAATCCATGCGCCTTCAGCATGCCATTTGAATGACTGATTACATGTCATCAAACTGTCGATAATTGGACGCATACCAATCAAAGTGTCAATCTGCGACGCCCAGAAAAACTCTTCGAAAACGAAGTCGAAATGTTTTCCACCAAAAATACCTTCAACTTCTTTCAGCATACGCTCTTTTGAAACTTCTTCAAAGCGGTTAGTGTCTAACAAGCGACAAGCAGCAAAGTCTAAGTCCATTGCACTGAATGAAGGCGTAAAACCAGTCTTAGACATGAAGCGAATTGCTCTGAACAAACGCAGTGGGTCTTCATCCAAACGTTCATTCATGTCACCAACAAAACGCAGAGTTTTGTTATTGATGTCTTCGACACCACCAACTGGGTCAATAATGTTTCCATCAACATCTTCAAAAATTGCATTTATTGTGAAGTCACGACGTGAAGCATCTTCTGCAACGCTCTTTGTAAACTCAATTTTTGGGTGGCGGCCTTTAGTGATGTCTTTTCGCAGAGTTGCAATCTCAACTTCTTCAAGATGGCCATTGTTCATTTCAACCAATGGCATTGTGACACCGAACGGCTCGCTGTTGTCAGAAACATTGCTGAATTTCTTGAAGATTTTGTGCAAGTCTTCTGGAGTTGCATCTGTGCAAATATCATAGTCGTGAGGCTCAATTCCGATGATAGCATCACGAACGCATCCACCAACGAAGTAAGCTTTGAAACCAGCCTCTTCAATTGGGTATAAAACGTTCTGTTTTAAGATTTCTTTTATTTTCATATTAAAGGCAAATCTCCTTGTAAATTTCTGAGTTTGTAAGTGCTCGAACTGAATAGCGCAAGTTGTAACCTTTTGTCTGAATTACAGACTGATGGATTGTTTCAGGGTGTGTAATGGTATATTTTCCGTCATCAACGTCGTTAATTCCAAAACCAAGTTTTTCAAGAATATCTTCAAAAACGGTCTGTTCGTTCTTAGTCATATGTACCTCTTTACGTACATAATATATGAGATTAATGTAATAAGTTTAAAAGTTTCTACTAATTTTTTTATTAGAGGAGAAAAAAAATGGCTAAACTTAATGAAGGCTTTTTGGACTCAATCACAATGCCAATGAGCCTAGCAAGATACGCATACAGCATGCACTTCGACCAAAAAAGAATCGCAGATAGCTCAATTGAAACACTTATGAAATTTGTTGCTATACCTTGGCTCAAGTCTAACAAAAAGTATATTCCACTTCTTAGAAAACTTGGAAATGACGACTTGGAAGCTGGACTTACTAAAGTTGTAACTCTTATGCAGAAAAACTTTAGCGAGAGAGTTCATAAGAATGATTTGTCAGACTCAGAGAAAGAATTCTTAGGCGAATCACGTATTCGTGAAGCTGACGACGATGATGACCTTCTTGGATATGGTGAAGAAACTGATGAGCCAATAACAGATGTTTATACTGGAGAATTGACAGGCAGACCAATTGGAAAACATCGTTATCATCCATCTGAACTAGACTATGCAGCTGACTCACGTGAGCTTGAAGGTTGGGACGCTTTGGACGACCCAGACGCACCTGCAAAAGACTATCCAATTGCATGGAGAAATGAGCAAGCTGCAGCTGGACCAGACCTTGCAGAAAAAGACTGGGAAGAGCTCATGCATCAAAGCTGTGACACTGATACTTCTAACGGTATGGGTGGATTCTATATGAATGCATACGACTATGAAGAAGGTAACAGAGATGATGGTAGAGACTTCTATGATGTAGGCTTGAAAGAAAGCACATTGTTCGAGTCAATTCTAAAAGGAAGAAAATAATGGTATTAAATGAAACACGCCAAAATTTAGAGAATGACCGTATTAGTGATGGAGAAATAAAAGAATGTTTTATAAATGTTCTTAAATATGATTTCGGACTCACAATGCGTCATATTAGAGTTCATCCTACACATGGTGCAGGTCCAGACTCTATTTTTGAAATTGGCCTTGAAGGCTCGAAATACGATGATGACATCTTAGCAACAATATATAGAAGGTCTGTTGGAACTGAGCCTGAAACAACAATCTTCTTGGGTTCAGCTCTTGCTGGCGAAGGCAGCTATTGGGAAAGTCATACAACTGAAGAGTTTGAGCACGACTTGACAGACCTTATTAAAACTGCACAAGTTGCTGGAAACATTAAAGATGGAAAAGTTGTTCTCAGTGAGTCTTCAGATATTGTTCGTAAAAGACTTGAAGCCGCTGTTGCTGCAGTTAAAGACATGGAGCCTTTGAAAGAATTTAAAGTTTCACACAATATTCTTGCTAGTGAAGGTGAACTCACAACTGTTCTTCGCGACCTTGAATTTGTTGGCGAGATTGAGAAAGAGCTTGCAAAAGGTGAATGGACAATTTGGTTTAAAGATAAAGATGCTTATCTTGACTTGAAAGTGAATTACAACACTGGAAAATACAAATTTGAACTTTACAACATGGCAAATCTTGAAGGAAAATGGGCTGGTGTTTCAATTGAAGAGTTTGAGCATGATGTAAAAGAAGCTTATGACTCGATTTAAAAAATGATAATGATGGGACCATATGGTCCCATTTTTTTTTATTTTTCTTTTTTATCCTCTACCCATTCAAGAAAAATACCATCATCATATTTTCCAAATCGTGCGCGTTTCGCTGCCACAGCATCAAAGAGTTGGTTAGTTGAGATATTATACGACTTTGCAAGTGTGATGAACGCTTCAAGCAAGTCACCCATTTCTTCAGTAATTCGAGCAATGTGATGGTCACATTCACTATCGCTCATTGGCTCAACTTCGCTTAAATGGTCAAACCAATTAACACATTCCAAAGTTTCGCCTGCTTCTTCAACAAGTTTTCTGGCAAGCTCTTTTCTGAAAGAGCCATTAAACTGAACATGAGATGCTTTAAAAGCTTTTCCTTCTTTGATAAGGATATTTGGTATTTTATCACGAACAAGTTTATTTACTTTTGTTTTGCTCATTATATCAACCCCAATACATTTGCATATAGTCATTTGTGGCAATACTAACATGAGCATCACCAGAATAATTTGGTGACTTAAATGTTACGCCACCTTTAGGTAGATTAATAATTCGCTTAATACATACATTTGTCTTTCCTGTGAAAGAATCAACATATGGGATAGCTTTTCCATTTTCATCACGTTTGATGCGTGTCCAACGATAGGTTGGGTCATCATTTTTTTCACCTTCTGGAGCAGCGCAAGTTTCCCAATCGATCTCAATCAACTTAACCGACTTTGGAGTTTTAGCAAGAAGTTGATAATAGTCAGCCATTCCATTCCAAGAACATCTGAAAATCGTGCCAACCTTTAAGTCATCAATACTGTTAATCATCTTTCTTTCCATCCAACTCCCACCCAAGTTTCTTGTTCTTGTTGCTAGAGCTAACAACAACCATTTTATCATGGCGTCTTTTTGTTCCACTTTTTAGTACAACCATTGAGTCACCCCATTCTACAACAGTACCGAATTTACATCCGTAGAAATTATGGTCACCACCATGAGGATAGATAACAACATCGTCTTTTTCAATGTCAACACCGTACTGGTCTTTCAATGGCTTTGAGAAGTCACATTTTGCAATTGTAGTCTTTCGAACAGCAGCGTTTTTAATTGTAATCTCAATCGCAGGAAGTGGGCATCTGTATAAGTCTTCAAGGATTTTGAAGAGGTTGTATTTGTCAAACTCAGCTGCTAAAAGCTTCTGAATTTCAGTTGGTGTCTTTTCACCCCATTCAGGAATATACAAGAGGAACTCAAACTGGAGATTTTCAAAATTAGAGTTCCAAGAACAGTATATTTCATTATCTGAAAAAAGAACATCATCATACTCTGAAGCTAGAGCATTGAAGAAGTTGAGCATTACAACTTCACCGCGGCTGCGAACTTTATGCATGTTGTTATAGAAATAATTTTCCTTTTCATAGTTAGAGCCAGTTGGAAAAATATCGAATTCCAGATGGTTGTCTTCACAGAACTTATGGAAATTTTTCTCGTCATCTGTGAAAAGAACTTCCTTGTCTTCTGGCCGCAGCAAATGTTTCTGATAGTTGTCGTCTTTAAGCGAAAATGTTGGTGATTTTACATAGTCTTCATAAGACTCTTTTAGTTCCCATTCAATTCTTGCTTTTGTGAAATGGCCATATATAGTCTTATCTTTATAGTAACGAACAGTTCTCATTGGAACTTTGAAAAAGAGCCGGACATATTTCTGTGTTTTGTTCCGTTCTGTGGCCCTGTCAATGATTTTTGATGTATTAAAATAATAATAAGACATGCTTACTCCTGATTTTCTGAAACTTTAACGACATATGATGCTGGAATTGTATGAACGCCATCACCATACATGTTTGAAAGATTATTCATACATGAGATTAATGCATCGCTTGAAGACTTTGCATAAATGTGGCGTGTGTTTCTTGCAAATGCACATACGAACTTGACATCATAGTATTTCATGATTAGTCTCCCCAATATTTTGTGTCTCGATAGAAATTCATCACTTCTTCAGCGTGTCCTTTCTCAGCAAAACCAACAACCGCAACTCCACGAGCATAAGGCTTAGGCTGATTTTCATCACGGAATTTTCGCCATTTGTCAAGATTGAGTTTGAACTGTTCAAGCTCAATTTCATATTCTGTTGCGGCAATTTTGCCAGCTTTTGTTCTTTTATCAACTTTCGGAGCTTCAGGCTTAATTGGGCATGGATTTTTCTTGAGCCATTCATCACGAAGCTCAGCTTGGCTTACGCCACGAAGTGAGTCAATCTCGAAACCATTTTCATCAGCTTGTGTCTCAATGAGGAAACGAAGTCCTTCAGGAAGCTTAAAGTCAAAGAACTCAGACTCTTCATTTACACCTTCACCTTTGATTGTGATTGTGCTGTATTTGAACTCACCATAGTCTACATTCACTGTGAGTTGCGGATATTCGAGTTTGATTTCATTCGCTAATTTAACAAGGAAGTCTTTTTCTTTGAGCATCGTTTACCTCTTTACATGTATAATATATGAGGAAAGGCAGAAAAATTCAAAAAAAAATGCCACCAAAAAGGTGGCATTGCCCGATGATGAGATGCATCTTTAATGGGCAATCGTAATGCAGTTGCCCTCTTGCGAAGTGTAAAAAACAGCTCCGGAGGTCCTCGATAATTATCGCATACTTTTAGTAACTACCTCTTATCTTTTCTCTTTAGTTCTTAGCGCTTAGATTTCCCATCTCGCCAATCCAAGCTAGGTCAGAACACACCTTTTATTTTTTATTCATCAGCATCCCAAATCAAAGAATTGATGTCGTCATATTGGTCAGTAATAACATGTGAAGGCTCACCTTCATCATAAGCTGTTGATAGACCATCTCCAACTTCGAGGAAGTCTGTATCAATGCCACTTTCTTCAACAGCAGCTTTTAAGTTGCCTAAAGACATTTTATAAACGCCATCGTTGAAAATATCATTTTCAGATGGGCCACTTTCTGGATCACCTCTATGTGAAAGCATCTGAGGCTCACCATAAGAGTCAAAAATTTCAAGAACGTTATCAAGCTCAGCTGTTCGTGAATCGAAATCTTCAGTTGGGTTACCATATTCATCACAAGGCATGAAGTAGTCGCCACCTTTTTGATTTATACGAACATAAACAATATCATCTGAAGTTGCGTTTTCAAAAAGTCTAAATAAGTTTCCCATAATTAAAATTAGTCTGAAAAATAAAAGCAAGTTCGGTGGCCACAAATAAAAAGTGGCACTTTCCTGACTAGCATTACGCGACACAGGCTTTCAGATGGATACTGAGATTACCGAACCAGGTTCCTTTTAATGAAGGTGGGCTTCATCGCCCACATGTAAGTTTCCGTAGTTTTTCTGTCCACCACCGTGAGGGACTAGCGCAACATCATATTACCCTTAGTGTTCGGAGACAAGCAGCTTATTGGTAAAACTATCCGAGTCGTTGAGTTCCATCTTATCTGTTCGTTATCAACATGCCTCCGTCCTAGTGGGTTTTTATAACACTACGGCGGGTACTGTCAATGGAATGTTGCCCGACTCTAACCGTTGTTGGGCTTTCATGCTTTGGGTTTCTAGAGCTGCAGACCCTTAGCTTTATCCGAATCTTAAATTCGATTGGATAATGAACTCTCATTATCTCGTTGCCCCTATGCCTTCATACTTGCTCGCTGCCGGATTTCCACCGGAAACTAATATGCAATAGGCCGTTCCACAAGAATATCACGCCAACTTGTGTTATCCGCGGATTTTTAGAACTTTTCCTTGTTCAATTGCTTAGGTTTTAATTCTCTAAGCCGAATAGTCGAGTGCCAGAAGCACTCCCGACCGCCAAGTTATTTTACGATAATAACTAAAACGTTAAGAGAATGCCTTGCCACCGTTCAGCAAGATGATTAAGCCGTCCAGCATCTGTTAGGACTCCCTGGCCATTCTCTAAAGAGTATCGAAAAAATCGACCTCTTAATGATTGAGCACTTGGCACAACCATCACTCTTTTTATTATTATATATTAACACTATAAAGCTTCATTTATAATGTCTTTTGCATTTTGTATTTTTCGATGCATACGGCTGCTGCTATTTGTGTACATTATTTTCAGAGCCTCATACTGAGCGGCTGGCTCTTTTGGTAAGTCAAAATATTTACAATCTCTTTCAATTAAGAGAGCACATCTATCTGTGAACATATCGTATCCAGCCATATCGAAAACTTCATCGATTTCGTCTGGTGTCTCACAAACTTCAAGCAACGCTTTAACAAACTTTAGTTTCATCATGCTTTCCTCACTTTTAATGCAAGGCGCATTCTTAATTTCCAAAGTTTAGAAATAAACACTTTAAATATGAAAAACTGAATTGGTTTGTCAGCTCTCCAATGAAGACGCGAATATGCGAACAGTTCTTTGAAGAAAATATCTAAATCCGCATTCCGTACAGAAAGTGAATATGTTTTATGCAAATTAAAAAATTGTTTTTTGTCAACGAAGTCAATAATTGCGCTGTATTCTTTGCTGAAACGGACGACCTCATCTTCTTCTAAAAGAGAAGATAGAATTATCCAAGGCGTTTCGCCATTTCTGTTTTCTTCAGAATATTGAAGAAAACCATGTTTCACAATTGCGCAGAAAAATTTATATAGCGCAACATTTGTCTTCATCATGTGCCTCACATTAAAAATTTAGTTATAGACTACAGGATTATTTGTTACACAATCTGCAGCTGCATTTGCTATGTGTTGCTTCCACCATAGAGAGTCACCGCTTTCTTCACATGTAACTTTGTAAGGGTCCCAATCCTGTGGTGTAATTCTTTTCTCAATAATATAAGGATAGACTACTTCATAAGGCTGAGCAATCTTTTCTTTATCTCTGAGAAGAAGCTTCATGAGCTCAACTTTTGCATCTGCACTTAAGTTGCTTTCAACAATGTCTTTAAGTAGTTCTTCATTCATCATAAGAATATAGTCGGCCAGGAGAGACTTGAACTCTCAATCCTCACGGCGTCTGAGCTTAAATCAGATGCGTATGCCAATTCCGCCACTGACCGAAAAAATTGCCAACCTGACGCAGGTGAAACCGCTCTTAAACAGTTGGCTGAAATGAGAGGTTACGACTCCCATAGCATGCTCTGCAGTTTAGCTTTTTGCAATTTTATGAGGCCATTTCCGTAACGCATGGCCTCATTGCTCAGTAGCAAACTGTCACCATTGTAAATTACTGCTTGTTGTTCTTATTTTCAACAGCATCCCACTCTTTTGCATAAGCGTCCAAGAAAGATGCTTCTTTTCCAGTCCAACCAGTACAAAGTGCTGTACGATATGACATCTGTGGAACAACCATATTGTCATAACCTGCTGTTTGTACGCACATTACATTGCATTTACGGTTGACTTTCTTACGGTAGTCCTGGATAAGTTTGTACACATTTACATGTGAGCCGATGTCATATCCACGTTTACGATATTCTGAGATGTGCTTATCTGTACCATAAAGTCCACCAGTTCCAGCCTGCATATCACTGTAGATTATGATGTTATCATACTTCTCTTTGTTGTCGATAGCATTCTTGAAGAACTCCCAGATACCACCCTCAGTTCCACCACCAACATCATCACATTTATTGTGTGTAAGCTCTTTTGTCTGTGCAAGTGCGCCATTTCTCTTTGATGCTGGTTTTACAATCAATTTGTCACCAAACTTACCGACATATCCCTCATCTGAGGCCATAGCTGTAATAACTGATGACAAGTTGTCAATCTCAGCAATACGTACAGAACCATACTCAGTTGTAACAGTGCCCCAAGCAGAACCTGAATTGTCAGACAAACACATTGTTTTGCCTTTCAAGTGTGGCATATTTGCAATAGAGATGTCGATACACTCTTCAAGAGCATCAAGAACCATTGGTCTGTGATGCATCTTGTCAGCCTGCTCAATCATCTTGTAAGCGCTGTAATAGCGGAATGGGAACTGCTTGCCTTTAACAACGCCTTTCTTCAACTGGTCGAGAACCTCTTTACAAAGTTCTGTGTCGTCAATCTCTGTGAAGATGTTACGAAGGTTGCGCAAAAGTGCCATATGTCCAAGTTTGATTGTTGAAAGGATTTCCTTCCAAGTTTTTCCTTCAGACTTCAACTGTTCCCAAGTCTTAGAATTTTCCTCGACTTTAACTGAACCAGTTTTCATCAACTCATCAAGAACTGCAGAATTTGCGTGTGACAAACGAACTGCGTTAATCATACCGATTTCAGCATTCTTATATTTGTTAACTGCAAATGCATCAAGAGAGCTGAGCTTTTTAGCAACCGCTTTCTTCAAGATTGTTGGCATCTTTTTCTTGCCTTTGTTAGTTGCGATGTAATAGGCAAGCTGAGTGATTGGCTCATCAGCGCGTGACATTACCTGTGACTCATACTCCAAGAATTTTCCTGGATTTTTCTCAGTGAAAGCAGCACGCTTTGCATTTGTTGATGCACGAACCATGATAACCTGAGGATTGAGGCGCATATTGTAGTTCTTACGAAGTTCTACTGCGAGCTTCAAAGTTCCTTCGAAGTCATAGTCCAAAGCAGCATCAATCGCTTTTGTGAATACAGTTGTAGTTGACTGGCCATTAAAAGACTTGAGCCATTTGTTGAGTTCATCACTGTCTGTGCCAAAACGAGCACCAAGGTCTATTGTCTCAACTTTGGAGTCTTTTACGTTGTCTCTGTAATAAGATGCTTCACCAAAAATTGAAGATGCAGCGATGACGCGAAGTGTAGAAAGTGGGTCGAGCTTGTAAGAGTCGCCACCCATGAAGTTTTTAACGATTTCGTCAGAGCGCAAAACCTCTGACTCACGAACTGCTTTTGCAGCTTTTGAGATTCTTGACATATAGAATACCTCCAAAGAAAATTGATTGCTGTTTAGCTTGTTATTTGAGATATGAGTTCAAAATGAAGTAACAGCTAATCCCGCTTTTAGAAGTAGGATTTTATAATTTATAGATTAATCGGCCCGGAGAGATTTGAACTCTCAATGTTTCTAATGTGTCGCGTTCTAAGCGCGATGTGTCTCAGCCAGTTGCACCACAGACCGTTGGTGTTCTAGACAAGTAACCAACTAGAACTTGTGACTCCACTTGTCATTCATGAAGACTTTCCTCCAATGCAGCCTATTCTATTCGAAAAATAGACCCTCGCATTTCAGCGCATTGAAAGATTTCACTTTATGCTTTATGGTACTACTAACGCTTGACTTCACGCTTTCGCAGCATCTACTTTTAAGTTCTCCCGGTACGACTCGAACGCACCCGATACGGATCCAGAGTCCGATGCACTACCAACTATGCTACGGGAGAATATGAAAAAACATAAAAGAATACTCGTCGCGGGAAACGGGATTTGCTGAGTCACACAGCGCTCTGTGCCCCGATTATAATGCGCAGTCAGCCTATTTTAATTGAGCGACCAAATTTGCTTAATTTGTATAGAAGTAACCGCAACATCTGCTTTTTATGTTTTTATGGCAGGTGGTGGAATCGAACCACCCTGATGTCGAGGTTATGAGCCTCGTAAGCCACAACCAGTGCTTCAACCTGCTATGTGTATTAGGCGAGGCAAGACTCGAACTTGCAAAATGGCGGTTTTGGAGACCGCTGCTGTACCATTGTAGCCACTCACCTATATAGTTATTTAGTTCGACAAGTCCTTCCAGGCCTAAAACCTTCAGGACAAACTTCAGCTTTTATATTTTCTTTTCCATTTGTCCACCATCTCTTTCCAAAAGAGCCGTTCTTAGAACCAATAAGATTTCCTTTCATTCGTTCAGACATGTATTTTTTATACTCATCTGTATGATGACGTCCAAGAAAACTATTATGCTTACCGCCAAAACATTTTTTTGAACGCTCTTCAGGTGACATTTTTGCTAAACGCTCTTTATTGGCTTCTGATATTTTCTGATTGTGTTCTGGTGTCATGGATGCTTTATGAGCTTCTCTCATGCCTTCACTCCAACCTTCACCACCGTCAGCAATATTATATTCTGCTTTTCCTAAGAATCGTTCAATCCTAATCATGCACCTTTCAAAACGGTTTATTTGCTCTTTAGTAAAAAATCCTGAAATAACAATCGTTTTTTCAAAGTTTTCTAAACCGTATTTTCTTTGAGCTCTATTTATAAGAACTCCAGAACCATAATAAACATCAGTTTCAAAAGTGCGTCCTTCCCTCAAAGTATGCTGGCCAATGTAAGTTTTTCCATTAACCAAATTTTTAATCTCATAAATATACCTTATTCTTTCCATAGAATAATTAGTATAAAAATGGATTTCTAGTTCGTAAGGGATTCGAACCCATGTCTCAAGATTGAGAGTCTTGCAAACTAACCACTGTTCTAACGAACCATAATAAAAAACTCTACTGGTTCTCGCCATACTAAACTACGGCTCCTCTACCTGCATTCAATTTCTGCAAGCCATACATGTACCCTCACGGATGAGAAGTCGGTTGGAATCGAACCAACGTTGATAAAGCTTTTTATAATGACCTCTTGTCTCTCTTTCGAAAGCTGTTCAAGAGGCCCAATCAACAATTATATTAATCGAACCAATACCATTGTGCAACATCTTTGTAAGTGTCAGCAATATTGGCCTCGATTACCTCAATCAATTCGTCGTCAGAATTGATGTCAATTCTTTTCAATTCTTGACGTCTATACGACTTTTTCTGGTTAATCAACCAATTGTTAGTCGAAACAACTGCTCGCTTCATGTATCGTGTCCAAACACGATTGAAAATTTTACCTTTCCGTGTTCCACGATTTCTGTAACGAATGTTTTCACGATAAAATGCGGACTCTGTATAACTATTACTCATTTGGATAATCTCCTATCCTAATGATAAGTCATAAGCATTTCCTCCATATAGATGGACTAGTAAGATCCGAACTTACGCCTCCAGCACTAAGGGCCAGCATTCTTCCAGCTAAACTATAGTCCATTATTCAACTGCATGATACCTGTACACAATAAACATGTAGTCTACTCTCGAGATAGTCGACTCTCTCGATTTTCGGGCAAGAGGGATTCGAACCCCCGATCTCTTCGTCCCAGGCGAAGCGGCTTAACCAACTGGTCTATTGCCCGTGGCACGCAGTCTTATTTTACGTGTTAGCTACGCAGTTGTTTCACGTGCATCGTTGTCTGTTTCTTTCGGAATGACCTCATACTCCAGTCTTTTTACAGGATTGCAAATTCCCAACAAGATATTAACTTTCATCTTGATAAGCAGCAACTTACTTGAGTGTGTAGTCTAGGTTGTAACCACTCTCACTCTCTTACATTGGAAGTTTTTCCGTTTCTCACCTGAATCTCGGGGCGCTTTTTACACGCTTGCGCAGGATTACGAGAGTTACCAACTCTTCATTCCGTAAGACTTATAATTGCAGTAGCGCCCTTCCACGGCATGACCCGCACTGTACTGGTTTAACCTTTTTCCAAGAAGCGCATGAGGGATTCATTCGGATGATAATCACCTCGATTTCGACATTCTGCCAGTGAACTACTAAGTGAAGGCGTCTCCGAAAATACACGCACATTCACCCTCCATTCACCGCTTGGATACGCCAGACTCCCATTCAAACGAGTTGCGCAACTCTCTGGGGGCCCTAAATGGCGAAGGGCAAAAATATATGTTATATAGATTAACTATATAGCGCCGAAGTTACTTGGCTACGATTTGGAATTTCTCGCAATATATTGCTACAAAAACCAATCCTAGTCTTTTTGTTCATTCTGTAACGGTCGATTTCTCGAACATCACTTTTGAATGGAACACATTTTGAATTTGCACGGCCAAACCGTACTTTAGCTGATACAGCATCTGGAATTGCTTTCAGACCAGCATCAACTTTTTGCTGAAATCCCTTTGCATCATATTCCAACTCATACTGGATGTACTCAGCATATGTTTTAGCATTTCTGCGTGCAAACTTTCCTCTGTAAGTTACATTTGGTCGTGGTTTACCAGTTAAAAGGTTTGCCCAGTCTCCAAAATAGAAGAACTTACCAATTGTTTTTTTAGTGTCAATTACGACACGTTTATTTTTGAAGTCATATATGAAAGTGTTGTTCTTAATAGAACCATCTTTCATTTTGAACTCTATCCAATAGACATAAAACTTAGAAGGTTTATTTTTCATAAGTTTTGCCTCCGTTTTTCAAAGTAAAAAGCTAAGTGCAGGGACAGGTTCATTATTTGCAACCTGCACTTTCCGTCGGAACCACACAAATATCACCGTAACCTGTCGTGGTAGCACATGCTCGAGTTTGATTATTACGGCCAACTCTGGTTAACATGCTTGTTTTACAACCGTTTTTTACGTCTCAGTTTCAGTTCTGGATTTTGCGTGTGATTGGTCTGGAACTTTAACGTACGGGATATGCGAGAATTGAACTCGCGCTCTCCTGAGTGACAGTCAGGCGTATGCACCATTTTACCAATATCCCAAAAACAAAAGCTACAAGAATAAGCGAAACAGTATAGTTTCGAAATTTTTTACGTTGCTCTACCATTGAGCTACATCTCTCACACCTTAATAGGCTTTATAGAGAGCTGGTAGGACTCGAACCTACAACACACGGCACCCAAAGCATGATTTTGAAGTAACTGTCTCATTCTGCTTTGTAGCTTTTTTATTGCAGTAACAAGGATTTGAACCTCGCTCCTGGAGCTGTGGTTCGGTTATCGTCAGGCCCTATCGTCGTCCCGTCATCTGCTCAAAGCAGGTCGTAGACTATTGTCAGGCCCTATTGTCACTTACTAGCAGCTCCTGTGCACCGTTTACACTACACTGCAGTGGGGAACGCGTTTCCCCCAGACCAGAACAATCGCGAATAGTCCCAGTCCTTCATATTTGCGGGGCAGGCTACACTTGTGAAAGGAACCCCGCGAGCTCACAAGTATCAACACCCAGAAGTCGATGGAGAAGGAGTCGAACCTTCAGCATAACCATGTTTCCACCGTGGTGGACCCTAGTATTCCCGATTTCTGCAAACTTACTTTTGGCTAGCAACTTCCGCTTCAGTTTGTTTCTTCCAGCGAGGACTTTCCCATATCCCAGATTTCGAGTTACAAGCTCTACTCTCTTTTTACGCATTTACACTCGGTAGCTCATCGCTTTAGAGACCCCGTACCCTCGGGTCTATTCGTTCTCCGTTTCAGGTCTTGGCCTTCGTCCTTACTCTTCGGTTTCGTATGCCAGGCGCTCAACGAGATGGTGATTATTATTCACCTACTGGCTGTTATCTCACCTTTTTATGAAGAATCGTTTCTCACAAAGTATTTTCTAAGATGCCTCTCAGAACTTTGTAATAGTGGATTTGATGAGACTCGAACTCACATTCTGCAGCTCTCCATTGTAGGCTTTAACTGCAGGCTTTGCCAATTAGCGGACAAACCCAAAAAAATTGTAGGTATAAGGAACCCAGTGGGAAAGGAATTACCCGTATGCCTTTTTGCTATTTGCAGGTCCAGTTTAACCTTCCCATAGCTAGGGGTTACTCCAGTCTTTTGTCATTTCAGGTGGGACACTGTATAGAACCCATCTCAATGTAGAACAAGGACTTGAACCTTGCCGTTACTCCAGCTTTGTGAGCTTCACGGATCCAACATTTTCTACATGGTTCGTAATTCTGTCTTTACAGTCAGCTGTTACTACCAGCTGGAAGTTCTTCAAAAACCTTTCTCGTAGCTATTTCTACCTTTCGGCTCAAGCTTAGAGTGAAGAACTTTTAATTGATTCGGTCTCATTTTCGTGAAGTGAACCACACTTCCTTATTGTGAACCAATCCGGCCAACCATTTCATCATGGTCTCTTTGTTACCGATGTGAGCTTTTCAGCATCTCACCGTTACGACTTATTTGCGTTGAATAACTCACCGTACCTACGTCATATTTTCCCTCACTTATTTAACCGAGCAGCTTATCGTTATCAGCAGCTGATTTACGATTATAATATATGAAGAAATTCAAAAATATTCAAAAAATTTTGAAATATTTTTATTTTTTTTTGATGCTGGAGGGACTTGAACCCCCTACCTAATGATTAGAAGTCATTTGTTCTGATCCAGATGAACTACAGCACCAAAACAGAAGTTGAGTTGCATTTTATAGCCGTGAACTCAACAACCAACATGGCTTTGTGGTGGGACTCTAACCTTTCGGTAATCGTAGTTTAAGCACCGACCAACCAACATAGAAGAAGGTTGGTAAAAGACGGGATGTGCAGGGTTCGAACCTGCGACCTAAGGATTAACAGTCCTCCGCTCTACCGCTAGAGCTAACATCCCATAAAACATTGTATGCGGCCTATGCAGGACTCGAACCTGCAACCGTATCCTTAACGGGGATCCGCTCTGACCATTAGAGCTAATAGGCCATAAAAGTTATGCTAATCGACCACGTGAAAATTGAGGTCACTTAACGATTTTGCTAAACTTCTCTTTAACATAACCATTTTTGATGGTTTTAACACATGACTAACGCTTACTCACCATCGTGTTACGTCTCGAAGCTACAGGAGGGATTCGAACCCCCGTGGGCTTTTACACCTCCGGATTACAAATCCGGCGCAATCAACCGCTATGCGACTGTAGCATAAAAGCAGTTTCTTCGTCAACGGCCCCGAGCTGAGTTATCGTTTAATCTCAGTCCTTTCTTCCAATGAAGCACCTGACAGCTTATAAAAGGTACGATTTTGCAAATGTGCTGTCTCACGAAGCTCCGTTCTCCGGCCATGCATTTGGTTGATACCTTAGGGCGCCTATGCTTGACGCCGCCGTACTCTATGAAGAAACTGTGATGGGATGTGAGAGAGTCGAACTCCCCGAGCCCGAAGGCAACAGATTTACAGTCTGCCCCGCTACCACTTACGGTATAACATCCCAAATAGGGTTGGCTAAGACCATACTTAACCTCTATATCAAAGACATTCTAGCCAAACTTTCGCTCCAATACTAAAAGCTTGATATAGTTTTCAGCTGCCCTTACCATGGATAAACAACTGCGGATTTCAAAGTCGGAATGAATAGACTCGAACTATCATAATCTAGTTCCCAAAACTAGCGACCAACCTTTGGCCCACATTCCGAAAAAAGTTGATGAACTTTCGAGCTTAAACACTGGCTTGCCGCAGCATCCTTCGAGCTTATAGCAGGTATTCATCATGAGCATTTGGCTTGGCGTTCACCTCTGCTTACTTTGCAACCTATAGTTCGCGTTACTTAGCTATAACCAACTATTCTCACCGTCCTAGTGCTAAGTTCAGGTGAGCGCGTTAGTTCCGAAGTGAGTCGAACACTCGTTCTCTGGATGAAAACCAGATGGCCTAACCGTTAGCCGACGGAACCATATAAAAAATGTTTTAAGAAAAACGAAAACGGTTGGTATATCCTATATTTTTCCTGAAAAGAAAAGTAGAAGTAACCGTTTAACACTGCATTAAAACATTTTATATTTTAGCCACCAGCAGAATCGAACTGCTGTTACAAGGATGAAAACCTCGCGTCCTAACCACTAGACGAGGCGGCCATAATAAAAAGTGACACATGATGTTTCTTCAGCGTGGCCACGCACTATCACGCTTTCGAGAAGACTCTTGCTACGTAAGCTCACTTCTAATAACAGGGTGTACCTTATCCCCTAGATTTGCAACTCATCGGGGTCCTACAGCAAGGTCGGTTGAACAAGTGACTGCAGTTTCGCTTGAACTCCTAAGAAGGCTTATTTCTTAACCTCACTGCCTATCGTGTTAACACAGGACGTTTTCCTGTGCCACTTTTTAATAGCTGGGCCGGCAGGATTCGAACCTGCGGAATACGGGATCCAAATTCCCGGGTCTTACCACTTGACGACGGCCCAAAGAAAAAACCAAAGAATAGAACAAAGAGGTAACCATTTAAGGCTTTTACTGCTGGAGTTGAACCAGCCAATTTTTCATTAACAGTGAAATGCATTACCGATTTGCGAAGTAACTCTTTGCAACTGCTTTTGGTTTTTATTCGGGACTAGCGAGAATCGAACTCGCGACCTCCTGCGTGACAGGCAGGCGTGGTAACCAACTCCACCATAGCCCCATGAAAGTTGTAAGATTTTTAAGCATGCAAAACCCTACGAAAAGCAGAATAGCTATTTTTATACGGTTTCTGCTTCACTAACCGCCCGTTTTATGACGCATAGTGCACTTTGGGATGCGCCAACCATATTTCGGTATGGAGTCACCGCAGCTTTTTTTGAAGAGTGCATGTTAACTCTTTGTAAGCTACCTGAGGGATTCGAACCCACAACCCCAAGATTACAAGTCATGTGCTCTACCGTTAAGAGCTAAGGTAGCATAAAAATTGCTAAGAAAAACACCAAGAGGTTTTTATTTCCTGTGGGAGTCGAACCCACAAGCCTAAAAGGCGTCAGATTTTCAGTCTAATGTGTTTACCATTTCACGAAGGAACTCTCAGTAACTGCATTAGCAATCTATAATCGGGGAAGAGAGACTTGAACTCTCAATCCTTGCGGCGACTGTGTTTGAGACAGTTGCGTATACCAATTCCGCCATTCCCCGAAGTTTTCCAATCTCTAAATTGTCAAAGAGCATAAAAAAAGCAACCGTTTTTTGCGGTTGCTTTTAAGAACTTTATTACATTTTATTTTGTAATTTTTCTTATCAGCAACGCTTCTTGTAATATTCATCTTCATTATACAAATCTGGTGTATTGAGACTTCTTCTATCTTCATTCTGAGTAGTTTGAGGATTTTGCAATGTCAACCATAAAGTTGTTGTTTGTCTCATAGAAAATGAATTCTCCTTATAAAATAATTAGTAGCACCTCCAAAAATGCAACTTAATTTTATTATTTAGTTGATGTTACATTGAATAGATTAACATAACTTCAACAAGTTTTTCACAAAAAATTTGGAAGTCTTTACTTAATTTTGGTAACTTCCATTGAGAGCCTTGCGCGAAGCTCAACCTCACCCAAACTACTTATGGGCATTACTTACCAGCCATTGAAGCTGGCATCTTCACAAGTACCGAAACTTCGCAAGTATCAATCTTGGCGGTGTCAAGACGTTTAACTTTTGAGCCTCTAACCTTGGTCACAATTGTAAGCAAAGTCATCGAGTTTTTCATTCGGCGAACCGACCGCTTTTAACTGGATGCCGTATTTACGGTTTCCAATCTCCACCAGGTTGTTTTATTTTGGTGAGGAAGCTGAACAACCAAATACCTCATTTTTAAGATTAACAGCAAGTTTTGCAGTTTATCTTAGAGTGGAGCATATCGGAATTGAACCGATGTCCATACTAGACTTTCACAAATAGTCTTCTATACATGCTTAAGCTAGTTTTCGATTCGGGATAGCTACCGGTTTCTGCCCAAGTTTTGTCGTTATCGTTACATGCTCTCGCTCCGCATCTACGATTTCCAAGATGGTGGTTGTGTCGCCAATCTATCTTACTACCAACACCTGTGATAGTTGACGGTTGGGGTCTTTTTGCTCCAACAACATTCACATAGTCTGACTAAGCAGCCATGCGAACATCTTCGTAACAGTTAGCGTCGTTTACTTACGTTGACTTTTAGGGTGTCATAACCACTGTGCATGAACCATTTGATACATCACCTAGCTGTCGAAACCAGGAATGCCCCAAATAAATTACAATGTCTCATCTAAAAGTTCTTCAACAGCATCGAAGTGCAAAAATACTTCATCTTCTGAAGAATACGCATCTTCATTTATACTGTTGGCATCGTCGCCAAGAGACCCAAACAAATCTTCCATTTCATCAACATACGAAGCATATGGCATATTGTTTTTCTCCTTTAACTTTTAGAAAAGCCACTCTAGAACGGTACATAACCGAAAGTTCTAGAGCGTCCAACAACTTGGGGGACATGTAGTTGTTGGATGGGAGCCTTCAGCAACAGGTAGCAGCTCCACCTCTCTTTTCTCTTATTTCAACCTGTTTTAGAGTTTTTCTCTCCTTTTCAAGGGCGTACGAAATTGACAGACATGATGTCCTCATCTTCGTTGTAAATTTCTTCCAAAAGGTTTTTTGCTTCACTTATGTCTGATAGATTAACAGCAACTTGGTCACCTTCACGTTCAGCATCATAGCCAATTTCATTCAAGTCGCCAGCTAAAGACTCAGCATCAATGTTCTCGTTAAATGTCAAATACGCTCTCAACATTTTTTGTTTCTCCTTCTAAATTACTTAGTCAGAACTTTAATACGGTTCAACATTGCTGCCAAAACCTGCCGGTAATTCATCAACAATCGCAAAACTGTTTTCGCGTTTGTTACCTGCAATGTATCTGTTTTATTCTCAGTTGGAACAAGAAGCTTCAAGTTCTTATCGCACTGTTGAATACTCCAGTTTACTTCTTTTTGTAAAAATTCCAAATCAACATCTTCATCACGTGAGATACTGTTGAATACAGAAGTTGAATATCTTTGAAGTTGGTTTATACGATTTGTGAAGTCATCTAAGTCAATAGATGCTTGAACTGCTTCACGTAATGGTGTCGCTTGAAGAAAAACTCTTGCGAAGTTTTCGTCAATGACACTCATCATCACAAGAACTTTTCCATAAGGTGTTAATTTTGCCATATAGATTTAGTCCTTATAGTCCCTCGCCTTCACATTCACATGAGTCATAACCTTCGGTATAACCAACGTGATGAACCTCATCAAAAATATCTCGAGCGATGTTGTCGATTTCATCTGTATTATGAACGGCATACCGTATCATATCAGCAACCCAAACTTTCCATTCTTTCTCATTTTCTGGTGATTGATTTCCCCAGTTGATGATAATTTCTGGTGTTGTTGGTTTTTGCATCGTAACCTCGCTGTTTGATTGTTTGTTACGTTTATAATATATGAAAAATTTTTAAAATATTCAAAAATTATTTCAATTCTTTTGTTTTTTCTTCAATTAAAAGATTGAGAACGCTTTTATCATCTGAAATCTTTTTCATCCAACCCATCTTGATGAGGTCATCAACAGACTTAATATATGGGTCTTTTCCTTGAAGAATGTCATTGATGTCTTTTATTCCTTTTCTTTCTGGTGGCCGTAAAAACTTAACCTTACCTGGAATAGCATCCATCAACTTCAAACATGCTCGCCATCCTGGAACATCATTATCTACGATGTAAACAATTTCCTTAAACTTCTTCAACAAGTAAACTTGACGTTGTGTTGGATTACAATGGAACATGCACGAGCTATTCTTAAAAGCTGGATTAGTTCGCAATGAAAACATATCCATTAAACCTTCTGTAATGTATAAGGTTTTATCTGTGTCCAATTTCTCATATTGGAAAAGTGTGTTGATAGACGTATGTTTTGGATATAATACTTTTTTGTATTCTTTTTCATCAACGTCTTTTTTAGCTGCGAGCATTCTTTGCTTCCAAGCTTCTTTTCCAAGTGTATCACGAGCTTCAAAAGAAATCAACCTGTTCTTCTCGAAAACTGGAATAATGACACAATTATAGAAGAACGACATTTCTTTTTTGTTATTCGGGTCAGAAGTCTGATATGTCAAGCTGTTTGATGTAAATTTGATGCCATTCAATTCACAAAATTCAGGTGTAAAGCCACGAGATTTGGCCCAATTTATAGCATATTCTGAATTGCGAACAGGATGCAATTGTCCTTTGAAAGTGAAGTCTGTTGAAGGTAATTGCTCATAAGTGATGTAGTCTGGTTTATGCCTACGAGTAAAACCAAGCTGGTGCGTTGGCCTATTCATTCCAAGGTCTTTGTATATAGATGTTCCAGTTCTCTCATAATAGATTGATGTAAGTGGTTTTGAATAACCACATGTGAAACAATAGCAAACGCCTTTTTTAAGTGACACTGACATTGAAGCATGATGGTCATTATGTGCTTCATTCAGACATTTAATTAAAATCTGGTCTTTTGTTGGTTTAGTTCTAATAACTTGAAGACGCATTAAAATCTCTACACTGATTTCTGTCTTGTCTTCTTCCTGTTCCATTTTTAATTCCTTATATTATACATTAATCAACTTTTTCGTGAGTAGCTTCTTCATATCCTATACGGATTTTCTTCAATTCAGTTTCAAGCTCATATAGTTCATTAAACCACTTTATATGCTCATCTAACAAAGCATGAAGTGTCTTCAATTTATCATTTCCATTTGTAAAAAACTTCCATTCATAAAAGCTTCTGCCTTTCTTCATATATTTTGAAACTTCTTTGAATGAACGTAAAGACTCACATATTACAAGCTTTGATGCGTCTGTAATTCTCAAATGGTTTATCACATAATCATAAAAATTTTTATGTGCGACCAATTCATCTAAAGATGCTTTAACACCATTAAGGCCATGGAAAATGTTAAATTTTAAGTCAAGGTCTATTCGTTTTGCTCTAAGCTTTTTTGCCAATGGGCTATCTGGGTCAGTGAAGTTTATTTTCACTTTGTGGGCTGTAATAATTGGCATTCCACAAAAAGTCCAAGCTATAAATATACCGAAAATAATTATTCCTATTTTTGTCAAGTCCATAATTCGATAAATATTATATTAATTCGAAAAACTAAATTATATAAGGAGAACAAATATATGGTTACAATCAGAGAAATTTCAGATGACAAGTCTTCAATCTCATCAACAAGATGGGCCTTTGCGTCTATTGTCAAATTTGACATTGTGATAATCCTCATCACAATTATTACAGGAATTGTTGGCCATTTTCTTGGAAAACCACTTGACAGCAGCTTTTATGGTTCAGTTGCAATGCTTCTTGGCATTCTTACTGGATTTATAACAACAACAAAAGCTTTGCAAGGATTTGAGCCAAAAAGAAAAAGCGATAAAGCTGAAGCTCAAGAAGAGGAAGAAGGCAAATAAAATGGACTACGCAAAATTATATAAAGATGAGCCATATTACATAAAGGTAAAGGAAACTGATGCTGATTGGGCAGTATGGCGCATGAATAATGAAAAGAGAATATATGTTCGCTTTGAAGGCACACATTCTTTCAAAGACGCTTTGATAGACTTATGTTTTTTCCAGTCAAAAGTTGCTGCTTATGATGGAGCTGATTGGGAAGCCCATGCAGGTTTTAAGAAGGCATACTATTCTTGTCGTGATGAAGTTTTGGATAAATGCTATGAGCTTTATCAAGAAGGCGATGAGTTTACTATTCTCGGCCATTCTCTTGGTGGAGCTATGGCTTTGTTAGCTGTTGAAGACATTGGTTGGCACTTCAAGAAGAAGGTTTTATGCATTACATGGGGCGCACCTCGAGTTGCTAAAGACTCTCGTGGAACATGTGCAATTCGCCAGTACATGACAGATGACTCTAAAAACTTCGAAAATGGAAGTGACTTAGTTCCAAATTTGCCTTGGTGGTATTCTAATTCACCTATTGTTGTTCATGTTGGTGAAGCTAAGTACAGTAATTCAAAAGCTATAAAGGATGTAATTTTCAATGGCTGTGCGAAATACCATTGTGGATATGGAGATGAAAATCTTTATAAAAATATTTAATCTTTTTGCTTACCTGTTTAAATAATCTTTAAAAGGGTAAGCAGTTCCACACTTCCCTATAGATTTTAAATTATAGTAATATATAGGGAAATTTAAAAATCACTAAATTCATTAATAGGAGAAATCAAAAACATGGACTATGTAATCATTGGTTTTATTTCTGTTGTAGTAGTTGGTTTGATGGAAGTAATCAAAAACTATCTTCCTGAAAATGTTGACAAACGTGTTTCAAGTGGAATTTCACTTGGTCTTGCTGTAGTAGTTCCAGTAGCTTATGGAATTGCTTTCAAAATCGACCCAATTAAAATTGTAATGAATACAATTGGTGTTGTTGGTTTGACACAGACTTCTTACAATTTCGTTTTGAAATTGTTCAAAGCTGCTATTGAAAAATTGAAGGGTAAGGTAACAACAGCAATTACAGAAGAAACTACAAAGTAAAAAATAAAGGGAGCTAAACGCTCCCTTTTTTACTAAATATTTATAATGTACAGCCAACTATTCGAAAGCATTTTAATAGAGACTAAAGTAAATCCAATTCGTCATCATTCATATGAAGAAGCATGCGCAGTTGTTGATTGTATTAAAGACTCTATTAAAAGATATAAGTTTAAGATTTTGAACAGAGATAAAAATCTCGACTTTATGCATGAAGAACATATAAATGAACAAACTTCAAAATTGATTATTGAAAAATTTTTGCAGCCAAAAAATATGGTTGCAGTTCTTGAAAACAGAAACAACCCAAATGAAGAGCTCTATCTTTTCTCTGTAACAGTTCCACTTCCAGATGGAAAGAAAAAATATATTTATCTAAAAGTTGCGCTTACACAAGATGGAAAAGTAACAGCAATCTCATGGCACAAACAAAATGAGTTGATGCGAACAGACTATCGCCAAGCTGAAGATGGTGATGCATATTTCCTTGAAAAGCTTGGAAAGACTTGGGAATACTTGTATAATAAGATTGCAAAAGGTCCAAAAATCATTCATCATTATTATGAAGGCGATTGCATATATTTTAATTTTGAAGAACCTGTAAGTGAAGAAGATACACAAGTTGTTCAAGATGTTGTTCGTTCAGTTCCAAAAGACTTCGGCTATAACAATAAAGACATTTACAAGAATATTAAATTTGAGCATGGTGACATTAAAATTTTCTGTAGGTTTGGGCACTTCTGATGAAGGCTAAAGTCATCTCAATTCTTGTAAACTTTATTGGTTTTTTCATAGGAATTTTTATAGGTTTTATACTATTTTTTGAATAATTGCCATTAGTCTCATATATTATATTCGTAAATCATACTAAATGAGAGGAAACGAACATGCGAAAAGCTTTGGCAGTTCTTGCAGTTGAAGTTCTTGTTGGAATAGCTCTTTTTCGAGTAAGTCCAATGTTAACATATGCGCTTGTTGGAAACGCTCTTGGAAATATTGTCGGAGTTGCATGTTTTAAGTTGTTTGTTAAAAGATAATGAGACCACAATCATGGTCTTTTTGAAGCGGCGGTTTTATTTTTTGCCGTGGATGTTCGGGTTTGTGTGTTTCCCAAAGAGACGAAACACTCACAGGGACTCTTCGGAGTCCCTTTCTTTTCTTTAAACTAAATCTTCATGCCAACATCATTAAATAAAGCGATGAAAAGAGATAATGACGAATTATACACACCAAAAGTTTTGGTTGATGTCATAATGCCATTTGTTGAAAGCTATATTGATAAGCTATATTCAAACTGGAACCCAACCAAACCTGTACCTCGAGTTTGGTGTCCATTTGATACTGAAGAGTCTGAATTTGTCTATGCTCTAAAAGAAAAGTTTGGAACAAATATTAAACTGATACATTCACATATCTCAGAAGAAAATGGTGACTTTTTCGAAAGAATTAAGACAATTGGAAATGTAGACTTAGTGTTGTCTAATCCGCCATTTTCTAAAAAACTTGAAATCATTAAGACTCTAAATGAGCATAATCTTGTTTGGAGTTTATGCATGAACTTGGAAAGCTTAAATTATCAAATAATGGGAAATTATTTTGCTGACAATCCAATTTCTTTGGTTATTCCTGACAAGAAAGTTTCATTTGATGGAAATACATCATCTTTCAACACGAGCTATTTCTGTGACCCGAGGTTTACATATGAAGAACCAACTGTCAAATTTGTTCATTGTCCACATAATAATACTGGAGCAAACTTCGTGCCTTCAAGAATGTATAAAAAAGATAACAATCCATAATGCTATTGTTATTTTTTATTTAGACCTGTCCTTATTGAAGAGCATTTTTGCAAATTCTTCAATAAGAGATGGCGTCTCCTCTCGACCATTTAAAAACTTTTTATAATTTTCATATCGTCTTCTGTCATACATGTCATTGTATGGCGTCTCAATAAACATATGATTTAATACATAATCTATGTAATCTTCATAAGTTTGAAGAAAATGACGATGATGCTGGCGTATAATTGGCTTATTTTCTTTTCGTGCTTTTTCAGCTAACCAATCTCCCCAAGTTTTGTTATGGCGTGCTTGCCCACCACGTGTAGACTTACCAAATGCAATTACTTTCTTAAAGCTCTTTCCCACCTCTTGTAACCCCTCTATAAAGTTCCATGGCTTCTTGAAGTGTGTTTCTGAATTTAAATTTAAATAAATATTTTTGACAAACTAAAAACTTTGTTGGAGTTTTCCAAAGTTCAATTCCAGTATCTCCATCTCTTTTGTACAATTCCCAATTCAACATACACCAATCCTTCTTAAAGCATCATATGGATTGCAGTTCAAATGATGACGAACAACATAGACTATTCCATTTTGAGCAAGAAAATAAAACCGCGGAATAGGCATCTCACAATCCTTTCCGCAGACGTCGCACATCTCTGTGACAGGAGGCTCTAAATTTCCCTCATCTTTGAACTGCTTTCTCACATAATAATTAGTGACTACATATTGTTGAAAATCTCAAATGAAGCTGCCTTTTTAATCTTGTCTTTCTTTTTCGCATCAGTTTCTTCTTCAGCTTTCTTCAAACAATTTAAGCATACACAGTTTGCCCAATCACCAATTGAACATGCGCCAAACCGCACTTCGAAATTGGAAACTGGAGAAGCACCTTGGTAGCCAAAACCTTTTTTGTGATACTTCTTATTGTGAATATGTTTCCATTCGTTGACAGACTTTTCCTGCTCAGCAGAAAGAGAATAATATTTACTGTATGCACTATTTGGTCTTTCAAGCTCTTTTATAATGCTGTAATTGAACTCATCATAAACACTGTTTCTTTCATATCTCTCAAGAGCCTGTGTAAGAAGATTGGCAGCAGTTGCAGCTGAAATTGCCAAAGTCTCAAGTTCTGTATGGCTGAAATCGAAAATTTTTACATTTTTATCAATCTGTTCTTTTTCAACATGTCCAGCTTTTCCAATACCATAGTCAATGATGTAGAAATTGCCACGATAATGAACATAGTCTGAATAGCTTTCAGGAATAACATCATGTAAATATTCGCATTCTTTTTCATTAAGGTCGAAACTTTTTCCAGCTGCAAACTTTGACATTAACTCAATATGTGCTGGAAAGCGAATTGTTTCCATTTCATGAAAGCCATCTTTATCGCCGCTCCAAAATTTGTATTTGTTGTCTTTGAGGTAGTTTACAATATTACGAAGTTCTGTTACTGTCATGCTGCTTTTACCTCCTTGTTAATCCATGTTTCAAAGTTTTTCAAGTTGAGTTCATGCTCACCATCAATTGATGTTACATACATAGTAGAGTCTTCACAACCTCTGACAACTGTGACAACATACATTGACTTCATGTTTGAGATTGGAGAAACACGAACCCAATCATCTTCACAGTCATCAGAAATGAAATAGAAAGAACCAAGTTTATCCTGAGTTTCTGGGTCAAAATGATAACCTTTAATTTTTACGTCTTCAAGTTTCATGATAGCACCTCTTTATAATTATCTTTATTTATTCTGGCCTGAAAGCACAAACCAGCTGTTGTACATTGTCCTAAACAGAACATTAATTTATCCCAATGCTTTCGTATAAAAGAGCAATCGCCAATCATATTGTAAAGCATACTAGCATATTCTTTTGCCTGCTCGAAAGAGCTCATTTTCGCGTATTTAAGAGCTTCTTCCCAATTCAAAACCATTCTGAAATTGTGGTCATTGTCTTTCTCGATGTAGAAATCTGTTCCTTGTCCATCAGCTTTTCCAAGAATAAATGTTCCATATCCATTTAAGAAAAGTTTGATTTCTTTCACAGGGAAATGCTCACCAACGTCTTCTTGAAAGTTGCAGAGATGCTCAAAAAATTCGAAGAGCTCATCCATAACTTTATTATAGAAATTGAGAACTGCTTCATTGTCACCACCTTCTACGTCTTCAAACCATTTAGAAGGAATAAGCTGCATCCAAGCTGCATACCTAAAGTTTTGCGTATATAGTCTTTCTCCAGTTTCGAGAACGTGTTTGATGAGCTCAAGATGAAGACCATCACTAAAGTCGATTTTCTGATAGTCGGCTTCTTTTGCTTCACGTTCAGCGATAACTTTTTCAGCAAGACTATCATACTTTGAGTCAAGAATCTTATCAAGTCTGCTCAATTCTTCAAAACGTTTGTTGCGTTCTTCATTACTCCAGCTTGCGCCATTTTCATCAAATTCTTTATCAAGTTTACTGATGAGCGCCATAAGCTCATCTACATCCATGTCTTCAGGTTTTTTATCCATATATTATATAATATTAACAAAAAAGGCCTGGATTTCTCCAGGCCAGTGTAAGAGGTAAAAATTTTTATTCCACAAACTCAAGCGTTTCAGGTTTGTAGCCAAGTTTGTCGCAAAGTCTGTCGAACTGTCGGAAGCACCAATGCTCAAAAGCATGGCAATCATCAGAGCCAACAGTTCTGTCATTTTCGCTGAAACAAGTGTAAGCAACTTTGTTTACCTTGTCATAAAGTGTGATGCAGGTGATTTGATAAACGTCTTTAATACATCGGATTGTTGCCCAAAACAAAGCTTTTGGATTTTCGCTGATGATTTCATCAACATGAAAATTCATACATTCTGCCCAAGCTTTGTAGTCATTAACGTCTTCTTCTTTTTGCCAAGTAAACTTGTATTTTGACATTCAATCACCTCGTTACATATATAATATATGAAGAAGTGATATAAAGTTCAAAAATTTTAATCCCACCAGCCTCTACCATGTTCTGCCATAAATTCAGCAATTTCAAGATAAAGCTTTCTTCTGTCACTTTCATAAAGTTTTTCAGCTTCAATCATTTTCTCATACTGTAAGTCTTTATCTTGAATGTCTTTCCACATGTTAAAATATTTGTCATCTGTATCTTCCAAACAGTACAATCTTTTTACAAGATGGCGAAGATGTAAAAGCTGGGTCAAAGTTCTTCTGTTTCCACGAACATGAGGTTTGAGCGCATCACTCAAATCTTTATATTCTGTAACTGGAACTGTGATAGAATATACATTCTCAACAATGCCTTTTCCAAAAGTAGAAACTACATCACCATGAAATTCAACTTCATTTCCGTCTGCATCATATGTATAACATTTAAAGCAGCCTTTTGCGACCCATTTCATGACAACTTTTAATGAATGCTCATTATTATCCCAGCCATAGATGAAACGGCTTTCTTTTGAGCCATCTTCATTCAGATAATTAAATTGTCCAAGAAGCCAATCTTTTTTATTCTCTTCTTTGAATGGGTCATTATCATTCATAACTGCATGGAATGCCCAATTGATGTCTTTTTCATTTCCGTATTTGATAACATTATGTGAGTCAAGATAGAAGTCACATTGAACACCATAATGTTTAAGATTATGGTACATGTGCTCAATTTTCATAAGCATTATACCAAGAATATCGTTTTCGCCGTCCCAAGTGATATTCAACTTTTCATAGCCACGGTCTTTTCGTTCTTCATATTTATTAGTTTCATCATTGAACCAAAAAGTTTTATAAGCACGAAAATCATACCAATATCTGCGTTCTATCCACTGAGAAATTACTCTTTTTATTTCGCGTAAAGGATGTTTCATTTTAAATTTAGTCCTTATTCCTAAATAATAGTTTTACAGAATGATTATTCTCAGACTTCAAAATTTCTAATCGAGGATTGTCTAACGTTAAGTCTGAAGAACATTTATCGCATTCAACTAAAAGCTCAATTGCATGAATAGCGTAACCTTCATGCGCAATAGACTGCAATTGTGAGCACAAGTCTGCAACTGTAAGCTGTTTATCATCCATTTATCTTCCTAACCTCATTAAATAAATTAACCAAAGTTTTCATAGCTTTATCCATTCCATGAACAACTTCATAATGATATTGATTAGCTTCAAACATCACAATGACTGCCCATTTTTGTTCTGAAACTTTTCGTATCAAAAATGTATCGAAGCCATGTCTCTCAATCGGCTCATAATAGCCAATAGTAAAGTCATCATTAAAAATCCATTTATAAGATTTTCGGGCTTGCGTAAAACCATGTTCAAATCCATTGATAGCGACTTTTCGCATCTCTAAGTCTTCAAATGATGAAATATAAGCTTGACGCGCTCGAATATCGCCTTCTTCAGTCATTATAGCCATTTTTACTTATCCCTATATTTCCATCTATAATATGGCACAATAAGACGCTTGTACCAAGGAACCATTTCATAACCGCTTCTCATAATATCATATAAGTCACGGCAAACTGGGCACTCAATTGCATCATCAACTTGTGTTCGATGATAACCGAGTGTCACAACTTTTTCAAAGTCATTTTTCTCAAACTGATAAGCATCATCTTTTTGCAAAACATTTTTCTTGTTATGAATATGCCTCCAAGCTCCACCAAATGCATTTGCGTTTTCATCAATATCTTCTTGTGGAACAGAAGTTTTCCAAAGTTCATCAAATGGCATGTAAGTTTTCTCATATTGCTTATATGCCAATGTCACAACTTTTTCAGACATTGTGCTTTCTGTCATGAGTTTTTTATCTTCTTCAGAAATCTCACCTTCTTTATAGACCTTTCCACGAAGATTGCCATTTACGAAACGATACATCTTTTGAGCATTCCAAAGAGAGTCAAATGTGTCTGTACCAACATACATATCAGCCCATTTTGGATTGTTCTTAATTTTAACATTAAGTTCTTTCCTGCTGTACCATTTACAATACTCAAGCTCTGGATAATAATAGTCTAAAACATCTCTTTGATATTCGTCACGATTGTAGAATACTAAAGTTTCGTATTCATTGTCATCAATTGGTGTATAAGCGCTGTCACGATAGATAAATGTTCTGAAACTTATATTTCCACCAGTTATTGGATTTCGAACATAGCCTATATCTGGATTGCTGAGCCAAGAATGATGTTCTTTTCCTTCACATGCTTTGCATTTACAGTCAAACCAGTCAATCCAGCGGTCCCAATACATTGGTGAAACATAGTGGTGTCTCTTAATGTCTGTATATACATACTTAGCATTTTTTGGACTCATGAAAATCGTAATTTTAAGATGACCACCATCAACTGAAATCTCAGTTGTATTTCTTTTTTGTGTTTCAACAGCAGCATCAATATCATAAGCTTCAATAATAGGTTGAATTCCTTTTTTAATGTCATAACGAAATTCATATTGTTGCCTATTGCAGACATAAGGAACGTCCCAAGACCAAAGCGTATGAAATCTTACGCCGTCATTCAGCCTAGCGAAAACATGATACTCTTTAGTTGCAGAACAATAATTGACAATAATTGCGTATTTTTTTCCACCATCAATTTTAGTAAAAACATGTTGTCGTAAGATTTTTCTGTCGGCGCTAAAATTAAAGATTATTTTATTATCATCAATATAAAAAACATTTGCTTTCATTATGAGTCCTCTAACTGTCGGAGTTTTTCATCTTGTTTTTCGCAGTATTCTCTTGCAAGAATATTCATGTATTTTCCATAGAAATCATCTTCATCGCCATCGCCAAATTTATATACTCCAATTGCAAGAAGCATATGATAATGGTAGTTCTTTACACGGTCACACAGAAAATCCCAAAGTTTGCCTTTATCATAGTCTATTAAAAGATATGGATTTAAAGCATAGATAAATGCTTTATCATAATTTTCTGTTTGGACTGAAACAATTCCAACTCGTGCAATCAAGTCATTTGCTTTGTAGATTGCTTGCTCAGTTGTGTCGTGTCCTTTTCCGCCAAAGTCTTGATAAACAGCCTGGTAAAAATAAGAATAAATCCCATCGATGACAATACGACAAATCATCTCACGGAGGTCTATTACCTTAGTCTCAGTAGTCTCTTCTTTAGAGAGGCGGCTTACAAGTTCTTGAACCTGCTTAGTGAGTTCTTCAACGCTTCCACTGAGTTTTTTAACCTTACCTTCAAGATTGCATATTCTGTTTTCAAGTATCATTTTATAAGGTCCTCCATTTCTTTAATTTCTTTGTCAAGATAGCTGAAGTCTATTCCAAGCTCTTTCTTTATAAGATTAATTTTCTCTTCAATTCCAGGAGTTTCACAAAGCTTGTCAATAACTTTATGCACGTCACTATAAACATTGTTCAATGTATAGTTTTTTCGTTCAGCCACAATAAGTGAAGCTCTTAATTGTAGAAGTTTGACTTCATACTCAAGTTTTTCACGTTTATATTCAACAGATTTTTGTTTGCTGTCAGTGCATCCAATTATAATAAAAAATACAACAACAACAAGACAAGAAACGATATTGATAATGCGCCAAACCATGCTCTGTGTTGCAAAAACAGCAATTGCAGAACCACAACAAATGCTTGCAAATAAAAGATTGAGATTGCGCAAGCATAGCAATAACCGAAGTAGTTTATTCTGCTTTACTAAAAGTTTATCGATGTCTTTAAACATTTCTGATACATTAGAATTAAAATCATCAGCAGTTTTACGAACATATTCGAAGTCGGCAACATTAAGTGGAATAGCCATTAAGTCATCAAAGAATGCCATCATTATTTTCCTCTCTTCCATTTTACGATAACCTGAGTTTCATCAACATCACAAGTTATGTCATCAATCGAAACATCACCTTTTCCAGAAAGAACTAAACTGTTTCTGAAAATTTCAGCAAGCCACCAATACCTTTCACTGTCATGCATAATTTTAGCGACTGGATGCTCATTAAAATATGACAAAAAAATTGTCAACGTAGCACTATTTCCATCTTTTGCTTCTTCAACAAGGTAGTAGTTTGGAAATCTTCTGAAGTTGTCGATTAAAATCCATGCAAAAAGTTTGTCAACTGTTTTTTCACAGTAATGCTCTGCACAAGCGTAACACCAATCCATTCCAATCATGATATTTTTCCTTCCTTCACCATTTTATGATAGTCAGCAATATCGAAACACATATCGCGAATAACTGGATGCCACTCACCTTGATTTTGATAGCCAACTTCACCAGTTTCAAAATTCCAAGAAAATGCACAATATCCATTTTCTGAAGCGTATTTTACAAACTCTTCTCGCTGTCGAGTATGCATAGCATCATGAACTTTAGAGAAATAATGTGGAATTATATACTCAGTAATGAAGTCGAGTGCTTTTCTGTAGTCACTATCAAGATGAAATTTTGTAATGTTTGGGTTTTTATTGATGATTGCGATTATAGACTCCATAACAGGTTTTTCTGGACACCAAAAGTTTTTCTGGCGTTGAGCAAAAGCATAGTTAAATGGAACTTTCTCTCTTTTTGCTTTTCTGTACCAATAAATTGCATCGTAAACATGATTGCCAATATGTTCAGCTTCTTCTATGTTGATGTATGATTTTCGTGTAAGATTGATTGTTTGTGATGTCCCATTACAAGCTGCTGAAGCAACCAAATGTGTGTAGTAAGGAATTAAGTCTTCTGGCTTTTTGAGCTCAATTTTTGCATCACCAAGATAGACTTTTGCTTTAGAAATGACTTCTTCTGGTCTATTGTGCATGTTACACCAGTCAAAAAAGTCACTCTTACCAGTGAAGTTTCTGTGTCTTTCTGTCATAATTTTCTCCTTTGCAATTACAAGATTGCAGTAATGGAATATTTTATTTTATTCGTCTTCTTTCTTAGATTTTGGAATGAAAATTTCTTTTCTTTCAGGTTTTACAGGCTCAACATATTTTTCAGTTGTAACCTCAAAATAGTCACCGAACATTTCTTTCAACTCAGCAATAGTTTTCTCAGCATCTTCTTTTGTCTTGAATGGCTCTTCCTGAATTTCATTCAATTTTGTATTGCGAATATAAAATTCCATAATTTATTTTTCCTCCAATAAGTTTCTTATTTTGTCAACAAGACTATCATGCTCGTTTGGATGGTCTATATTTCTTGGACCAAGATGAAGCAACAATCTTGAAAGCTCTTCTTTTGTAAAGGCATTTTTCTGACCAGCTTCATAAATCATCTTATCTGAATATGCAATGAAATCATGTCCGTTTTTACTCCAAGCTGGTTTACCATCTTTTCGAGTTATGATTGAGGATGGGCTCATAGTTATTCCTGTCTCCAATCCATTTGCTTCTAGCCATTCTTCAAAGTTCATAAAAACTACCTCTTTAGCATGTCATTAAACAGATTAATATCGCAATCATAATGCATGTAAAAATTACGGGCGCCATTTTTAAATCCTCAAAACATTTACAGTGCCTTGTACAGCAACATCTTCAATTTTTTCAAGAAATTCTTCAAGCTCTTCCTTAGTCTTAAAATTAGCATCGAACGAAATATGCTTTTTTGCTGGCCAAAGCTCGTCTTCTCTCATATATTCAAAGTCTTCACTGAATAAGTCTTCTGTTGGGTCATAAGTCTCCCAGCCTTCATTTCCCATTTCTTCGTTTGAAATTCCAGGGTGACATAGTCTTCGAAGAATAGTTTTTCCCTCTGATAACCACTTGAAAACAGTTAATTTATCGTACACAATATTATAAAATACACGCTTATTTGTATTGAGTCTGTCCACAATTTCCTTAGCTGCATCATAGTCGAAAACTATAAAACGTAAAATATAGCAAGACTGCGAAATACAATCAACTACTTGTTGAGCCATAGCAAATGTTGTATGTGGACTTTTAGTTAAGTCTTCATAAATGTGCCAAGGACCTGGCTTATTTTCAAGACAATCCATGTACCGCATTGCAGTTTCTTTTGAGTCACAACGAGCGATAAAATGCCAATCACTTACAATAGTTTCGCCTGTACAAAAATGAAGTTCATTATCACAATCTTTGTAAATTGCATAAGGATAATGTTTAACATCTGCACCACACTCATGTAGAGAAACAATACTAGAGTTGAATACAACAGCACAATCCATCTTTTTAATCTCCTACCAAAAATAAAGTGTTGTTACTTCATGGAATTGCCAGCCAAACTTATCACGCATGAAATCTGCGAATTCATCTTGGTTGACACAATTGAAAACATGACTGTCAAAAAGCCCATTACAGAATTTTTTATAGTCATCTTCGACAATGTCTTCAATTTTATCCATCATTTCACAAACGTCTTTACATTTATGCTTACAATAGAAATCTTCATCCAAAGAGTCAAGAAATGCAATTTCGCATGCCATTTCACTGATATAGCTTGTTGGCTGCATACCAAAAACACTTGGATATTTTTTGCATATGGTGTCAATCATCTGACTATCGAATTTTTGCATATCGAATTCCTTGTTCTTTTAAATAAGCATAAATCTCATTTATGAGCTCAAGCTTTGTAATATGTTTTATCTGGTATTTCCAGAAGAATATTCCTTTTTCTTTCGCAAGTCGGCACAAAACCTCATCATCCGCATCATAGATGGTAATAAAGTCATGCTCGCCAACTTGGAACATCTCAGCTCTAAATGTTGTATAGAGCCGAGGCAATGTATGTCCGCTTCTCATAATCATGAACCTTGCTCAATAATTGTTGGCCAATCTCTCTTTTCGAAGTCAGTTATTCCAAGAGCTGTCTTAAAGAACTTCTTGATTGTTGATGAAGCTGCTTTTGCTGCGTTCGGGTCATCAATAACACATTCAACTTCAAGGAATGGGCCAATCTCATTAACTGTAACAATTTCACAGTGAATTTCTCTGTTTGTTGAATTTTCTTCAACATAGAATGAAATTGAAGTTTTAACTTTTCTAAACCACTGTTTGAAATTGGTGACTTCCATAGCACGCAAAAATGCGTTAGTTGCGTCAATGTTCAATTCGCCTTCATATTCTTCATTGACTTCAGTTCCATCTGCTTCTGTGTTTTTTGCTTTAACAGTGAGGAAACTCTTGAAGTTTTCATCAATCTTAAAATTGTAATGCTGCCGAACGATGTCTTCAACTGGATATGATGGGTCAACTAGAGCTTCAGAACGGACACGAATAATGTCTTTTGGTTTTTTTGGTGCAATTCCTCCGAATGAGTAATACGCATCAACTTTGTGGATAGCATGCCAGCCACCACCACGTGAGATTCTAAATTTTTCAAACTTTCCATCTAACAAGTCAAAAACCTGCTGCATGGAAATTTTCGCTTTCATTTCTACTTCCATAATGATTAGATTAACTCTCCATATAAAAGTTCTTCAGCATCATGGAATGAATATTCATCTTTTCCACAACAAATATGCTCATAGTCGATTTTGTCGGCTTCATATTCATTCAAAAGAAACATGTTGATTTTTTTCCATTCATCTGGGTCAATCACTGGCTTAAAGCTCTCATCAAATGTAAGACGGAACACATGATGAACATAGATGCTGAAACCAAGCTGTCTAAGCCTATGACAAAGTACTACAGCATCTACAACTTTTGTAAATGCATCACAAACAATAATGCTTTTATCATATGTCACATCACATCTTATGTAATCTGGACTAAATCGCTGAATGTCATATCTTTTAATCCAGCCATAGTTTGGCTCACCAATAAGAAGATGCGCAACTTTAGTGTCATCCTTCTTTCTTGCTTCAAAAATGAAACGCTGCTCACTGATTGGCATTGCGAAAAAGCTCTCAACTTTATCAATGCATTCTTTAAGAGAATTTCTGTGCAATATACAAGTTCTTTGATCATCTTTTGCGAGCCATGCGATGTATTCTAAACCATGTAAGCCAACTACTGGCTTAACAAAACCTAGAAAGTCAGCTCCAGAGTACATGAGATAATTCTTATTTGCGTTCCAATTTGATTTCATATTAAAACCTGTACAATATTTTTTGAAATGGCCAGCTGCAAAGTTTGATTGAACCCCAAACAGCTAATACAGCCAATGTAAGTGGAACAGTTACTGGCCATACAAGTGATATAATCATCACCTCAAAGATGCAGCCAGTTGGATTGTCTTCTTTCCATTTCTTGAAATTGTACAAAGAATATTCTTTATCACGAATAAGATAGGTTATGAACATTCCACAATAGAAAGAAGCAACAGCACAAAAAATGTAAGCGAATGATATACCAACAATTTTAAGAAGACTATAGGCTATCATTTACGTGCTCCTTGCATTTATCTGGGCCATTATATTCCTCAAGAGATTCTTCAGTGATGTAACCATACATTGTGTAAATGTGGTTTTTCCAAGAAGAAGTTCTGCTCTTAATAAGCTTACCGTCTACCTTGAACCAATACGGCCAGTCACTTCCTTTCAAAACAAAAGGTTTGTAATCAGCTTGAGCGATGTTTTTGACTTTTTCGAGGTCTTCTTTATGAACTGCGCAGCCAAAGTTTCCTGTTTGAAGTGTTCTGAAACCAAAGTCTCTTGCAAAATTATAAAGTTCTGAGTCATCAACTTCAACAAAACCATGCGATTTAAGAAAATCATCTTTAACAAACATTTCGCCAAAAACGCTTCGGTCGCTTACAAGCTCGTCATTCTCATATGTGTATTTATGCGAAAAGAACATTTCATCTTTGGCAAAGTCGAAGTTGTCTCTTTGTCGAATGCGAGTGTAATGTGCATCAACATAGTCTTTAAGGTCTGTATCGCTTTCAAAGCTTTTGATAATTTTGTCATCATAGTCAGTAATGACGTACATTACTTTTCTAATGATTTTCTTTTGTTTATGGAAAAACATATGTGTTAGTCGTCTCCTTCATCAATAAATTTTTTTGCAAGAAACTCGTCAACTTCTTTCAAAATGTTCCAAATGACTGGAATGTCTTTTTCGTCAACGTATTTCCAAAGGCGATTTCCACAAGAATGGAATTCATAACCTTCTTTGTCACGTTTCCAAGAACCAATCTGGAAGCAGCTTCCTTTGAAACCGTTATCATAGCATACAATCTCAAGTGGAATATGTTTTGGAGCTTCACCAAGATAGGTGCATGGGCAAATCTTATAGCAGTATTTCTTACCGTATGGCGAACTGTATTGCCAATTGAAAGTTGTGTCAACATGTGAAACTTCTTCACCTTCATATGGATGATTTTTGAAGTAGTTTTCTGTCATGTCATAAATGATTGAACCTTGTTTGTTGTACTCACTTTCAAGTGCCCAAAGAAGCTTATTGATATTCGTAAGCTGGACACGATTTGGCGAACGCCAAAAACCTTTATGTCTCCAATCCCAATCTTCTGGCTCGTCATTTGGCTCAAAATAGATGACATATTCATCTGACTTGAGCATGTTAGAGAGTTGGTACAAAGAAAGTGAACCATTTGGATGTATCATAATAACCTCCTTTTAAAAGATTAATTAAGAATTTCTGTCCAATGACAACCAAAGTCGGCAAAAAACTTCTCACTGAGAACAGCGAGCTCTTTGTCTGAAGCATACTCGCTGCTCGCCAAGTCGGCAATTTCACGTGCTCTTTCAATCATTGACATTTCCATCTTTTTCTCCTTCCATTACAATTCGTTGAGCCAACTGTTATCAAGCATTGCCCATAAGAAGATGAGAGCAATACCAACCACGATGAATGTTATCCAGAAGAAGACTAACCAGCCATTTCCCATAAGCATGTCTTCACGAAGTGCTTCAAAGTCTTCTGGTGTGTTATTTTTATTATAGATTGCGTTGTCAGTTCCAACATCTTTGTTGTTGATGTTTATGAACGTAATTCCTGAACACTCAAGCGGATAAGCTCGAATTGTCCATCTGTCGCTTCCAGAACGATTGTAACCAACTTGATGGCAGCCATTGAACTTGAATGTGCCGTATGGAAATTCTATACCTGCAAACTTTGTTTTTCCAACATGGAGCCAATTGTTCCAAACAGTGTCCCATGTGTAATAGACTTCAGTACGTGTATGTGTTTTTCCATTGACTGTATAATGCACAATTCGTGTATGGCGTGTGTAATGTTCTTTCTCGATGCCGATGACTGAGTATTTGCCATTTGCCTGGTTAACAGCAGCTCTCATACCGCTCTCATTTTTGTTGTAATGGTTTACCCAACTTTCAGCAGTTACATATCCAACAGCTTCGAGCTTTCCATAAGCGAAAACATCCGCTCCCTGTTCCGTCTCGTAGGCCTGTTTGAATGTGTCATTGTCTTGGATTACGTAGGCATTCATATACTTCAAGTTGTGCTTGTCAATCGAAGTCACAATCTTTCCGTGAATGAACATTCCCAAGATTATGTAGATGGCGAGAATACCAATTCCGAAAATCAGTTCTCGTGCTGTAATTTCGCCATAACCTGGAAGATAGAACAAAACAGTCGGATGTTTATTCATTTTATGTCTCCTTAAAGTGTTGTAGGTTTACCCTGGTTTGGAAGTTTTACTGATGAACCATCATAGAGGTCTTCAAACTCGATGATTTCATAACCAACCATTTCGAGGAAATTGCGGCGAGGCCAAGCTCGTGTGCATCTTCGATAGTCTGCTTTTGCTCGTGCATATGCTTTATGACTTTGCGCAACTTTTGAATTGTATCGCTGTACAGCTGTCATATATTCTTTGTATAGTTCTGCTGCTTTAAGTTCTGGATAAGCTTCATGTACTGCATTGATATAAATCTTCGCCTGTTCATTTGCCTTTGCCAATGTTTCGCTGTTCTTAGAAATTGCTGCTGATGAATTTCCACCAACACGTGCGGCCACAATCTTTTCGAGAGCTTCACCCTCATAGTTCTTGTAGTCTTTTACCGACGCAACCAAAGCTTCAAGTGAATTGAACATCTCATTCTGAGAAACTGCAATCACATCAAGCTGCTCAGTTACCGCCTGTTCTTTTGAAAGTGCTGTGTTCTGTGTTGTGAACACTCCAACCACAACAGCAAGTGTTACAAGAACAACTGCTGCAATTGTAATGACAATTGTGCCTGCTTTACTCATCTACTTCTTCCTCCATGTGATGAATGCTGTAATTATTATCGTCTGACATATAAGCTTCGATTTTATCGAAAAGCTCAGTGTCATATTTTTCTCTGATTGAAATCAGCTTTTTTCTGGCAGCTTTACGCTCTTCAGGATGGTCCCTGTCATCCGCCATGTAAGAGCAGAAAACTTCCCAGTCGAATTTGTTGATGGCTTTATAGATAGCTTCAGCCGTTTCAACTGGAATGCCAAATTCTTTCGCTAAAAGATTAACGTAAGCTTCGCTCTTCTTCATTTTAGGACCTCTCTTAAGTTTGATTTACATACATAATATATGGAAGTTTTACAAGAAGTTCAATTTTTTACTTTCCCTCCAACTCGTTAATCTTGTTCTGGATTTTGAGAATTGTTTTACGACGATTGCGAATATCTTCTCTGCATGACTGCAAAGCTCTGATGTGAGCTGCCTGTGAAGACTTTGCTTCTTCAAGTTTGTTCATCAAATTTCTGATTCTGATAATCTCTTTTGGTTTAAGTTTGTATGCGCCTTTTAACAGAGCTTTATCAATCTCACTCGAATAAAGCTTGATGTCTTTTTCAAGCTGAGGAAGTTTGCAGTTTTTAAGATGATTTTTGCGGCTCACAGAATTTCTACGATGCAATTCTTCATTGTTGATGACATTGCGCAAACCAGGAATTGTGTTGTTTGCTTCATAGACTTTGCACATTTCTTCTGTTTCGAATTCCTTTCCGTCGTGCGCAACGTAAATTACCTTAGTCTTAACTTTCATTATTTTGCTCCCGTTATGTTAGATCGAGTTAGATAACAACTTTTCAATTTTCTTAGGCGGAAGTCCTTCAACTATTGGAAGATTAAAGCCAGATACTTGACTTCGTGGAAGAACGACTGTTGCGATAGGTTGATTTGGAATTGGCTTGCCATCGCGTATTCCGTCAAATAATGATTTCTGTTCCATTAGTTTATCTCCTTAATAGATTTCCTGAGCAATAATGTCATATACACCGGTTGGGTAACCATAACGGTCACGGCGTGAAATAGCTTTGAGGATGTAGTCAACATCACGAACCAAAGCATCGCTTCTTTTTTCGATATGGTCAAAAACATTTGAGCCATAAAGTACATTGTCGCAGTTTTTGCGAGCAAGCTTTTCAGCTTCCTTGTCGCTTGATGCGATTACTGTTGATGATGCATGATATGTTCCGGTTTGTGGATTGTGGCGGACATAGTCGTAAGTGTATGTGTAATATGTCTTCTTTTCAGCAATAGCGAGCTTTTCTTCTTTTGTTCTTGCCATGGTTAACTACCTCTTAAGTTTGATTTACGAATATAATATATGAAAACCCAAGAGATAGTTCAAAAATTTTTTAATCTTTTTTCTTATTGAAATATGAATCGCCAGCTATATTGAGGCCAAATTCTTTTCTTCTTATTTCAGACATTACTCCACATAATGAGAGCGCAACTTTTTCATAGTCAAAGTTTTCAATAATGTAATGGAGGACAGCATCTTGAACTTTATAGAGATACGCATCAACAATAGCATCATGGTAGCTATGGCAACCGCTATATCCAACAATTGTACTCCAGCAAAATTTCTTATAGCGTTTCTGCCAACCAAACCAAACTTCCAATTTGTGCTCAGGAATGTAGCCAACTATACCAACAATCTGCTCACCTCTTGAGTTTTTCCAATTGTCAGAATAAAAAACTATTCCACCTTGTTTGAAACAAATGTTTATGATGTCTGAAGAAACATGAACATGACCTTCACCAGTTTTATCCCAGTCACCATAAACCTTAGACTTGATGTCTTCATCATAGTTTGCTTCTTCAACTTTCCAAACTTTGTTTACAAGTTCTGCAATTTTCTTAAACTTTTTTGCTTCTTTTCGTGTCATGATATTGTCCATCCTACAATTTGTTTTGCCCATTCAGGCTCTTCACAGTCAACATAGCCTGTGCATATTTTATTGCCATCTTTGTCTGTGCCATATTTTGCCTTAAACCATCTGTTAAGGCATGAAGGCTCAACACAACACAAACCTTGTTCCTTTGGCTCAATCACGGCATAAGCATAGTAACCAGCTTCATTTAAATCAGTCACATTGTTGCGGATTGCTTCCATTGCAGTTTCAAGGTCATAGAAGAAACCCCAACATCTGCTATCATGATTGTGATAAACAGTTCCTGCAAGCTCTTCTTTGCCTTCAATTTTTGGGACAATCTCATCATGGTCACGAACAGATGCTACAAACCAAACTGGGCGTTTTTCATAATAATGAGTGAGCTCTTCATATGCTTTCGCCATTTTTCTCTGAGCATCACGAGCAGCATATTTGGCTTTACGACATGACTCAGCTTTCATGCTACGAAGTCGACGCGTATGAGGAGTTGTTTCATCCCATCGTTTAATAGCTTCTTCATCAGTTTTGCAATCTTCAAATTGCTTGAATTCTTTCTGAGTTTCGAGGCTTTGATTTTGATAACGAGCTAAACATTTAACAGAAGATATTTGCAAAAGATATAAATTCTGCATTTGTTTTGCTTCATTCTTAGCATTGATATATTTGTTCAAAATGTCAGTTTTAAGTGTTGCCATTACAATTCCTCACTTTTGAAAAAACTTTTCCAGATAAACTCACCATTTTCTGGAAACTCTTCCAAAACTTTAGCATGTTTTTCTTCGTCTGAAAGTGTGTCATCACCCATTGTGAACATACCAAAAACAGACTTCAAATTACAAACCTGTTTATCAAGTTGTTTAATAGCACGATTGAAGTCAAGTTCAGTTCTGCCTTTTGGCACGTCTTGTGTATCAAACATCATGATGTGATGATCGCGGCTATCCATAAGAATAGCTACATTCTCACCTTTTGTCAAAACTTCAGGTTTATTCCAGAAACAATATTCAGTATGTCCAACTACCTGTTTTGGATAAGCTGCATCTTCAAGTAATGAATGGGGACGAACCCATAAACAGAACTGTGACACTTCATCACCACTTCCAGAAAAGCATCCGTCCCAATCAAGTTTCTCATCAAAAGCGAGCCACTTATGTGCATTTTCTGGATATTCAGCCATTCTTTCTGCAAAAGTTTTATTCAATAGGCCAATACTGTATTCAGACTCATCCCATTCTTTGAAGTCTTTATACAATTCGTCCATATAAGCTTTATATTCTTCTTGACTTTCAAAATTGGTTTTCTCAGCTTTTGGATGCACTTCAAAAAGATTGTGCATAACTTTCTTCATGTAACCAATAGCATGATTTGTAAAACCAGCATGTGAAAATACCCAACCATCACATTCCCAAGCCAATTTAATCAAGTCTTTATTTGCAAGTAAAAGAGAACGGATTTCGCCAGCTTTTCCATTTTGATGGCCACTGCAATTTCCGCCATTTCTTGATTGTGAAAGATAGCTCCAGTCATGATTTCCTAAAAGCCAAATACGATGTTCAGGGTCTTCCCGAACCCAAGCAGCAAAAGCAGCAATGTTTTCACCTTGGTCTGGCCATTTATTGTTCCATGCATCAACGAGTCAAAGATCGCCGAGAAATACATAATAGTCAGCTTTTAAATCTTTAGCTTTTTCCCACTCATGAGAACCATGAATATCAGGAATTATACATATTTTCGACATGGGCATACCTCCTTTTTAATTAAATTAATACACTCTGAATAAGACTTTCCAGTTTCAAAAGCTGTTAGCTTAGCCTTTTTCTGTATATTATTCCATTCGTCAAGTGTATATTTTCTTATATTAATATTTTTCTTTTGTTTTTTAGGCCGCTTTTTATTAGCTAAAGATCGTCTTTCAAATTCCAACTGTTTTTCTTCTTCAGTTCTATTTGCTCTGTTTTTTCTTAGAGCTTCTAATTTATGCTGTTTTTGTTCTTTCGTTAGTTTTAATCTACCTGGAATAAACCCATCAGGACATTTAACTGAAAAAGTTTCTCGTTCTCCATTATTATACCAACGACTCTTGGAGCTTCTTTCACTCATTTGTTGCTTGGTTTTTTCACTAAAAACAATTTTTCTAGTTTTCAGAGCTTCATGTAAATTTTTTCTCATTCGTTCTCTGTTTGAGTCATCAGACCACCATAATAAATTTGCTCTATGTGCAGCTTTTCTACAAATTTCATATTGTCTTGAAGTCAAAGCTCTTTTATCTTGTTTAAATTTACAAAATATGCTTAGAGCCTTTTCCATTTCAAATGAAGGATAAATTTTAGTTAAAAGTTGATGGCAGAAGAAATGCTCTCTAGCTGTTAATAAGACTGTATTTGATTCTTTTGTTATCCAATTTGGAAATAAACTTCTTGGAAGGATGTGATGTTTTTCATAATAATTCCCATCACCACGTTTACGATTAGAAGTCTTTGCATGTGTAATTATACACATATAGATGTGTCTGTAATTCATCGATATTTTCTCCTTTTAAGTGCTTTCCACGGCACTATAAAATAATTAGTATAAAAGAGTTAGAGGGAAGCTCGATGAAAACTTCCCTCAACAAGGTGGAATCTTGCTGTCCTCTAAAAAATTAGTTATAGACTATATTAACCAGAGGCCGAGATACTTCCAACTTACAACAAATATCATGATAAGCATAGCAAAATGAAGCACTTGGTCAACAACCAGATTGATTATTTTCTTATTGCATTTTGCGCTGTCCACAAATGTATGAAAAGCTGTATTGAGCAAAATAAAGATTGCCCACAATTTCCAAGCATTTGTGTCTATTCCATTTTTGCACATGTAAATTAAATTATCAATGACAATTGGCATTATGACAAAAATAGAATTTTCAATTGAGTGGGTAATTAGCGCAACTGCATAGTCACGAGCATAAATTGTGTCTTTTAAGTTAGCGACATTTTTCTCCCACCAATCTTTCTGCTTCAAATTCGCCAAGCAGCCTTGAAGATGGAAATCCTCAAGAATATGCATAAAAATCATTGTGATAAAAATAAAAATCTTGTAAGATACCATCTTCAATCTCCTTTAGAAGTCTAAGCCGTCTACACGGCTAATTTTTTTGTAATTGTCGTATTTTGCATTTTCACGGTCGCTCAACTCAACTTTGACAATTTCTGGCTCTTCATCACCATAATGGTATTCCATATATGTTGAGTCTGTAACATCAACAGCGCCATACATTGGAATAGTCTTTCCAGACATGTCAACATGCAAGTTTGCGCAGAATTCCATTTTATTTTTGTCTTCAACTTCATCACTTTCAAGATAGATGTCGAATGAGCTGCTTCCTGGTATGAAAGTTCCTGGATATTCTGTGTAAGTCTTTTCAGTATCACCAATCCTCCAAGTGATTTTTGCCATGATATTGATTCTTTCACTTTCAATATTGAGATAATCAAGCGCTTCTTCAACTGACACATCGAATGCGTTAAGTTCATCAACAAGAGCTTTAACAATGTCAATTGAAACATAACGTGTTGCGAGCAATCCTTCAATAACCTCTTTTTCAAGTTCTTTTCTGTCAAGGTTGTCTGCACAATATTTTTTGATTGTTTCAGCATCGCAGCTTTCATAACGATAATGATAGCGAATACGACCTGGACGGCTCATCAAACAATCGTTGAGGCTACGAGTTTCATTACATGTTAAAAGATACAAGTTATGGCTTCCAACTGCTGTTCCGTCAAGGAATGAAAGCATTGCGTCCTGTTTAGACGTTGCTTTTGTGTTGTTGTCACTTCCGTCGATGTTTCCGGCCATAATTTTTTCAAATTCATCAAAAAGATAGACTGCATCTGAAATACCTGACAAGAAGTCAAACATTCCATTGATAAATTGGTCGATGATGATAATTGGGTGGTCTTTTGCCAACTTTTCAACAACCAAACGCGATGTCAATGACTTACCAAGGCCTTTTCCACCTGAAAGCAAGACTCCGAGATTGTCGCTGCTTCGATTGTATGCCTCAACAATATGCGAAGCAATGTTGTCAGCTTTACCATAAATTTTTCCATGCTCAGTTTTGTATTCTGCTTTCTCAAGGAAAAAACCACGCATTTGTGCAACTTGAAGTTTGTAAATACCAATTGGCAATTTTTTACGAATGTCAATTGCATCTTCATCAATAATGTCAATTGATGTTTTACCTACTAAGTACGCCATATTTTACCACCTTTAAATTTATTATAATATTCATTTCTTTTTCGTTTGTGATGTAAATGTGCAAATGTTACACTTAACAGCAACATTATTACTGAAAAGATTAATGTCATTGCTCTAACTTGTGCTGATGATGCAATTATTGAGACCATCACCATCATGCCTGAGATAAAGCCTAAAACAAATCCAACTAATGCTCGTAACATCTAGCCTTCAACCTTCATTTCTTTATCAATCAGAGCTTTCGTTAAATCTTGGTCGACATTGAAATCCATATGGTTGTTTTTGTCTAAGAAGTCTTCTTTCAAATCTGTGTATTTATCAACCTGAGCTTCAGTTTCAACAATTTCAAAATTGAAACGGCAGCCTTCTTTGAATGGACCACAAAGTTTTTCGTCATAGTTTTGGTAGACATTTACAAGTTCAATCAAGTCTTCAGCGTCCATCTTGTTGTCAAAAAAGAGACCTTTGAAATTTTCAAGCCGGTCTTTACAATCGCGAGCTTCAGCAACATAGACCAATGTTCGAGGGTCTTCTTTTGGGAACTCAACTACTTTTCCAACATTTGTAATAACATTCTCCAAATAATATGAAAAATACTCTGATGCAGTCTGAGCATTTGACATTTTGATTGCAAAACCTTTTCTAAAAGGCTCGTCTTTAATAGTGATAATTTCATTCATTTTTAGCTTTCCTTTTTGTTATCATCAATAATTGGAACTGTTTTTACTGGATAGACCCAGCCATATTGATATTTCCAAATTGTATAATGATGGTCATCACGCGACCAATGTTCTGTTCTGAACTGCTTATAGACTTCTCTACATAAAGCACGATGCTCTCGTAATTCGTGCTTCTCTTTTTTTGTCATATTCTTTTGAGATCTGCTCCAATCATTATCGAAACATTTGCGGCAATATGGAACAATCCAACCGCGAGTTGTGTAGATGAGAGCGTTTCCTTTGCTGTCATGTGAAACTTTTCCACAATTCAAACAAGTTATTTGTGAAAGCAATGATGCTTCTGTTTCAAGCGTATTGAGCTCTTCATTGTAACCACTAAATGAAATACGTAAAGAGCCATACTTTTCTTTAGTATCAAGAATTCTGAAAGACTCTTTTGCCCCATCAGGCATGTTATCGTATACAATCATCGTCTCAATCATAAGACGTTTCCAAATGTATTCCCAGCCACTGTCATTCCAAGAAGTCCAATGGTTTGCTCTCAGATATTCCTCAGAGTCTTCTGGATAGCACAATTCATCACTGAAAACATTCCTTAATTCCAAATAAGGATAGCGCTTCATAGCTCTTCTAAGAATACCTGGATGTTCGTCAATCACCTTGATAAGGTAGGCAATTTCATCAGCACGAGCCCAACCTTCTGAGTTTTTGATTTTTTCAAGTGATGCTTCTAAAATTGTCTCATCTTCCATAGTTAGTCCTCATCATCATCAAAGAGCTTGTCTTCTTTCTTAGTGAAGTAATAGTCCCAATGTTCAAAGATTTCTTTGTCATTTTCATATGCTGGAGTTGCTAATTTACATTTATTGCACTTCAAATAAAATTTATCTTTCTTATAAACTTTATCATACACATGATGTAATGACGCAGTTGGTTTATCATTTTTAACAGAGCATTCTGGACAATAAATACGATAGAGGTTAGTTTTAGTAATCCTCTCAAAGATTGTCATTCTTCTTTTACAAGTCTTCCCGAACAATGATATTCTCTCCTTTAACGCAATGCGGATAAACTGGATCTTCTGCATCACTCCACGCCCAATCAATATAAGACTCACCATAACCTGCATCTGCTATAATTCCACCCCAAAATCTAAAAGAACATGTTTCACGAACAATTTTATTACCAACCTGAACAAGAGGACAACCATCATCTCCATTTTGATGATAGCCACCTTCAAACTTAATTCCTTTCTCACGGATATGGTCAACAACTACACGGCGAATTTTTTCGCTTAATTCCATGAATTGGCTCATACTCAAGTTTGGAAAGTTTTCTTTCTCAAAGTCTGGATAGTTGTAATTGTCAAAGTCGGTCCAACCGTAAAACTTAAGTTCTTCCATAATATTATAGATAGATTAATTAAACTCCCAAAAAATTTCCTGAATGCTGTTCTGCTTCAACAAACCTTGTGACGCAGCTTCAAGAGTTGCTTTTATCGTTGTCGTAACACGAACGATTTTGATGTTTTTGTATTTCTTTTCAGCTTCTGAAACTTCATCCTTAAACCTGATTGCTGTTTCAATATACTTCATTCTGCGAGGAGCATGGAATTCTTTGTCATTCGCATAATGATTGTAAAATTGACTATGGAATGTCATTACTTTTCCATCAGTGTCGTCAATAAGAATATAAAACGGCACTTTCATGGGCTTACGTTTTTGTCGAGCTTCTTCAGAATAATAATTTCGCAACTGTTCTTTCAGCGTCTTTCTTTTTTTCCTGAAATACATTTTATGCCTGCTCCTTGGCAATTTTTTTTGCAACTACTTCATAATTTGTCTGCGGTTTTTTAACCTTCGGATTGCGAGCTTTGAAGCGTTTTGCTCTGCTCGTGATTGCCAATTCATAGTCTACTCCTTCAACAGCTGGCTCAATATTGACATCATTCTGCTTAAACCAAATTATACAGCCTGGTCCAAATTTTGCTCTAAACTTTTTGATAAGTGCACGGCACACAGTCTCAATTTTATCAGATTTTTTGATAATGAAGGTTGCTTCACCGTTGAGCTTTCTTTTAGCTGTTCCGCCTGAAACATCCCTTTCATATTTTACTGAAACTTTTATGAAACCATTTTTTCGTGCTCTTTTCAATAATTCTGCTTTCTTTTCAGCTGTTATCATACGTAAATAATATATGAAACTATTTAAAAATGTTCAAAAGAAGCTTAAATGATTTTTGTGCGTCCTCTCTACAAATTGAAAACTCAGATGTAATCTTTTTACGATATTTTCGTTTTAGCCAATAATTGTCAAAAATCTCAAAATATATAATGTCGCTTTCATAGTCATAATATGTGATGAGCATTTCATTATGGCAATTGCATTCGAGAACTAAGCTGCCTTTAGAAGAAAAGAAGTCATTTGAGTCCCATTCGCCTTTTTTAAGATTGAGAACCCATTTACAAAGATCACGTAATTTCCAGCCATCTAGAATTAAAGTATCAAGTTTTTGAAGTTTTTCTATATGCGCGTATTTTTCTTTTACAAAAGAGACATTATAAACATCATCATCTGTTGCCCAATGTGATACAAACATTAAAGCTTTTTCACCAGTAATTTTACAGACAATTTCTGTCAAGTCAGGCTTTTTCATGAATAGTAATCCCAATCATCTAAAACTTCATATAGGCGAAGAACTGGCCTATAAGTTTCACCTTTTCTATAACCATATGCGTTCATTGGAAATTTTCCATTGCGAAGCATATTTCTTCCATCTCGTCCAACTTTATCAAAAACTGTAACGCCAATATTGTATGCAATATAAGCATCACGTATTTTCTTATCATCTGATGTTGTTGTTATATAATTATAGCGGTTGTCATAGTTTGTTAAAATTCTATTGTAATACCAAAAGCCAACCTCTAAATTAAGGCTAACATCATACATGTCTTCAAGAGTGTAGTCGGTTCCATGTTTCCAGTTGTATTCTTCTAAACAAGGCTTAGTAACTTGGCATAGTCCATATGCTTTTCCCCATCGATTATATGCATCAGCTTTGAAGTCACTCTCAACATGAACTATAATTAAACCATCAACTAATGACAAGTCATACTTGTCAGAATAAAATGCGATTTTGTATAAAATGTCATATGCATCTTCGAATGTGAATTCTATATCTTCACATCTAATAGCGCGAATATTTACAATTTTTGATGCGTATTCTGCCATTTCAGTTGTTTTCAAATGCTCATGCTCAAGTCTGTATCTTTCTGGTAATGGAACATATATTGCATTTTCCTGTCTCGCTAAGTTTGCTTCTTTTGCTGATAAACGCATGCATGATGCTAAAGCAATAACAACTAACACCCAAATTCCTACAACACTTGCAATTAAAATTCTATAAACTTTTTTACTCATCTTTTAGATAAAAATGCTCACCATTAAAGGTGAGCTTTATTCTCCCACATAATATAAATTATCTAGTTATTTATATTAATCAGTAAGTACAGCTTTTCTAAGATTCGACTTTTTTGCAGTTATTTCTGCTAATGACATTATTTTAATGTCTTTTCTTAACAATGTTGACTTGTCAAAAATATTTATTGTATTTTTATTACAAAAATCATATAAATGTGTGCCACTCATAAATGCTAAAAACATGTCTTTTATAGTATCATATGCCTTAACAATATCTAATGTTTTTATATTTCCAGCTCGGCATGCTTTATATCCTTTTTCACATGCCATTCTGACATCTCCGTCTGGGCAAATAATCCAACCTTCTATTCTACAATAGTCTTTTTCATTATTCTCATATTTTACGCTTTTTCCAACTTCATGAAGACGTATATAATACACATTTAAGTCTGGAAAAGCTGGCAAAAATTTTGTCTCTAATTTAGAGCAATGGTCTTTTACTGCAGAAATTCCAATTTTTGGTGTATTGCCATTATTAAAAAATTCTAAGATACTCATTATAGAACTGTCTGGAATTGTATGGAAGTCATCTATTGACATCAAAATAAAGTCTGGTTTTATTTCATTACAAACATATTCCATCAATTTCTGTGAATTGCCCCAATATCCATTTGTGTATAATGAAACTTTCAATCCAAGCTCATGTGCTTTTTGAGAAGTATACGCACATAGTTCTGGCTCAAGCATAGGCTCACCACCGAATAACTCAATCCAATTATCATCTTTCAATTTTTTACATTTTTCAAGAGCAATATCAATTATATCTTTTGTAATAACTCCATCTTGGCTTCCTTCCATAAAGCAATGAGGACAATTACTATTGCACTTTTTTGTGATAATAATTTCAAATGTAAGTCTATTATAGTCATTCATCGCAAGGTCAGCCAAGTCATTGAAGTCAAATTTAATCATATTGATTTAGTTACTAATTTTATATGTTTTCTTATGAAGAAAATCAGGAAGCTTATAGATACCATTTTGCACGTTCAATTAAAGGCTATGGTTTCTATGTTTTAATGACAATCAGATGCAATTATTCATGTTCAATTTGTTCATATTCTGCTCAACACACATGTGATGATAGTTGGAATATTTCTTATAAAGTAATTGACGCATTTGTCGAAAAACTTAAAGATTTTAAGAAGACTAAAATAAAACCTGTTGTTTGTCTATATGGAGGTGAGCCAACACTTGAATTAGATAAATGTGAATATTTGGCGAAAAAAGTTCATGAATTAAATTTTGATGTCAGTCTTTTTTCAAATGGTTGGTGGGGCTCAAACCCTGAGATAAGAAAACGTATACATGAAAATGTAAAGCCATATTTAATTTTCTTATCAGTTGATAATTACCATGATAATGATGTAGATAGGGACATAATTCCAATCATAGATGAATTCCAAAATGACACACATATTGTTCCATGCTCTTTCATTGGAAATCCGAAAGTTGAAAGACTAAAAAGTCTATATCCAAATTTAAGAGTTCATGAAGATGGAATTCTTGAAATGGGAAGAGCAGACTATGATAAAGATAAAAATGTAGAAAGAATTAACTATGGAAGTTGCCACAAAGTAGCATGTTCTATAAAACCAAATGGAGATATTGGATTTGATTGTTGTCATGACTCAAAAATAAGTTGTAATTTTGCGTCAGTATTTGACAAAAATTATGATTTGACTACTTGTGGAAAAAACTTTGAATATTTTCACGTTTTTCCAAATGAGTGGTGGTGTGATGAACATCCAGACTTCAACTGTTGCAGTGATGACAAATTGCCACCTGGTGTGAAAAAATTTCAATATGCTCCAAGTAAGCATTTTAGTTGTTCTAATTTAGACTATTCAGACTTATATTTATGAGATATTACATTTTTTAGAATGTCTGTTTATCTCACGTAATTTTGAAACATTGTCGCCATTTAGAACATTTCCAAATCTGCATGGGCCACCAGAAGCTGCACAACAATTTGGATATATTGTTCCATCAATCCCTATTTCAAAACCACTTAATACACAAATAGACGTATCCATCCATCGTTCTATTTTACCTTGTGCTTTATATGTTCCAACGAGATTTTTTGCACGACCAACTTTTGCAAGTTCATATGCAATTGTGCATGTTTTATACTTACATTGTTGGCCCCACTTTGCGCCGTCTAAATTTACCTCTGAATATAACAAAATAGGTGTGTCATTACTTTGAAAATATTCTGCAATCGTATCAACATATTGTAAACCGCAGTTATTCTTTTCAATTGTCCAATCATTCACAGAAATTGTAACAATTGTTGGCTTCCAATTTAAAATCATTGGCACATATTTTTTATGTTCTTTCCACCACCAACCAGATGTATAAACATTTGTTGCAATGTTATGTTTTTGACATTCTTTAACTACATACTCACAAATGTCTGGATATAATAATGGGTCACCACCTTGTAAACAAACAACCCATTTATCAGCATCGCCACCATCAACAATTTGTTTTATGACTGTGTCAATAACTTCTTTTGAGACAACGCCTTTATTGTCCATAGATGCATTTTCACGACAGTGTGCGCATGCTAAAGGGCATTCATTTGTAATTTTGAGCGCAATCATATTATTTGTCATAAAATACTTTTGCGCTAAGTCTGAGCTAAAAAAACTATTTGGAACTAACATATATTTTATTAGTTTCCATCATAAGGATTTTGATATGCTACGCCAGTTGCTGCTGCTTCAGCTTGTGAATTGCGTGACAATGTTCCAAGGATAAACTGATAGCCTTTCCAACTTTCAACAAGATGGTTGATAAAATTGTATTCATTTTCAGTTTCAAGGACATCTGCTTTCAATTTTGCAAGCTGTGTCATGTTCTCTTTACGAACAGCCATTTCAATTTCTTTTGCAGCCATCATTTTCTTTGGATTTAATGTCGCATCACGTGTCTTAACTTCAATAAATTTCTCAGCATAAAAATTATCGTATTTTTCCTGAGCGACTGATGCCTTAAAACGAGCTTCTTGATGCAACGTCAAAAGACCAAGCATGACACTTTCATATTCCATCAAAGCCTGATTTAATTTTCCAAAACCAGGCGTGTCATCACCATTGAATAAAAGAGACTCATTCATTTGAGCAATTTTCTTCTCAACAAATTTTATGAGTGTCTCTTCTGCTTCTGAGTATGTTTTTTCAACTGTATATAATTCGTCTGGAGTGTCTTCATAAAAGACTGGTTTGCTTCTTCCCATAATATAACTATATTAACAATGAACACAAGATTTTTAATTATCATTGGTCCTTCTGGAAGTGGTAAATCAACTTTATCAAATCAGCTATTAAAAGATTTTCCAAATGTATTTCATTATGAAGACATCGATAAAAATATAAAAATGTCAAATGGAAAAACTTTTGAAAAACATTATGAATTTATGGCTACATCAATTTTGAACCAAGAAAAATCACATAATGATAAGATAATTATTGTGAATTCATACTCAGATAAGTTTATAAATTTTGAAAAAGACTTATACATAAAAATTTACATTGACGAAAAATTTACAAATTATGAGAGAATTGATTTACTTAAAAAATTAGGCATTTATAATAATATGTTCCAAAATTGGAATACTGAATATAGTCCTAAAAATGATTTTTTATATAATAGAGAAAATTATGATGAATTGAAAACATGGTTACTTACCTGTTTAAATAATCTTTAAAAGGGTAAGTAAACTTGAAAACCCTATAGATTTTAAATTATAGTAATATAGAGACATACTGAAATTCTCAATATTAATATATTATAATATATACACTAAAGGAGATAATAGTAGTGGGAATTATTCATAACAATTGTAAAAAGATGAAATCTGATGAAGAATATGTCAAAAATGATGTTCTTCGTGTATCTGAGACAGATAAAGGAAAACTAGTCGACTTTTTCTTAACTGAAGAAATTGACTCAGTTGAAGACTATATTGACTTTTTACGTGAAGTTTCAAGCGCTCGTGCTGATGATACAATTCGTGTACATTGCAATTGCTATGGTGGTGATGTAAATGTTGCATTGAACATTTTTGATGCGCTTCATTTGTCAGATGCATATGTTGAATTCTGGATTGAAGGAATGTGTGCTTCAGCTGCGACTATGATTATGCTTGCTGCTGACACTTGGAAAGTTTTCCCTCATTGTCGTGTTATGATACATGCTTGGACATCTTGGACTTATGGAAAATGGAATGAATTGAAAGAACAGCTTAAATTTGACGAAAAAGTTTGGGAACCTCAATTTAGAGAAATTTATAAGAATTTCTTGACTGAAGCTGAAATCCAACAATGTCTTGATGGCAAAGACTTTTGGTTCTCATCTGAAGAGACAGTTCAGCGTCTTAACAATTTCCAGGCAGATGCTATGGCAAAACAGGATGCAATGAATGAAATTGTTGATAAATATCAGAAATTGATGAGCGAAGAATTCAAGAAAATTGAGAATGCGCCTACAATTGTGAAATCAACAAAAAAGACAAAAAATAATAAGTCAAAGCCTGTAGAAGATAAACCTGCAGTTACTCCTGACGCAGCAGAATAATTAAAAAAGACACCTGTTTATTTTCAGGTGTCTTTTACTAATTTAAATACATATAGGAGAAATTAGAATGACACCTGAACAGTTATATGATGATGAACATCACAATGTTGGTTATACACAATGGGGAACAGTTGCAAAATATGGAAAAGTAAAGTCTATTGGACATCCAAAAAATTTTTCTCGTGCGAATGATAGTAAACTTGCATTAGGTGGAGCTTGGGCCACACAAGCATACCACTTTACAAACATGAAACCAAACATGCGTGGCGCAAAAGCTTTGAAATTTATTGCTGAGCATCCAGGATGCACACGTAGAGAAATTCTTGATGGCATTGGTTTGCCACCAAACTATTTTAGCAATTTCTTTACAGCATTGAAGAAAACAGACCTTCTTGACACAACGATGAGCGAAAGAAACAGCTATAAGCTTACTAAAAAAGGTGAGGCTCTTGTTGATGATATTTTTAACTCACCATTGCATGAGTCTACTTTGAATGAAGGAAATTGCTCTACAGAACGATTGAATGAGCTTCGCAAAAATCTTACTAGTATTTTTAATGAAGTTGAGCAAGATGGCGCTTATGCTACAATGGCAAAGACAATTGTTAATGCTCTCTTTAAGTCAAGGCTCGATAGTGATTTCCTTTATTATCTTGGAAAAAGAATTTTGGATAAATTTGGAATGTAATTAATCTTATTTAGAGGTATTGCTTATGGAAGTTTCAGCTATTGTAAAGCCACAATCTTTGGCTTCACAGTTAGAAGGAAAGCCTCAGGAAGCTATAAAAGAACGTACAGAAGAACGCGCAACTGAGGCTATCGAAAACATCCAAACTCCACAAGAAGAGGCACAAAGTAAAATTGATTTATTAGTTTAAAAAACATTAAACTTTATGCTAAATTATGCCGATAATATAATATAGACAATGGAAAGTCAGAAAAATTCCAAGGAAGGATTTAATGATTATCAATCATAATATGAGCAGCATTTTCGCTTCAAGAATGGAAAACTTGAACACAAATGCTCTTCAGTCATCAATGGAAAAACTTTCATCAGGACAGAAAATCAATAAAGCTGGTGATGATGCTGCGGGTCTTGCCATTTCGGAAAAGATGCGTTCACAAATTCGTGGTCTTAATCAGGCTTCAAGAAATGTGCAAAATGGTGTTTCATTTATTCAGACAACAGAAGGTTATCTTGCAGAAACTGGTGATATTCTTCAGCGTATTCGTGAGCTTGCTGTTCAGTCAGCAAATGGTTTGTATACAGATGAAGACAGAATGCAGATTCAAGTAGAAGTATCACAGCTTGTTTCAGAAGTTGACCGTATTGCTTCTTCAGCTCAATTCAATGGTATGAACATGCTTACAGGCCGCTTTGCAAAAGAAGGTGGTATTGCAATGAGTTTCCAGATTGGTGCAAATGTTGACCAGAATATTTCAATCAATGTAGCATCAGCAACTGCTTCAGCTCTTGGTTTAACTGGTATTCAGGGCGAAGAAGGAAACACAATTTCAATTGCGTCTGCAGACGAAGCTAATTCAACAATTGCAACAATTGATGAAGCATTGAAAGCTGTAAACAAACAACGTGCTGATTTAGGTGCTGTACAAAACAGAATGGAAACAGCTAAGAAAGGAATTGATGTCGCAGCCGAAAATATTACATCTTCTGAGTCTATCATTCGTGATGAAGATATGGCAAAATCAATGGTTGAATACACTAAAAACCAGATTTTGCAGCAGTCTGCAACTGCAATGCTTGCAAATGCAAACTCACAGTCACAGAATGTTTTGGCCTTACTTCGGTAGCTGATAGTTTCGAGGGTGGGTTTCTATCAGATAGCTTAAATTAAAAATTGTCAAAGGGGACCGTTTGGTCCCCTTTTTTACTAATATATTGATTGTGTTAATCTATTTTTATAGATAAGGAGAACAGCCTATGAATGAGTTTAATTTATTTAAATTCAAATTCTTTAATGAAGTTGGTAACATTGCTGTTGTGATTGTTGCTGCTCGTAAAGACCTTAAAAATGAAGAAGTTCTCTTGAAAGTTGCAAAGGATGTTGCAAGCAATTATTCTGAAGACAGGAAAATTAAGTATTCTGATGAGCTTGTAAGACAGCTTAAAGAAACTGCTGAATCGCGGCTTTTAGGAACATTCAAACCTGTGGAAGAAGAAGATGGTTTAGACTATTTCTTTGTCCTATTGCAAAAAACAAAAAGATGGTAAAAAAGTTATGGGAGCTTGAAGCTCCCATTTTTTTATTTTACTATTCTTACAGTAAAAGTTTTTGGCATTCCATCAATGTCTAATGAAACTTCTTGTGGCTTACCGTCACTAGAAGAATTTGCGATAAAGCTGAACGTTGAGAGTAAAAGCTTACTGCAATCTTCCTTTTTCTTTGTGCTGATTTTGAATGGAAATTTCATTATTTCATCTCTCCCATTTTATTGCCAGATGCTTTTTCCATCGCTTTAGCAGTGTCTCGAAGTTTGCACAGCCGTTTGATTTCTTTTTCGCAGTCAATGATGTCTCTTTGATTTTCATATGGTGAATAACAACCACCACGGTAGCCAACAGACTTTTTCATGTAACGAAGTTGAGCACGCATTCTGTTGATGTCTTTTGCATATTCTGCCCAAGTCTTTCGCACAACCATATCGTGTTCAAGTTCAGGCTCATTTCTAACAGCTTTTTCGCAATCTGCAAGAAGCTTTTCATGCTCTTCTTTTTCGTTTAGAATATCTCCCCAATCAATGTCCATTTTTCTTACTCCAGTCACCAAAGAAATTAAACATGAACCAAAAGAAGAGCTCAACAACTCCAGTCGTCATGATGAAAGTAGAAAACTTATCATTTGGTGTTCCAGAACTCAATGCACATATAACAAGATAGATGACCGGAGCAACAATTGCAGAAATACCATAATTATTCCGCAAAGGTCGAATTGGAAAATTTGTATTGTTTCGTGTCATCTTTTAGTTTCCTCCACACATTTTTACGAAGTCTTCTTCACTGATGAGATTTACGCCATCTTTGCGAGCTTTTACAGCTTTCGTAGAAGTTGAGTTCGGGTCAGCAAGAACGAGGTAGTCAAGACCTTTTTTACAAGAATCGAATACAATACCACCATTATCTTTTACCATCTGCTGAAGTTCTTTACGTGGGCGAGAAGCAGCTCCAGTGAAACAGAATGACTTACCACCGAGATTACCCTGAACTGGTTCTTCAACACCAACAATTTTGACATACTTCAAAACTTCTTTCATGTCATCTTTGAGAGCATCAAGGCCATCACGAAGTTTTTGAGCAGTTTTTTCTTTTACACCATCACCAATGTATTTTGAAGCATCAGCAATAGTCAGGTCTTCAAGACTTGTGGCTGCAACATTGTCGATAATTTTCTGAGCAACTTTTTCACCAATGTCTTCAATATTGAAAGCTGCGATAAACTTTGCAAGAGTCATTTCATTGTGAGCAGCAACTTCTTTTCGCATTTTAGCGATTGAGCGCTCACCATAACCATCAAGAGTTTTGAGGTAGTCATAAACATCATCTTTGTAAATGCAGCTGACACTATCAAATTTTTCAGCGATTTTTTCAACAGTGGCTGTTCCAAACTCTTTGATTTCAAGAGTGTTGGTAAACTTCGTCAAACGACCACTGATGTAAGATTTGCAGTTTGTGTTTCCACAATAAAGCTGTTTATGATTTTCTGAAAGAACCAGAGCTCCACCACATTTTGGACAAACAGTTGGAAGACCCCAGTTATGTGCTTTTGAAAGTTCAATCAAGTTCATATTCACCTCTTTACGGAAATAATATATGAAAAGTTTTAAGGAAGTTCAATAATTTTTAACATTTCTCCAGGAATTTTATCACGAACGAGCTCAATATCTTCTTCATCAATTCCCCATGCTCCAGCCGCCAACATGCCAACCAAACAAGTTCGAGTGTCAGTGTCACCGCCAAGAATGAGAGATTTTTCAATTGCTTCACCAAAACTTTTTGAAATAAACCTTATGATAATTGCTTCGCGCATAGTTCCATATGCTGAAATGTCAAACTTTCGTGTTTTGAGCATTTCTTCATAAACTCCAATACTAGCATACCGCATACTGCATGCATAAGCAAAACCATAAGCTTGACCTCGTGCGAGTTGAATAAGCTCATATGCAAGTTCATTACATTCAGTGCAGTTATGTGTAACTTTAACTGCTTCATGCATTCGGTCAATAAGCTGCCTGTAGTCATTGTCATTTTTATGAGCTGCAATAAAAGGCGAAAGCATCATCAAAGCGCCATTTGAATTGCTATGGCATTCACCAGTCTTTGGAACTTCTGGATAGATTATGTTTTCTTTGAAGTTTGTTGAAAAACCAGCATTAAAATAGCGTGAGCCCCAATCTTTGAAAGCTTCATCCATTTTTCTTTTATGTTTGAGGGCATCAAGGACAGCAATTGTCAAAACTGTGTCATCTGTAAAATGTCCTTTTTTAACCATTTCACGGAAAGGCTCAGTTTTGTCTGGAAACTTATTTTCCAAAGTTGAGCCGGCAATATCACCAAGAATAGCGCCATAAATTATCTGGTTATCAAATTTCATTTTATTCACCTCGAGCTTTTGCAAGCGCTTCAGCAAGTGCATCAATTTCTTTTTTAGAAAGAATGTCTTTTCGATTTACTACAACTGCATCCTCAACTCCACAAAGTTTAGAGATATTGATGTAACGACGGCATACGCCTGGAGCTTCACAGCCAGCATCTTCACAGCGGTCTGGGAAAGCAACACATTTTTCTTTCTCGCCACAAGGCGCTGTAACTTCAACAAAGTCGGTTTGCTCAGTTTGGTTTACCATATCTTCAGGATGCTCAATACAATCCTTAACAAATGACATGAAACAGAAATCTTCGAACTCTTTCTTTGAAAGTTCTTTGCTAGCTGGAACATTACAAACATGCCCCTGCATGAAAAACATTTTTGCGATTTCTTTAATGCTGTTGGTTGGAATTTCATTTTTTACGACATTCCAATATTTCTCAAACTCAATGTTGAGAAGTTCTTCATTGCTCTGCATAACACAACCCCCAAGATTATATGATTTTAAGTTCTTTGTAAACTTTATAGATTTTTGGTGCTTGACGCGCAAACCAGTCAACCATCTCTTCATTTGTGGCCCAACCATTCTCATAAGTGTGTGAGTCTTCATCAAGACCGCTTTCCATCAAAAATGCATGTACAATCTCATGCCTCAAAACACGTTTGAGGTTGGCATGTTGCTGAACAACATTAAACTCAGCATTTGTTTCATCAAAGTTTTCATCAATGTCTTGAACAATAATTGTCCTGTCAACATCAACTGTATAACCTAATGCATGCTCAAATGCAGGGTCATCTTTTTTGTAAATAATGAGCCACTCTTCACCAAGAATGGTGATTGTCTTTGTACGCTCATCATTAGTTTTTGTGTCAGCCATCAATATGCTCCTGTGTAAGAGTCAATATTTAAATCACTGTTTTTTAAATTATAGCTAAAAGTATAAGTTCCTGCTTCAAAGTTTACACATGAGTTTCGAACCAATTCAAGCACGCGGCGAAAGTCGAAAGCATCAATTGTTTTTTCAAGTTTAATGTTTATTTCTTTTTCGCCCTTCTCGTTTGTTTTTATTAAAATCTGGTTTGCCATATAAAATAGATTAACATATGGCAACCAGCTTTTATTTCGTTATCTGCAGCAGAAGTCTACAGCATCTTCATAATGCCCAATATTGATGAGTCTGCAGAAGTTGTGTTTTTCAATGTAGTTGAGTGACTTGTCTTCAAGAATGTCATCAACCTCTTTTTCAAACTTTCTGAGTGACTCCAAGAAGTATTTCTTCAGCTTTGCAATTGTGTCTTTGTTGTAGTTCAGTTTTTCACGAGATGCCTGAACTGAAACCTCACCAACAGGAATGTGCATTACAATTGTTCCTGAGAAGAAGTTATTTTTCAGAACATTGCTGTCAATACCGTATGCAACACCACCAATTTCAGCAAGAAGATTGTTTCCAAACTGAAGCTTCTTGAAATATGATGAGCCATTCTGTATTCTGACACGCTCAATCATATAGACTTTCATTGCTTCATCTTTATTTTCAAGGAAAAGGCATCTTTGAACCCATGACTTAAAAGCTTCAAGTGAAACTTCATCCATATTCGGGAATTCTTTTGCGAAGAAGAAAACTTTAACAGCAGCTACGATAAAGTCTTCCATGTCTTCAGGTTTTACTGGAACTTCAACTGTAGTTCCGCTTTCATTGCAGTCTGAACTTGAAGCAGGAACGAGCTCATAGCCAGTGTCACCTTTGAAGGCAACATATGAGTTTTTCTTTCCATTCTTAGAAGTTGTTACAGTGAACTGGTCAGTGTAAGCGAAAGGTGTTTTACAACCAATTCCAAAACCACCAATCTGTGAGTTGTCGTCACCTTTAGTTGAGTTACCATACTCACAGTAAACCTTTCTGACTTTTTCATCAGTCATACCAATTCCATGGTCTGTTACCCTGAAGACAGGATTTTGTTCAGTCGGAAGGACAACATCAATTTTGCCAGAAGTTTTACCTTCGATGTTCGCATCAATTGCGTTACTGTAAACCTCTCGAACAATAGCTTCAATCGGCTGCTCATACATCTTGTTTGAAAGAATGTCGAGAATGTTCATGTTCTGAGCAATTGAGAAGCTCTGTGATTTTCCAACATTGTTTTCAACCTGTGATTGTTCTACCTGGTTTATCATCTGTGTATCTCCTGTTTTTATTGTCGATTTACGTACATAATATATGAGAAAATAAAAAAAGGTTCAAAAATAATTGAACCTTTTAATAATTTTTATAGATGTAAACCTGAAGGCATCGAAACGCCATACTTAGAAGCCAAAGACTTAATCGATGAAGCACTGAATGAATTACTTGAAAGTTTAGTTCCTGCTCCAGACTGTTTAGCTTCAGCTTCTTCTTGAGCTTTGTTGCGCTCTTCAATGATTTGGTCTTTGACATCTTTCAACATCATCAAGTAGTCCATTCTCATGTGAAAAAGCTCATCAAATGTGAAGCCCGTATCCTCACTCAAAAGATAGATCAGCCTCAATATCTCTTGGATTTGAAATGGCTTGAAGTAAATCAGAGAGTTGAAATGTATAGTTTCTGGTAACGACTTTTTGCATAATCGGGTCGAAAACAGTAATTTCCTCTTTATAGCCGAATTTTAATGTGTCAAACAACTTCTGAGCTTGCTGGAATAATGTATATGTAATACGAGGATCACGGGCAACTTCCAACTTCTCAGCAAGAGATTTGCCAACATAAGAAACACCTTGAAACTCTTCAATATAGAGAGCTTTTGTTGCAGTCATTGTGAAGATTACTTTTTCCTGCTCATATTTCTTATATTCATCATACTCATTTTGTGGAACATCTGGAATTCCTGCTAAGTTTACATTTTCACCTTGTCTAATGCGTTCTTTTGCATCTTCACGGAACTTGATAATTTCACCGATACGTCTGTAGCGGCTATCTTCTTTCTTGTACATTTCATCGATGAAAAATTTCAATGTAACGAAGTCACCATATTTTGGAAGTGAAAATTTAATAGAGACATCTTCACCAGCGATGCGTTTTTTAACACGAACTGATGTTTTGAAATCATCTGGAATTTCATAATAGTCAAGCTTTGAAATATCAAGGTCAAATTTAGGCTTCCAATCTCCGTTCTCAAGAGCTTTCATTTGTTTACGGAAAGCATCAGAGTCTTTTCCACCATACTGCTTTTCAAGGAATGCAACATCTTCTTCAGTTGGAACCCACGTTTGGTCAGGAAAAACAGAAGTATAGAAGATTTCATAAATATCGAGCAATGTCTCAATAACTTCTTTCTCATGGAAGTTTTTAACAGAAATTATGTTATTTGGGTCTGGATTCCAAACCATGCTATCAAGAATTTCAACAACTTTGATTGGCATGTCATTTTCAGGTGTAGTTGCAAGAACTGCTAAATCTTCAGGAATAAAGTTACGAATCCAAAAGCTTTCTGGTGCTCCAACTTTTCCACGTGTTGATAATTTAATATTTACATATCCTGGAGGTGCATTTTTAACCTCATTAAGAGTAGTATTTGCTTCATTCATTTTTTCAACCATATTTGGGTTGAGCGCTATTGGTGAGTATTCATCAGCCATTCAATTTTTTCTCCTTTCTATTTTTCACTTCAGCTTCGAAGTCTCTTTTCTTTCTAATATCAACATTGTACATATTTTTCATGAATTCAATGTCAATTCCATAATAATATGCCGCAAAAGCAACACCTTTACAAATCTTATGTTTCTCAATGCTCTTGTGTATCAAATAGCGAGAAACTCCAGTTGCATCAGCAGCTTCTGTTTCATTGTGATATTTTTGGCCAGTATTCAGGTCAATAATTTCACTTCGTAGTCTCCTTTGTTTCATAATATTTAGTAATTATTTAGTAGGCATCGAAAAAAGGTAAATTTACAATAAGAAATCTAATAAAAGGTAATTTTACAATAAACTTTTGTCTTTTTGAATATAGCGACTATTTTAATATCTATAGGAGATTTTAATATGGGACCACAATTCATTCCAGGTTCTTACAATCCTGCAGGTTGGGACGTTAACGGTGACGGAAAAGTTGACGTAACAATGCGTGATATTGATATGGCACGTAGACGTCCACGCGGCCAGGAAGTTAGAACTTTAAATCAGTATACAGGTTATTTCTCAACAGATGAGGGAGACTATCCTGTTTCAGTTGTAGCAAACTCAATCAAAGAAGCTGCAAAAATCCTCACAATGCCTGGCGTATTTGGTCAAGACTCACAAGAGCCAACAACTATCAAATATGTAAAAGGCATGGTTGCTGTTTCAGTTCCAGTTCACAATGTTGGTTTCAACACATTCATTACTCCATCTGGAGCCATTGACTCAGGTGCTTATGCAACTCCAGTTCATAGTGAAGTTCAGAACGGAACAGACGTAATCTTCACAGCATTTGAGCCATTTGGTTGGAGATTTGTTGGTTGGTATAAAGGTGACCCTGACAATGGTGGTCAGCTTGTTTCTAAGTCACTCCAGTCAACAATTGATGTTTACGACCCATACTCAACATTAGTTTCTTACTATGCTAAATATGAGTTCAATCCTGAAATCAGAAATGGTCGCTACATTGACTCTTATCGTGGTTGGACATTCGACCTCACATTTGATGAATATTCTATGTACCCAGGCCGTCTTGTTCTTGTTGCTTCTAACATTGGTGAGTATTACTTTGTAATGCAGTCAAAGACTATTGATGAGTCTACAGGTGAAGGCGTAATTACATTTATTCCTGACCCAGCAGTTTCTCAGCCTGCTGACAGACAGTGGGAATTCTCTGTTTCAGTTAGACCTTCAAATGTTGGTTTGAACATGACAGTAGAAAATTGCTCAATTGACAATCCATACGGTATTGCACAAGGTGAAGTATTCTCACTTAGATGGACAAATGATCCAAACTCTTATGCAAACTAACGTATAAAAGAGCATAAAAAAGGGACGCTTAAGCGTCCCTTTATTTTTTTAATAATTATTTTTCATATACAAGCAGCATTTATTTTCAAGTGCAAACTTCTTAGCTTCATTATAGTCATAACCAGCTCTTGCAATCAAGAAGCTCTTAAGACCATGGAAAGTCTCTTCAATTTCTTTGTAAAGCTCTTTTGCTTTGCTGTTCCATTCGATGAAAACAGTTCCATAAGGGTGGTTCATAATCTGCTGAAGAGCAATTGGTGAGTATTCTGAACTTCCGTCAAGAATTGCATATGGAACATTGAAGTCATTGTATGCGCTTTCTATCCCAGTGAAGTCTTGTGGCAAACCTTCCCACATGAAAAATGGTGGCTTCATCTGGTTGACAGTGATTGTATGTGACTCCAAAAGAGGCTTCTGCATGTTCGCAGCTTCACGTGAAATTTTATCAAACAAGTCTTGATAAACTGGAATATTTTCTTTCTGGAAAATGCGGCCTTTAAACAAGAAATAAACAATCTGTTTGTAGTTGATTGCTTCAGCATAAACATCATCAAGTTTGGCTTCAGTAATCTTTTTCTTCAAGTCTTCAAAAAGATCTCCGTCATAAGACTCAACAGGCTCAAAGTCAATTGTGATAACTGGGTGTGCAATTGCAGGACCATGGTCCATTATGTCATATGTGACACTCTTAATTTTTAGCATTTTGTTCTCCTTTAATTTTTTCTACAAATGAAGGCAAAACTTCATTGATTTCATTTTTCAAAATCTTCTCAATCGGGCCAAAGTTTTTAGACTGAAATAATTCTTTTGAAAGTTTGATTGTGTTTACATTTGTGTTTTCAGCAACTTTAGCTGTAATCCAACGTTGGCCATTTTCATCAACACTAATATCAGGTTCATACCCGGCTTCAGATAAAGTGTCCAAAGCTTTTTGAATGAAAACTGTATTCAACTCATTATCGTTGAAGATTTCTTCACCAGCAACTGTGAGCTTTTTGAGCATGTCTTCAAGTTTTGATTGTTTTCTCAAAATTAAAAAGCATGAAATCCCAATAATAACAAAAAATATAAAAGAAATAATGGTTTCCATTTTAGTCCTCTTTATTATTAGGATTAACAGTAATTTCAGAAACTAAAAGACTGTTGTTGAAGAAGTCATCAGAAGCTTCGTCAATATTTTTGAAAACTCCAGTGCGGTAATTTTTCAGGTATAAAACCAAAGACTTTTGATATGAATATTTTAGAACTGTTCCGACATTGTCACCAGGAACAGAACTTTGCTCAAGAACGATAATTGCAATATTTTTCCAAGGTAAAACTTTGTCGATACGATACAATCTTTCACCTGTTTTCTTTACACAATATTGCGTCAAAGAGTCAACTTTTTCGCCATTTTCAAGTTCTTGTGCTAGTTCTTCATTAGTCTTTTTGTGATTTTCATACAAAGTTTGAACTAAGCGTGGATAGTGATTTTCAACTAAAAGACGTTTGATATTCGCAATAAAGTCTTTTACATTTGCGTCATAGTCAAATGGGAAGAAATATGTCCTATCTGAATTAACATGGTTTAAGAGCACGCCCTTATTTCCATCTTGAATTCTAATAGACATTTTTAATAAAACTGGGGATTTTGTACAGAAATTAGAAAATTTTTTCTGGAAGGTTTTTTCCCACATATCAGTGGTAATCATGTCGTCTGCCAACATATATGCATGTTTCTCCTATGTAACAGCATTTAATAGCTGTTGTCATTATAAATAGTAATAGCATGACGAAACTAAATATTTATGACTTTACGTGAATATACATTAAATCAAATGAGCATTTCAGGCATCACAATGGGTGCTATGAATAAATATGGACTTGGAGGTGCTTTTTTAGTTTCAGCATCAGAAAATGGAAAACAGCTTGATTTGATTATTGGTGTACAGTCATCTAAAAATGAAAATAAACACGTAGACTTGAAGGGTAATCCTCAGCCATTCTTGAAAAGAGAATATGTCGTTCGTCTCTCATTCTTAAATATAGATAAAATATTGCCAAAAGATTGGAAAACTCAAGGTCTTCAGAAAGGCCAACAATATATGTCACAAATTTTCAAAAATTGTGATGTAAAAGTTTTTTGTGACTGTCCAGCTTTTTATTGGCAAGGAATGCATGAAGGCGATGACTATAAAAAGACTTCATATTTCGACTTCATTGGTACGCATGGAAAAGGAACATGGCAAGCTCGCCATGCAAATGCAGGTGGAAAAATTGGTCAGCAAATGTGTAAGCATATCTGGAATGCGGCTTCTAATTTGAAAAACTTTATACCAGAAATATTGCAGAAATTAGGCTGCCAGAAAAATCCGCAGCAGCCTGTAAAAGAGTCTAAACTTTTCGAAAGTATTCTTAATTATTGCCGTTAAGCATATTTACACGAGCAACAATATCACGTGCAATCTGAATTGGTGTCATTTTGCATGTATCATATTCAAAACAAAGTTTTGGGTCATGTACTGTCTTAAACCAATCCCAAGTTGTTTCAAAAACTTCAACATTTTTTTCATAATCAATTGCTGGCTCATTTGTAAGCTTGCATCTCATTTTCCAGTCAGTTTTATCTGAGCAACGTAAAAGAACATAAATCTCATGTTTATGGTTGCTCAAATCATATTCTGGAGCTTCACGGCCATACAATTTTGCGTATGCAACATTTGATACAATTCCTCTTCGTGGAAGACACATATCATGTCCACAAATTTCATCAACATAACGAGCAAGCTGGTCTTTACCAGTTTTGTCTATTCCTTCAAAAATAACAGTATAATACTTCTTCATATATACTATATTAATATGCTTGATTTTAATACTTTTTGTGACTTAGTTAAAGACCATTTTTATGACTTAGTTGATGAAATGGATGCTGAGGACGTAGAAATACAAGATGGATATTCAAACACTGCTGAAGAATATTTTGATAAAAATATGAGTGAAGAAGCAGCTGATGAGGCAGCTTGGGATGCAGCTCGTGACTTGTATGAAGGTGCTGTTTATGACCAAGACTAAAAAGAAAATTTTGATAATTTCTGGAATTGTTGTTGGAATTCTTTCTTTGATAGCTGCTACAGTTATGTTCGGTTTTGAATTATTGAAGTTTTTAATTCAACTTATTTTTGTGCCATATACACTATAAAATAGTAATGGGAGCCGAAGCTCCCATCTTTCATTTATACGCCGTAAATATTTTCTTTTACAGTGCCTTTGTCAAAGTAGTCAGCTTTCTTGATGAGCTGTACTGGTGAAAGCTCAAACTTAGGGTCATAAGTTGTTGGCAATTTCTCGCCTCTCTTTTCAGCTTCCATCCATTTTTCAATCATCTCTTTTTCGCCAGGGAAAAGTAAATCTGGCTCTTCTTTGTACATCCTTTCAAGCTCAAGTTTCCAAGATGATGTTGTCCAATCATTGTGTGCTGGCTCTTCAAACTTAAATCCTTCAGGCTCAGGAACGAGCTTGAAGTCATTATTGTATGTAAAGTTTTTACACATGCGTTTTGGCATTGCGAAGATTTTAATGAGCCAATCCCAAAGCTGCTTTGAAAGTGGGTCTGTAACATCTTTTGCAATTGCATCACGAAGTGCTTTGAACATCAAACGATACAAGTAATTGATTTCATCAGCGAAGTTGTTTTCAGTGCGCTTGTTTACACACATCAAGAAATCTTTCAAGGTTGAGCAGTATGTGATGTTGATTGTCTGTGCATGAAAACCAAAATAACGTGCATCAACGTATGAAGTGCCGCCCTGAATCATGTCAACGTAAAGACTTTCGATTTCATCTTCAATTTTTTCAAGACGTTTCATCCATTCAGGATGATTGTAGATAAAGCGAGGTGTGACAAATTCCTGCGTAAGAGGACGAACACCACCTGAAGCAGAACAGAAGAAGCCTTTTTCACGAGTAAGCTGAGCAAGATTGACACGTGAGATTCCTTCAATCTGGAATGAAATGTTAGTGCCCTCAAAAGCATACTTAGGGAATGTCATTCCTTCAGTAATCTGACGTGCAATTTTCTTACACTGAGGGTCATCTGGTGAATAACCATTTTTCAATGGAACATAAAACTCTGCATTCTGGCCAAACTCACAACATTGGCGGCCAAGGTCATTTCCAGCATATGACAAAAGCTTAACTTTGATGCTTTCATAACCAGGTACAAATTTTCCCATAAAATTCTCCTTTTATTTTATATTAACGCATCAAAGATGCCTGCTCTGAAGTTTCAACATCAGGCGTTGAGAACGACAAGACTTTTGCCTTTTCAATCTTCTTAAAACCTTTTGGAGCAACAGCTTCAATAACCTCTTCAAGAGCTTTCTTTCCAAGTTTGGCCGAAATTGTCAATGTAGTTTCATTCAAAGAAACTCTCTTACGAGAAGCCTTTATCTCATGGTCGATTGGAGCATTAAGAATATCACGAATAACCTCTGCTGCTCCAGGAACTGTTTCACCGTAATTCAAATTAAGTGTTGAACCATCACTTTCGTACATAACCATATAGCATTTTTCTCCTTTGCTATGTAAATATCTTTTAGACTTCAACGAAGCCTAATTATTTTCAATTCTTGAGATGAAAATATCATCAATTTGGCTGCGAATATAGATGCTTATTTCTCTCTTTTTTGCTTCTGTTTCGCCTTTTGCATATTCTGATAGTTGTTTGAGAATAGACTCATAACGAGGTTTTGTTCTTTCATAAACCTGTTTCATGTAAGAACTATTTCCAAGCTCCATCTCATATTTTGCGTATGATACAACTGACATTACATCAGCTAATACGCAAACCAAACCTTCTGGTCCAGAAAGTGCATTAAACTCACCGAGGATTTCTGCCATCATATCGCTGAGATGACCTTTCACGACCTTTTCTTCTGCTTTCTCAAGTGCAAGTGCTAAGTCTGGATTTTGTGCTTTAATAGGATGAGGAACATCTGAAATGTAAGCTTCAGAATAATCATGCATCAAAGCAAGTGCAAGCGCTTTTGTTACATCAAAGTTGTAATACTGCGCAAGTTTCAAGACATAAGCTGCGACATAGTATGAATGCTCAGCAACTGACTCACGAGAAGAACGTGGAGCTGTTGCATAACGAGTAATAAATCGCAATTTGTCAATTGATTTTGCAAAATGTGTAAGGTCTTCATTGGCGAGTAATTTTTCAATAACTTCTCTTTCCATATCTTTGAAGAGTCCTTTTTGATGTTTTAAGATAGAAGTAGCACGGAAAATAATTCCGTGCTGAAAATGAAACTCATTTTATGTATTTTAGATTAATAATTATCCAAAATCTCGTTGAAGATTTTTGTGAGTTCTTCTTTTTTGTAGCGGCCATCAAGGTTCAACTTGATGTAACGGCCGCGTTTCAGCTCTTCAGTGATGTCTTCACGCTGTTTCTGGAGCATAGCAATCTGCTTATGAAGATCACTAATTTCATTGCCAATTTCTTCGTATCTTTGTTTCGCTTTAGTGTCAACGGAAGTCATATCAGCAATTGCAGTTTGAACTTTCTTGTCATTTTTAGCTGCTTTTGCGTTAAATGACATGCTGTTATCTTTATTTACATAAAATGACACGCGGCCATCATCATAAGTGTATCGAACTTCCTTTCCTGGTGTGTCAAGATTTGTATGGAAACGTGTACAAACATGACCATCTTTCCAACTATAATATCTTACTTTGTAGTATTTGATGCCAACCATTTTTTCGAGATATTTAAGGCCTGTACTTGTGATGTAGTATTTACCTTTTTCTGATTTGATGAGCATCCAAAGTTTGGCATTTGTAAACAACGATGAGCAGTAATTTTCTTCGATTTGAAGAGCTTTGCGAATTTCTGAAGGTGTTTCACCATGGTTTGAGGCAATGTGGATGAGAAGGTTTGTTGCTTTTGTATAAAAGCCTTTCTTCATTGGCATACGGAAATTGTATGCAATCTTACACATGCCATTGTAACCACCTGCAGTGTCAACTGAAGCGTCACCATAATATGGTGCCTGGTACCAAGAAACTGGCGCTGCTGTATTTTTAGAAATGATTTTACTAAGTCTGCATTCTGCAATTTCAAATTCTGTAACTGTACTCATGTGTAGATTACCTCTCTGAATATTTTTTACATATATAATATATGAAAACATTCAGAGAAGTTCAAAAATATTTATTCAATATTTCCTTCGAATTCTTTTTCGCATTTTTTAAAGTTAAAGTTTTCTTTAACGAGCAAATCCAAGAACTCATTCAGCTCTTTCTCAGATGAGCAAACAGTAACGCCACTAAAAGCCAACATAAGATTAAACTTATCATCTGGATTGGCATGTTCCCAATAATAGATAATTGGAACGTGCTTTGCGTACGCATAACCAGCTTCAAAAAGAGTTCCCATGTCTTTGCCTTCAGTATTTACAATACAGAAAGTCGCGCCATCGATTGCTTTGACATTTGCGTCGAGAATCTTTTTACCAAGTGGAGCTCCAGGTTCACCAACAACAGCTTCGTCTTTTGGGCTGAAAATGTTAATCTTGTGTTTTGCAAGAGCTGCATAAACTGTTAAACGTGTTCTTTCCTGAGCGTTAACATCCTGTGAGTTTGGAGTTTTGTCCTTAAACCAACCTGATGACAGATAACAAAATCTGCCTAAATGTTCTTTATCATAAATATTATGTTCTACCATGGATATAATATTAATGAACAATTACTAATTTAATATGGCTACAAAATTAAGAGAAGAAGTTTCAGGAGATGGAAAATACTTGTATGTTTATTCATCTTCTAAAGAACAAGACATTTTTAAATACTATTTCAATCGTGAAATCAAATATGGATTGAATGCAGGCTCTGCTTATGGTTTCGGAACTTATGCAATATTGTCAAATCCTTTTGATAATAAAGACGCCGCAGAGATTGGTTATTCAGATGGCGTTCGTAACAATTTGTATGGCTCAAACTGTTTCGAGTTTATTATTCCAACTGATAAAGTTTTATTCTTCGAATATGATGACTACATTAAAACTGAACGTGGAAAAGGTGCATCTCGTGAGTGGTTTATTCGTGAACAACTCCAAGAATTCGGAATTGATAAATTTTTGACAGAAGAGCAGCTTGTTGAATTGACACCAAAAGAAGATGAAGGTTTCTCATCTCGTTCAGCTCAAGCTTTCTATCGTTTTATGAGCCGCATTTATTACCAAAATGCTCGTGGTTCAATCAACTGCCCATGTGCTGGTTTTGTTTACAAAGGAAAAAATGACGGCCGTACTTACGTTGGTTGGGACTCTTATGCGCTTATTCCAAATCGTTTCACAAATGATGAAGGAAAAACTTGGAAAGAAGTTGATAAAAATTCGCCAGAATATAAAGACTATATTGCAAGAGTCGATGACAATCGTGATGATGCTGAAGATATTTTTGACGGCCACAAAACAAAAGCAAAAGAATACATCTATCGTATGTTTACAAAATTCTCATCAGCTGATGATGGTTCAGAAGGCATGTCTGGTGGCGTATTCAGTAATGTTGTTATTCATGATGATAAGACAGTTGATTGCCGTTTCCGTTCTAATTTGCCACAAGTTGATGGTTACAAGCACTTCTTGCGTCTTACACCAAATGACCCATTCTTGAAGGCTTTGACACGAATTGGTTTCAAAATCAACAAACTTGATGCTGGCGTAAAAATTGGTTCTGAAGCTGGAAGCTCATACCAATTGCATGATATTCCTGCAGATTTCTATCCAAATGAATGTACAAGCGGCATTAAGCTTGCTGGCCTTATTTTGAATGATGAAGAAATGTCACATATTCATACAAAATTTGATGGCACAGCTCGTGTAATTGGCTGCGAAATTCAAGATGATTGTTTACAAGGTTTTGATGTTACAACTGATGAGAAAAAACCATCTTGGACTCCAGACCTTGCTACATATGAAAGGCTTTCTCCAGTCTATCACGGCCAACATTGGTGGGAAACTGTTTTAACTGAAAAGCCAGCTCCAAAAGCAAAACGTCAATTAAAAAATCCAGATGCTATTGCACGAGCTGAAGCAAAAGCAAAAGAAAAAGAAGAAAGAGAACGCGCTCGTAATGAAAGACGACAAGCTGATTGGGCAGCTCATGCTGATAGAATTATGAAGTTTATGGAGGACGACGAATAATATGGCTACAGCTGGAAAAACACATCTTTCACATTTGTTTAATTTCAATAAGTCTACACAGATGAAGCCAGTTGAGTTTCTTGAGCTGATAGACTACATCAAAGAAAATGGAAATATTTTTTCAGAAGACGCATTCAATGTATCTGAAAAAATTGATGGCTCAACAACTGTTGTTGGCTATGATGATGAAGGCATTTTCGTAAGCAAATGTGGTTACAGTCAAAACTTTAGAAAAAATGATGCAGAAGGCGTAAATGGAAAAGCTGCTGCGTTTTTAGAGATTGTTGACAATGGCACTTTTCCAGCCTATCTTGATGAGCTTAGAAAGAAATATAAGCAAAATTGCATTCGTGTTCAGATTGAAATGCTTCTTGCTGAGTTTTCACGCTCTTCAAAAGACTTACAAGTTATTTTAGTTCCATATAAAAAAGAAATGTTTGGCTCAAAAGGTGGAGCATTTATTGTTCGTGTTATTGGTGATGACTTGCAGCCACTTCCAAACCAAGCTGAGCTTTTGAAAGAATGCTGTGCATGTCTTGACACAAATGAGTTTATTGTTCGTCCTATCACAGACACTAAAATTGATTTTGAGCCAATCAACTTAAATGGATTTATCAGTGAGTTTGACAGTGAGCTCAAAAATTACACAGATGAAGTTGGCATCATTAACCCAAAAAATAAAGAAATTATTGCCTTTCTTCGAGAAAAGCAGCAAGCTTTGCAAGCATATTTGACAGACCATTTTACATCATCAAAATATGGCGACTTTTATGAAGGCCTAGTCGTAAGCTGCAAAAATGGAATGACTTTCAAAATGACTTCTGAAAAGTTTAAGGAAAAGTTTGCTGAGTTTAATTCAAAAGGTGATGATGTTCCTATTCCTGAAAAAACTGGTGTTTGGCCTGTTCAACATATGGCACGTGAAATTTTAGTAAACCATATTGGCCCAGATTGCAAGCCAGTTGCATGTTTGATGGGACATTTTGCGCCATTCACTGGTCCAAAAGGACATGGAAGAATGTTTACAGCAATGACTGGCCTAACAAACAAATTCATAGTTGGAGTTCCAGATAGCAAACAGCCTTTCGATAAAGACAGAAATATGTTCACGCCTCAGCAGCGCGTTGAAATTATCAATGACTTTATGAAAGAAAATGAGTTTGAAGGAAAAGCTGTTCTTATTCGCCCAGACTCTCCAAGCAGAATGTGCGTTTCAGTCTTGAAAGCAGCTGTTAGCACATTTGGAAATAAAATTCGTCCAGTTTTCGTAGTTGGTCCTGACAGAGCTGATATGCTCAGTAAATACCCAGACTTTAACACAGACTTAAACACAACTTTCCCTGAGAAAAATGTTCTTACAGATAGAGGCGAAAATAATGTGTCTGGAACAATGATACGTAAATTGATTATTGAAGGTGATGTAGAAAAAATTGCGAGCTTGACAGGATATTCAGAAGAAATCGCTGAGAAGCTCGTAAACATGTATGAGTCTAATTTGTCTTCTTCTTTCTAACTGTTAGAAGTTTTTCATAATTCCATGGTGTATTTTCTTTGGTAAGAGCACTTGTAAAAACTGGTCCAAAGCATACTATAAAGTTTGTTTTCTTATTGAAGAAATATACATCAGACTCAAGTCTAAAAGTATATTCATCGCCTTTCATCTCATAAATCATAAATTCACGGTTTTTGTAATACTGTAAAACAATTCTTTTTGAGATGTCAACTTTCTCAGTTGTTTTTTCATTAAACAATGAGTGAATAACTTCAACTTCTTTTTTATCAGGATAGAATGCCGCATCCGAAGCAATTTTCATTTTCTTTGTGATAGTTGCAATGTCTTTTGCATTCTTCTCAGCTTGAATTTTAGCGTTTTCTTTCTCGATTTTGGCAGCTTCTTTTGCTGCTTTTTTCGCTTCTCTTTCAGCTTTCTTTTTTGCTTTGGCTTCAGCCTCAGCGGCTTTCATTGCCTTTTTTCTTTCTCTTTCAGCTTTAAGCTGCTCACGTATTCTTTTAGCTTCAGCAATTTCCGCTTTAGTCTTTCTTTTAGACTTGGGTGTTTCAGATTTACCAGATATGTTTCCGTTCCGTCTTCCCAAATTTGTTCCATCTTCACTTTCCTTCTTCTTTGCCATTTTTACACTTCCTCTGGATGCTTAATATAAAAGTCTGTTTTAGTAAAAAGTCCATCACACTCAGTTGGTCTCACTTCATCGTTGACTGTATAACCAAAACAACATGAAGGTTTTCGAGGTCCAGTTTGGTCATTTTGATTTATTGGAACATTTACTCGGTATTTACACAATCGGCAGCCCTTTACTTCTTTTTGTTTTTTCTTTGGCATCATTTTCCTCATTTTCAGGTATTAGATTAAACTCACAATAGATGTCTTTCATGTCTTCATTTTCATGATGATAATATCTACGATTTTCTGCATTGAAATATTTATATGCCAGTTCTTTAGAAAAATCATCAATATTCCAATAAACACATGTGCATTTTCCATTGTTACAAAATGGCGAAATTATTCCATTTGGATAAACCGCAATTCCTTGACATGTGCATGAAATGTCTTTAAATCTGTATGGATTTCCTACTTTTTCACGACCAACAGCGCTTAAATAGTCTTTTATAACAAAAGTCCTATAGTCGTGGTCATATAAAATTGGGTCATCCAAAATTCCATTTAAAAATATTTTTGTTTTTCTAGATTTTTCTAAAATTTTTATGACTTTTTGAACTTCATCACAATATGTATGGTATTTATTAACACCAATTGAGATATAGTCAATTTTTAATTTTAAGACTTTCTTAATATCTTTTAGAAAAAGACCATTTGATGCTAAACGTACAGCACAACCTATTTTCTTTGCTTGTTTAACTGTATATTCAACTAAGTCCATTCTTAAGGTTGGTTCACCACCAGTGATGTCAACACACCAATTCTTATCTATAAAAGATAATGCTTTATCAATTAGCTCTTTTGTGATGTCTAAGTCTGTATTTCCTGAGTCTTTATAACAGCATGCACAATGCATATTGCATCTATCTGTTATATTTACAGCAAGATGCCGCATATTGTAGTCATACTTGTTTTTAAGAAAAAGTGCTTCTTCAGTTAGTAGGCTAGCCATTTTGATGTTTCTCATCATCAAAAATAGACCCAGATATTTTTTCAAAGTCTTCTTTTGATGCTTTTGTATTTCTGCTGATAAAGTCATCAATTGCTTCTTCAGTATAAGCACTCATTAAAGACATTATCATTGTTTTCTTACTGCTTAAACTTAGGCTCTCATCAGAGAGCACTAAGTCTAGCTGCTTGTTAATATACTCAGTGCTCATCATTTTTAGTTAGTCTCCGATGGAGCCTCATCATAAACGAGGTTCAATGCTGTTTCAAGCATCTCAAGCTGTGTGATTTTATCTTGGAATTCATCATCAACATCTTTTCCATTCTGGATTTTATTGTAAAGTCCAAGAACTTCGGCATAATTTTTCTTTGGTGCGAAGTTTAAGTCTTCAGATTGCTGTCCATGGTCTTCTTTAATTTTGTCAGCATTCTCATCAACAACAAGCTGGTAGCCACACATAGACTTGATGACTTCTTCAATTTCATCTGGAGATGAAACATCAGGAGCCTGCTCATCAACTGTAATATGGATGCCACAACCATCAAGAGCTGAGAAATAATCTGTAAGCCAATCTGTATGTCCGATGCGGCGCAAGTTCAAGATGAGGTCACGAAGCTTAATCATGAGCTGAGAAGTTTTATCTTTAATTTTCTCATCTTTGTTCAAGACAAGTGGGCTTCCGTGCTCCCATGCCTTTCCTTTTGTCCAATACACATTTTTACAGAACTTAACAGTAGCCGCGTCGATGTTCAAAGACTCTTCACAATCTTTCGCAAGACCATTCATAGCTTTTTGTGCCTGCTTCTTTTCATCCAAAACCTGGATAGACTCTTCAAGTAATTCTTTTGCGTTTTTTGCCATTTTAGATAACACCTCTAAAAATTTAATTTTTTAAAAGATTAATGAATATTTTTAGAGTTTTTCATATATTATATTGCGTATGAATGATATTGAAAAACTTAATTATTACGAGACTGAGGCTGAGAAGTGGCGAAAGCGACTTGCAGTAGCAAAAAATCCTAAAGAAATTGAGGATTGTAAGGTTGAACTTGATGCGATTGACTCAAGCATATTCTTCTTAAAGCGGAAATTAAATATCCGTTAAAATTAAAAAACCCTCTCGAAAGAGAGGGTTTTATTTTTTATTATTAAATCTGGCCTTCAAATTCATCAGGCGTTACTGGCGCATTTGCAAACTCACTCATCATATCTTCACTTCCGCCGATGTCATCACTAAGCGCATCATATACCAAACCATCAGATTTTGGAATATTGATATTGTCAAAGCTTAATTCACCGTCATCAGGCTCATCAGCAATCAAAGAGTCATCGACGAGATGATCACCTCTTTCAACGAAATCCATTTTTTCAATTGGTGAAACATAACCATCACCGCCATTTGCAAGACCAGCATTCAGCTCAGCGAATGGGTCATCATTTCCAGTCACGATGTCATCATAGTCATCGCCACCAAGCGACTCACGCAATGTTGCCATATCAAGAACTACATTTTCCTGCATTGGCTGCTGTTGAGATGCACCACCACCAAGAACTGATGACTGTGGGCCATTTGCCAAATTTGGCTTCATAGAAATTTCAGCAATTTCTTCTTCATTAGTCTTAGCACGGAATTCGCGTGATGGCATATTACCAACAAGCTCATCCAAAGCTTTCAAAGAACCTTGGCTGTCACCATCAAGCATTGCTGCCATCTGATTTTTTACAATGTCAGTCAACTTCGAAATAGACTGCTCAACATGTGATGGAACAACCTCTTTGACTTTACCACCAATAGCTGTTGCATCAACGATGATGTCATACATAACTGCTGCAGCTTTTGTTACAGCATCCATTGCTCTTTCAAGCTCTGTTTGAGCTTTTGTAATATCTGCAGAAAGTTTATCAGCTCCGATAGCTTCATTCAACTTCTGGTTTTCAAAATTCAATCTCATCTTATATTCTCCATTATTGATTAAAGAGCCTCACATTTTGTAGTGTGAGGCACACGCATTTGTCTTATATTAAAGAAGTCCCTGTGCATCGAGCTGAGCTCTGAATGCGCTGTTCTTTTCATCAATTGAAGCATTTTTATAAGACTCTTTTGGATTGAGCATACCAGCTTGCTCATAAAGTCTGTCTCTATCAGCTTCATTACGCCAAACCTGGTTTACAGGTGTTGTACCTTCAAACTCTTTGAAAATCTTGTTGCGGTTTTTCAAGAATACATTTGTTGCTTCTCTCAAAGTCTTAGATTTCAAAACGTCTTCACGGATGCATTCAACAACATCGCCATATTTCTCTTTAAGAGACTCCATATACTCAGCAATCTCAGAACCTTCATTCTCACGAAGAGCGCCAAGATAACCACCAATTCTCTTAGAAGCGTTTTCCATAACATGTTTTGTTGGGTCCATCATGTCGTTAACTTGCTCTTTATAATCTGCATATTCTTTGAGAAGTGTTGAATACTTTTCCTGAATTGTTCTGAAATTAGCTTCAGCAGTTTCACGTTTGTCATTAGCTTCTTTAAGAGTTGTCTTCATATCATTGTACAATTTGGCAATTTTCTGTACGTCAGCTTCATCAGACTCTTTGAGCTTTTTGTTATTTTTGATAATCTGAGCAGCTTCTCTCAATTTTGTCTCAAGAACGCCGTTATCTTTTTCAAACTTGTCATTTGAAAGATTGAGCTGTGAGACTCTCTCCATAAGAAGAGCATTTTTCTTTGTAAGTGTTGCAACTTTTTCTTTCAATGCGTCATTTTCTGTAAGAGCTTCAACAACAGACTTGTTTGTTTCTTTTACTTTAGACTCAGTGATTTTTGTCTGTGTGTCAATTTTAGACTTGAGCTCTTCGTTAGACTCTTTCAATGCTCTGTTGCGTTCGCCGAGTTCTTCAACAAGAGCTTTATAGTCTTTTACCTGCTCATTCAAAAGAATACCTTGTTTTGTGTTTCTTTCAGCTGCTTCTTTGAACTCAGCTGCTGTCATACCATATTCATTCTGAATAGTTGCTGTTGACTCAACGATTTTTTCAAGATTATCTTTTTCAGCTACAATCTGTGCTTCAACCTTTTCTTTAAGGTCTGGACAATTTCCTTCTTCGAAGCAGCTGAGAATGTCAACACATTCATTCAATCTCTTCAAAGGATTGTCAATGTTATTTGCTGACTCAATAAATTTCTCAACATACTGTCTAAATGCTTTCTCTTCAACTTTAGAAAGTTTATTTGTTACTGGAGCTGCTGTTGTTGCTCCGCCATTTTCAATGTTTGTGTTTGTATCTGCTGCATTTGCTTTCATAAGTATTTTACTCCTTGGTTGATTATTTTTATCTACTGACTCTCTTACAGGTTTGTTGCCTGTAAAATCCATTACTGCTGGTTTAGTTACATCTTTCATAAAATCTTCAGGTGAAACATGAGGGTCTGCTGAGCAACCATATGTTCCCTGAGACGGGTTCAAAACGAGGTCGGCAAGTCTTTCAACTTGATATGTATTTGGGTCTACAATTTTTGTAAATTTGTCAACGTCACCAAAACCTGATGATGAAGTACCAATTCTTCCACCATGCTCAAGAATTTCCTGAGCAAGATGTCCAAAAGGACCAACGAAAGAACAAATACCATAAACTACACCATCATCACCAATTTCCATATCGTGCCATACAACAGCTTGGTCTCTGAAAAGTCCAGGGTCATCGCCTTCTGGGTGGTCTGAAAGTCCACACAAACCTTTCCATGTGTCTTGCTGGTTGTCGAGGATATTTTGCCAAAGTTGTCGAGGGTAGATGCGACCATTTAGATTTTTATGGTCATACTTAGCGACAGGAATGCGCCAAACTTTGAAGGAATTGTCAGCGCCATTTGTTTTAAGTGCTTCAAGAATAGAGTCCAAAAGCTTAATAGAAGCATCATCATCACCGAGAGCTTCCTTGAGTCTTTGTCCTGCTTTTAAGATTGCTGCAGTATCACAGCTTTCATCAAGCTTCTTTACAATCTTATAATGGGCAGTATAAACTGACTCATCAAGCTTAGTACATTTATTCTGGAAATCACCTGAGCCGAATGTCCAGCTCTCACGTAGTCTTTCCATTTACTAGTCTCCACATATCAACACTGGATTTCGTATATAAACGTAATGTTGATTTTTATATTATAAATTAGTTAGTATATTATTTTATGATAATTTAAATTCTCCATATTACTATTATATAATTTAAAATCTATAGGGAACTTTTTAGTTACCCTTTTAAAGATTATTTAAACAGGTAAGTAAATTTTTAGATGCCATCAATGCTATTAATATTATATTTATAATAAAATAACAATATTGAGAGGCACGAGCTATGTCTGTTTATGTAAAACGTACAAAGAAAAATGGAGTAAAAGTTATCACATCATCTTACTTTGATGATGTCAGAATGCTGCGAGAGTCTATGCGCGATTCTGGAATTTCACAGATGCGCCATGATAAAGATTGTCATTTTGACATTTCACGCTTGATGGTTGAGTCAGCTGCAAAGCAGATTGCTCTTTGGAAACAGGGCTGCTATGAATTGAGCCAGTATGTTCAGAATATGAAAGAGCCTCAGTGGAAAAACTATGAGACTGAATATATGGGCGAAGACTACGTTCCAACTGATGAATGCGCACCAATTCTTTCTGAAGAAGAAGCTGAAAAGCAGCGTGAAGCACGTCTTGGTAAGAGAATGAAGTTCAATTAATTTAATAAAATATGGCATATAAAATTGTAGAAAGAGAAATGACTCTTGATGACTTCTTGAAGCTCAAGAAAATTAAACCATTTAAAGGCACACGAGCTGATGCTAAAGGCATCAATTTTGGCGCCTTGTTTGGTTGTTCTGGGCCTTCACTTGGAGTTCAACTAAAGGGTTATGGTTTTGATGAAAATAAAGTAACAACAGCTATGAATAACTTTGGTTTGGCAAATGCTGTAAATGCAAAGATTTTGTCTGACCAAAGTAAGGGTAAGAAAGTTGACCCATTGTCTGTAAAATATTCAGTCGTTGGTACAAAAATTCGTGAGCTCTTCTTTAAGATTTATCCATGTCTTTTGGAAAGAACTGCTCGTGAACAGAAATTTGGAAAAGTCCATGGATATGTTCGCTCATGGGTAGGACCAGTTCGTCATCTTGCTGAATTGCGTTGGATGAAGAAAAATGCAGAAGGCGAAGTTGTTGGGGCTGATGCTTTGCTTTATAAGAGTGAGTTTGCTCACCTCTGTAATGATGCAACAAACTCTCCAATTCAGACTGCTGAAGTTTATCAGGCAATGCCTGACGTGACAGCAATTATGAATTTTGTAACACGATTTGGTTTACGCACACGTGTCTTTAACACAGTGCATGATTCGTTCGAATGTTACGTTTACAAAGTTGAGCGTGATATTTTTTATGCATTTTTGACAGAAATAGCTGCTTTTGCTCGTCAGCCTTATTTTGATATTCCAATGCATATTGATATTGAAGAGTCTGACCCTGACACTGGAATGATTTTCCGTGAAGGTGAAGAAATCAATATTGAGAATATGTCATTGAAAGATGAACTTGAAAAATGGAATGAAATGCTTCCAAACCATCAGATAAAATATGATGATGTTTGTGCTCTTATTGAAGAATGTATTCCTCGCCATGGTGTTCTTGATAGTCAACGAAAGCTTGGAGTTCCATATATTCCACATAAAATTACAGTTCATATAGCTGACGAAAAAGACCTTGAGACTATTTAATTGTTATGGCAATAGAAAATATCGGCAAGAAAACAAATAAAGTCTCAGTTAGCAGACGCTCTTCTGAAGACCCTAAATGGACTGAATGTAAAGAGCAAGTCAGAAAAAGGGATAAAGGGCGCTGCCAATTTCAATTTTGTATATCATTGAAAGAAGCCTATCTTTTAAAAGATGGCTCTCAAAAAGCTCTTGACCCAGCACATGTTATTTCAGCGTCTGTAGACTCAACAGTCATTTACAATCCAAAAAATGTTGTAACGCTTCAAAGATTTATTCACAGACGAATGGATAATTTTCAAAATCCATTGACAGGTGAAGACTTGAGCTCCCATAATGAGCACTGGTATTGGTGGTGGAGAATAACACAGCATAAGTCTATCAATTATGATGAGAATGTTGATTACAAGGAATTAATATATAATTATGTTTACCAATCTTGATGATGACATTAAGAATAGCTATAGAATTATCCGTATAGACTTAAATGACAGAATTTTAAAAGGCTATACAGGAAAAGATATGTCTGTTCAAGATGACTTTTGGAAAGAAGTAACTACAATTATCTGGAGAAATCAACATTATCTTTTTGATGCAAATTATCCTGTGTTTGATATTGGTAGACTTGTAAAGTTTGGAAATCTTCTTTTATTTGAAGAATTTTCAAAAGACTTTGAAAGAGTTGGTTCTTTAGATATAAAAGACTCAGAAAAATTTCTAAAGCGTTTCCTTGAAAAAGAACAAAACGATGGCACTGTTATTTGTGGAAATTATCTTAATTCAGTTATATCAACTCAAAATGATATTGTGGTTTATGATAATCTGATAAAAAGATATTGTTTGTTTGACTCTGCAAAGCTCAAAGCAGTTGATAAATATGAAAATTATTCCAACCTTATAAACTTTTATAAGAGAGGCTATAAATTAAGATGGTTTAAGCTTCTTGAGAATGAAAAAGGACATAAAATATGGAGAAATTTATACCTTGCAGAAAATGTAAGAAAAAAGATGGTTCGTCTATTCCGGAAGGATATTTCCTTGGACCAAAAGGACTTATTAATGAGTGTCACCACCACAAAGTCTGGAGACTCGAAAGAGAATTAGAAAGAAAAGCGTTAAATCGCGGCTTCTCAAAAGATGCAATAGAATATACTCTCGAAACAGACTATGTTGGCACAAAGTCTAAAGCTGAAACAGAGCGTCTTCTTGCATATGATAATTGTTTTATTGGCCCAAATAAGGAAAAAGTAATGTCTTCATTTATCTATGTTTATGGAGACAATGGCACACAAAAAACATCATTTGTCCAAGCAATTGGCGTAGACTTATTGCGAAAAGGCATTGATTGCAGGTATGTTCTTATGAAGACTTTGGTTGATATTTTGTGGAATTCTCAAAGAGATGAAGAAGCAAAAGAAAAAGCTGAAGACTATCTTAACTGTGATGTTTTAATTTTGGATGAAGCATTCAGCAAAGATAAAATCCATGTATGGGCATCTGGAAATCAGTTGGGATATATTGATGAATTTTTGCGTGAAAGAATAAACTCTGGCAAAGGATGCATTTTCATCTCGAACAAGCTACCTGAAGATATTGAGTCTCAAGGGTTCAGTCATTCATTGCAAGATTTAGTTCAACGTGAACTTAAAAAACAAGATGCATTGTTGATATTTAAAGACAATTATATCGACACAGTTTCAGAGGACCAGATGCCTGAAAGACTGTTTTAAGACTTTGTGATTTGGTAGCCACAATATTTACAAATAATATGAGTGGCTTTCAAAGATTTGAGTTCTTGCGTCTTATTGCAAGCTGGACAGACACAAATCTTTTTTTCCAACTTTTTTAATTCTGATTCTTCTTTTTCAAGAAGTCGCTGAGTTCTATCAGCGACTTTTTTATTATGCTTGATTGATGACTTAAGATGTTCAACTCGTTCTTCTACTGTCATTATAAGAAAATTAGTTTTTATTCAGACTGTGCATGTAATTCATAAATGAAGCGATTGTTCCAATGCTTAAGATGCAGATTGAAGCAGTGCTGATGTATTCAGCTGTAAGAGCTGTTATACCGCTTGCGAGATTTGTTAGAATACTTGCCATTGCAAATAAGAAAGCTTGGATTTGAAGGCCATTTCTGTATTCAATGTGTTCTGAAACATCAGCATAAAGATTATATAAAAGTGAAGCCATAATTGAGAATGCAAAACCATCAATCAAAATACAGCTTTTATATTGTGTCAAGTCCAAAACAGCAATTAAAGTTGATGCCATAAATGCGCATGCTAATATCAGCTTTTTAGAAATGCGTTTGTAGATTGATGGAAGAATGAACATCATTATAAGAGATGGCCCCATAAATAAAAGTGTGTTTATGCCTGCTGTTTCTCCATGAAGTCCAAAGTCTATGAATGTCAATGTAAGCTTACAATTGATGATAAAGAAAATTACTGAAGCAATCCAGAAAGAAAGTGAGCTGCCAACTGCACAAACAACTTCTTTAATAACCATATCACTGCGTGCTTGTGGAGTATAATTTTCTTTACATGTTAGAGCACAGAAATATGTGAAGACTAAAAATAAAATTCCATTTACAATATGCATGTTTCCAATGATTGGAGTGACAGTATTTACTAAAATCATGCATGAAATTGAGCCAAACATACGCCAGCAATTTAATGACACTTTTTCGTTTGGGTCATCTGTCATACGTAAGTTTAATGTGCTGTATGGAATATTTACAATGTTGTAACTGATTGAATTTAATAATGTAAATGAAACAAAAAGAGAAAGGAAGTCTGATGAGAGCTGAAGCGCCAAAAGTGACAGGATAACTAAAGGCGCTCCAACTAACATAAATTTTTTAATTCTGTATTGTCTTTTATCGATGATGTAACCAAGAAAGAAGTCTACAAGCGCATCAATAAATTTAGATATGAAAATAATAAGGCCTGCCTCATAAACAGACAAGCCTTTAGAAACACAAAATGGAATAAACCAAGTTGCTAATGTTGCAAAGATAAAATTGCAGCCAAAGTCACCAGCTGCATATCCGAGTTTTTGAACTAAATTTTTCATGATGTTTAATTAGTGTTAAACATATGATACAAACTTGTCATCTTCTCGGAATTCTTCACCAAGAATTTCAATCTTGTTGTATTTTCCTGTGAAGTCTTTTCTTTCAATTGCAATCTTCTGTTTGTGTCCGAAAACTGTTTTCTTACCAGTCTCTAAGTCTTCAATCTCAATGATTTTACCATGAATTGGAGAGATAAATGTATTAAAACCAGTAACACTGTGAGCGTCATTGCTGCCCCCAGGACCATAAATGTCATAGCAGACCTGGTCTATTCCTTTATCATTAAGACCGCAGTCTGCCATTGCGAGACACATTTGGAGTGAACGGAAGTCGGCGTCAACAAGAAGCCAATCTGAACGATTTTTATTTTTTGTAATTTTCAAGCCCATATTTTTATATTAACCTCTTGCTCGTAATTGTCCAAATCTAGAACAACTTTTAGAAAACTGCATAGTTGTAACCGTGTCATTTTCTGCATCATATTTATAACCATCTTTGAACTCATAACATTGTGAATTTAGAGCGTTTCCATGATGTAAGTTTGCTAAAGGCACGCCTAATTTTGAAAGACGTTTTTGTGCAATCTTCAAAATATCAGCATCCAATTCAATTCCATAGCAGTTTTCAGGCTTCACTTTTTTCATGATGATAGCAGCAGCTAAAAGCCCACCAGCTCCAAGGCATGGGTCCAAAAGAGTATCATTCTTTTTTATATCAAGCTTTTCGAGCATCTTCAATGTCAATTCAGGTGGTGTGAAATAAGCACCTAAATCTTGTCTTTCTTTTATAGTTTTATCGGCGTATTGTTCTTTTTTCCAATTCTCATATTCGTCTCTAAGCTCATTTTTCATTTCATCTGAAAGTACCATTCTCAAACTCCTTATAATGTTTTTGGAACTCGTTCCATACGAGCTTGCCTCCAGTATTTTTATATTTTTCATAAAGAAACTTAACTTTTTTAATTCTTTCATTATTTTTAGTATTATCTCTTTTTAAGGCAGCTTTAGACTGTCTTTCTCGTTGTTCAAGTGTTCTATGCTTGCCAATATTTTTCTTATGGATTTTATCCATAGTGTCTTTTGAGTTTGGATGTAAATGATGCCATTCTGCATTTTTTCTTAATGTTTCTTCAGTATGGTGTTTTCCAAAAAATCCATTATTTTTTCCTCTTAAACATACGCTCTTTCTAATCTTTTCGTATTCCTTTGAAGAAATAACTAAACGTTTATTTTTTGAAATTGTCATAAACCATAAAGCATTATTCATTTCTTTGTTGTCATAAATTTTTACAAGAAGCTGATGACAAAAGAAATGCTCTCGTGCAGTAAGTAAGACAATATTACTATTTCTATGTTTCCAAAGTGGAAACATAGACTTTGGCAATATATGATGTGACTCATAATAAATTCCGTTTTTTCTGTTCCTTTTGTTTAAGGACTCTTCATACTTTGCATTTTTAATAATTCTTAAATAAAGTTTTCTATAATTCATATAAAATTAGTAAGTTATTAAAAATAAGAGTATAAAACTGCCCTAATTTTTGGCGCTCTTCTAAAGACTTTCCAGCATACTGCTCTTCAACAAAGGAATTGTATTCTTCTTCAATTGTCATACATATTATACATTAACTTTCTCGCGATACCTGTCTTCAGCTAAGAGATAGCCTTCCAATTCCCAAACTTTGTCAACTGCATTTTCATATGCAATCTTTTCTCCAATCTCTTTGTTGTAGTTTTCAATGGCAACACATGCGCTCTCACCACGAACAGTAAAGCCATTCTGAAGATAGAGGTTGCAGATAGTTGTGCGGCCATCTTCAAGAACTGTGAATTTCTTGTCAACAATTTTTGCGTTAATGTCTTCAATCGTAATGTGATTTTTCATTTCTTTTTCCTCCATTTAAATAGTAACATATTCCCAATTTGTAATTTGTTCATCTGGAATATAAAATCCTGCAGCAACAAATCCATAGTCTGCGCCACAAAACATGTAATATCCTATTGCTTCAAATGTTCTTCCTTTATCAATATATTGGATTCGCACTTTAGCATTATGTCTTGGTTTTTCATTCACTGTCATTTTATTCTACCTCATTCTCAATAGTCTTCACTTCGTCATCAGTCAGGCCAAAATATTTGTATAGCATGTCATTTGTCCATGGATGGGTGTAGTCGCCTAAATATGGCAGCCTTTCCATTGGAAAACGTTTGCTCTTCTTAAATAATGAAATTATCCAAATATATGGCCGTGACTTCACACAATTTCTAAAGTTTATAGCTTCTTCTAATGAATTAAACGCAATACCAAATGTATCTCTATCATTGTTGCGGCCATTTTCATGGGGATTTGCTTCACGAGCTTCAATAATAGTCTTTCCAACATAGTCGCCTGAATAAACTTTACCGTTCTCAATAATATCCAAATAATTTATGAGCTGATATTTCCACCATCTTTCCATAATGGCGTCTTTCCTTAGTGGAACAAAATGTTTCTGTGTTCCATCATATTTCACAATATGAGCTGCTAAGTTGTCGCCATTTCCAAAACGGTCTATATTCTTGAGTTCTTCTTTAGAAAACTCTTTATAATAGTTCGCATAGTCAAAACCGCCTTCTTTAGTAAGATAATATATTCCAAGATCACTTTCAATACCAATATCAAATGCTTTGGCAGCGTCATCTTTAGTTATAATACTCAAAGTGCTCAAATGCGCGCCAATATCCACAGAATAGTTATTAAAGAGCGAAGTCCATGTTTTCTTAGAAAATGGACGAAGCATCCATTCCACTGGGCTCAAATTCACTATATCATCACTATGTTTTATAGCTTCTCTGAGGATTTTAAGATGCAATGAACCAGAATAAGGTGGGTTCATTATAATATGGTCAAATTTCATGTTCTTTAATAGATTAATGAATGACTTCTCCTTCTCAAACCGTTGCCATTGCTATCAGAAAATGAATATAAATAAATGTTCCATTTAGGATTTTTAAGATTTTCTTCATTTATAACTGATGTCCATTCTTTCATATCTTTATTCCCAAGCTTTGAAGTTCATCATTTTCAACTTTATGCAGTCTGTAAACTACAGTAGGACATTTTTCATCATACTTACGTTTACAAAAACCTTGAACAACATTGAGGTTTTCATCAATTTTAGGCGGCACATAATGTTTACATTTCTCACAAGAAAGGTTGTACCAGTAAGGTGGGTTAAATATCGCCATTTTTTCTCGCGTCCAAAAATTTCTGAATTTCTTCAACGATGACTTTATCGACTTCGTCATCTCCTTCCATACAGCGGTCCATGAGCTCTGGAAATCTTTTAACATACCAATCGAGCTCACCGAAGTTTGGAAACTGCTTGATGCTGAAGTCATCTTCAGGACAAGCTTTTGAATAGTCGACAATATAATTTTTGATGATTATTCTTTCTTCATCAGTGATTGGTTTTGCCATTTTATTTTCCTCTTTACATGTATAATATATGAAAAATACAGTGAAAGTTCAAACTTTAAACTAAATTACTATGGAATTTTATAATGAAAACTGTTTCGATAGGCTCAAAAAGCTTCCAAATAACAGCATAAACCTTGTCGTTTCAGACCCTCCATACGCGATTTCTTTTGATGCTTCACCACATATGAAAAATTCAGATTGGGACAAAATGTCTAAAAAAGAATATATTGAACTCATAACAAATTATCTTACTGAATGCAAACGTGTTCTCACATCAAATGGAAGCGCTTGGATTTTCTTTGGCCCGTCTATGTTATTAGAATTAATCGAAGCTGTAAAAAACTCTGGTATGTACATTCATTTTGACCAATGGAAATCGATATGTCGTCAAAAAGGAAGGGGAGCACAGAATAAGTTTAAGAGCCAAAGAGAAGACTTCATCTTGGTAACCAAACATCCAACCAACTTCGTGTTGAACAATATAGATGATTTATTCAACTACAAAGAAAACATCACAAACATCTTAAACTATTACTCTGGTGAGGTTGAGCGCCCACCATTTAAGTTTAGTGATACGATATACAATTTCAAAATGCCATATTATCTGTCAAAAACTGAGAAGCAGATACACAGCTGCCAAAAATCAATTTTGCTTTTATATGCTCTCATCATGAATTCATCACAGAAAGGTGACACTGTTTTTGATGGTTTCGCTGGAAGTGGAAGTTGTGCTATAGCTTCACAATTAGCTGAACGCAATTTCATTGGTTGTGAGCTTGAAAGCGACATGTATGAGAAAGCACAAAATTGGATTTCTAAGTTTGACTACGATAACTATAAGAAAAATTATCTAAAAATAACAACATGGTTTGGGAGATTACACAGTGGAAAGAAAGCATAATTGGCTCAAGTTTACACGAGACGAAATTACACAAGTTGCAAAAAGCTATACAATAAACTTTGATGGCTGGATTTCAGTTCGTATCAATGATGACTTTCATGAGTATCTTTACATTGGTGACAAAGCCAAATTTCACCAAGTAAAAATATTGCGTCATGTGTTAGCACCTTATGTAAAAGACGGTGAGCCACGTGGTTGGTTTAAGGGAAAGAATGATGAGCCACTTCGCTGGACTGGAATTAGCAATATTTTCTATTTGAAAGGTGAGCATGCTCAAGAAGCATTTGACTATCTTCTTGAAGCACTTGATAATGGACAGTTGAATGGCGAATATGCTGTACAATTTGAAGAAGACGGAAAACTTGTTATAGGTTTCTGTCCTCTCAAAAAAGCAGCGCTTTGTTGTTAAGACTCACCAACTCGTTTTGGAAATACAATTTCACGCTCAGACATAACATCTTCTATAACAGCATCTGGAATTTGCAGTGTTTCTCCATCAACTGGTATATATGTTTTAGCATGATTTTGCCAGCCTTTAACACATTTTTCGTAAGCTTCATCATCTTCCATAAGCATGTTATAGAAGTATTCGTCATCCTTCTCTTCAACTGGGTCTTCTTGTCCAATTTCTTCAAATGCTTCGGTTATGCTTGTCTCTTTTTCCTCACGATGATTGCAATACGCAATACCAATGAAAGCGATGATAGTTCCAAACAATATGTTTACAGCACCGGCTGCCATAAAAACAGGTCCTTCATCTCCATGGATTTGGCAAACTGGACCAGTCAGACCATAACAAAAGAAAATCACACCAAAGATAATAAATGCAATTGAAGATAGAACAAACATTGTTATCAAACCTCAACAAGACCGCTCATTGTGATTGCACCAATAGCAGCAAGTCCCATTGCATGTTTTGAAAGCTGCTCATACAAAGATGGACCCAATTTTACAACAAAAGGCTCGCAATCTTCATGTTCGTCAAGTTTCTGCTCGCCAAACTTTAAAGGCATCTCATCAATGTCATAGCGGTAAATGTGCATCTTGTTGTTGAAGTATGCTGGGTTAGGATTGAAACATGCAATCTCACGAAGTGCAGATGTGTCAACATTCTCAATTCCAGTCTCTTCCATCAACTCACGAATAGCAGCAGTTACAGGTGGCTCATTTGCTTCAACAGTTCCACAAGGAAACTCGATAGTCTTGTCTTCAAGGCCCCAACGTGTCTGCCTTACAACCAAAGTTCTGAAATTTTTATCAACAACAATCACCATAACCCAATCATTGCAGTTTAGGCCAACCGGCGAAAAGTTTACACCTTCAAATTCTTTTCGAACAACTGTAAAAACAGGTGTATGCAAAAGCTGCTCTTCTTTAAGTTTTTTCATTTTATTCTCCTGCTATAGTTTTGACACTCCGATAATTTGGACATCTACATTGTCGCGGTGTTCTATATCTTTTTCAAGAATAGACTTTGCAATGTCATCTTCAAGACGCTCAAGAAGTTCTTCCCATTCAGTTGCGCTTCTATCTTCGCCGAAATACACAACCTTTTTGGCAAAACCTTCAAATGTACGCGTAAATTGACTAATGCCATGCTCATCATGGGCAAAGCGTTCTCTTTTTGGACAAACTTCAGTATATCTGTACTGATATAAAATAAAATAATTTGCCATGTTAGTTATCCCAAATTATGTTTTCTGTAGAGCCATTCATCACAACTGTGCAGAGCTTCAGCAAAATGTGTAAAGTGCACTGTGTATTCATCAACTTTTCCATTGAAGTCAGTTGATGCTTTTATAGCTGCATAGTTATCTTTGCCTTCTTCAACGATAACAGCAGTGCTTTTTCCAAAGGTTTTAGAAGCAAGTGTACGTCTTCCGTTTGTGTCGCCATTAACGCCATTTTGAATAGCCCAACCATCTATATAAAATGCTTCCATTCTAATCTCCTGCTTATTATATTAACCTGTTATACCATTCCTTATCAGACATGTACATATCACGAAGCTCTTCCATCAACATTTGTCTGACTTTTGAAGCTGAGCTTTCAACAAATTCTGAACCAAGCATCAAAGGCTCAAATGGAATTTCTGGGTCAACGACATCATAACCGCGGTTTGCAACAAGCAATTTTGCTAAGCGAAGAATATCTTCATATCTGAACCAGGTTTTGAAGTTCTTGTAAGAGTCTTCGCCAATGATGTAATACAATTCGTCATTTGGAAATTTTTCTTTGAAATATTCCAAAAGATGAACAGTGCGCCAAGATGCATCTTTGTTTTTTTCAATAGTGTCAATCTCAACAGCACCATCTATTCCTGTGAGGAACTCTTCAATGATTTCACATTTCTCGTCAAATGTGAAAAGGTAGCGTTTGTCTTCACGGTAATAGTTGACAGTTGTTGGAACGATGATAACCTTATCAACTTTTTCAAGAGCTTTCTTCACGATTGCAGAATGTCCGAGATGCCAAGGGTCAAAAGTACCACCGAAAATTCCAATTTTCATTTTATGTCTCCTTCAATTGGCTCAACTTTCATTGTTTCACGATTGTAACGGTAAATTGCTGAACCAAGTTTCTTAGCTGGGTAGCGGTTCTCAAGTTCGTAGAATGAGCCCCAATTCTTTTCAAACCATTTTGGAAGGTCTTCGAAAAATTGGTCAGCTTCTTTTTCATTTGCAAAAACCAAACTGAAATTTTCTGTTTCATAAGCATAGCCGCCTTTATCACGGCCTGTGAACTCAACTACCCAAGCTTCCATACTGGTTTTACTCCCTTGTAAGTGTAAGGTCTGTCAAAAGACTTCCTGAATAAACAATTGGTGTGATGCCGTTCTCTGTGAGGAAGCGGTCATAATCAGCAACATACTGTCTCGGAACAACAAGGAAAGTTTCACCCATCTTGTAGATTTTTACAGGATCCGCATCAAACTGAGCTTTCAGCGGCTTTTTACGTCTGTCTTCAACTTTCTGGCGAAGTCCTTTTGCGAGTTCCTCATACTTAGCTGCTGTTTCGAGAAGCTGCTCATCTGAGTCAGCATATTCTCTCTCAGGCTGCTGTTTACGAACATGACTTCTGATTTTCTCAGCATCAATGTCAAGATTTTCATGAGCAATTTTCTCTTTTGCTCCAAAGATTGTTTCGAGAAGGTCATCAAGTCCCTCAACTCCATAAACATGTGTCATTCCCATAATCGGGCCCCCTTTTTATTTTATTTATGCTTCTCCAAAATAGTTTTTCATAAGTTTGATTTACGTATATAATATATGAAAATTTTACAGGAAGTTCAAACTTTCACTTAGAATATTCTTACTGTTTTTGATACACCAAAAGCCAAAACCTCATCTCGAACTGAGTATGATTCTCCATCCTGCGTGTCAGCTTCAACATCATAGTCTCCGTAACCAGCTTCAACCAGTTCGTTCAAGAAGTCACGCAATTCAGAAACAGTCATTGCTTTGCCTTTTGAACCTTTTAATTCCAAGGCATCAACTCTTGAACCGTCTTTAGCAACTTCATATGTGTATTTTGCAACTGATTTTGTCATCATGTTACCTCTTATTTTAAGTGTGATTTACGTATATAATATATGAAAAAAGCTGCTGAAGTTCAAAAAAAAATGCCACTTGAAAAAGTGGCATTCGTAAACTTCTATTTCAAGTTTTTATTGAGCTTTGTAAGAGACTCAGTAAGATTTTTCATAATCTCACCAAACTCTTTCTTGTTCTTAGCTCTCTTAGCGAGCTCAAGATACTGGAAAACATGTATTTCGTCAAACTGCTTCTGCTCGATTGGTTTTGTTCCACGCGAATGTGAGAACTCTTCCGGGCGGAAGTAGCGACGTGCTCTGTCTTTGAAGTGGTTGAACTGAAGCTCATCAGAATTGCGAAGATAAGGCTTGCTCCATTCTGTGTTGTCGATGTCGAAATCACCAGCTTTACGGGCTTCAATTGCGCGTTTGAGAGCGATTGCCTGACCGATCACAGGATGAACATATTTTTCATCTTCTGAGATATATGTGAAACCTGCGAAAATGCGTTTTGTCTTTTCATCGTAAACTGCAGCAATGTAACCATAATGTGAACCACGATTTGTCTGCACATATGTGTTTCCGTTCTGGTCTGTTACAGTCTTTCCAATGTAACCGTATCTGAAAGCTTCAGTCGCGTAGCGCTCTTTCTTTGAAACTTCATCAATGAAGTCACGGCTGTCACGAAGATTTGTAGCTGAGTCCCACAATGTCTTCATCTCACCAGCGCTGAGAGCTGTGTTCTTTTCCTGAAACTTGTCATAAGTTCCGCCATTACGAATGAAAAGTTCTGCCTGTCGAAGGCTCATTTTTGTTTTCTTCTCGTATGCCATATTTTATTTCTCCTCCAGGTTTTCGTCAACCTGTTTATTGTAATTTTGTACCCAAGCTTGTGGCAAAACTTGTGTATTTATATATTCATTGATTTCTTTATGAACTGAATACAATTCACGAATATTGATTTTTACATCATCTCGCATACTGCATCCAATAACTTCAATAAGATACAATGAACGCAAATGAACCAAGCGTTCCTTAAGAAAGCGCTTCCAACGATTGTAAACAATCTTATATGGGATTGGCGCTCTGCTTTCAGTTATTCCACGAATACTGAGATACGGAAGCTTGAAAACAGACTTCCAAATCTTTCTGAGCTCATCAGCTTCATACTCAACTTCATGCTCGTTTTCGAACATCAATGGAACATACTCACATTCAAGAAGATATTTGAACATCAATTTGACTACACCATAATATCTTTCATAGAATGCTGCTTGGCACTTTCTCTTTTTCTGTGCTCGTTCTTTACATCGATTATGAAGTCCGCTACTCATATTTTATTTTACCTCTACCAGAACAACTGGTATAATCTGGAGATTGTTGCCGTAGGATGCAAAACCAAACTGCTTAGCTACAAAGTTGGCTGCATTTAAGGCTGCTCCAGATGAGCTAAAAACACGAGCTTTCTGAAGATACGGCGTAATTTTGTAGTCACCACCATTTGGTTTGCTTGCAATATAACCATTGCCTTTTTCACCACCTTTTACATAGATAATGTGGTTACGAATTTTGTTGTCATATTTCATATGCGTTTTACCTCTCTGTTTTTATTACATTTCGTGTAGTATTCAACTGATACTTTGCTGTGTTTTCAATTGCAGGAATTTCAAACTTCATGACTTTATCATACAAAGCATCGACATCTTCAACTTTGAAGAAAGTTCTGATTGGATGCTCATGAACCCAAGCTTTCATTTCAGCAATTTTTCTTTGTTCAAATACAATGTCATCCTGCGAGTTCCAAATATATCCTTGCTCAATGGCAGTTGCATAATAGTCATATTTTGCATTAAAATTTGTAATTTCAGATGAGTCAGTACATTTAGCAATGACCAAAAATAAACCAAAAGCAACAGCTGCTAAACCAACTATCCAAGCGCGTATGCAATCAGAGTCTAGCTCACCAAAAACAAAGTATGTAAACCTTGAAATTTTATACTGAAGTCTTTCAATCTTCAACTCGCGTTTCTTTTTTGGGTTTTCTTCATCTTTGATTATGTCTTTATCAACATCACGAGTTGAATAATACCAATCTGATGTGATACATTGTCCAATGAAACACAAACCACAGACAACCAAAAAGAATATACATAAAATCATTTTTCACCACCTTAAAACTAGATTAACCGCCCTCAAGGGCGGTTTTTCATTTTATTTTCCGCTCTTCAAGCGCCAGTCAAGTGCACGTTTGAGATAGTCAACATACTCAGCGCTGCGGCTCATTGTTTTACCAGCGTCATCGCTCAACTTTGCAACGTCCATTCCGTTTACCAGAACGACTTTTGCAACGATGTTGAGAGGGTCGATGTCCTGAGGACCTGACCAATATGTGCCAATTCCAAATGCAGGTTTTGCGCGGCCTTCAACATGGCGGCAAAGTTTATCCCACAGTTCAAGACTGTTGATGCTGTTGCTGAACAAAAGTGTCTTTGTTTTCGGGTCAATTCCAAGTGATTTGAAGTGCTCAATCCAATTGTCTGCCCAAACAAATGGGTCACCAGAGTCATTACGAACTCCGCTGAACAATGTTGCATATGTTTTCTGCATGTCACGGCGGCAAAGTTCATCACCAATTGTGTCAGTCAACCAGATACCATTCCAAACTCCGTATTCTTTAATCCAAGCTTCCATTGCGAACTTGTTGCTGTAAGCAGGATTGAGTGAAGGGTCACCCTGTCCAACACACTCGATAAACTCATGTGCACAAGTTCCAACAGGTGTTACGTTGAACATGCGGGCAAGGCGGATATTTGAAGTTCCAATGAAACCATAGAAAGGACCAGTGTATTTCTTCTCTTCAGCAAGGCGGCCAATCAACCATTCCTGTGCTTCATAAGAAAGGCGGCGGCGAGCTCCAAACTCTGACCATGCTCCAAAGTGATAGTTGCCTTCTTTCATTTTGGCAATTTTTTCTTCAGTGAGTTTCTTGTAGTTTGCAAGAAGCTCATCATAATTGTAGTGATTGCGGTAGTATGTTTCTGCACAGATTTCAAGAACAGGAATTTCGTAGTACTCTACATATTCCTGTACACCAGCAAATGAGAGCTTAATGCCTGTCTTTTCATCTTCTTCGACTGTGAAGTCTTCAAAGACTGGATGCCAGAACTTCAAGAAGTTGAGATAGTCTGTTTTAATCCAAGGACATTTGTTGCGAAGATAGTCAAGTTCTTCGTCTTCAAAACGAAGTGCGCAATATGCACGCAGCTGATTTTTGATTTCTGTGATGTCTTCTTTTGTGTATTTTTCAGGATGCTTTGAATTAAGTCCAACATTGCGGGCACGGAAGTCCCAAGTTGTTTTCAAATTACCAAACTGATGATGATATGTCTGACCCATGCTGGCCTTATAAAGGTCGGTGTCATCAAGACTCTTTACCATTGGCGGATATTTAAGGCCAAACGCTTTCATTACTTCTGCTTCATCAGAAGTTCTCTTTCCATTGATTTCCCACATATTAAACGGGACCTCCATTATTGTTTTGTATTTTTAGCAGCATTTCGACATACTGCTTTGTTTATAGATTAATAATTACCAATCAAACTCATCTTCTTGTTTCTTAGCTCTGTCATGAACATAAACATGAAACTTGAAGCCATTGTTGATGAGCTCAAGGATTTTATCTTCAACTTGAAAGTCCCATTCACCAATTGTGTCAAGACAATACTGAAGCATGTCTTTCGCAACGTTGATTGGTGTTTCCTGTGTCTCATATTCAAGTTTGATAGTCTTATCAAATGTGTTGACATCTGCTCTGTAATATTTTGGGCGGCAACAGTAATGATTGCTTGGTTTTCCAAACATATTAAGAGCTGGACCAGCACCCATTGGCACATCACGTGAGTTTAATTGTGTATATCCACACATCTGCTCAATATAGCTTTCGATTGCTTTCTCATAATCTCTAATTTGACTGCTAGAAAGCTGCGAAAAGTCTTTTTCCATTTCTTTTAAGTCTCCAATAAAAAATTAGTCAGCTGCATTCAGCACAACTTCATTTTCTTCATGGTCAAACTTTACTTCGTATGGACGATAAAATTCAGAGTTTACAAACTTACCATTTTCTTTTTTGTAGATGTCAATACGGCAATCAGCATCAGGCGGACATTTTTTCAATTCAGCAATAACTTCAGCATTTGTCATACAATTTCTCCTTCCAGAATTTTAAGTGCTTTTGCAACTTTTTCGTACGCAACTGCAAGCTCAAATTTTGCTTTATATGCATTCAAAACAGCATCAGGCGTTCCATCTTCAGCAAGTTTCTTTACTACATCTGGGAAGTTTTTGATGAAGTTAGTTGCTTCATCTTCACGTATTCCCATTGTAAACTCACCAGAAATGCGCTCAAGACGAAGCGCAGCTTTTTTAGTCAATTTCATATTCATCCTCATCATCATCGAGCTCAAAGGTATGAACAACCTCTGCGTTGTCGTCTTCACTGTTTTCAGCGATCAATTCACGAGCAAGCTGCTCCCAACTCAAAAGTCCGTCTTCAGCAGCTTTCAATAAAATTTCTGAGCTTCTCATATCTTACCTCGTGTTATCGTTATTTACAAATATAATATATGATATGAAGGCTAAAAGTTCAAAAAAAAATGCCGCTTCTGCGGCATTTTTTCTATTCTTAGACTTTAACTATTGGTGAACCACGATAAACTGTATTTTGCGCAAATGGACAAACTATTCCTTCTGGTCCAACCTCATCACAGTGTGTTAGATCCAGCTCAGTAATCGTATTTTCACAGTTACCTTTCAAATCTTTCGCGATTCGTTCATTCAATTTTCCAACATCCAATGGAGCATATTTGAAACTACCTTGCCACATGTTGAAATGGTTATCTGTATCTTCTTTAATATAAGAAGAAATGTACTTTGAAGCCATACTGTCGAAAGTTCTGTCATCTCCATGGCGTGTCTCATAAGTTCGTGACACATAATGAATGATTTTTGTTACATTATTTTCATGAAGATAACTTTCAAATTCTTTTGGTATAGCCGCAAGTCCAGTCTTAGTTGGAGTTTTCTGTACATCATCAGTTCCGTCATCACCAATTGCCAAACCTTGTCCATTTTCACAAATGACTGTATCAAACCTCTTGTCGAGCTCGAAAAAATTGTCATCAACTAAGATTGTATTTATATGCATAAACTCACAATCTGAGATGAAGTGGAAAATCAAATCCGTCTGAATAGTCTCATCATTAAAAAAGATGTCATATTCTTTCTGATTATAGCGCATCATTTCAGGCTCATAATACTTTGCGATACTTTTGAGGTATTCAATTCTCTTGTCAAAGTCGAGCTCTAAAAACCTGTCAAATGGCATGCTCCAACGGCTGTTAGCAAATCTCTGAATAGTTTTCCAAATTCCCATTCCACAAGTGTTGTGAACTCCACGAGCTTTTGCTTCAGCTTGGTTGGCCATTATGTCAAAAGGCGTAACCCAACGGCAATTTGGATGCCTGTATAAACCTCCAAACTCGTGATAACCATAGCTTTCATATTCAAGCTTGAACTGCATTGGGTCAAGAATAAATGATGAAGAAAAATAATTTGATGCATGCAGATACGTTGCGCTTCCAAAATGTTTGTTAGTTTTTTTAACCAGTTTGTCTCCATCTTCGAAAACAACTGTATGTCCGCGCTGTGCTCCACCATTTGTAAGTACATTCAAGACATTTGAGTGATTAGCTGCAATCTGTGCTGTGATTGTGCCTTTTCCCTCATCTCCTGCAACTGTTCCAATTACTACATGAAAGTCTATCATTTTATCTTACCACCTTATTGCCATTGGGTCATCATCATGCTCATATTTTCTGAGATAACCATCTGTATCTTTTTCAAATGTTGGCCTATCATCAGTTGATTTGTCAATAATGGCCGCAAAAATCCCGTCTTTTATTTCGTCACTTGGTTTTTTGCATGAAACAAGATTACTGCCAAAAACATCAAGTCTGTTTACTTTTGTTAGGAATTCGACATATGTCTCATCGTCAAAATCAACTTTCAATTCACCTTCATCACCTGAAATGTGAGACTTGATAACAGCATGAAGATGGAAGTGGCTTGCATTCTGTAAAATGACTGCAGCTTCAAGCCTTTCAAGTTTGTGTGTAAAAAGATTGTCAAAACCTTCTGACTCAATTTCAAGCGCATAAGCCATTATCATTCCACTGTTTGAAGTGCCAACCATTCCATTCTTACTGATTACCATGTAATTTCTCCGTTATCCACTTTTTCGTATGTACGATAAAAAGTGCTTTTTCTTACAGGATAGATTGAACCATCAATACCTTTTACCAAAAAGTCTCCAGTATTCATTTGCAAAATCTGGTCATTCGGCATTGTGATGTAAACTGTGCTCTCCGTGAAGGTTGTCAAACCTCCACGTTTAGCTGAAACTTTTAAGGCAGGAGCTGAGTTGTTGATAAACTTTACAAGTTCATCATAAGACTCTTTAGTTCCAATGTATTGAATGGCGTCAACCGTTACTGGTTTTTTCCGCCATTTTTCTACCATACAATTGCACCCTCACTGTCAGTCTTAGCAGGAGCTTCCTCTTTCAAGTGAACTTCGCTGCCATTGATAGAATTTTCGATACATTCGCAGATAACTGTTGAAAGTTCATTGATTGTAGACTCTCTCAAGTTCTGGCCAATAACGCTTCCAAATGACTCTTTAATGTCATTCTTATAGCGGTCATATGCATTGTGTCTGCTCTTTACGCCGATATGGTAGATGTCAAATTTCTTTGAAGCATTTTCATAAAGTGTCTTTGTTTCAAGGTCTTTTGCTGAAAGCTGCTCGCCATCAACATTTCCAAGATATTCTTTAACACGACCAAGCGGCAAGTCTGGATTAAGAGGCTCATCACCCATAGTGATAATTATGCCTTTACGTCCCTGTTTGTCGAATGCGTCAAGTTTTGTGCGGTAAAGGCCAAACAGCCATGGAGCTGTGTAGCTTTCATATCTGTTTCCACCACCACCATGTTCCATCCAAATCTGGTCGAGCTGCTGAGCAACACGAACGTCAGACTCAAACTGTGAAACCTGAAGCGGAGCGTCATCACATTCAAAGTCGCCAACACCCATTACCATGACTTCAACATCCTTAAACTTTGTATAAAGGGTGTCCATAATCTGTGAAAGCGCTTCAGCTGTTTCCTTGCAAGCTTCGCCCATTGAGCCAGTTACATCAAGTGCAAGAATAACTGGAACAGTATTTGGATGCTCGTCTGAATTGCAACATTCACGAATTTTATTTTTCGGATTGAGGGCTTCTTTCAACCTTGTAACGTCAAACTTCTGCCCAGAAATACGTTTTGTATGTACATCATATGATTTGCCACTGCTTAATGAATAGCTAGCAAATGAACTTGAAGAATAGCAACCGCCACCCATAATAATTCCTCCATAATAGTTGGGGAGCCGTACGGCTCCCCTTTTTTAGTTTTTGTTACTCAGCAGCTTTCTTATCGTCAGTCGGCTTATCTTCCTCATCTTCACCATCGAAGTCGAGGTCGAACATCTCAGTGAAGTCACCAAGTCCGCCATCTTTATCGCCACCGAACATGTTTCCCATCATCATCATAGGAAGCATACCAGCAAGAGGATTATCAGAGCCAGAATTGCGGCTCCCACCAAGCATACCGCCCATCATTTCCTTGAGCATCATGAGCTTGAACATTTTGCTCATACCCTTGCTGCCTTTCAAGAAATTGTTTGTTCCAAACATTGAAACAATCTTGCGGTAGAAATAAGTCTGGCCCATGAATACATGGCGCTCAGGAACGATTTCCTGGATTGCACTGTTTTCGTAGTCCATAACTTTGATTGTTTTGTTATCTTTGTTTTCGATAACGCATTTCGGATGTCCATCAATCAACAGAATGTCACCTTTCTTAGCCTTAGTTGTAGGCATCACGAAGAAGAACTCCTGACCGATGTCAAAACAGAACTGAGTTACATTCGTCAAGTTACCAGTCTCGACGTTATAAGTCTTGTAACCATTTGCAGTTTTAACAGCAACATTACCGTTAATTCCAAGTCGACACATACCACTGCCGAGGTGGCCAAACATTCCATTAAACATGCCATTCATATCCATAGCACTTTTCTCCTCTATGTCCTCAGTTTCTTCCGAGGGTTTTTTATTATCGAGAAACTCTTTAAAGTTCTCGTTTTTTAATGTTTTATCAAGGTCTAACCAGCTTTCACCAAGTCCTAAGCTACTAAGCATAGGTCTCATTTCGCCAATATAACCCATATATTTAGAATAAAAATCTCCAATCATATCTCGTAAATAAGATTAATATACGTTGAAGAGCTTTGTTGGATCAACGATTGGAAGACCCGGGTCATAAACATCGAATACAACGAGCTTTTTCTTTGTATTCGGATGCAAGTTCATCTTCAAAATTTTGTTGACTGCTTCAAGATTTCTGTAGAACTCAGAAAGGTCAAGCGGCTCATTGCGAATAAGTTTGTCAAGAAGCTCATAAGTAAAACCCATATTGTCTTCATCAGACTTTCCACACATTCCATCTGAAGGAGTTTTATGAACCAAGTCAAATGGAAGGTTTTTGAAAGTATCACCAAGTCTTACAACTTCAGTCTTTGTGAGCTTTCCAAGAAGACTGAAGTCGCCAGTTGCATCACCCCACTTTGTTGAGTAACCAACGAAGTCTTCTGAAAGATTGCATGTATTTACAACGCGGCCGTTAATCTGAGCAGCAACTCCATACAGTGTAACCATACGCAAACGTGCAGGCGTGTTAGTTGTGAAGAGTTTAGTCCAATCTTCCGGGCCGAAAGGAACATCAATGTTCTTCTGAAGAGCTTCATAAGCTGAACCAATGTTTACTTCAATGCTCTTAATTCCGAGAGCTTCAACAACTCTGTGTGAGTCTTCAATGTCACTCTGTTTGCCATTTGGCATAAGAACGCCAACAACTCTTTGCGGTCCGAGCGCTTCAGCAAGAATAGCAGCACAAATTGAAGAGTCTTTTCCTCCGCTGATACCAATTACTGCATAGTCACCGCCATTTTTCAGGAACCAGTCGACTGTCCACTGCGTAATGTCATCATGCAGTTTATTGTAGTCAATGTTTGCCATTTATCTATCCTCTTTCAAAGAAAGTATTCATTTCCTGTTTTAGTATCAAAGACTGTGATATAAGCATGGTCACCATCGTAAGACTCAGACTCAGCATTCATCTCATATCCATATTTTTCCAACAATTTTTTCAGCTCAACCTGGAACTGCCCAAACTTTTCTTTAGAAGCTTCGACTTCCCACTTTTCAACAATTCTCTTCCAATCATCAGAGAAAAGCTCTTTGATGTCTCTTGACTTGTAGTGTTTGTAACCCACATCTTTGAAGCTTTTACTGATAATTTGGTTGAGGATTGAAGCAGCTTCATATGATTTGGTCGTAAATGTACGAATTTTTCCACGGTATTCTTCTGGAGTTTTGTCAAATGAGAATGAACACCTGCCACACTCTGGACCATTCACTCCAACCTTATACCAGATTGAAATATCCATCTGGATTTTTGCTCCAATAATATGTGTTGTCTGTGAAAACTCACCGAAAGATTCATCAATCATTTTTGACCTCCATACATAAATAATATATGAAGTTTTGAAAAATTGTTCAAAAAATTTTTAACCAAATCTCATTTCTGAAAGCGGCACTTTTCTGTCAAGTCTTGTATAATTATCATCAATAAGTCGAAGAAGAGCTGCCACAATGTTTTTAGTGTCATTTCCATTTTCTTCTATAAACTTCTCAGCTTTCTTGAGATAGATTGCACGAGTTTCTGCTTCTTTTGCAGCTTCTCTTTCAGCATAGATTTCGCCAACTCTTCTAAGAATAGCTTCTTCTTGTTCTTTTGAGTAGAAGTCTGGAAGACTACAATCGTAATAACCAAACTTCGATTTCTCTTCAATAAAACTTTCTGCAGCTTCTTGAATTTCTTCTCTTGTCAGCTTACGACCTTGAAATTGACTTTTCCAACATGAATAGCACATCTCATTAACATGTGGCGCATACTGTTGATGAATACTAGCAGCTATGTATTCTTTTCCACATTTTGGACAAGTTGCTTTTGGAAGTTCAGGCTCAATAATCTGTCTGAAAAAACTACCCATATTATGAAACCCTCCATATGATACGACCATTTTTGCCAACAAGACGAATTAAGAAATGAAGCTCGTCAAGAACATTTCCAAGACTTTCAACATAGTCTAGAGTGTAGTAAAAATCACCGTCATTATGCGCAATCAAACGCTTCACAATTTCACCCAGAGGGCCTTCCATTTCTTCAGGCTTTAATTCACTAACCTCATCAGCAAGGATTGAACTGAGACGCACCTCATCACTCTGGGACCGCTTTGCGTCTTCTAATTCCCTTTCAATCTCATGCTCAAACTTTTTCAAATCTTCATATGTTGAAAGGTATGTGTGATTTGGAACCTGATACTGAACAACTTCATCTCCATCTTTGTCGAAGAACTTACGAATGATAACTGTGTCTCTGAAGATATGTGCAGGTTCTTTATCTTTGTAGTCTGGATTGTATCGCAGCTCATTTAGAGCATTGTATGGCGTAGCAAAGACCAGTTCTGTTCCATCACGCAAAGTCAAAACAACTTCGCTAAAGCGAAAGTTATCATTTCTATCGAGCTCTTCCATTTTAGACAATATGTCAAGAGTTTCGATTTTTATATCATGCTCTTCTTTGTCGTATGGCCAAAGTGGTGAGCCTTCTGAAACAGAATTGAAAACACCATTCTGTCTATGGATTTTTGTTGCGAAGTTTAGAGCAGTTTGTTTTGCAACATCAGTTCTGTCAACTTCACATGTGTAGTACTCACAATCTCTGAAAACATCACGAAGCAAATAGAGGTTTACTGTCTCAAGCGCATCCTCAGATGAACAATTGATGAAATTTACCCATTTTCCGTTTTCAAGTTGTCTTTCAATAGAAATGTCCAAATAACTGCTCATTTTTTATCTCCCTGTGCAAGTAGGCACTATATCGTATAGTCTGACCATATAACCGTTTTTTCGTAACTCATCAGCAAGTTTACAGATTTGAGTCTCATTTTCGGTTATTACTCTTGCTACAAGCACCTCATCTTTGTAAGCAAGAAGCTTGTATTTTGTTACTGCAATGCTCATAGAACTTCAAAATCATCCAAGTCATTCTCACCATCGAGAATATCCAAATTTCCAGAATCAAAGTTTTCAAATGCCGCATCTCTTACAAGTTCTCTAAATTCTTTAGAGTCTGTTGACACATCATCTGGAGCTTCTACATCAACTATAACCTCTTTATTGAAAGAAGCTCCAGAATTTCCAGCAGAATAGTCATAATCGCCGCAGTCTAAATCTTCGTAATCGTCATCATCATTGCAAGCAACAGTTGCCCATCCGCTAATCTCTGCTCTTATTGTGTATTTTTTCATATTTTATGCTCCAGCTTCCTGAGCAGCATTTTCTTCTGCAACTGTAGCTGCAAGGTCACGGATAACTTTACACTGGCAACATTCCATAACTTTTAATGCAGCTTCGTGGTCTTCATTTGAAAGTCCAGAACAACCTTCTGCAAGAATTGTAACTTCAACATTGCTGAGAGCTTTCATTGCAAGAGCGTTGCTCACGACACAAATTGATGTTACTGTTCCACACATTACAACTTCATCGCCAGGCTTAATAAGGTCTGCCCAACCAGTAAAACCGAAATGTGTTTTGTCAATAACTTTTGCTTCAGGTGTGCCATTCAACTCCGGAACAATTTCCCAACCTTTTGTGCCTTCAATACAGTGAACAACTGGAAGATGTTTTCCCTCATTTGTTTTGAGGTAATTTTTAAAGTGTGTATCACGTGTGAACACAATCTGATAACCTTTTGCTTTGAAATGCTCAATCTGGTTCTTGATGAACGGAATAGTTGCGGCTGCTGCCGGATTTGCCAAACTTCCTGTTACGAAGTCATTCTGCATGTCAATTACAATAAAATACTTTGCCATTTTTACCAAATATCTCCTGTCTTTACAACTTCATTGAATTTAATATTAATAGCTCTTTTTGCATCTGGATATGCATCAAGAACTGGTATACAATCAGCGAGTTGCTTGCTGAATACAAATCTGTCAAACAACATTGCCAATGTGTCACAACTGCAATACGCATCATATTTCAAGAAAGCTTGCGCCATTTCCTTGTGGCAGAAGTCTTTCGGAAACTTGTGCTTATGTTTTGTAACAAATTCTGGGTACTCAACATAGAACTCGAAACTGAGGCGAGCAATCAGCACGATCCAAAAAAATGCTAAGAACATGTAAGTTGAATTAGCCCAACCATGTGTCGCAAGATGGTAAATCTGATAGACTGGCCCAAATACCAACAATGATATGGAAGTATAATGAAGAGCATTGAAGAAGTTTTTAAGCTCAGCAATCATCGGATTGCTCGCAACCCTCTTTTTAATCTCTTTGTCCTCAGCAAAATGAGCGTCAGCTTCTCTGTTAAACTTTTCAATCTTAGCAGACCAAGGCTCATATTCGCGCTTGTATTTCGCAAACTTTGTTCTGATGTCTTCCTGAATGTTTCTCAGTTTTGTAGCATCATTTTTGACAAGAGCATCCTGAAGCCGCTGAAACTCAAAATTGACAATCTCATCTTTTGTCATTTCAGACAACTTTTCATTTGGATTACGCATCAAAGTCCTCCTTATTTACAACTTTTACAAAGAAATCACCATACTGAAGAGTACCAGGGCATGGTAAGAATGATTGGCCAGTTTTAACCCATTCATCAAACCATCTGATTTTTGGTACCTCTGTAAAATGTTTGGTTGAGATGTTGTTGAGTTCCCAAGTTACAATTTTGATGTAGTCATTGATTGGGTCAGCAAACTTCAACGCATCATTCCACATCTTCTTAGGGCGGCATTCTGAGTTCCAGTTCTTCATACCTTCACGGTGAACAAGAACATGATAACCACCAGAAGTTCGTACAACAACCAAATTACCTTTACCGAAAAGCGCACGACCAACAATCAAAAGCTGGTTTAATACATCACGCTGTAAGTCTTCATCTTTCTTCACATCATCACTGAAGTCAAAGTCAAACTGTGTCCAGAGATGGCGTGAAACATTTGTCGCACGGCAAGTTTTCTTATGTTTGTCAATTGTTCGCAGTTTGAAGAGCTGTTCCTTGATGCCATCACTTCTTTCCATTGTTGCAGAGTTGATGAGGTCAGAAAGCATCTGGAAAGTTGCATTCGTAGTGTCCATCAAAACTTTGTGTTCATCACTTGGATTAACGTAAACATACAAAACAAGCGAGTTCTGAGGATATGGGTCACCAGTCTTAGTAGTCATACCTTCAACTGGACATTCATATCTGTAAATAAAACTTTTGAACCAATCGAAGTTCCAAATCATGTCTTTACCACGAGATGTGATAACATTTTCACGCATCATTTCGCCTCGTCCAAGCTGAATGCGTTCACGTTCTTCTTTTGAAACCTTTTTGGCACGAGATGAGATACACATCAAATATGACTCATGCGCCAGCGGTTTTTCGATTACATGGTCAAAAAACCATTTCAATTCTTTTTCACTTTCTTCATTTGTAAAGCAGTAATATGTTTTTTCCATAGTTATTCAACCTTTGTGATAATGAGATTTGGATTGTCGAATGAGTCCATGACAAACTTCTTAAATTCTCTTTCATCTGTAAACTCGATACAGTCTTCCATACCGCCAACTTCAAAATAAAGAACTACCTTTTTCATATTTTATGCATTCTCCTTTGCGGCTTTTACGATTGCGAAGTACTCATGAATTGCAACACTTCTTGAAGCATTTTCAACGATAACTTTTCCATTCTGGCGGACTGTCCACCAGCGACCTTTGCTTTCAGCTGTAAGTCCAAGTTTCTCATTTTCAAGTTCAATCTTCATATTCAGTACCTCTCAATCAGCGTGATTTACGAATATAATATATGAAAACTACAAAGAAAGTTCAATATTTTTTAAATCTTTTATCTTCCAATCTGAAATAATTTTTTTGAAGCCGTCTTTTTCAAAAACAATCTTAAGACCATGCCTTTGTGCAGAAGCTAATTCAGCATATGCTCCCATTGAAAATTCCCAATTTGAAAGAAGAGCAACTGCATCATGCTGAGCAACAAGGTCTATGTCACGTTTAATGTATTCACGCCAAGCTTTGTCGCCCCAAGCATCTCCGCATTCATTCGCAATTCCTTCATCCCATTCAACTTTTGAAGTGTTTGTAACCTCATAACCCATCTCAGAAAGAGTTTTCTCAGCTTCAGCGAAATGCTCTTTGAAATGGTCTTTGTCCATTGTCATACAACCACTTAAATAAATTTTATTCCTTTTTTTCATGTGCTTCATTCCACCAAATTATTTACATAAAGTCTTCTTGAAAATATCATAGTTTGATGTATCGCTTCCACAATATACAGCAAACTCAATATTCTCGAAAACGCCATCATAGTCTTTCAAAACATCAGCATATGCTCGAGCAACAATGTTTGGGTCATTCTTAAAAGCTCCACAACCAAATGCTCCAAGCACGAGATTTTTAATCCAATGCATAGCTGCTATATCGAGAATTTTTCGAGCACGTTGAACATGAATATCATACAATTTTTCTGGAGTGATTGAAACAGCCACGTCACTTTCACCAGCGTTGCAATAATTTTGAGGTTTTTCACGTAAGTTTGGAGCAGCACAAGTAATGACATCTACAAAAAAGAATTCTTTTTCATCAAGAGTTTTGTAGTCATCATCTTTGATAACACAAACCTTTGGTGTATAAATTACTTTGTCATCATGAAGTGGGTCTTTCATTTTTCTGTTTGGATTGTAAAATAAGTTCCAATTCAAAGGCGTGTTCAAACAATTAAACAAAGTTGAAACACGACACAAACATTCTTCTTGTGCAATCGAGCCTCTTGTTACGCCTCCGCCTGGATTAGTTGCTGAAGCGAAATTTAAGACAGCTGTATTTCCAACTTTTGCCCATTTTCTTCCAGCTTCCATCGTTCTGTTTCGTGTAACTATAATATTTGTTTTTGGAAATGTCTTTTCGTGCTTTTCAAATTTACCACCTTCATGGTAAACCAATGTTTTTTCAATAGATTTTTCTTGTGAGTTTTTTACTTTTGGAATTCTTTCAATGATAGATAATGTATTTTCAAAGACTTTTATTCTTTCATATTTTGCGTCGTAACTCATAATATGAAGATTAATAAAAAATGCCGCTCTTTTTTTGAGCGGCAGTTTAATTACTGTTGTTTCAATTCAACATGCATTTTCGACTGTTCAATAGCTTCAAGTTTCTTTCGATAAGTGATCTCATTGATTGCCTTAGCTTTAGCAGCTCCAGAACCATCGTCAATTTTCCATTCTTCTTTGAGCTTTTCACGCATTTCCCACTGCTCAGGTGTAAAACGCAAATCATAAATTACCTTTGTCTGCTTAAAATATACAATAGACCAAGGCGAATATTCATTTACACCATAAGCTGGATTTACACGAATACGATAACCTCTAAAATAGATGCCAGTTGCATCACCACCAAGAGCTGGATCAGCTTTAATTTCACGTGTCTTTACATTGTCATTATAATTCAAGTCAACTGAAACCATCTTAATTGGCACCATAGTCTCAATTGCTTTTCCATCTTCAGGAATAAGTTTAATTGTTTTTACAGGACCATTTGGCGAAGTTGAATATAGCAGCATGACTTCATCATAAGGACGGTTAAACATAACTTCAACTTCGACTTTCTTAATTGCGCCAGCATTTGAGATAGCACCAGCACCGTCTGTTCCTTCATTCAAAAATGATGGATATGCAGGAATTAAGTCATAAGAAGATACATCTGAGCGTGGAACATCAATCGCCAAAACTCTGAAACCATCTTCTGTTGGTGGCAAAATCTTCAAATTACCATCTGTAAAATATCCGCTTGTTGAGCCAATTGTAAAGTTCTCAACATATGAGATATTCTCATCACCAATGCTTGCAGTTGACTGTGGGTCAAGCAATACTTTCTCTTCTGCTGTCAATACAAAAACGGCAAAAACCATTGCCAATACAGCAAAAATCTTTTTCATGTTTTTCTCCTTTTATCTTTTTGCGACAAACTGTAACTTCGCAACTTTCTCAATATCAGATATGCTTTTAGTAACAGTTGAACCATCTTGATAGAAAATGTATGCTTCTAAAAATTTTCCATCTGCATAGAAAACTTTGAAAAAAGCATCTGGAATTCTTACCCCACCCTTAATAAGAAAAACATTTTCGTTATTCTCATAGATAGGACCAGCAGCAATGGTCACTTTCTGATACTTTTTAGCTAATTCATGTCCGCGTTTCTCATATTTTTTCCAAGAACCACGATTTAGAGCTGGAGTTTGAGGGCACACATTACACATCCGGAATGTGTTATAAGAAGACTCTTTCGACCAGTCTCTGTCATTTGATGGACACATATGTCCTTTATCATATCCGCTTTTTGAATATACAATTTCTTTTACAGAACTTTTACAGACTGTAAATTTAGAAGTTGTTCTATTATTGACAGCTTCACTTAAAATTGCATCTTCAAATGTAAGGTCCCATATTACATATGCAGGATTATGATTTTCTGCATCGTACCAAAGCTCATATGTCTCATGATTGTGATACTCTAAAGCCTGTTTCTTTATTATTTCTAAGTTTTCATTTGCGAAAACCATAGAAATGAAAACAGACATTATTGAGAACCAAACCATGAAAGCCATCATCAACTTTTTTCTCATAATGTTTAATTAGTCTTAAACTCTCTAATTATTTTTGATTTCTATAATTCAAAAATAATTATCAATTTTACAAATATGAGATTAACTTTATTTAACCAATTCATCCAATTCCTTAATTGCGTTTTCAACCTTTTCTGAGAATGGATTTTCTTTCAAATTACCAATCTGCTGTTCATATGCCTTAATCTTGTCTTCAAGGTCGGTAATTTTAATGTTCAATCCTTCATTCTGTGTTGTAAGATTGGCAATAGTCTCATTTTTCAAAATAATTGCCTTCTTAAATTCTTCAAACTTTCCAATGACTTCGGGTTCTGTCATGCTTTCTTAATCTCCTCTTCTATTTCTTTTACAATTTGGTCAACTTTTGGTGAATAGCGTGGCTCTCCACTTGGGTTAGACCGCGTTGCAATTTTTACAGGATTTACTATTGGCTCATCAATATCAACTTTTGGCAAAGCATTTTCTTCATAAACTTTGTCACGAATTGTTGAAACTTTGATTGGCGTTATTTTGTGCTCTTTCTTTTTAGAAGAATATTTTGCAATAACATCATCTGTGTTCAATTCCATAAAATAAACCGCCTTCTTACATTTTGCTTCAAATCTATCTTGGTTGAGAATACCATCACCAGCATATGAAATATAAACCGAAATCAAGAAGCGCTCTTTTTCTTCTTCACTCTTCCATTTCATATAATGTGAAACTTGTGAAAGAAGCTTACGGTCAATAGTTGCTTTTGGTGTAAATAAGAAAATTAAATATTCCTGAACGATACCAGCTAAGAAGATGAAAATCACCATAAGCCATTCAGAAATTCCCATTCCACCAGCTTTTGCATCAGCATTTATGTATGCGGCCATCAATGTGAAAATCTTTGAACTTTCACCAGCATCCCCAGTATCACTTTGCCAATGCGCAATTCCTGCTTGTAAACGTGAAATCGCAAGCTGAATGTCTACCAATGAGCCATCACTTTTTACAAATGAAATCAATTCACCATCTGGAGTTCTGTATTCTTTATCAGCCAAAGCTTTCAAAGTTGACTCAATCTCAGACTTATCATATGCGATGCTCTCTTCAATATAAGATGAGCTGTCGATAACCTCGAATTTCTTTGCGTTTTCAAGAAGTTTATTCTTAACTGTATATTCATCAATCCAGTCAATATTTGATTGTGTTACGCCTTCTGGAGCTTTTGAAACATAAAGTCTTTTCAAGTTGGCAAGTTGTGTTTTATAGTCTTCTGCTTCTGTGTCTAATTCTTCACGTTTTGCACGATATTCAACAACATATTTCCATTTCTCTTCAAAAGACTCAACGACACTTTTCTGTGCATTTTTCTGTCCTGAAATAGAGTCTTTTTTCGCATCACGGTTTTCATTTACACCATCACGAACAGATTTTTGAAGCATTACAAGTTGCTCAACATCAGTTGCCATATTTTTAATATTCTGTTCCATGCTACGAATACCAGCGCCAATTGAGTTGAATGACAATGAAAGAGCTGTTACAATAGAAACAGCTATCAAGAATTTATGTGCAATATGCCAACCTATACGAGCCTTTTTTAGGTCATTGCCCCATGCCAAACCTTGCGCAACAAGACGTGTTTGAAGTTCACGAAGCATACCGATTTGCATAGCACACCAAAACTTTCCTGAAATGAAACCAACTGAGATGATTGTATATAAAACAGCAGCTGGCAATGGTAATGTTGCTAAATGTAAGACTGACTTTGAAAGACCGCTGAAAAAGGTCAGATCAATAAATCCAGACGCGATTGAAAGCAAAATGCAAGTAAAAACAATTCCGCTTATCAAGATTGTTGAATTGTCGATGTACCGATTTCCCTTTTTGAGGGATATTTTTGGCAATGAAAATTTCTTTACACTTTTAACGTTTTTCACACTTAATTCCTCACTTAATAGATTAATTAGTAAAGGGACAAACACTTAATAAATGTTTGTCCCTTTGAAGCAAGGAAATTATATGTTTTGCTGTAACTTTTCAATAATGTTATCTACAAGTTTTACGGCATCAACAACTTCTGAAAACTTATGCAATGTCGGAAGCAAACGCAAAAGCGCACGCATGTCTTCACGAATAAGCTCAGGCTTGTCATATGTAAACTCATCTACAATTTCGTTAATCTGGGCTTCTGTCTTGTCGACAGAACATGCCCAACCAAGCGGCAAGAATATTACGCTATCAAAAATAGCATTTGTTGCAGTTTCATAAAACTTAGCAAGATACCATCGGAATTTCTTGAAATCTTCAATTGTTTTTTGTGCCTGCGAAAGTGATGCTTCACCTTTTGAGCCAGCTCTGTAAAGATACTTCGCCTGCATGATACAACCAGCAGCAATACCTTCATAACCAGCAACCATTACAGCCAACAAGTCAATACATTCTTTATGTCCACCGCCTTTCTCATAGTGAGATGGGTGGTTTACTCTGTCATTTGCCATCTTTCATTTCCTCTTCAGCAGCTTTTGTAAAAAGATTAATGATGTTTGGCAAGTCTTTGTTCGCTGAAATAAGGTCTGCCAGATGAATAAGCTTCTGTTCTTCGTCATGTGGTTTTGGAAGTTCAACAGAAGAATATTTGCTTGTGTTCCATCTTCCCATATGAGTTGCAACATTTTTCGCAATCAAGAATGAAATAAGAGCATAGTCTTTACTTTCTTTTCCAGTCTCAGAAATAAGGTCTGCAGCCAAAGTCGCATGTTCAAATTGAGTGTGTGATGTGTCTTCACTTTTGTATTTGCAAATATCATGCAAAATACATGAAGCAATGACAATTTCACGATGGAACTCTTCATCATAGTAAGGGTCAGCACGCATCATAATCTTTGCAATTTCTGCAACAAGAATAGAATGACGCACATTTCCACCATGTCCCATATCTGAGACTGGGTGGTATTTTCCACTTGACGATGCAGGATTTTCTGCATTAGCATCATCAGCTTTTTCAAGAACGCGGTTTACAAAGTTGCGGATGTTTTCTTCTTTCAATTCACGGTTTACATAGTCTGCGAAAATATTTACAAGTTTACTTCCCATTTTTATTCCTCTCTAACTAAAAAATATCCAGTCCAAATTGCGCCTTCATACACAAGAGATGTTATCTGCTTGACAATCATACCGTCTTGTTGCATTCTTTTTGCAAGAAGGTCTGTTGCTTCTTTCTTAACTTGTTCAAACTTAATGCTGGTGTTGAACTCAGCTTTTGTAGTCCATGTTTCAGGAATGTATACAGTTGCAATTGCTTTTTGCATTATTTATCTCCATTTCCTTATTTTTTAGCAGTGTATTTTGTAAGCCACTTTTCTTTTGTCAAAACTGAACCATCTGAATCATATATAGGAGACATACCCCACTGATATCCAGCATCTTTCAGAACATAGAGTACGCCAGTATTTTTATCCATTACAATTGCGGCAGAGCACTCATCTCTACTGATATGTACAAGTTCAACAGGGTCAAAGAAATCTATAAAAGTAGCTCCAAGTTCTGCTTTGTCTGATGAAACATCTACAACTTTAACTTCAATAGGTGCATTACAACTTGTGAAAATGATTGATGCAATCAATATTAAAATAAATTTTTTCATTTTATGCTACCTCCAGAATTGAAAGCATATAGTCACTGTTTGAAGTAAACTTCTTGATAGTTCCAAGTTCTTTGAAGTCTGTATCTTCAAATCTCACATAAGGCCACTTCCAACCTCTTCCATGCCATTTGATGGCTGCGTATCCAATGAGATTTCCATCATAGTCATAGCACTCTGCATGAGACTCATCAAAACTCTTATAAGGAAGACCTAATCTTTTTCGGTAGCTTCCTGTAACGTCCCACCATGCGAATGTTTTACCAATTTTTTTGTAAAGTTTTTCTACTTCCAGAAACTCAGGAAGAACACTTTTGAAAGCAATTCCAGAGTCGTATATTTTTAATGCTTCAGCATAATTAGACTCAAGGTCAAGGCTGCCGAAAATATAGATAATTTCAGAACCGCAAGGAATTTTATGTTCACAAGTAATGCCAAGCAGCCCGTCATTTTCCATAATTCTTGTTGAAAAGTTTGAAAACTTTTCAAGAGTTCCAGAAACCTTTTCAAGTGTAAAAGACTGGTCTACCAAAACTCTGTCAAGAATTGTTACAATTAAATTCTTTTTAAGTTTATCAGAAATTGTATTCCAAAATGGAAGTTCAGCACAATAATTTTTAACCAAGCCAATCTGTTTGGTAAAGTCAAGGTTTGATACTCTTTGATATTTTGCCATATTTTCTTCCTTAAAACTTGAAATTCTCTTTTTTAAGAGTTGATGCGCCAACGGTGTCCGCAAATTTTGAAAGGTCACGTTCATTTCCGACACGAATACCTGTTTCAGCAATCAGCCATGCACAAAGTGCAGCCTGTTTTCGAGCTGGGTCAGAAGACTTGATGCCTTCAAGAATGTGCTGTTCGATATTCTTGTAGTCTTTGATAACTTCAAAGGTCTTGTCAAATTTCTTCTCGATGTTTTTCTCAGCAATTGCGCCACCAAGATTGACTTTTTTTGGAAGCTGCATTGCAGTCTTCATTTCAGGTCTTCCACACTGCTGCTTGTATTTCATAACCCACTGTGAAGTTGGTGATTTTTCAACTTTACCTTTGAAGCCTGCAGGAACTGTTCCATTCACACAATTCAAAGTAATGTCTTCTTCACGAACACGATATTTCCAGCAACCAAAGCGAGGGTCTTCACCACGTGTGATAATCATTGAAGGAGCTTCAACCTGAAAAGCAACTGGAATAGCTACACCATCAACAATTGCATTTCCGTATTTCGCTTTCTTTTCGTCATTTTCTTTTTTGATTTCAGCACGATGCTCTTTTCTGTAAGCAGCTTTTTCTTCTTTTTCAACTGCCTGGTCAGCCTGCATCTGTTTGAAGAGCTTAACATAATCAGCAGGGAAGTTGAGCTTTTTCTGATTTTCTGTAAGTTCAGGTTTGAGACACTGGATAAAGTTTCCAGTTTTGAGGATTTTTTCCCAGTAAATTTCATGCTCATAATATCGAGCACAATTGTACAGCATTTCTTCAGCAAGTTTTGGCAATACCTCACCATTGAGCTTGTAGCCTTTTGCTACATATTCAGGCGGTAAAACCGGTGTTGGTGGGGTCAATGTCTTGTATCTCTTAGCTTTTGCCATGATTTCCTCTCTGAATTATTGTTATTTACATTTATAATATATGAAAAATTCTGTATTTATTCAAAAAGATTAATAAATTTTTTATAGAATTTATCTATTACTATTATATAATTTAAAATCATTAGGGGAACTTTTGCTTACCCTTTTAAAGATTATTTAAACAGGTAAGTTACTTTTAAAGATTTGTGACTATTTTAATATGGAAAAATTATTTGATGAAGAAAAGTCTCTTTTTAGAAAGAAGATGAATGAAGCAACAGCTGATAGGCCAAACGTCAAAGTAATAAAAGATATTATCAAGCTTGCGATGCTCAAAAACTCGATGAAGAATAAAAATAGCCTCAAGCTTGTTGAACTATACAACTATTTTGGATTGGATGCATTTGTAGACCTTATTGACATTATGAATGGCACAACAATTTCGTTCCCATCGATTGAAGAATTTAAAGACACTGTTAAATTGTCAATCAGTTATTATTATAAGTTTTTGAAAAACAAATCTTGGGATGAGATTAAAGAAATCATAAATGATGAAGAAGGTGGAACGAATGTTAAATATGGAATAAATTGTTCAAAATTGAATAGATTTATCACTGAATTATCAGAGTACCAAAAATTCTTGGATGCTCATAGTGAGGAAGTCCAAGATGCCAGACAATAATTTCATAACTTTTTTAGAAATTTTTTATTCATTATTAGAAAATTGCCCTTCACAAAAAGTATTAAAGGCGCGAATAGAGGACATTAAAGACGAGCTTATAAAAACAGCAGATAATTTTAATGCCCACGCTGAGCAGCTATAATTGTTTCAATAATTTCTGGGCGAATTTTTGAATATAAATAATGAGACTTTAAAAACTCATTTATTTCATCAAATTCATAATTTCCATTATAATTTTTAAGAAGTTTTTCAACAGTGCTTCTTGAAACAAAGTCTTTATTTATAAATTGTGATGCATAGCGAATGCGTAACTTGTAGTTAGTTTTATCACTGACAAACATCATTTCATGTTTTTGTTTTTCAATATATTCATGAGCAATGTCTGAAAAAAGTATTTCGTCTGAAGTACAATTCTGAGAATATGAGTCATATCTATCTTTTAAATATTTTAAAACTTTTCCGTATTCACGAAAAGTTTTACTGTTAGAAGCTAAATATCCAGTTTCAGTTCTTTTCAATTCATCATATTTCATTATTCATCTCCTGCAGAAATGTTTTCTTTTATTTGTCCAATACCATTTGAGTATTTATCTTGAACTATTATGTCAACTTTCCAATTTCTGTTTGGAACGTCAGCTTCAACCTTGCAGTCAACAATACTCAATTCTGGAAACTTTTCTTCAGCTTGTGAGACTATCAACTCACGTACAGTTTCTTCATTATTTGGATGAAGTCTAACTCTATCATTCAATTGATATTGGAATAGCCCACCCCAATCTTTTTGGCGAATATAATCTGTCTTTTTAGATTGAAGCCACATTCTAAATGGATTTAAAATTGCTTCAAAATTTCTTTCAACCATCTTACGTGTAGATGTTGTGTATGGGTCATCTGGGTCTTCAAGCAATTTATAGTCTATATCAATAAAATTAATTATTCCTTGTGGCTCTTCTAAGAGTTTCTCAGTCTTCTTTAAAAGTGTATTTATCATATTTTATACAGTCTCCAATTGTGTTGGTCCATATCTCTGAGTAAGAGCTCGAGAAATTCTAAGTTTTTCATATGTCTGAGAGTCATTTACTTGGTTAGAGCTTAATGATGGGCCCCAAATCTCACCAGGAGTTGACTTCGTATCAGCATCGCTTCCTTTTGCAAAATTACTATCATCTTTTGATGTAAACTTACTATTGAATAAAATCTCAAATTTAGAACAATAATATTGTATTGTTAAATTTTGGTCGCCCTGGTCTTCATCATATGAATGTTTGATTGATGGAAGTTCACGTGGAACCATACCGTAAATGTTAATAATATACAATGGCTCAGCTTCAACATCAGGATTAAATACATCTTCAGTCTTTTTATAATGATATGCAACTAATTGGCATTTTCTGAATTTACCAGATTGGCCACAACGTAAAACATTATATTGATAATTATACCAACGAGCCATCCAATTTTCATGGTAATGGTATATAGAATGGTAAACGTCTTCCATCCAATTTATAGTGATTTCATAACTAAACTTTCCACTTTTAAAAATAGGCATTTTTGTCATCTCGTCTGTTTCATAGTCAAATGTCAAACGAGGCAATTCAATTGAACGACATCTCATATGAGCATTATATAATTCTTTTATAGAGTCATCGTCTTTTTCGCTTATACTTTCTGAAAAATTTGCAATAAAAAATAAATTTTGTGATTGAGGCTCTATATCAAAAATGTAATTTTCTTGCTCATTTTCAAACCTTCTAAAAAAGCTGTCTATTTCTGCTTGTGTTCCTAAAGGTTGAAAATTCCAGCCGCCTTTACTAATGTCTTTATTGCCTAATATCATAACATATAATTAGTTCCAGTTCTATGGAACACGCTTTTCATAGTAAGCTGTAATTGGATATTTGGAGGCGAAGTTTGGTCAAAAGAATAATTTATATCAGAAATTCCAACTATTCGAACGTCTTCAAGTACCCATTCAGAAACCTCTGTTTCATTCAATCTAACATTTGGAGTATTCACTTTATTTGTGTCATATTTACTCTTTAATTTATGTGCATATACTCCTTTAAATTGGTTTACTTCACTTTTATCTGCGCCAGTAAGGCCAATTTTTCTATGCTCAAATCCAGAAATTTCTTTTACAACAATGTCAAGTCTATGTCTTCTATTTATATTTATACTGTCATTCATAAAAATAGAAGATGCAGGAAAAACTCTTGGCTCATTAAATTGCCATATACCGCCAATTTCACTAAACTTATCAAGAATATAACAGTCTTGGTCTATACGTAAGTCAAGCGTTGTTTCATATGTTCCTTGAAGCTGTGAAGCAATTTTTTCAACAGAACCATTTATCGTTTTTACTGTAAATGTTTTTGCTTTCAAACGTGGAATTTCAATTGAGCCAGTACGTGTAAGCATTAATGTGTCAAAACGTTCTGGAGCATCTCTATCTCTAAATACAAATGAAACTTCAAAAAAGTTTTTTAGAAAGTCAGCACCTGCTTTGAGAATAGACTGTATTTGTGGAGTTTTTGAATTTTTTATTGGAGCATCAACAGAAACGTGTTTACTATAAATTCCACTGCCATCATTTATCTGTGTTCCAAATCCTACATCTACATCTTCACCAAATAAGACTTTACTTAATTTATTAATTACATTATTTTTTCTTCCAGATAAAACGTCTTCAATCCATTTAACCATGTCTTCAACATTATCAGCAAATGCTCCAAATGCGCCTGAAACTCGCAAATATGTTGTTGAGTTGATAAGCTCTTCAAAATCATCTGATAAAGCACCGAATGCGCCTGAAACTGGCAAGTATGTCGTTTCATAAGCAATCTTTTTTATAAGATTATTTCTTTGAAGTGAATTTCCAACTGAGTTTAGCCCAGCAATTCTATTCTTTCTTTTCAAGTCTTTTAATATTTTTGAGGCATCTGCATTTTTCGGTTTTTCTAAAGCTTTAATTTCAAAAGATGGATTATTTTTTGAAGTCAAAATCTTTTGAAGTAAAACTGCTTTATCGAGTGAGTCTTGCATAGACTTTAATTCTTTTTCAATAGAGAAATGAGATTTTAACGGTTTTACAACAACCATATTTTCAATAATTTTTTTCATGTCCATATTTCATACAAAGCCTTATGTGTATCTAAATAACCGCCATCTTTTAACATTCCAAGACTACGGTCTTCTTTTCCAACTCTATAGATTTTAGAGCTTCTATAGATAAACTCAATTCCCATTTCAGCAATTCCACCTTCTGAAGAGAATTTTAAGTTGTCTGTTCCAGTTATTTTAACATCTTCAAATACAATTACCCTATAATATTTTTCAAACTCACGTAAGTTTCCAAGCTTAATTGCTAAACATAAATGTCTATCATTTATATTACCAGAAGAAAAACTATTCGCAAATACAGTCACAAATTTTTCTTTATCATTGATTGTTCCTTCATAGAAATTATTTTCTCCAATAAGCTGTCCAAATAATTTAAGCCACGCAACATCAGTATCAAGTCTAAAATTAAAAGATGTTTTCTTAGTAATCTCATGTGATGAACTTAGTTTTTTTATTCCATGTGAAACACCATTTACATCAAATGCTTTATTTTTCAATTGTGGTATTGTAATTCCAGTCATACGAACAGCAAATCCTGAAGGACTTAAAAATGCAATATCTCGAGAAGTTTTAACATTTTTAATTCTTACAAACTCATTAAGAGTATTTGTAGAATCATTCCAATAGAAAGCAGCATCATAATGGTTTGGAATAAAATCTGCACCTGATGCTAAAATTTTTTCAAATTCTGTTCCTGTTTGAGTTCGAGTTTTTCTGTTGTATTTGTATGTTTCAAACTCATAGATAATTTTATTTTTTATTTCTGCATTTGTATTTTTTATTGTTTCGTCTATTTGTGTTTCTGAAGGAGCTTTCTTCTGCGTAAGTTTAGAAGGCTTCTTTATTTTAACATGCGAAAATAACTTATCAAGGTTTTTTTGTCTCAATAGCTTATATTTTGCAGCATCAGACACATAAAAGAAATTAGATGCATATTTATTGCCGAATGCTTCAGAAATGTTGAAATCTTCTTCAAGAGAAAAACCTTTAAAATAAGTTTTTTTAATTTTCTTTAGTTTATCATTAGACTTCTTGTATTTTTCTGCAATTATATTCTTATATGCTTTTACAGTAAGAGTCCACTCTGCAGTAGACAAGTCCTTGAATGGATTTAACTCATCCAAAATTTTTGATGCGCCATCTTTTACACTGTCAAAGTAGTCATCCCATCCATCAGTCCACCATTTTTTCATAGAAATCCAATTTCCATTGACTTTTACAAGACCTTCTTCAAATGTCTTTTTCATAGCGTCTGCATATGATGAATTATCGCCTTTTAATGTGAAAAAGTCATAGTCTTCATCAAGCAAGTCTTTTAATTCTTTTTTTGTAGATGAATATTCGTCAGATAATTCTTTAATATTTTTTACAGTCTTTTTTAAGTCTGATGCTTGTTTAGAAGCTGCTATCACTTTTGCACCAGCAAGAATTTGAGCAGCTCCTGTTGGGTCTGGCACAAAAGCGATATTTTTATCAGTTTGATTTACAAACTGTTTCATAATATCAAGAGACTTCTTAAATTTTTCTCCATTCTCATCTAATTCAACTTGCATTATATTTAATTAGTTTTCGATGAGAAGGTTGTAGGCAATGTAGTTTTTCTTAGTGTCATACTGGCATTTTGGATGTGTCATATATGCAAGAAGAACATTATCTTTTGAGAAAATTCCAAGTTCAGTAATTTCTTCAACAGTTGACTTATCCTTATTTTCAACATCTTCAGTTGAGTCTATGATAAAATTTGAATAAATGTCAACAGATGCGCCATCAACTGCATTTTCATTTTTTATGTAATAGCAGTTGTTGTGTTTTATTCCATAGAAGTATTCAAATTCATCTTCACTGTTATCTTTGAAACTATGCAAAATTTGCATTACAATGTCTGAGCTTTCATAGTCAAGCTCATCAAGTTTGAGAATGTAGCAGTTATTACAAATATTTTCTGAAACTTTGTTTCTTTTAATAATGTCTGTAAATCCATAAATATTATATGTAACATTTCCATCAACTTTTTTTGACAAAATCTTAAACTTTTTCAAGAATGGATTTGTTTTTAATCCTTTCTCATAAAATTTATTTTTATACATGTCATAAGATGTTTTGTATAAAAGCTCACAAGGATTTATTCTTGTTTCATGTGACTGATAAATTTCTGAAGAACAATCACCATTTTCAGTTCCGATGATTTCATATGTTACTTTATCATTGATACTGGTTGGTTTTACAAATCTTCCAAACTCATCACATAGCCATACTTTAAATCCGTCTTTATTTACCCATTTGTCAATACTGTATTGAGACATGCTGCTTCCATTATAATTCTTATCATTATATGTGAAAGCAGGCTTCATGAAAACATTTTCATTTATCCAAACTCTGTCATATCCATAAAGTCCAATATCACTTAAAGAAACTTCAGCATAGTATTCTTCATTATTTAATGTTTCAACGTCTGGATAATATGTGTTTACAGGAAGCGACTTCAATACGAAATATTGTCCTTTTGATGAGAAGTCTGTATCAATTTGCACTTTATCTGTTCCAATGTTCTTCAATATGACTTCATTTCCAGTTGATACATCAAAAGCAAGTTTTTCATCAGTAAAGAAAACTTTTCTTTCAAGCGTTTTTATAACATCATTGTAATTTTTATATTTTGGTTGGCTTAAAATATATCTACCTTTTAGTCCATCAATAACGCATGGAATAGAAACAGTGTAATTTATTGAAGGAGTAAGCTGTGTGAATACAAATGTGTCATCATCAACTTTGAGAATATTTTCTGAAGCTAAACTTTCAAATGTTTCAAATTCTTCTTCAAGTTTTATATTTTTATAATTTGCAACCATTTTGTAAACATTTTCTTTATCTGTTGTGAGAACAGTAAAATTAAACTTATCTGAAATGTCTAATTCATTTGAAAAAACTTTTGCATCAATTGTCTCATTTCTTGTCTTTGAAAGTTTATTTGTCGAAAGATACAACTTAGGATTGAGGTTATGAATATCCAAATCAAACTCATAAGAGTCTGCATAATCTGAGTTCTTTCCATTTTTCTTATCGACATAAACTTTAATTGTGTTATTCTCAATTTTACCAACAACATTTAATGTAATCAGCTTATTTTCAATATTTGAAATAATAATATTAGCGTCATATGCTTCACATGATGAGATGTCAACATCAGCCAAAATTTTATATTCTTGTAAGTTTTCATCAATAGCAAAAACTCCAATGTCTAATGAGCTTACTTTTGCAATTGGGCTATTTGTAAGTTCAAATGTTTTTATACATGTTTTTCCATTAACATTGTCTTTTACAATAAATTTGAGGATATTTCCATTTGTGTAAATGTCTTTATTATTCTTTTCAAAATAAATTATTCCATCTTCGTAGAAAACATTTAGCTTAGCTCTTTCTGTAAGTTTTTTGTCAAAATATAATTTTGTTTCGAGCTCAACTGAAATTCTTCCATTTAATGAAACATCAACATCAGAATAGTAAACTCTAAAAATAGACATTATATTTTTTGCTTTTGTTCCTTTCAATGATACGATTTTCTGTGGAGAGAACACATTTATATCTGAGTCTTGAACTTTGTAAATGTTCTTATAGCTGAGAACTTCATTAAAGTCTTGAGAAATAATTTTTACAATTTTCTTTTCTACGAAGAGATCATCATAATTGATTGTTCCAATTTCATTTGACATCTCAAAACGGCCATTCTTAAGGGTCAAATCAGTTCCGTATTTATCACAAATATGGATAAATCTATTTAATTTATTTTTTAACAAGAAACTATTAAATGACTCTGGGTCATTCTCATGAGGCTGAATTTCATCCCATTTTTCAATATCTATTGTTGAACCATAGCCTTTCTCACCTATATAAATTGAACTGATTGAGTTATCTTCATAATCGCAAAGAGCGCCAACATAGTCGTCATTTTCTATTGAGAAATTCTGATTATAATATTTCAAGCTGTCATAGAATGTTTCATATGTCATAGAAAGAGTAATGTCAGAAATAAGTTCTTCTGTCAAAACAGTATTTGTCGCAATTTCTTTTATTGCTCTAAAATGGCTTCCGTTTGACAAAGTAACGTCTACTGGCTTGAATGTTTTTTCAATCCATTCTTTTGTGATTGTAATTCCATCATTATAAAGTTCTTTTAATTTTGAATAAAAGCCTGGAGCACCATTATTTATTTCTTTGTCTAGTCCATTCTGCGTCAAGTTTATAAATTCTTCATCAGTCCAAGGCCATTTATACATCAAATTAACGTCAACGTTTGTTGTTGCTTTTTTGAATGAATTAAATAATGCAGAGAACTCATCATTTTTAGCAACGACTAATGCTCTAAATGATGGATTGCTGTCTGTAAATACAGCATTCTTTAATGAAGGTTGATGATTATTAAAGAATGCATTCATATTATAGTCATTTCCTTCAAATGTATAGTCTTCATTCAAAGCATAAGCTTCAACTAATGATAAACTTGTTATTTTATCTTTTATCATAGAATACATCGAGAATGCATTTTGTTCAATGTTAAGTGGATTTCTACAAAGCATAAACATTGATGTATTTTTATCAAACAAATAAATACTATCACCAGATGAGTTTACCAATGTTTCAGGTTTTCCAGTTTCTTCATTGTAGCTATAAATAGTTTTATTTGTATCATTCAAGAATGGCAACACACAGAATGTGTCATACTCTCCTGGTGGTAATGTTTCATTTTTTGAGTACAAAAGATTTGCGTTATTGCTTGACTCTTCAAGTTTAATAAAATCAACTTTTAATGAGTTGTGGTCTGTAAAGTATTCTTCTTTAAAGTCAAGTAATAACCATGGCTCTTTAATAGACTTTGCTGTATAAACTGCAATAAGCACACGTACTTCTTCATTCTCAGTTGAAGCAACAACTTTATCTTTTACATTAGGACTAACAACAATAGAAGATGCATCTTTTGAAATAACTTTTCCGACTATTGCTGAAGCTGGAGCAACAGCTAAGAAGAAGACATCTGAACAATTTACAAATTGTGTTGAATTGTTAATACTTCCAGAATTTACAAATGAGTTTGGTATTCTTAATTCATTTGCATTTTCATAATTTCCATTGCCACCATTAGACTTTGTTGCAAATTTTTCAAATTTCAATGTATTTGTCAATTCATAATTATCACCATTTACAGTAATAACGAAATCATTTGCATAAACATTGCCAGAGCTTCCAGTTACAGTCATCCTAATCTTATTTCCAATTCTATAAATTGAGCTAATAACTGAGTCTTCAGCTGTAAATGCGAATTGGTCATAAGACTGCATATCAATTCTTGTAAATGTTCTTCCAGAGTCTGTAGAATATGATATAAATGGACGTCTATACGTTGTTGCCTCATGCTCATTAAAAATACTATATTCTTCAGAGTCAAGCATTTTAGAATAAAAGTTCAATGCTTCCTGAGAATATGCAAAATATCCACCACAAATCTGGATGTTTTTATCAACATATACGCTTGTAATCTCATACATCTTGTCAGTTACATTTGCCATTTGGTTGTAGTAGTCTGACACAACATTTTCATTGTCTTTTGAATACCCATAACGTGAGAAAATTGTATCGTCAACTTTTTTATATGATGGAAACTCCATTTCAGGAGCAAGAGACTTTACATTCCAATTGTTATAATTTTCAATATCATCTCTTGAATATGTGTACTGCAATGGAAGTGATAATACATCGTTAGACTTTGTAACAATCACAAGATCTGTCTGTGTTAATTCAAAAGACTTAACTCCATTCTCAATTATATCTGAAAGTCTATTACATCCAAGAATAATCTCATAATAGTCTCTAAGATAATTGAAATAAGTCTGTTCACGAATATAGGCTTGTGTTGTTACACCACCTTGAATTGATATATTCTGTGGAATTACGTACTCTTCTTTTGCATTAATATCAATATTTGCATAAAGTCCTTTTTCAGACATTAAGAATTTAATTCCATTGATTACAAGCTTATTCTCATATTTTTCTTCAATATTGTATAGCGCTTGGTCTGGTGTAATAACACTATTGCTTTTTAACCATGCATATAAAGTTTTTTGTGTTTCATCTTTATTCTGTGTTTTTTCTAAGAAGTCTTCAAAAATTTGTTTTTGGTCACAAACAAGTTGGTATGCCTCTTTGATTGACATATTATTGAAGAGCATATATGATAAGTCTTTTTGTGAAGGAATTCGAGCTCTTTTCCAGAAAAAGTCTGTTGACTCATTTGTGTAGCCATAGTTTCCGTGTTCATCTTTTTTCCATTTCATTGTTGGAGACTTTATGAACAAAGCATCACCATTAAGAACAGCGATATATCCCTCATAATTATAAGCCATTTTCATTGGTTTTTCTCTATATACAGTATAAAAACCATTTTTGTAGAGAGGCTCAGGCTTTTCATCAGCATTTTGTGTATAAAGCTTTCCTTCTTTAATAACTTTTAAGCTTTTAACAGAAACATTTTTCAATGCAAGATTTGACCTATAAGATGTTGACATATTTACATATGGTCCAGAACGAACACATACGACATAATTTTCATTTTTATTCAAGTCTGGTCTTGGAAGTAACCACAAGAATTGAGCAAGGTTTTTTGACTCTGACTCAGTTCCGTCTGTATTATCAAAAATTGATCTAATATTTTTTGTAATTGCTTTTCCATTTTCTTGCAAATACAACGATGGAATAATTTCCTCATCAACTAAAATAAGATGAACGTGTGTGTCTTTTGTAATATTTTTTACAAGAGAATTATAAACACTGATTGATGAGTATCTCCATTTTCCAACAAGTTGGTCATAAATATATGTGCCGACAACATCACTTCCACCAAGGAATAATGACTCTTTGCTTGTAGGCATGGCATCAAATTCAATCTCAACAAAGTCATCTTCCATTATGTCACCGATTTGTTTTGTAGTTGTTTTACTGTTAAATGCAAAGTCTGAGTCTTTAACATTTGCAACATTTTGAACATAACAATTTTCATCAATTTTTCTAAAAGCAAAGTCACGTGCAAGAATAGCTTCATTTTCACTGAATAATAGTTGGTCTGTATCTGTTAAATTGATAACATCTTTATCGTCAGAAATCAAAGGCTTTACGAATTGGTATTCATTAAAGTCTATGCCATCATAGTTGTTTGTTTCTTCAATAGGCTCTTCCACATAAGGTGTAGTTCCTTCAGAGTAAGAAACTTTTACACTTCTACATCCTGCATATTTTCCTTCATTTTCAAGAGTATAAATCCATTTTTTTGTCTCTTTCTCATAGACAATCGATGTAAGTTCGTCATCAAGTTTGATAACAGCTGCTTTATCTTTTGAAACAGACAAACTGTCAATATCAGCACAATTAAAGAAGAATATTGAGTTCTTAGTTCCAACCATAAAAACTCTGTCTTTATGGTCTAAAAATTTAATGTCTTTTATAGTGCTGTCTTCATAATAAGTATAGTTTTTAGAAGAAGGGCTATCAAGAAAAACTGTTTGCAAAACCTCATCACCATTATCAATATTTTGCAAAGCATCAAGTGATTTTTTGCTTTCGAACATAATTGTTGTTGGGTCTTTTAAATCAACTTTTCCTTCCATAATCAAAAGATTTTTGTAATATTCAAATCCTTCAATAATGTTTTGCTCATCTGTGAATGAAGACTCAACATAGATTGGACTCAAAATTGTTGAGCCATTAAATTCAGACTCACCATAAATGAGTTCTCCGTCATAGTATGAGTCATTCTCTTTATCATACGGTCTAACTTTTTTAAGTTCATTAAGAGCTTTTGCTTTTTGGCTATAAGAGTTTGGATTCATCTTAAATTTATAACCAAAATTAAAGATAATATTAAAATTATCATCAGAGCTCAAATCAAGTGTATCACCATCATAAATAAAGCCTCTCAAGTATGGCTTATAATGGATAAAATTAGAGAATAATACTGGCTCATTTTCAGAATGGTATTCATTTCTAATTTTAATATGCTCTAATGATAAAATTCTGTCCTTCAATGACATTTTATCAATGTCAAACTTAAAACCATTTACACCTTTAAGATAATAATTATCTACAGTTCCGTCTTTTGTAAATGATGAAATTGTTTCAAACTCAACGATATTATTGATGATATTTTTGAAATATCTGTTATTTTCTTGTGAAATCATCAATTTTTTATCATTGTTATATGTGTATAAAACTTTATTATCTTCATCACAGTAAATGTAGTCTTCAACAAGAGAAATTTCATCAACTGGTTTAGAATAGTCAACAGAGCATCCATCATCTGAATATTCATATCCTGATGCTTTTAAATTCTCTTTAAGAACTACTAATGAGTTAAAGCTTCCTTTTGTAATGTCTGTCACACCAAGATTGAGACTTATTTTCAAATTTGAGGCTTCAGCATCTACATAGCTATAGTATTCATTGTTTTTAAAATATTTAACGTTGTATGTCTCATCACCAAGTAAAATGCTACAAGTCATGTCATTTCTGAACTGTGCATATAAATGGCTATTATTCTTAGAATATCTAATTTTAATTGGTGTATCATTTGTAAAAAATTTACATGTTCTTTTTACCCATTCATTGCCATCATAGAAAGCATATGCTAAACCGTCCTCATATGCATAATAATACAAGAAGTCTGTGTTTGTAGGCTTTTGTAGAGTTTCCAAGTCTTCAGATGGCAATATTCCAAGATATTTACAAACTTTTGAAAGAACTGCGTCAGAATTAAAACTAAAAATATCAAGTTTTCTGTCTTTATTTAACACAGAAACATTGTCAGCATGTGTATGAAAGTTTTCAAACATTCTTCTCATTACAGCAAATTGTAAAGCTGTATAGTCTTTCTGTGAGGACTTAAACTTAATGTCGTTTAAAACTTCATATTCACTAAGCTGAGACTTAAATAAAGGTTTATCGATGTCTGTAATTACATTTTCTTCATTAGTCACAGAGTCTCTTTTAGATGAATAATATTGGTCATCATAATAACTTTCACTCTTATCATTGTAGAAGGTTTTCATGCTTTCTTCTGAGCTTTCTTCTTCAACTGTATTAAAAAGTGAGTCATCTAATTTTCCTGTTCCAATTTTAATATAATATGGAATTGCTGAACCCCATTGCTTAGTTGTTCTAAAAACAGACTCAATGTTTTTATCATTATTTTTTCTATTTCCAGAAAATGTAAAACCATTGATTGAAACGCCAACAAGTGTGTTATCTGAAGCACGTGACATTTCATCAAGATACTCGCCAAAATAGTCAAGTATTTTTTGGCTCATAATATATTTTTCACCATTCTCATTAAATACTGTATAAGCATTAACATCCATGAGAAGGTCGCCTTCACAATTTAATGTTGAAGGCTGCGCAATCTTAATATTAGACTTCTTATAGAGATATTTGCACATCTCATTAAACTTTTTACGAGGACTTTTTTGATTTTGGATATTTGTGAGTAAATTGTCTCTATAATTAGAGATGTCAAGCGCAGGCAAAAATCTAAACTCAGATATTTCGTCAGTCTTACCATTATTTACAAAGTTTTCAAATACATTTTCATGACGAGCTTGTTTATTTTTTGCGTCTTCAATACGATATTTATAAAAGTCTTTTTTATTATCTTTTGGATAAAATTGGACTTTACATAAAACTTTAATAGTCTCATCTACAGTAATGTCCATTTTTTGAGTAACTGTAATAAAATGATTTGTTTCATCAATTGTTTCAATAAAAACATCATCAGGAATGGCTTTTCCAATAATTTGGTCGCCTGTTGACATGTATGCCATTCTCTCAATCGAAGTCTCATCTTCAAAACGTATTACATTAGAATCTTCTGTTAGACATGCATAAATTTCAAAATTATTAAATGTTTGGACTTCGCCTTGGATGTTATTCTTCTTAATCATAAGAAATTAGTCAAAACATCCAAAGCGTTAATTATCTTCCAAGAACATTTCCATCATATTTGGGTCGCCATATGCAAACTTATGAGAATTATCATCATTATCAAATACATTTTGAATTCCATCATTGATATGCATGTATGGCAAGCGTGTGATAACAGTTTTTTCAGAATAGTATTGTCCATCTTCTTCATTCAAGCGCAAATGTTCTTCTTTATAATGTTCGTCTTCAAGAGCATCATATTCTTCTTGTGTAAGACACACACCTTCATTATCAAGATGAAGCTGCATATTTTCAGGAAAAAGCTCATTATATTTTTCAAGATAGTTTAAGCTTGAATGATAGTAGTCATCTAAGAAGTCAATTTTATTTTTATTATCAACAACATCAGCAGACTCATATTCATATTTATCAGAATTAAAGTGTGTTTCGACAACTGTTACAGTATTTAAAGCGCCGAAATTCCAAGCATCACATGAATAATTCATACAATTCTGTAGTAAACCACTTTTACCAAAAATTGGCTGTAATTTTTGGTCAATCATATCATCATATTTATTTTTCTCAAATTCTATGATTGAAACAAATTTATCCTGTCCAGTCAATAATGTATAAGAAGAGTCTTCGGTTGGGAGCTGCTCCATAAAAATATCTTTTGGTAATGGTGAAATCAAAAATGCTCTGTTTGGAAGCATTTCTTCAAAAAGTTTTTTATCACATTCTATAATGCCAGTTACAGCCAATTTTTTGTCAGACATTGCGCCATAGTCTTTTGCCAATTCTTCTATATAATGGTCACGTGAAATATCAATTGATGCTTCTTCAATTTGCCACAAATAATATTCTTTATAGTATTCTTCAAATGTGCTATACAAACCATTTATTGTTCTTTTAATATCATCTAAAGGTGGTCTGTTCGACAAAAGCTTATTATTATTTTTAAGCCAATCAACATATATAAAACTTAATTTTTTATACAAAATTGGTCTATTCTCTTCAAAAAGAGAAATATACTCTTTTGCCATTTCATCGAGATTTTTCCAATGTTTGTCATTATATAAAAGCTTGTCTTCTTCTGCAGCTTTGATAAGCTCATCAAATGCCACTTTTAATTTATCATAAGTTTTGCTAAATTTTACAATGTCTTTTGCGATTACAGAATATTTTGAATTGCCGTCACCTTCACCAATAAGCATAAAAAGGCATGCAAATTTTTTAGAACAAATTGAACTAAAGTCTTCTTTAGCATTATCACTCTTATAAATTGCTCTCATTGCCATATGAGACTTTACACGAGGAATTGCTTTAATATTAAAATAGATTGAAGATGGCGCATAATGTCTACGTGCATCAATTTCAGTTGGCTCACCATAGACTGGATTTCCATATAATACGACTTTTTTATTAGCGCCTTCAACATTATTTTCAGATAATTTCATTACAAGACCATACCTTGAAGTTTCAGCTTCTTTTGCTTCTTGTATTTTTGTCTTTAAGTCTTCTAACGAAGAAGTGCTTTCATCTATTTTAAACTGAATAAATGCATTTGAAATACCAAGAACTTGACTTTCAAATAATTTTTCATCATCTTGATATTTCAAAATATCACCTTTTTGCACAAAACCATCTGATGCCATATTTGTTACACCATATTCAATTTCAGAAACTGGCCATTCATTTGGTATGCCATTTTCATCATAGAATGTTTCTTCTGTATAGTCATTCCATGGAGAAGTATTTAATTTAATATTGAGCTCGTCTTCAAATGTTGTCATGAATTGCTCAGGTGACATATACATGCAACCATCTTGATGAGGGTCTGGCGTAAACTTACCAATATTCATTTGTCTGCATCCAATCTTCTCTTTATTGAATAATTTTTGAACAGCTGGGTCATACACAATATTATGAAGTTCTTCTGTAGAGTCTTTAAATGAATTAACACTACAAAATTTTATATATTCATTAAAGCGTGTTTTCTTAGAAAATAATGACTTTTTAATTCTATCTTCATACTTATTTATAAAGCCTTCTTTTTTACAGTAATGAACTGCTCTTTCATATTCTGCAATTTTCGATAAAAGCTCTTTATTAGATGGCCATACTTCAAAATTCATGTAAAATGGACTTACGGGCACGTCGACATCTACTACTGTTAATGTATTTGGATTTTCATGAACAACTGTTTCACCATCATTTTCGCTATATAAGTTGAGCTCAACAGAGTATGTTGCGTCTTCACGAATAGAGGCAATATGTCCAACTTGGTAGTCTGTCCAATTGTTGTCTTGTCCGCCAATTTTTATTCTCTGTCCAACCTTAAAGTCATTTTTAATTGTTCGTGTCGTTGATAATCCATCCTTCAACTCATCAAAGTCTTTTTCATCAATTACTTTTTGCAATGGATACTCATACAAAACAAACTGTGAGTATGGTGTTGGCCAAGCTGTTCCATAAAACTTTGCAGGCTCAACCCAACGCTCTGGAAAGTTATAAGTTTCATTTGTCCAATCCAATAAACGTACTTTCTTTTTATACAAAACATGGCTTTTATTCACTGTTCTTTCAGATGTCTTAAAATTTTCAGGCATCTCTTCAAATGCACGGAGCCATTTAAAGTTTAATGAATATGGATTTTCTTTTTCTTCTTCAGTACGTGTATCTTCAAAATCTTTATAAGGCACAATTTGTGCTGCTGGAAAAACTGTAACATGCTGGAAAATGTCACTTCCCATCATTTTATATCCAGTTTTTGAGCCAAAGAATTTACGTCTCATTGAATGATTAACTAAATTACGTATTTTTAATTTTGCTGCTTCTTCTATTTTTGCATCATCAATAAATTCATCGTCTACATTTGAATAATCTAAACGTAACGCAAGCCAATTAAAAAAGACTTGGTCAGGAACATAATCAATAATAGATGCTGCTTGTGCGATTTCATCTTCAAATTCATTTGTTGTTAAAAGCTTTGTAAAGTCTGGGTGGTCTGGATATAAAACAGACAAATAACGGTATGCTTCATGTAGCATTAAGTCAACTTCTGGTAAAAGTACACCGTTTATTTCAATACGACGTGCCTTTTTTGAATAGTCTATATTATATTTAAAATCATCTTCTGTATATTTGTCTTCTAATGAAGGGTCATCTTTTACATATTCAAGAAATTCTTGATAGTCTTTTTTATAATTTGGATTCCATTTTTTCTCAGGAATGGGACCATAGTCATTTGCTCTAACACCATTTACGTATTTTGCAATTGTTAAATTTCCAAGATTTCCTTCTTTATCAATAGTCTCAACGCCATCTGTATCTTCATTATAAGTAAGGTCATTCATAATCAATGAATAGCCTAAAAACCATTTCCATAAGTCATTTTTAAGCATTGAGTGCGTAAAGTCAAACATGTCCATTGGTGGCATTTCATTGGTTATTTGTACGCGTTTTGCTGAGTCAAATTCATCTTTTGATGAGAAACTATTATAATTTTTAGAATAAAATCTTGTGTTAGGCTGAAATTTTTCCATACTATAAAAATTAGTCACTATTTCAAGAATGAAATCTCATCTTTCAACCTTTCAAGGAGATTACCATCGTATGTTCTAATTGGTGAGATAGAATTAGCGAATGGTCCTGCAACAACTGTATAAATATCATTGTAAATATCAATTTGGTCTGTCATCAGTTTAATATACAATTTTGTTTTATACAATTCTTTTTCAGGCCACATATTTGCTGGAATTGTAATTGTCCAGAAGTCTGAGCCTTCTTCTGTCAAACACACCAAGTCTTGCGCAGATATAGACTCATGCGAATATTCAAGAAGATTATCAACATTTACTGAGCCAAGAACATTCCAACGAATTGGTGTCTTTCCTTTTACAGGTTTCCACTCAATTGGGAAAACACAATTGATGTATTCTTTTACCTCTTTTGCAGGTTTGTCTTTATGGTTGTAATTCCATTCTTCATTCTTTACATTGTCGTTCCATTCTTTAGACTTAAATTGATAGAGCCCATCAGTCGGTTTGAAAACGTATCTAACATCACCATCAACATTCATACGAATAACTTCTCGTGCTTTTGGGTTATTATTTACATCATCACGATATGCAATCCATTTATTCCAATCATTTTCTGTTCCATATTCAACTTTTACATAAATACGGTAAACTTTGTCAACTGTTAGTGGAGGATGACTTTCATCAATGATGACTTCACGCTTTAAGTCAAGAGTATTTTGAACTTCATAGAATACAACATTATAAATATCTTTATCTTCATCATTCAATTCTTTTGGAGACTTGGCAGGTTCTTCATTTGTGTGTACTAAGTCAATTGTTGATTCGAGCTGACGCATTGCCCACATAGTTCCGTCTTCTTTATTGAAACGTTTTCCAATAAAATACAAACGATAACAATAAAGAATATTCAAATACGCAAAGAAGAACTCATCAATTTCGTTTTTAACTATGTTTTGCTCTTGAATATAAATTTGACCCATAATAACTTTCCAATCATTATATGTCCAATCAAGAGTTTCTTTTTCCAAAATTTTTGTCACAGTATTTATTGTGTCTGTAAGGATTGACATCAAATAGTTAAATCTGTCATTTATCTTTTCTCTTTTTGTGTTATGTTTAGACTTATCATAAAAGAGCTGAATTGCAACATCAATCCAATAATTATATAAAACATGCTTTTTATCAGCATTTACTTTTACAAAATTATTTTCATCAATCTTCTTAAGTCCAGATGCTTTCAATACACAAGCGTCAACATTATTCAAAAGCAATTTTCGTATTAACTCAAAGTTTAAAGTGTTAAATACATCTTTTGCCATTTTGAGATAACCAAGCTCACTTTGACAATATGAAACAAAATTTTTAATTGGCTCATTTATATCAATTTTCATGAGGTCTTTACTATCATAAAGATTGAAATAAATTGATATACAAATACTATTAATTGCACGTTTAAGCGCGTTATCCATTGTTTTCTTTGTAAATGCTTGGAGAAAGTCAAATCCAAGATATGACATATATGTGATATTTGGAGAGAAGTCAGCTCTAAATGATATTGGATTTGCTCTTTGTATAGTTGACATTGGTAATTGGTTTATTGGAATATTATCAATATCACCATCTTTTCTATTAATAATATTTTTAACATCATAATTTCCAAAGATTGTTGAAATATTTTCACAGTTTACATCAATTCCTTGCCAGCCAGAAAGAATACCTATTCCTTCAATACCAACGTCAGATGTTGTAGTCCATACAATGTCGCCAAAGCCATTATTTACTCCATTTCCTGCTTTTCCAAAAACCATGTTTACTAAACCAGACATAGTCTTTTTTGCTTTGAATGATGTAATTGTATGCTTCATTCCAAGCTTCATTTTTTGCATAGGATTATATGTGAGTCCATTTGTAGCATAAACATCAGCTAAATGCATTGGAATGTTTTCAGCAGAGCCTCTAATAATTTTATCATTTTTTACTGTTAAGTCATAATATTCAGTTGTATTTGCCAAGTCTACATAAAGATATGGCATATATGTACGAGACGTTCCTGCATGTACAGTCCAAAATAAAAACTTTTTATAGTATTCAATAGTATTTTCATAATACAATAAATATACTGGAGCCTTGAAAATATATGAAGGCCCATCTGTATAGCGTGAGTTTATATTATCGCATCCACAGAAATACAAATATTTTGGTGAATTTGTCAATCCTCTATTATATTGCACAAGCTGCAATTTAATCATCTCTTCATCATATGCTGAATTACAAGACAATACAAAACCAGTTTTTTGTTCAATATCAATTGCTTGTTCTGGCAATGCTCCAGTATTAAAACTTTTTACTGTATTGAATAAAACTTCTTTTTTTCCTGTAGTTGTAGTCCAACCTAAGAATTTATGCGCTGTAATTTTCCATCTTAAGTCTGGATAGTCTTGCATGTCATAAAACTTTACAGTTTTTTCGATAAATCCTTCATATTTTCCTTTACATACAGGCACTTTGATATAAATTTCAGAACCAAAGTCTGAGAATTTAGAAATAATTGAAAATGTCCACCATTCAAGTCCTTTTAATGTAGATGCTAATTGTCGTGTATTATAGACTTTTGTCTTATATGTGATTTTTTCTCTATTATAGAGAATTTTTGCTCCATTATAATTATCTGGAAGATATGCTTCAAATTGAAGTGTTGCAATATTAAAATGCACAATTCCTTCAAATGTTTTTTCAATATATTCTTTACAATATACAAGTCTCTTTGTGTATGAATATGCGCCTTCTTTCAAATAAGATAACGCTTTTGTTGGTGAGAATTTATATTTTCCTTCCTCAATGTCAGATGAAACATCTTTTGAAATTTCATTATCTGTAGACAAATTAGAAAAACCAATTTTTGGAACTTGACGTGTAACCAATGAGTCTTTCTTAAAGTAGTCACGTAAATTATACGGTGAGTAGTCAGAACCGTGTGGACCACCATAAATAGCAGGTGAAAGTCTATTTATTCCAACAAGTTTAGACATCTGTGAAGCGTCTTTTTTGTTAGAGTTTATAGAATTTTTTGCAGGTGAGTCAGTTGTTTGGGCAGAGTATGACTCTGAGTTCTCAGCCCCTGATGCACCACTTTGAGCATCCAATGATTGTTCTGTCTTATTAGATGTGTCTTCACCTTCAAGATTCATTGTATTTTCAATCATTGTTCTACCAAACATTCCACCGTTTTGGTCTACAGTTACAGGGCCACCATAATAACCACCATTCATGATGCACTCTTTTCGTGCAATAGTTTTCAAGTAGTTTAAGTCTCTTCCTGCTGCTTTTCCATAGTCAGCTCCAGCAACTTGGTTTAAGAGGTTCTTCATCTTAATATCCATATTTGTTGTGCCATCACTTTCAGAAGAATAGAACACGCTCCAATATGGATTTTCCATAGTATTTGCTGCACGAGCCATAATTCCAATATAATCTTGATGTTTGAAAATATCTCTTAAGTCTTTTTGGTTTCCATAGTCATAGTTTACCACAAGGTCATCATAGAATGACATATATGGAATTGCAACACCAGGGCCTTTCAAATTTATTCCAGCTAAAGACCAATCTCTATCTTTTAAATATGGCATCCACCATGCTGAAAGTGGGTAGTCAGATGGGCGCCAGTTTTTAGTACAATCAAAGAATAATTTTGAAACAGCAGAACCACAGACATTAAATGACAAAGCTCTATCATCAACGTAGTCTTGAGTTTCTGAATTTGAGAGTGGATTATCTTGGCGAACTCGATAATTAAGATAAATATCCATTGGTCCACCATTTATTTTTGGAAGCATCAATCCTTCTTGAATATAAATTGATAAGTCCCACTCAGTCATATATGTTGAAACAATTCCTGTGGCACCTTCAGCTGTCCACTGAAGATAATTTATCCAGTCTGACAATGTTTTCATGCCAATGTCACGAATTGTTAAGTCTTCTCTTATAACATTAAATTCGTCTTGGTTAAACGTTGGATTTTGATTATTGAGCAAAACAGTCTGCATTCTATTTGTTTTAGCACCAAGCTTAACATTTGGCCCAAATTTATATGGAGGAAATCCAAGTGAAGAATAAAATCTTTGTGTGCGTTCTTTTGCTCCTTGCTCATTCAAAAATTTCCAATCATACATATATGTCATATTTGAACGAGTACTAACAGACTTATTTACAATTTCACCAAATCTTTCATCAGATATTCCATTAGTTCGGATGTCTCCAAGCAAACTTCCTAAGCGCCATTGTGCATCAGAATTGCTGTTCATCATGTATGAGTCATAATACAATTGAAGATACTCAACTTGTGACTGTAAGTCAACCTCGTCCATAATTGTATTATATTCTTCAACATTCTGAATGTTTTCACCACTTAATCCATTATTCTTTTTAAGAATATCGAAGTCACTTTTCGAGCGTTCTTTTTCAGAAATCAATGAGTCTGCAAATGCTTTTTTTCCTTCAAGCATTTCTTGGTAATTTGCAACACCACCAACATTTCGTGCGATTTTTCTTTGCGCGCTAAAATAGTTTATAACCGATGCTTTACGCTCTGTGAATGATGATACTTCCCATGAAGTTTCAGATTTATTTTTTGTCCAATAATTTTTTGTGTATTCTATTGCCATTTATTACCCCACTGAAAGTCCCTTGATAGAAGGGTCAGCTAAAATCTTATTGATTGAAGAGTCTGTTGTTCGAGCTTTTTCTTCACCTCTAAGAAGCTCATTTTGAGCAACTGTGAAAGCTTCTTGCATTGCATTAAACTTATCAACAGTTTCTTTCGAAATATTCTGTGCTTCATTTATAACAGATGAAGCTTGATTGAAGATTGCTGTTACTTTTCCACCTGACTGAGCATTTGCTTCATTAAGGGCAGCATTTGCAGCTTCTTTCAACATTTGGTCTTGTATTTTCTTCAAGTTTTCTTTTGAGAATGTCTGAGCAATTTCTTGTTTTGCCTGTTCCCATGCCTCATGTTTAGATTGCATCAATTCTTCTACAATGCTTGTCAAATCACTCATACCATTTTTCATGAGGTCACCTAAGAATGTAATTGTGTTTGGGTCTAACATTCCAAGCGTACTTGAAAATGCGTTCATAGCTTCTTGGATCTGGTCTAAAACATCCATAACTTGGTCTGCTAAACAGTCTAAGTTTAATAAACTAAAGAGTAATTGAATCAATTTTGCTATAATCATACAGATTAATCCCATAACCATTGATACAATTATTTTCACAATCTGTGCAATATTTGGAGGATTAATCCATGCACCTGCAGCTAAACATACAATTTTAATGACTAACACAACAGTTGCAATTACTTTTTCAAGAATCATATTTAAAATTTTAATAATTTTTAAAATGGCTAAAATAATTTTCAACCATTCCATTTCAATCTCAGCACATTCAGCTAATTGCTCACTATAATTATCCTCGCCATCTTCATTACTATCATCATTGTCATCTTCGTCATCATCACTATTTGAAGTTGAAATCTCATAAGTCATTTCACCATCATTTGGACTTGCAACTTCAGTAATCTCACCTGTGTCGAAGTTATATTTACGTAAAATTTCTTCACAGGCAATGATTGGCGGCAATGATAACTCATTTACACTTCCTGGAAATGTTCCAATCCAAAGCTCTAAGTCTTCAGGTATATCACCAAAAATTGCTAAAGTGTCAGAACCAGCTCTTTTTGCGCGTGCTCTTCTTTCTGGTGAAGATGAAGTTGGACTCTCACCTGAAACTACTGCTTTAATAGGGTCTTCAACTTCTTTAGGAACTCGAATCTTTTTTCTTATGATTTCGTCAGTTAGTTCTTGAACTGCAGCTTCAATTAAAGTGACTTGGTCTTTAATCATTTCACGCTGAGGATTCAAATTATCTGAACCAACTTTTCCATACTCAAAGTCTTTTAAATGGTATTGGTCATAAACACGTTTTATTGTAGAGTCCATCTGCATAATTAAATTAGTTTTTTCGTGACTAATTTAAAAATATGGCTAAAAAAGGACAAGAACTTAAAATACATGGATATTATGACTCATTAAAAGATAAAAACTTTGTTGATACAAATTTCATGTGTAAACTTGGAATGGAGTTTTTACTTTCAAGCTTGCTTTTCAAAGGTGACTTAGGAAAAGTTTTATATTCAAAAGAAGACATTGTTTTTCGAAAAAGAATCGAGCAGCTTGGAAATGGAAACTTAAAAAATGGCAAAGACTATGACTACATAAACCTCGACCTGCCATTTGCTATATATTCACAATCATCTTCATTGGAAGAAGACGACCGTGGCTCAACTCAAAATGCGTATCAGATTGTAAAAGGTTTGATTGACCCATTTTCTGGTATTATTACAAAAGCAGCTGCTGTAAAAGTTTCATATGAGTCTACTATTTACTTTGCACGAAGAGCTGACGTAAATGTTGCTTCTCAATTGTTATATTGGGAAAAAACACCTACAGCTCCATTATATTTCGTAGTTGAACATGAAATTTGTGGCCAACCTTTAGATATTCCAGTTTTTATAACAGTTGATAGTATTGACAGCAATCCAGAATACCAAGAAAAAGATTGGCTTCAAAAATCTAAAATATTTCCATTAAAAGTCGGATTTACAATCAGAACATATCAAACTCTAATAGAAGACATTGATGGTTATATCAAATTGCCATTGCGTTTTTCTGGTATGTATGGTTACAATGATGAAGAAGTTGTCTTCACTCAAAAAACTTCACTTATTTGGGCAGATGCAAAATGGACGCCTCATGAGCATTTTACTGTCGATGAAGAAAAAAGAATTAAACTTATAAAAGATGCAGTTGTCGTAAATGACACAGCAAAAGAAGCCATTAAAAATATGAATGATAAAACGCTTCCACAAGATGGTGAAGTTTTGGCTGTTGAAAATGATGATATGCTTTATCGTGATAACAGCGGATTGACAAAACGACTTTTAAATGAAGGAAAAGCTATTCGTGAGTCTACTGACAACATTGTAAAAGATGTTGTTGAAGGTTACTTCAATGAGGATAGAGATTGCCAGTTAATAGAGTTCCACCAAAATGATGAGTTAACAACTGAAAACTCAATTACAATCGACTTTAAAATAAAACCTGAAGATGAAGGTAATTTTAACGGCATTACAATTTATATTCCAGGTGTAACTGAAAAACGAATTGAAGACCCAAATTGTCATAGTGTCAGAATTGACGGAGTATTTCCAGGTTCTGAGTATAAAGCAAATCTAATTGTTTATTCTGTGTATGATACAAAACTCACTTATAACCTAAACCTTCACACTAAGGGCGAAAAAGTCTTAGGCAATAAATTGAGTGACTTGTTAGTAGGAAAAACATTTACTGGACTTTAAAACTTAAAGTCACCAGTTTCTTCATCAATTTCAGGAGTATAGCCATGATGTTTTGGTTCTTTATCTCCAAAGAAAAAAGGCATTACAACACTCAAAACAGCCAAAACCAAAATTGCAATTCCAAAAGGCAAATTTTCCATTGTGTTTTCCTTAGTAATAATATTAACAATATTTAAAATAATTTTGGTAGGGACATGCATGTCCCTACCAGAAGCTCTTAAGCGAAGATGTTCTTCTGAGCCATTGTTACGACCTGTTTCCGTGCTTTGCGAGGTACAGTGAAGAACTTGTCAGTTGTTTCATCGTAGCTCATCTGCTGGAACTTGATGTCGTCGTCATAGCTTGCGAGAGCAGCTACTTCATAGCGCGGCATGTAGCGGATTGTTTTGTATGAAATGCTTCCGTCATCATTCTTTGTTTTGAATGTTTTTTTCTTGTTGCGTTCCATCCATTTCCAATACTGCTCTTCATTATCGAACATTTTGATGGTGTTTTTCTCACCGTATGTTCTTGTTCCCCATTCATTCCATGTTTTCTCATTCACTGCAATTACTCCAGCTCCGAGAAGTACGTTTGGTACATTTGTTCCGATGTGAATTGTTGTTCTTTCCATAGTGTTGTTCTCCTTGTTATTGGTTTGATTTACGATTATAATATATGAGTTTTTACCTTTAAATTCAAAAATTTTTAAATTTTTTATAGAAATTCCCCTATTACTATTATATAATTTAAAATCTATAGGGTAGAAAGTTTACTTACCCTTTTAAAGATTATTTAAACAGGTAACTAAAATTCTTTTATAAATTCTGTTCAATGTCATTAATATATTGAATATAACAAGTGAACATTATACAAAGGAGTGTTGAAAATGAGAAAATTAGCATCATTTGTCACAATTAAAGAAGTCATCCCAATGGAAGGTAAAGACCGAATTGTTGACGTAACTTTCGAAGAGCTCGGATATGAGTGTATTATTCCAAAGGAAGATGCAATTGTTGGCAACAAAATTGCTTTCATTCAGGAAGGTTCTATTCTTCCAGTTGAACCAAAATGGGAGTTCTTACGTAAACGTTGCTATTCTGAAGCTGCAAATGGTTTCATTATCAAGCCTATGACAATGGGTAAGAAAATTGATGGAACTCGCGTTAAGTCATGGGGTCTTGGTGTATCTGTAAAAGACCTTGGTTTTGATGAGAAAACTCTTGCAAAATTGATGAAAGATGAAGAAGGTGATGCTCTTACTGAAGCACTCAATATCAGAAAATATGAGCCAGAAGAAGATGCTTCTCCAACTATAAGCAAAAAAGCTTATCCACGATGGGTTAAGTTCTGCCTTTCACATGCACTTACTCGCTGGATTGGCCGTATTTGGCAGAAAGCTCACACAAACAAGAGTGGTGGTTTCCCTTCATTCTACATCGATAAGTCAGATGAGACTTCTATCCAGAATTACAAAGCTGCAATTGAGAAATTTGCAGAAAGTCCAGTTTATGCTACTATAAAAATGGAAGGTCAGTCATTCACATGTATGCTCGACCCTGCTGATAAAAAGCATCGTTTCTTCGTTTGCTCACGCAATAATGCATACAGAAAAGAAGTGAATAACGACTTCTGGAACGCTGCGAAACGCTATGATATTGAGCGTGGACTTCGTCGCCTCTTAAAAGAAGATGGTGTATTCTATATTCTTCAGGGTGAGCAGTGCGGACCTAACATCCAGGGAAACATTTACAAGTTCAAAGCTCCAACATGGCTTGTTTTTGCTGTAAAGGCATATGACCCATTTAAGAAAGAATGTGTTCAGGTCGGTTGGGATAAACTTGTTGAAATTGTAAATCGACTTGGAAATGGTCTTAGAACAGTTCCATATGTTGGACACTACAATAAGTTTTCTGATATTGCGCCAAATATTGATGAATTGGTTGCTTTCGCTGAGAAATCTTATTGGAAACGCGTTGGTGATGAATTAATATTCAATTATGTTCCACAGCCAAATGAAAAGCTTTGGACAGACTATGCTATGAATGAAGGCATAGTTATCAGAACTGACGTATATGATAAGTCTAAAGGAATTGGTCTTTCAACTAAAGTCAAAAATCTTCCATATCAGGAAATTGGACTTGTCAAAATCGCAGCTATTAACTGGAAGTAACAAATGAAAAAGATGATTGCAGTTGATGAAGATGGCGCAACATATATTGATGTTGATAAAATCACGAAATTGGAATGGAGCGGCGAAAATGAAACATTTGTCACTCTAGATGATGGAAGCAACATGACCTTCGACTGGAACATCGATGTTTTGGCAAAAGAAATCTCAGGTGGAAAAGTTTTGACTCCGCCTGGATATGTCTTCGATGATGATGAAGACGAAGATAATGAAGACCCAGGTGCAATTACCTGGTAGGAGTTTTGTATATGGCATTAAAAATGGAAGATGCTAAGAAGAGACCGCTTAAATTGTGGGTTGAGCCAGCAATAAGTGCAGACCCGGCTACGGAAATGAACCTTGCATGGCTTCGAAATTATTGTGATGTTGAGTTTATTGGAATAAGTGACATTGACAATAAAACTGTTGCGATTGGAATGACTAACAACATCAAAAATCGAAAGATTTTTAACAAAGCTGGCTTTGCAATTGGTGTTGGACTTTTTGAGTCACAATATGAAGACTATTTCTTTCCAATGGCACAGGTTTCTCCTGATGACTTGTCTGCATTTATTTCAGCATTGGCAATTACACGCTTCTATGGTGACATTGATGATGATATAGTTCCTGCTGTAAAAGAAATGCTTGCTTCAGACTATTCTATGAATGGTGAATGGACTGCACATGCTGACAGCAAAATTTGGACAGATGAGAAGACACCTTACCTCACAGTGCAGAATGCAATCAAACGTCTTATAAATGACATGTATGTCAGTTAATATATTGAATATCATTTAAACAATTTCATACTAAATATTTAACACGTGTTAAATACTTATAAGTGAAAAGGAGAAAATATTATGAGTGATGTTATGAATGAAAGTGTTGAGTTGGATGACGAGTTTTTCAAGTCTTATTCTAAGAAAATCCAGGACGATTCAAAAAATCAGAACAATGGCGGAAATTATGAACAGCCTGAATACGACGAAGTAGGATATGTTGGTTGTGAAAAAGGTTTCTATACTGTAGTTCGTCTTCTTGGAGCACCTATCGGAGCTGAAGCTCAGGGTTACAAACGCAAACCTTACGACCCAAAAGAAATCATTACATGTGAAGTAAAAGATGACGAGGGCAAACGCTTTACAATCAAGTTGCCTCTTCGTCAGGCTATTGCATCTGACAACCATATTCTTATTCGTCTTTATGACAAAGTTATGGAAAAAGTGAAAATTAACGGTGATTGGGTTTACAAGAACAAGACTGCTCATCCAGAAATCTTTGAACTTGTTTCAAAAGGTGGTTTCAAACCAACTGATGGAAAGACTTATCAGTTCTCTACTGGTTATCGTGGTGACCGTGTTTCAATCTACAACTGTATTGACTACAAGGACAATTGGTGTGCAGAGAACAAACACACTAAGATTTTGTGCCGCGACTTGAATATCGATGACCAGAACCGTGTATGGGCAAAACCTGGTATTAAGTCTTATGGCTCAGTACAGAAGATTGCTTCAATTCTTGGAAAAGATGGTTCATTCGAGAAATATTGTCTTGGTTTCAAGAAAACTGGCATCAAAGAAAATCCTTGGGAAGTTGTAAATGCTTCTAAGATGAAAGAAAAAGACATGCTCGAAGAGCTTGGAAATGATGATGGTTCAACAGTAGATGAGAATATCATCAAAGTTGGTCCAATGACTGATGAAGAGCGCTCTTATGAACGCTACGACCTCGACAAGTTCTTCCAGCCTACAACATATCAGAAAATTCAGAAACGTATCTCTGGTTTGTTCAAACTTTGTGACGCTCAGTTGGGCACAAAGTTCACTGAAGAGCTTAATGGTCTTGTAGCAAAAGAAAAAGAATATTTTGCTAAAATCTATGCAAAAGAAGAGAAAGAACAGGCAGCAGCTGAGAACAAAGCTATTCAGGAAAATCTCAACATGAGCAAGGAAGAGTTTAATGCTGCAACTTCAGTCGACACAATGCCTGACCCAATGGCTACACCAGCATCATTTGACACAATGCAGCCGGTTACATCTGAAGAGCCAGCACCTGCAACACGCAGAACACGCTCAGCACCTGCAACTGAAGAGAGCGGACTTTCAGCTGACAAGATTGCTCTTCTTAAAGGTTGGGAATTCATGAGCCCAGAAATTAAAGCTCGTGTTCAGGATGTTGAAGTTAAAGATGGAAAAGTTTCAATCGTTTGGGACAGAAAAGACGACTTGCTTCAGTGTGATGACTGTGGAGCACTCTCTCCAGAAGAAGGTGTAACACACTGCCCAGTATGTGGAGCAATGTTTTAATCTAAAAAATTAAAAAATCAAAATGGGAGCTTCGGCTCCCTTTTTTATTTTACGACTTATTATTTATATATGTTAAAAGGTTTAGAAAAGTTAAACGGCTTCTATATTTTGCCAACTACGCCTATTGAAATGGTTTATGATGCAAATCTTAATTTGCTTGGGTATTGTCTTTTATTAGAAAGAAAAAATTATCCATATGTCATGTATTGTAAATTGAATTTAGACTTTGACATTGAAGAATTTTATCCATGGAAATTAGAAAAAATTTCTGACAAAAAATCAGTAGATATTATTTTGAAAAACAAACCGTTCAAAACTGAGTATGTTGATAAATATCCAATTGCATATTTTTCAGTAAATGCAAAAGACCTTAAAATAAAAGACTTTTATGTACATGTTGAATATTTGAAAAAGTTTGATTACGCAACAAAAACACTTATCAATAATTACACAGAGTTTCATGATATAAAAAAAGAAGGACTTTCAAAAGAAAGTCCTCATATTGAAAAGTTTATTTTAGATAAAAAACCAGACTATGGGTATTTATATCGTCATCCGCAGACAAACGAAATTAAAAAATTTTTGATTGGGTATTCTTTCGCAACAGATGCGCATTATATAAAATATAATGAACTCAATTTATATGAGCTCATCAAACAATCATTCACTATCGCTGAAAATGTCACTAAGCGCTGACTTTATAGACATTTGGTATCTTTTTCCAAGCTCTTCTAATGTACAAACTTTGAAGTCGTCAATTTCAGGCTGTTGAACACCAGCTTTGTTTTCAAAATATGAAACACATTTTGAAGTTTGTGCTAAGTTCTCAAGCTCTCCACTAGAAACTGGATAGACAAAAATGTCTAGGTCTTTTACTGGAAGATATTTTACAATGCCAATATGGCGCAATTTAGAAGTATCAATGTCATAGTTCATTTCTTCTTTTATTTCACGAATAACTGCTTCAGTAGAGTTTTCACCTTCATCAATCTGGCCTTTTGGAAGTCCCCATGGTCCTTTGTCTTGATGACTTTTTCGTGCCCATTCTTGTGTAGAATGAGCACCAAGCATTTTTAAGCTGTCAAGGTCAATGAATACACACGCTGCTGAAATTAGTTTTTTTTTAAGAATTTCTTCACGTAAAGACTTATGAAGCTCCGGAATCCAAGACTCTTGAATTTGTTTTGTGAGTTCATCAATTTCTTTTTCAGCCTGAACAGTTGCATCTGGATTAGTATTTTCACCACCTTCATTAGTCATCTGTTTCAAAACTTCAGATTGAATTCTATCTTCAGCGTCTTTCTCATCTTTTGGAGCATTGTCCATTCCTTTTGCATCAGCGATGGTTTTCACATTAGAAGAGAATTTTTTCCAGTCTTTTACCTTAGAAAAATCGGCGCCATTTTTAATTCTATTTTCAATGTCAGTTTTGATGTAGTCATCGAAATTCTGCTTTTTGCCATCTTGTTTATTTTTTCCGAGGTCTTCAATCTTTTTCTGCATTACAACATCTTCATTCAAGCGAAGCAAGTCTTTAAAATTCATCTGTTAAAATTCTCCATTGATTGTAACTTCGCCAGAAGAAGTATCAATCTCACATTTAGTAATTTTTATTCCAGCTGGTGAAATTCTATCATAAACATATTTTGAGTCATCTTGCAAGTCTTTATACTCAAAGTCTACGCCAATGTAACCTGGCACAGTATAAACAATATTAAAATTAACCAATAGATTTGCATTTTGGTCAAAAGATGGTGTAATTAAAGCAGAAGTTCTTTTATACTGTGTAGAAGAGCCCGTCAATTCAATCAAAGCAACTTCAATCAAAGGAACCAAAGTCTTTGTCAAAGCATTTACTTTCTGTCCAATTGTAACAGGAAGCATTGCAAATTGAGAATAGTTTCCACTTTCAAATTTGACTTCTATATTTTCAAGGCCAAGAGCATCAGCACTACCATCAGCAACAGCAGCATTGTCTTGTGGGATTTGTCCATCTTGTATTGGAGTATTTGTTGATGGATTTGTGACAGGATTGTCGGCGCTTCCATCTTTGTTTTGCAATTCGTCTTCATTTTCTTCATTCATATAAAATTAGTCTCCACTTACAATTTTATTGCAAATCTGCCATTCATTCTCAGTAAGCTCACGATTTTGCATCAAATAACGGATATTCTTTTCAATACGCATTTTCTGTTGCATAGGTGGGAAGTCTTCATGGTTGTAAAGCATATCACAAAGTTTAACAAGAAGAGCATCATGGCTTAAATGACAAAGTTTTTGGTTCATGTAATTTTCTTTGCTTCCAAGAGAGCGAATAGTGTAGTTATCATTTGTAAGCTCATCAACAATGTTAGCAACTCTATCACCAAACTTTTCAGCAAGGTCATCTTTCCATGTTCCAGTATCTTCCATCGTATCATGAAGCCATGCAGCTTGAATTTGCTCATCATCACCACCAAATTCTTTCACAAGTGCGGCAACGCCTTCTGGATGAACGATATATGGAGCGCCAGTTGCTTTACGAATTTGATTTCTTTCACCATGTTTACGAGTAGCAAATCTTTTAGCTTGTGGGATAGTTGCCTCATCAAGCATAGTGTTAAAAGGCATAGCAAATGACACCCAACCGTAAGGTTTATTATCATCAGCATAGTCAATAGCTTCATCTTCAGTGTCAAATAATTTTGCGCGTGAAGAATTGCATTTCAATTCGCCATCTTCATCAATATAATTTGTTTCTTCATAATAGTCTTCTGGGTCATAGCAACATGCCATATATTTCGTAGTTACAGCCTCAGAAAGCTTATCCATTCTTTCTTCAATTTCATCGAGATAGCTGTCGTCAACAACCTCACGGATGTCAAAGCCTTTTTCATTAAGTTGGTCGACATAATAGTGCCAATTTTCATTATGTCCACCATTTTCATTTTTGCAGAATGAACCAAATGTAAAATACACTGCACAATGCGCAAGCTCATGAAGAACAATATTATCAATGTCTTCTTTTGCAAATGCGGCACAAATTGGACTTATGATAATTCCAATCTTTCCATTTTTAAGAATGCCTGAAGCAGCTAGTCCTTTTCCATGTGTGTCACCTAGCCTGATAACAATGCTATCCATTTCATCAGCAGTATTATCACCCCACACGTCTTTATGCTCATCAATCAAGTCATATTTCAAATTGATAATATCTGCGTATGTTTCAAGGCCACGAGTTTGCGACTCACTTAATTTTTTTGTGGTAATTTCTGCATTTTTATTCAATTTACCATCTTTTTTCATTTGATTGATGCGCTGTGTAGGCTCAGTTTTTGACTCAAAAGTATCAGCTTCGCTTTCGTCATCAACAAAGCCATTACCTTTGAGCCAACCTTTTCCTGCAACTTTTGCTTTATATTTGTTATCACTTTCAAAAAGTTTTTCCATTACATTTTCCCTGTTTAGTCTATCTGTATGTCTATGAAAGTGCTTTTTAACCTAGGAGTTAATTCAATTTTAAGAATCTTAGCACCATCGCTTACCCATTTATGAATCTTTTCATAAGCTTTGTCTACTTCATCAATTTCATAAAAAAATGAAGTTCCACGAACTCTACTTTTATCCTTATACCAAATGGTTAATTGAAAATCTCTTATAAGAGCTCTTATAAAAGTCTTACTCAAGCCATCTGCTAAGCCATACCAAACATCTTCTAATTCATCAGTACCAAATACTTTTAGTGGATTCACTTCAGATGAAGGGTCTTCTTTGAACTCATTACCTACAAACATAGTATATCTCCTCTTAATTTTTTAAAAGTTGAACTTCATATATGTCAAGATTCCTGCCTAAAACAGGGTCTTCACCTAAATATTCAACTTCAAGTCTATATCCGTCTGGAATGTCTTCTTCAAAATGTGCAGCCATTGAGTCAGACGTTAATAATGCAGGAGAAGTCCGAACTCTAACCAAAGCTGAGTTTTTGCTGACCATTTTATATTCACTAATATGAGCTTTACTCAAAAGCTGCTCTAGTGAGCATTCATTCTCTTTTAATGATGACTCATTTAAGATTTTGTCAAAAAGTTTGCTTTTATTATAGCCTTCATGGAAGTTATGAGACTCATCAGTTCCGTCACTTATAGCTTCATCAGAACAATATATATCGCAACAGTCATAAACGCCATCACCGTCATAAGAATAGTCATAATGGTTCTTTTTTGCTCCCTCTACATTGTATGTTCCTTTTGAAGGAACAAAATAAACAACATCATAATCATAAGCATCAGCTGACTGAGCAAGTTTTTTAATTTTGCTATACAAGTCAAAGAAACCTAATGTGAATCCATGAGGGTCGTGCTCTCCAGATAAAATAACTTTGTTGCTTACAACTTTAATATCTCTTATGCCGCCTGTATAATTGCCTGCAAAATGAACTGACAAATAGTCATATTCATCATCAAAGTTGATGCCTTTCAAAATACCAAAAAATTCTGTTATCTTCATACTTTCATAATCTCCTGTGTAAGTTTAATTCATCATAAGAAATTAACGTTTATGTCCAAGTCTCTTATCAGTCGTAATGAAGTCTTTAAACATCTTATCGAATTCATCAATATCCATGCCTTGAAATTCTACATTTGGAAGATTGACATGATTGAAGAAAAATCGATAAGGTGAATTATAAGGTTCATCAGTAAATACATCAAAGGTTCCTACATATTCATTATCATTTTTATAAATCTTATGTTTAATTTCTTTTTTAGGACCTATGTCATATTCAACAAAAGAATAGCTAGGGTCTATTTTATTTGCTTCTTTAATAAGTCTTTCAGCTGTGTCTCTTCTCCATTGTGCAATAACAACATTAGACTCATTAAGAGCGTCACTTTTCTTTAATGAACCAACGAAATCAATCATTTCCCAAAGGTTGTAAGACACATCTTCATCATTTTCATCAGGCTGAATACCTTGATTTTTCAACCATCTTATTGATGACTTTACTGCAATAACAACCTGCTCAAAAACATATTCAGGGCCAAAGCTGTCTTCAAGTCCATTCTCACTTATAAACTCACACGGTGTATACCAATCATCATCAACTACAATAATATATTCGTGGAAGTATTTTTCAACACCGTGTCTCATAAATGTATTTGTTATTTGATTGGAAACATATTCCTTCATAATAGTAGGCTTTGCATTTTTATTTATTTTGCCATCTTTTTTCATTTGGTTGATACGCTGTGTAGGTTCTGTTTTTGACTCAAAAAGCTTTGTTCCAGGTTCTCCAAAAATAACATTATTCTTTGCAAATTCTAAAGCATCTTCTTTAGATGTAAACTTTTTTGCGTCAGTCTTAAACTCAGTTGTATTGCCTTTCTCATCAAAGTAGAGTTCACCATCATCTTCATTTGTTTCCGTTGCGATATAAAGTGAATCATCTTTAGGCTCTTCATAATCATAATGTCCTGAAAGACCAAAGCCACTTGAATGAGGGAATGCTCTTGCTTCATTAAGCTTGTGATTTTCAAAAAGCTTTGTGTCAGTCTCTGCTATTTTATCAAGAAACTCTTTCATAAGTTCCATATTGTAACTTTCATCACTTTCATCATCAAGAGTAACTCCCAGACTTTTTAGGTATCTTAACGACTTCTTTACAGCTTGCTCAACCATTTCAAAAATGTATTCTACGCCATAGTCATTTTCGAGGTTTTCTTCATCAATCCATTCATTTGGTGTATACCAGTCATCATCGATACAAATGATGTATTCGTTAAAGTAACGTTCAACACCTTTTTTCATAAAATAATTTACAAGCTGATTTGAAGCAAACTCTCTCAAATGAAGGTTTTTTAGAGTGTCTTTCTTTCTATCTGACTCTTTCATGTGAGCGTCAATTTCACTTGCAGGAATTTTATATGAGCGACTTTTCTGTCCATCTGGCGTGATAACTGCATCACCATTTGCCATCAATGTAATGTCTGGGCGTGGGTTAGTGTCAAACTCAGAATTGATGTCACCAGCTTTTCCTTTATCATTGAGGATGTTTAAAACAGTAGAAGTTACTGCTTTTTGTGTTGGTGTCAAAGGCTTGGCAACATCTCTTGTGCCAAGTGGATTTAATTTATTCTGTGTACGAGATGAAACAACTTGTTGGCCAATATTGCGTGCTTTCAATTTTCCATCTTCTGGATAAACTTCAATTCCGCTTTCTTTTAGAACAGAGTCAAACATAGTCGACTCTTTCAATTTCTTGCCTTCATCTTTGTAAATCTTTTTAAGAGTGTTGTACACATTTTTGAGCAAGTCTTTGTCAACCATGTCATTATCAGCATACTGTTCTTCACCAGAATTAAGAAGCTTCATGAAATCACCAGCTGCTTCAATTCCAATTGCATGATTATTCAAAAATACGCATGGATGCATTTTTGCTTCATTCAATTGCGCAGTAATATTATCAAGACTTTCTTTATCCCCATGGCGAGGAACAAAAGCTTTTTTCTCATTAAGGGTTTCGTTCATAATATCACGAATACCATAAAAATCCATTTTTTCAGTCATAATAAAATATTTAGTTGCACACATAATAAACATACTAATTATAATATAGAGATTGAAAATATCGTAGGTTGCATGAATTTTCAATCCCATATAAATAATGGCACATATGCGCATATCGTAATGAATGACAAATATTGTAGCCGAGGAGAAAACAAAATGATGAAAGGTACTTATTACATTAACCACAATGGTAATGTTCAGAAAGGTTCCATCAATGATGAGAACGCAGAGTCTATTCTTGGAAAAATCCCAACATTTTCAGACATGCTCGAAGGTTTGTTCACAGGAGCAAATGATTTTACAGACGAATTTATGCGTTTGACACCTCCAAAAACAAATCGCATCGCTTGCAATTCGGCATTCCCTCCAAGCAGCAAATATGTAGACCCTGAAACTAAGGAACTTCACATCGACATCGCAGCTTGCGGTGTTAAGGAAAATGAGTTTAAGGCAGAAATTGATGACAACAAAATCATCGTTTCATTCGGCCGCAAAGAGAATAAAGACAAGGCATACGAATATAAAGGATTGAAACTCGTTACTGACGAAGTTTTGTCTTTTACATTCGACCCACGTTTCCATGATGCATCAACAGCAAAATGTGACTTGCAGGACGGACTTCTTTCTATTACGGTTGACCCAAGACCTGAGGTAAAGCCAACTAAGAAACTTCTTGGTGGTTCTCTCAAGATTGAGGAAAAGATTGAGGAAAAGAATGATGAAAAATTGAATGAAGATAATTAATCTTTAATTCATATAAGAGCGATAAATGCAACCTTATCGCTCTTAAAAAAATTGGTAATTTTTGCGAAAAAACGCAACTAACTAATTAATCTATAAAATATAAAGCTGCTGATTAACAGCAACTCAAATAAGGAATACGGAAATGAATTTTGTAAAGAGTTTCATTATGACAGCAAAAGCATTCTCACTCTCAAAAGCCGCAATGTTTGCAGGCCATGGATGTGGTGTGTCATGTGTAAGTTCACTCCTTGCAAAACATGCGTTTATTATTGGAGGAAAGCTTGGGTAATAGGATGATTTAAAAGAATAAAGAGTGACATCCTGAATAAACAAACCCAAGCAACTCGAAAGAGTTGCTTTTTTATTTTTCGATGAGTGGTGGAATTGGTATACACGTAGCGTTGAGGTCGCTATGGCGAAAGCCTTAGGGGTTCAAATCCCCTCTCATCGACTGTGGCCGTGGCAGAGCGGTTAATGCGCCGGATTGTGGATCCGGTTCTCCTGGGTTCAACTCCCAGCGGCCACCCTCAATATATGAAAAAATGTGAAAAATTTTTTGAACATTTTGAAATTTTTTCATATATAATAAACGTCAATCAGTTAATTTAATACTGAATGACAAAATGAAAATGCATCAGTCGTATAACGGTTCAATTATTCCTGACTTCCAATCAGGGGACGGGGGTTCGACTCCCCTCTGGTGCTTCACTAGTACAAAACGCCCAGTTTGGTTAGGGAATAAGATTTGGCTTAAAACCAAATCGAATTAAGTGGTTCGAATCCACGTTGTACTAAAGATAATTCAGTTCCGTTCGACTCGGGACGTAAGGAATGACAAATTACTGTGTATAAAACCACAGACAGTGCATTCTGTAAACGGGAAGAGATATTATCAACCGACTTAAGGTTTGAGGTGTTAGAAGTAAACCTAGCGAAGTATCGAAGTACAAGTGAAAAGCGAAACTTTTCGGGGCGTATCCCCTCACTCTGATAAGGTGTTGAAAGGGTAGTTGGTTCAGGGTGGTTCAATTCCACCGGCCCCGACTAATGAACTTGATACGGACGGTTCATCATGACTGGTCACAAACAGTTCAGCGGTTCAGCTTTGAAGCGTCGCCTGTGATGGGGCGTATGGGAAAGCAGTATCGTGCCGAAGATGCTTAATGTTCGGGGAGTTTTTCGTTCAATGGTTTCTGGAAAAAACCATGTAACAACGTGGCTATTCGCGCGCAGTACGCCACGGCTTTTTTGGGGGTGTAACTCAGTTGGCTAGAGTGTCAGCTTTGCAAGCTGAAAGTCGTGAGTTCAAATCTCACCACTTCCAATAGGTTAGTTTCTATGCGACAAGAGAACCTTCTAACCGAGCGAACAGCTAAAATAAAAAAGAATCCGATCTTGAGAGACTAGTAACTACGGGCCGGAAGCCTTATGAGTGAACCATCTCGATACAGTTGATTGACTGACAAGTGTACATAGTCTTTCAATTGGTTGTAGTTTATTTTATGGGGGTGTAGCTCATTTGGCTAGAGCGTCTGCCTTGCACGCAGAAGGTAGTGAGTTCGATGCTCACCACTTCCACTATAACAGGCTGCTAGGTTTCCTTCCAGTATTAGAAACCGTCCACAATTTTATGGGGGCTTACTTCAATTGGTAGAAGAACAGACTGAAAATCTGCAAGGTGTAAACCGCGTCCTGGTTCGATTCCAGGAGTTCCCAAAGCTGCGATAACGGCAGCGTACGTTTTAAGCGCCTGTGAAGCTCCGAAGTTTGGCAGAGGTTCTAACGGAGCAGAGGTTTAAACTGCTAATTATGCCGCATTAGCGTAGATGGCAGCGCACCAGACTGAAAATCTGAGGGGGAAGTTTCGAGCACTTCATGTGGCAAATAAATTAAAAAGAGACAAGCAACTAAATACCGAAAGCTGAATAACTCGAGTAAGTAAGCGAAGTAGGGAGCAACTCAATGTGTATTTTAGCTGTATGCATTATCGGTGTATGGAGATGCACGGCAACCATTTATGGACGTCCGCAGGTAAAGGTTCGAATCCTTTATAATGTGTTTCTTTTGATTTTTAGAGAAGAAGTGTAGTTGGTCACTTATAACGGGAGTGAGACTCCATAACAGATGGTTCGATTCCGTCCTTCTCTAATCTTGACGGTCAATGATGATGCGACATTTATGGTGGACTTCATCGAATATTTGGAGTCGTGGCTGAGCTGGTTTAAGGCACTCGACTTGAAATCGAGCGAGTTCCGATGAGGGACTCCGTGAGTTCGAATCTCACCGACTCCGCTATAACTTTTACGGATATACTATAATGGGTTCGAATCCCAAAATGCATGCTATAAATAGTGGATATTAGAGAATTCGTAAAAGTTAGTTTTATGGCTAGGAATCCGAAAGGCTAGGAAACAGGTCTGCAAAACCTGCTGTTGAGGGTTCGAATCCCTCCCTGGTCTCTAAACCTACCTGCACTGTTGGCGGATCCCTCTCCGCGATAGAGGCAATAGTAGTAGAGACACATTTTTTATGGCGTAAACTTTTATGAGCGACAAACCAGTTTTGAGTGTCCCTTGAAAATATGTGTAGGTTTAAAATTTTTATATGGGCTTAGTGATGTAATCTGGCTAGCATATCACACTTGCAATGTGAAAGTTAGGGTTCAAATCCCTCTAGGTCCACTCTTTTTGGAAGTGTGGGTGAATTGGCAAAACCACCAGCCTGCTAAGTTGGGTTCCTTCGGGAAATGCGAGGTCGGGACTCGCCGCTTCCGCTAGCTTGTATGAGATGGCATCAATTCAAGCGATGGTTATCCGGCCACCAGTGCCTTCAAAGATTGTCGGGCGTTATTGCTAATACCTATCGAGAAAGCAAGGTTTAAGCGAGGTTTTCCACAAAACTGAACTCTGTAGATGTAAAATGCAGATTGGTTTAGTCTGTCTACAGTCAGATGAGATACGGCATTAATGCGCATTGTTGATCAGCTTCTGACAACCAGTTGGGCACTGGAAGTTTACACTATTTTTTTGGTAGAGTGGAGCCCTTGTTTATACTAATTAAACATGGGAAAGCGAAATGAAAGTGGATGGATTTGCGCAATTTGTTCTGAAAAATTTATTTCAAGAAGATTGCTTCTAATTCATAGAAAAGAAAAACACAATAATGGAAAAACTCAAAACCATTTTTGTGAATGTTATTGCCAATTTTGTGGAAAAAAGTTTACAACACATAGTGGAAATACAATTCATGAAAAGAGCTGTTCTAAAAATCCGAATCGTGTAGATGGTGCTACAAAAGGTTATAAGATGACCGAAGAGCAAAGGAAGCATTGTTCTGAGGCTAGAAAAAGAATTATTGCTAAAAATGGAGGTATTTGGTGGTCTTCTAGGAGTAAATGTAAAAGGTCATATGCTGAAGAATGGATATTAAAAATAATCCACAATAAAGTTCAAGACCAAAACTTTATAGAAGAATATCATTTAAATAGATGGTTTATGGATTTTGCTTGGCCAAAAAAGCAAATCTATATTGAAGTTGATGGCTCACAACATGAGTGGCCTGAGAGAAAACTAAAAGATAAACAAAAAGACGAATATTACAGGTCTATTGGTTGGAAAGTTTTAAGGCTTCCATGGAAATATTGCTATAACAATACCCAAGAAGCTATAAAAAATATTATTAATTTTGTTGACAATGCTAAGTCTGTGAATATCGATTGGGAAGGTCCAAGAGAAAAGACTTAAAAAGAAAACTTAACCGCACTGTCCTCGACGGGTTGAGGGGTAGTTTTACAAACTATTACAGGTTGTTCGACTCAATCAGGGCGGATAAACAAAAAGTCCTACAGGGACGACTTTACATTTGCTGATATAGTATAACGGTTAGTACAAGCGGCTCATATCCGCTTGGCGGAAGTTCGACTCTTTCTATCAGCATAAAAGGAAAAAATAATGAAGAAGAAACAAAGGCCCTAACTTTCTGTTCAGTCCATTGGAATAGAAAGTGGCCAGCTTAGATGGAAACATATATTTTTTATTCTAATGGGCGTGTGGCACATCGGTCGTGCAACAGACTTTTAATCTGTGAGGGCTTCCCTCAAGGATGGTTCGACTCCATTCACGCTCACTTGAGGGCGGTTAGCTCAGATGGTAGAGTAGCAGACTTTTAATCTGCGGGTCACGGGTTCGAAGCCCGTACCGCTCAAAGTTAGGGCCATTGGCGCAACGGTTAGCGCGATGGACTCTTAATCCTTAGGTTCGGGGTTCGAATCCCCGATGGCTCAGAAATCCAAAATATACTAAGTTATAATATGGAATATTCTAATAATGGTAAAGCTCATATTGTATATATAGATTATCAATGTGAACTTTGTAAAAAATTATTTATCCATAAACCAATAAACTCTGTAGCATTGCATAGAAAGCACTGTTCTATGAGTCCAAATAGAATACCTAATAGATGATAATTAATCTATAGATAGGAGAAAATGCTTATATGAAAAAGCTTATTGCAATTCTTGTATGCGCAATCTTGGCTTCAGCAGTTTTTGCTGAAAAATACACTGTTACTGCAATTTCAGGACGTGCACGTTCAATTGATGGCGCAATTACAATCGGACAAGTTTTGGATGATGAAACTGTCATCAGCATCTCAGGCATTCGTGATACAATCCATCTTGACTATGATAAAGTCATACATGGTCCAAAGAAAAACATAAAAGTTAAGGATGCAATTGAGCTTAAAACTTTGAAGAAAACAGAGATAAAGAGCAGTAAGGTTGGAAAAGCCACAAAGAAAAATGTAGCTCCAGCTTCAACAGCAGCTTCACGTGCAAGTGATGCAAAAGCTGACCTTGATTGGGCTGAATAGTACAAATTACGGGATCTTAGCTCATTAGGTCAGAGCACGACACTCATAATGTCTGGGTGCGAGGTTCAAATCCTCGAGGTCCCATTTGAAATGTATCTGTAGTATAGTGGCTAGTACGCGACCTTGCCAAGGTTGAGGCGGGGGTTCGATTCCCCTCAGATGCTCGTAATGGCAGAATTGGCGAAAGTGGATTGCTAACTGCGGAGTGGAAAAGAACCCACTTGGCCCAAATTAAATAGGAATATCCACAAAGATATAAGATACTGTAGAATTGAAGATGCGCTTTTTAGGAAGGTTGGGTTCCAACCAGTGTCATTCAACTTCATAAATCCGTGGTAGCGCTAACTCGGTGAAGTCAGTATTTTATTATTCTATTGGAGGTTTATGCTTTTCAAACAGCGAGCTCTAAGAAAAAACTTAGAGTATTATAAGAAAAATCAAAGAGCTTTACGCTACATCCTTGAAGCATTCGATACAAATAAGATTACATATGCAATTGTTGGAAGTTTTATTCGTAGAACGCTCGAGGACACACCAGATGCATTTAGAAGCTTAAATGATATTGACATTATTGTTGATATTCCATCAAATGACATTAAGTCCATCTTGATGCATTTTGGAATGAAGCTTGATAAAAACTCTAATGGTGGTTTTAGAGTTCATGAGTTTGAAGACTCATTGCATCCAGACTTTCATATAGATGTTTGGCCATTGTGTCAGCATATTCCTTTTATGAAAGCAAACGTGAAAGCTAACTTCAAGCATCTTGAAAAGCAGTCATTATTGTCTATTGACAGTGCAGCTTGGATCCCACTTTGGAAAAAGTTGTATTCATCTGCTCTTGAAGAAACTATGAAAACTGGAATAATTTCTTTTGTTGGACCAGT